ACTGCTACCAAACTCGCCACTGCACGTACAATTAACGGGGTGAGCTTCGATGGTAGTGCTAACGTCACGATCAACGCGGTAGATGCTACGGCACGTATCGCGGCATCTGAAAAGGGTGCAGTCAACGGCGTTGCAACGCTAGATGCAGGCGGCAAAGTGCCTAGCGCGCAACTACCGGCTTTCGTTGACGATGTGCTCGAATATGTCAATCTAGCGGGTTTCCCTGCTACCGGTGAAACGGGTAAGATCTATGTAGCGCTCGATACGAACAAGACCTACCGTTGGTCTGGCACTGTTTATATCTATATTACATCGGGTGCGGTCGATTCTGTCGCTGGTAAAACTGGTGTTGTAACGCTGGTTAAAGCCGATGTCGGATTGGGTAGCGTTGACAACACTGCCGATAGTGCGAAAAACGTGTTGAGCGCCACCAAACTTACGACTGCGCGTACGATCGCCGGTGTATCGTTTAACGGTACGGCTAACATCGCCATTCCGTTCTCGGGTATTTCGAGCCGTCCGACGACCATTGCTGGTTACGGCATTACTGACGCTGCGCCTTCGAGTCACGTAGGCAGTGGCGGTACTTCTCACGCCTTGGCTACCACTGGCGCCAACGGTTTCATGTCGGCAGCCGATAAAGCCAAGCTAAATGCTATCGAAGCTGAAGCCACCAGTATCAGCATGGCGGCATTCATGTTTATGAAGATGATGTAACGGCACTACCCAGACACCAGAGGCCATTACGCCTCTGGTGTCTGGGTATCGCTGCTAGGAGTAATGACGAAAGATTACTATTGATCCAAGACCCATTTATCTTTAATCAAGTGGTAGTCAAATATCTCATCAAGGAGAGCAGTATGAGTCGTTCTATTTACGATCCGTCTATTAGCAACAATCTCGGCCTCAAAGCCATTGTGCCAATCAAACTCGGTGGCACCGGTGCTACTAGCGCTGGTGTCGCTGATGACACACTTGACGTGCTGAGTGAAGAAGATCTCAACATCGCTCAAGGCGTACTTAGCATCGGTGCCGATGGTAAGATCGCTCTGGCACGAGTACCTACAGGTGTCAGCGGCGGTGCTATCACGATGAACGCGGACGGTGAGATCAGCGCGACTGTGATCCCTAGTGATGTTGGTAGCGGTGCTGTCGCCGTCGATGGTACCACTACCGCATATCTCGATCATGACAACCTCTACACCATTAGCAACTATGATAGTTTTAATAGCTATACCGTTAGCGCTACTAACGGCACTGTAAGTCGTGCAGGTAGCATTATCACTTATCGTCCCTTGACAGCAGGCTCAGGTGGGTTCACTGTCAACGGTAAAGTGTTCACTATCCCTGTGGCGGCTAGCGGCGTGGTTACCCCTGACATCACTTCCCCGGTTAATAACGCTACTGAAATCTCGCAGCTACCTACTTTCACGTCGTCTGCATTTGGTTACATCGGTGGTGCACAGACGCAAGACCAGGTACGCTGGGAGGTTTCTGCAGCATCTAACTTCGCTACGCTCACCCAGTACTATGAAGGGACCTCGAACCTCACTAGCTGGACAGTACCTACAGAGCTTGTACAAGGCGGTCACTACTACGTGCGCGTCAAGCACCATAGCGTGCTGGGTGGATGGTCGGCATGGTCGGCTACAATCGCGTTTGACGTATATGTGTTCCAAGGCTGGGTGCGGAAATTTACTGCTACTACTAGTAGTGAAGATATCTACGGCGTTGCTACCGACAGTTCTAATAACGTCTATGTAGTCGGACGTTATGCTGTTTCCAGTGTTTACTATGCCTGGATTAGCAAGTGGACTCCTGAGGGTACGTTTGTATGGTCGCGACAAGTAATTACTCCAGGCGGCATCTATACTGATAGTTATAATGACATAACCATAGACCGTTACGATAACATCTATGTTGTAGGGCAAAGCGGAGGTAGCTCTGGGGAACCAGGACTATCTAGATGGGCAACTGACGGTACTCTGGTGTGGCATCGCCGGATTCCTGATAGCGATATTTCGAATTTTTTAACTGTGCTAACGGATGCTGACGGCAATATCTATACCGCTGGCTCATGGCTCACTGTAGGGGTTCCCAACACTGCTGGTTCCCTGTTAGTTAAATGGTCGCCTGCAGGCAACATTCTGTGGCAACGTGATTTTACATCTACCAATGAGAATCCTTTTATTAGTTTAACTTTGAGCGAATCGGGTAACATTTATACTGTTGGCCAGTATAATGAACTAGAAGCTACTCTGATGTGCTGGGATAACGATGGCACTTTGCTTTGGAATAAACGCTTAAATAACAGCGCCTATAGTAAAAAACCTAATTTCCTATCGGTAACTACAGATGCTGATGGCAACATTTATGCGGCAGGCAGTGAGGCAACTAGTAGTTATACCTATGGGTTACTCACATGCTGGTCTCCCGATGGAACCCTGCAATGGCAGCGAGTAACGAATTCTAGTAATTATAAATTCACCAAGGTTGTCGTGCAAGGTGACAAAATCTATGTTGCTGGCACTAATTTCCCTAGTGATTCTGCCGGTTTTATCTCTTGCTGGAGTCTCGACGGATTAACTGTGTATTGGAAAAGAATGCTCGATTGGAGCGCTGGTAAGATTCAGTTTAGCGGTATGAGTATTGACAGCAATCAAGATTTATATGTTGCTGGAACCCTTATTCCTACCAGTGGTTCCAATTACGACAGCATACTTACCAAAGTGCCTAAGGGAGGATCTATACCTTCTGGCGCGCTTACTGGTAGTGGTATGACTGCTATAAGTTGGGCAATCAATATGGCTACAGTTACAGGTGGTTTAACATCCGTAGTATCGCCATCTTTGCCAGTTCCCGTCGCTACTACCTGTTCTGTTACAGCTCCCGAACCCACTATCACAACACCTGCGCTAACTCAGTATTTTTCCGAGTACTGATTACAGTATAATGATCTCCACTCTGCCTCCCTGTGTGGGAGGCAGAGTGGAGATATACGTCAATCAAAAACTAAACAACTCAGCGTTCGCACTATCGCCTTCACCAGTGCCCTCAGTAGCCTCTTTTAGCGATGACCAGCCGCTGTCTTCACCATTGATGTCGTGCGGTATCGGCATGCCGTTCTTAGGGAACTTGTAAAGCATGTATTTTTTTTCGTCCGGTAGTATGGTTGGGACACGATGTTTACCCCGCTGCATGCTCAGGTAGGTTTCCTTCTTATATTTGAAGATGTGCAGGTGTAGCTCCAGGTCCAACTCCTGACAAAGTTGTTTTGATCCCGACCAGTAGCCGCGTTCTGCGACCTCTTTGACGAACCTGTCTTCCGGAATGCCATTACGAATAAGTTGCTTGGCATCGGTAGAGAGCTGATGGGGTGTCACACAACAGATCCTTTTTGGAGAACAGAAATTACGCATTCGACGAATCATGTCACGCATATCAGTACCCATAGGACCAATAGTGCATCCCGTGGTCGGCACCATTGCCAGATAGTCCAGCATCAGCATATGGATCTCGTAGCCTTGCGCTTCGAGTTCGACGATCTTGTTGCAGATGTTTTTATACGTCCATTGCGACGGATCGACGCGCATCAGCTTGATATGATAGCCGTTGATGCGTAGATTATCACGCACGTAAGTCGCCATCTCTTCGGTACCGATGTCTTTGAGGCGAACGGGCTCTTTGGTCTCATTGTACTTGAGGTACTGGTACATAAACTGCATGTTGAGGTTCAGATCATCCTCAAACGAGATGCGTAGCAGCAGTGGCTTCTTGTTAGGGTCGATCATCGCCGGGGTGTTAAAGAGCGCGATCTGTTCGAACAACGATAGCGTGAAACCGGTTTTGTACTTGTGCTGCAGTGCACCGATCATAACGAAGTCACCACGCCTGAAGCCCCCTTGCAGCATATCGTTCATACGCTGCCAGCCGGTTTTCATCACGCTGCTACCATCGGTGCTCGATTTAACATCGCTAAAGATCGACTGCATCGCTTTGTCGTCACCGACGTCGATGTCGGTCACGACCGCCGGGTCTTTGTGCGGACCGTTCATCTGCAAAGGCTCTAGCTGCGCAATGACGCTATTGATAAAGGCATTAGCATCCTGGATCTCGTGGCGGTTGTATTTGAACTTGTAGGCGGCTTTTTGCAGGATCTCTTCGATCTGTTTGGACTTGAAATAGTTGTTGATGGTCTTACGGATATTGATGACGGTGCGTTTGCATGACGGCACATCGTATTCGGTCGAGATGCCTTGCTCTAGTGTTTCATATAAGTTGTCATCATAGCCGCAGTTAAGCTTCAGTCGCTGTAGTAATGACGGCAAATCGTATTCATGATCTTTCGGGTTGTTACACATCTCAGCTGCCGTCTCGCGCAGCGCTTTGAGAATGTCGCGATCGGTGTTCATGCCGATGAAGCCCTCGGGTAGCGTGATCGATTCAAGTACGGTGCGTACGAGATCTGCGCTATTTTCCGACATGTCAGGAAGCTGGCTTTCGCGATATAGGAGCGTGATGGTTTTGACGAGAAGTAGTTTGCTGTCCATGATAGTTTTTAGCCTGTTTAGATATTCGTTTTTGATCTGACCAATGGATAGGGTCCGCATTTAAATCTTTCACTACTATTAACACTATCGTCGCACTAATACTACAATCATTTGGAAACCACATTTGAGGGGCTAACTTCTATGCAGCTGCCGTCGCCTTCCCTACCCAAAGCTATTTGGGTGCCGTACTGGTTGCAACCGGTACTCGCACTCAACAGTCTAGATACAACCGCATTACTGGATCTAGATACGCTATCACGCTACCTGTCGCATGAAGACATACAAATTTTTCTGGCTGTTAACAATCTAGTGAGCGACGTTACACCTAACTTCTACGCTAGGGATGTACCCAAGCTTTATAAGGACGATTGCATCGAAAGGCTGACTCTAGCTAATGATGCTGACATTTCCGACACCACATACAGGATTCAACACCACGATCCTGAAGTGTTCTTAATCTATGTGGAGCCAGGTTTCATGAATACTCTCAGGATTAGAGCGAGAGCCCTAGCTTTCGTCTCAGAGTGCCTGAAGGTCCAATATAGCCTTATACATATGTCCCATGTTTCGCAGGGACTATTATTCCAAAAATATCTCAATCTGCTGAACCCGAAAGTACCTTTCCTCAAATTCTAGGAGTTTTTCTCAAAATGACCACTCTGTTCGGTTCCAAGATTGCGCAAAATGGCGCACACGGTGTTTCCAACCAACTCACCCATCTCGTCGAGCACATCTCCAACGTCGTGAATGGCAGCCAGATCGCTTCGGCTAGCGTTGCCCGTGCGGCGATTTCGACCGAGAGCCTGCGTGACGAAGAAGTGCGCTCGCTGCAAAGCTCGGTGGAAAACCTCTCGACCAGCCTCGAAGCGATCTCGCATACGCTGGGTCTGGAAAGTATCATGCAGGCTTCGCAGATCAACGCGGCTACGGTCGCCGGTCTCGTCGCTGCTGATGCCAATGCGTTCTTCGCTAACCGCGTCAAGCCCGCTGTGTCGACTGAGAACATGCAAGTTGTTCAGTACTCGGGCGCCGATGGTTTCGATGCTCGTCCGCTCGCATTGGAAGCCTACGACGAACGCGACAACCGTAACGCTGCCGTGTTCTCGATCGCTTACAACATGCAAGCATCGCGTCAGGATGAATTCGGTGAGACGCTGTTCCCGACGATCGTTGTCACGCCTGACCAAGTTGGTCTGTCGGTGACTGTGCGTCTGATGACGGTCTACAATGAGCTCTATCGCCAGATCTCCGGTGCGATCGATCAGTACGCGAAGAAGAACATCATTCGCGCTATCGCTGATCCGACGATCCTGAAGAACGAGATGACGCGTATCATCCCGGTGCATCGTGCTGAGTCCACCGACAAGTTCGTCGACGGCGCGATCGTTGCCCCGCGTACGATCAGTCTCGAAGGTGAAGACATCGTCACCGCTCCGCTGGCTGTGGGTAAGAAGCTAAGCCTGCTCGGTATCAGTCAAACGGACGCGCTGCTCCAGTCTGGCGTGATGGACGTGACCGACAGCATCGAGCCGTCGATCCAGCTGCAGTACGTCTACGTGCAAGTCGGTACCGACGTACTGAAGTTCGATTGCAGCAACCTGCCGCTGTCTGAGTTCGTTGCCGCGACGCAGAACAACTACCGCGTCATGCAGCTGAACTTCGAAACCAGCAGCGTGCTGCTCAACAAGGACACGATCAACGCCGATGGTTCCGCTCTCGACGCTGCTGGTCCTCTCGCTTCGCTGGCCGCCAACGATCTGATCGTGCGTCTGAGCCTGAACCTCTCGGGTAGCGTCAACATCGAACTCGGCGACACGCAAGTGTTCGGCAACATGGTCGATGTGTTCTCGGTGCAGAACAACGCTGGCGAGACCGTGAGCCTGTCGGCTGCTCCGGCCAACGCTCTGGTGGCGGCTTTCGCTGCTGCAAAGGTTGTGGGTTATGAACTGATCGCGTATCGTTCGAACCTGAACCGTCGTCAACGTGGTCAGCTAATCGACACGACGTACTACACGCAGGTCTACAACATCATGTTCCGTAGCCCGATCTCGGCTATCCATCCGGTTACCATGGATGGTCAGACCGATGCGAGCGACCTGCAAGCTCTCGTAACGGCTACCCGCATCCGTACGTCGAACGCCGCTGTGCGTGCGCTGATGGATGCTGCCAACACGCTGCGCGAGTATGTCGATGCGCGTGACTACGTTGGTGTCGGTCCGGATACGCTCGGTATGGGTCGCTTCTTCGTGCGTCCGACGTACTTCGAAGAGACCGTCGACATGAACGATATCGTCGACTCGGTGAAGTCGCACGAGCGTGCTGCCGACATCCAAGCAGCGCTGGTCAACAAGATCCGTGACTACGCGTATCGCATGTATCGTGATTCGGAATACAAGGCTGCTGCTGATGCGCTGGCAGGTGGCGTGGCTCCGGTCCCGACCGTTATCGTCGCTACCGATCCGGTGCTGGCTCGTTACCTGACGGTGACGGGTGATCTGCGCACTCTGGGTGGTGAATTCAACGTGCGTGTGGTCTCGACTCTGGATCGTCGTGTCGCTGGCAAGATCTTCCTGACTTTTGGTGTGTTCGACGAATCGCGCAACACCGCGCCGAACCCGCTGAACTTCGGCAACATGGGTTGGAGTCCTGAACTGACCGTCGTGCTGCCGATCAGCCGTAATGGCCAGATCTCGAAGGAACTGTCGGTCGCACCGCGTTTCCGTCACATCATCAACCTGCCGTGTCTGTCGGTGCTGCAAGTGACCAACGTGCCGGATGTGACGAACAAAGTCGCTCTGCACTTCAAGACGGTCTAAGCGTTAGTCTATCGCTACCGGAAATCGCTCCGACGGGTTCACGCCCGTCGGGGTGGTTTTTAAAAGTTCTTTATCCTGTGAGAGTCAATTAACGTGTAAAAATAGCAACAGAACATAGGCTAGATAGCGTTTAGAGCGCCGCTACGCCGTTGTTGGACTAAGAGCTAAGACTAATCCTACCCTTTTCCGCACCCTCCCTCACAGGCCTTTTTACGGGCCTGTGAGGGAGGGGTTTTTCTGTTTGGGCTATGGACCCATATATAATACTTGGACCCTGCCAAGTTGGTAAGTCTGTAAATCTGTTTTGAAAAGGTGTGAGTGATGCTCAGAGATCTAGTTTCCATCTCGGCTCGAACGGCGATTGCCACGAGCTACATCACACTGTCGGGCTATAGTAACAACAATCGCATGTTACTGCAGTCGAGTCAGTCTATCACGTCACCGTCGTCGGCACCTAGCGTCTATATGCAAGACATCTATAGACTAGCTGAGAACCGCATGGTGTTATGTCAATATGTATATAATCAAACCAATAGGGATGTATCACTAATACTGAGAACTGGGGTGCGACAGATCGTACCTCCGACTCCAGGACATTATTCAGGTACGGTTATTATCCGTAACGTTTATATCATTCATAAAAGCAATACTCCGACACTCGACAAGTTTTACTATGACTCACTGAAGGATTCGCACCAGGAGAACCAAGAACTCGTCTATGTACGAGACCAGTACCTGGAGTTCAGAAAAGCCTCTCAACCCGATCACATGTGTGTCATGATCGATGCCGTCGTCGACGGGACATTACTGGAGGAGCATCGCAGCCTGTATGTGCATAATCGCGATATGGTGCTATCGATCGAAGCGGTCGATGTTGCCCCGCATCATCCTTTTGATGCTTTAGAAAGCAGTAAGGAGCGTAACGAACAGCTATTAAAAGACCATATCGGCGCCGGTGTGGTAGTGGAATTCATTGACAATAGCGGGGGTACTCAGGAGCGTTATTTCCATGTAGGGAAACAGATTTATTCAGTGCGCTCACGACGTGACCCGACGCGTGCTGATGGTATCTATGTGTTTAAGACTTATGTCGATGCAGGAGGTCAACGACATACCTTATCGAACTATTACGAGCTTAATAAAGCCGAAGAGGAGCTCGGTTTATACACTAGCTTTGAGATGGCGGTGAGCGGTGGCGATATCAAAACATTACGTGAACAGGAGCTAGAAAAACGCAAACACGAAAACCGGCTACTGCAAACCGAACTCGAACAGCTCAAAAGCCATAGTGAACAAGAGCTGCTCGCTATCAAACTCGATAATACGCGTCAAGAGGTAAATTTTAAAGAACGGGTTAATCAGCTAGACCAGAGTTTGAAAGAATCCGAACATGCGCGTAAAATGGCGCAAGAACGCTGGGATCTAGAGAAGCTCGATATGCAACGACGCCTCGAATACGATCGCAACCGTTACGCCAACCAAGACATGGAACGCAAGGATTATTATGAGAATCGATCCCATGTTCGCAAGGATTTTACCGAAGGATTGAAGCTCTGGCCTGTGTTACTAACAGCTGCGGTAGGTGCTATCGCATATGTAACTAAAAAATAGCAAGGAGATTTTTTATGCAACACTTAATGCGACAGCTAATAGAGCAAGACGCGCCGAAGATGAATCATGTCATGGTGCGCGGGCTAGCGGCTTATAAGGTCAGTCGCATCGAACAATACATCGATAATGTGTTTCGTTCGGCGGCACGCAGTTTTCCGGCTGGACTGGAGTATGTGGATTCACAGCGCTGCAGTCCACTCGAAGAGTATAGCGAAGCCACTCGTGTGCGTAACAATCGTCGCACTGCTGATATAGCTCGTTCTGACATTTATCTGTGTAAATACCAACTGCGCTGGCAAGGTCGTAACTTGCCGGTGAAGTATATCTATCTGCCGTTTTTGCGCGAGTCCGGCGTGATGTGGTTGGGAGGGGCGTGTTATCACGTCTCGCCGGTATTAACCGATCGGGTCATCTCGGTCGGCTCAGATAGTATTTTCGTGCGGTTACTGCGAGATAAGCTCACCTTTCGTCGCTGCTATCATGGTTACATCGTAGATGGTCGGCGTGAGACGGTACATGTGATCTGGTCGCAGATCTATCGTAATAGCTCATCGAAGAAGAAAGTTCTCCCTACGACACGCGCCAACACTACGGTGCTGCATTATCTTTTCGCCAAGTTGGGGTTTAATGCAGCGATGCGTTTGTTGCTGGGTTTCGACCCAGTGCTCTCTGAGACCCAGTTCGATCCGGAGGCTTACCCGAAAAAGGACTGGGTGATTTGTTCCTCGAATCAGGTTAAACCCACGACATGTCTGGGAAACTTTTATAACCCCACCAACATCCAAATGGCTATTCCACGTAGCCGCTGGAACGCTACCGTGAAGAGTATCGTCGGTAGTGCTTTTTATCTATTCGATCACTTCCCATCACGCCTGACTCTTAACGCACTCGATAACACCAAGGTGTGGATGATTTTACTTGGCCACATCATTTTTAGTGGCAACTATACGGAGGGCAAGCTCTATGAGTCGATCAGCGAGCATTTTAATTCACTCGAAGAGTATGTCGATGAGGTGATCTTCCGTAAGCTCATGGAGTCAGGCTATCCGGTCAGTAACCTCTATGACCTCTTAGTGCTGATGGCGCAAAACTTCAACGACTGGATCGCCACCAACCAAGGTAATCTCACCTCGGTATATGGTAAGGATCTGGAAGTCGAGTATTATGTCGCGTACGAGATCACTGCTGGGATATTTCGCTTTGTCTTTAACCTCAACAAACTTGCCGCACGGCGAGAACTGATGGAAAAAGACGTCGTCGACATGATGAAGCGCAACATCAAGACTCGGGCAGTGCATAAACTCACCTCAGGGAATCTTGCGATCAGCGGTGTCAACTATTCGGGTGACAACATGTACCCGAAGGTCACCGCTATTCTAGCCGAGCAAGAAAGCCTGCCCGGACCCAAGCGCGGCAAGCATAAACGTAAAGTCCCTGATGAGACCAAGCGCTTTCATACTTCGATGCTGGAGATCGGCTCGCTACTGTATTTGCCGAAGAATAAACCCAACTCGACTTCACGCATGAACCCGTATACGAGCTTCGATCCTGAGCTCGGAACGATCGTGCCTAAGATGTATCAGGATCTCCTCAAGCGCACACAGTTGATGCTCGAAGGACACATGCCAGAAGACCTGCCACGTTAAAAGGCTGGTGTCTGAAAGCGCCACAGACACATATATAATACGTGGAAGCATTGTGGGTTTTAATACAAGGAGGTAGCGAACAACAGCACTTGAACACGGTTGACTGGCGTGAGTTCGTTAGGACCGCATGTCTGCACGATCATCTAGTTCTATAGTTAACTGCTACGGCGGACCGAGAACTAGTCGCAACCGTGTTTACCATCTGAAAAATAACCGTGCGGAGCAATTCGAAAAAATGAAGAATGCAACATTTAGCTAGGAGAGCGAAATGGCCTTACCTGTGCCTCATGACATCTTTATCTCACAGCCAATAGAGTTTGCTGCCGGTCAACCTCCAGTGATGCCTCCGATATCGGCACCGCCGGACCTGGTGAGTTGGCTACCGTATATCGTATCGAGGGTAGCCAACGAGGTGACTTCCAAAGCCGGGGCTAACCCGTCGAGAGTTTTTACCTATAATCTACTTAGTCTCAATGGCTGGAACAATCAGTATTTTACCGAAGCGGTAGAGTTGGCAGTATGGCTAATCAAAATAGAGCTCAATCGCCGCACCCACACTAACGTCGAGGCAGCGATTCCCGATAGTGCTGAGAAAGCTGTCACTCTCATGACGTCGAAATACGTCTTCGAGTTTCCCGAACTAAAAGCATACTCACAGCCACAGTTGATCGATATCGCAATGACCAACTACGGCGTATTAAACTCACTCAAACAGGAAATAGCTAATATGCAACGTTTTGCCGGTCAAGCTCCGATGGCAGCACAGCAGCCGATGTACCTGCAGCAGCAGCAGCCGATGTACCCGCAGCAACAACCGATGTACCCGCAGCAACAGATGTATCCTCAGCAGATGCCATCACCGATGATGCAGCAACAACCCATGTATCCGCAGCAGATGTACCCTCAGCAGCTGCAACAGCCGATGATGCCGGCGGGTTTGGGTGTTGCTCAGACTGGGCAAATATCTTCTTCGGGTGGTGCACCCTTGCAACAGCAGATGGCTCAGTCGAATCGCTACTCAACTGCTGCCACTAAAACCACACCGGTTATCATTGTAGAAAAGGAAAAGGAGAACCGTTCCATGACTACTATCACTAACGTTGTTGTGAAGCCGCTTCAAGAGGCAGAAACGATGGACCGTCAGCAACACACCTTGTATTTTGCCGGTAACAGCTATCCGCTCGATCGCTTTGCTCGTACAGCGGACATGGAACGCCAAGTGCGCGATATGGCTGAAGTGGATGATGGTGAGACTACTTCAGTGTATCTCAATCCGACGGCCATCATGACGACGACACTGGAGAACGTGGTTTTCGAATCGCGTTTCATTCAGCGTCAGCGTCAACATGCCGGCGAAGAAGTCGATGTGTTCCGCTGCCTGGCGATCAACGTCATTCCGTTCATCTGCCATGAGTCGTATCGCGACATCATCGAGACCATCGTCAACAAGACGAGCCTGGCTGAAATGGCGACAGAGTTCAAGACGATCAGTACCAGTCTTGCCAATACCCAGGAGGCGAACTATCGGCTAGAGATGGTTGACATCCTCGAATACCTTGACCGCGAGATGACGAAACTCATTCTGCGGTTCTTGCGTACTGAGATGGCAGCCGATATCAACATCGATTCGATGTCGGCTGATGGTAAAGACCTGGGTGCTTACATCGCTGGCAACTTTAGCGAACACCACATCGCAGCGTTCAATCGCTTCGAGAAGGAGCTCAGTAAATCGCTTAATTTCATGTCGCGTGAAGACGAGCAGTCGCTGCGGGAGACGATTGTTGATGACAGTGGGTTGGAAGTGACGCTGGTAGCATCGTCGGTGTCGGTAACGGTCATCGATATGTATAATCGTGAGCTGGGCATCAATCTCAAAGACGGTGCTTACATCATCGACGCCAATCGCCATCGGCTGCTCTATGAACTTGCCAGCAGTCTTGATAGCAACAAAGGAGCGAAGAACTGGGTGTCGAACACCGACTACCTCGTGACGCGTGACGACGTTCGTTACACGTTGCACAAGAGCTACGTCACCGACAACCAGTACTTGATCCGTAAGGCGTAAGCTCCTCACATCCGCCACCCCTGACATGAGAGGTGGCGGGCATCAGACGTATCGGAGGAACACATATGAAAAAAGCTGTAATAGATCGTCCGGTAGATGCTGAGTATGTGTTTCATCAAATCATCAGCAGTCTGGTCAAAGATGGCGATATCATGACCTGTGATCTGGGTTATTGTAAGATCGATTTTCTGCCGGATGGATATCGCTTACTGCGCCGTAACGAAATGGGCCAGCTGGAGCTACAGCTACATACCCCTGATTTTCTCAATATCGTAGGAAGTGTATTGCTGCAGTGGTGGTAGTACTCTCTTTTCTCTCATACAAGGATATATATCATGATCGTCGATTTCACTGTTCACCTGCCGGAAACCGTTCAGTTGCTGAGTGATAATAAAGAGTTTACTTTTTACCCGACCGGCGAGCGTTTCTTCATCGGGTCTCAGCACGGCGGCGGCGATATATTCGGCATGCCCTATCGGTTTTACGTGCAGGACACACCGGAAGCGCGAAAGTTTTTGCAGGCTAACGGATTCACAGTCAGTGACAACGACCTAGGGAACTTTTTTAATCTGGGTCAATTTGCAATGTTTCCGCAGCCGTCGATGTATCCACGACAGATGCAGCAACCGATGCACTCTAGTGGAGTGGCTGCTAAGGATAGTGAAACCGTGCGTGATGTCGTTTATTCTAAATGCACCCCGTCCAATCCTGCCCCGGTGTACGTGTGGCTGGTAGAATCTGTAGAAATGTTGCGTGAAGCTCACGAGTACCTTAACCGGACACGCATAAATGGGACGTTCATGGCGCCCAACACCTATCGTCAGATGCTCGAACTCATTTTGACCGTGTCTCAGCTAGACTCGACATCGCGTTGGGTCTAGCTTGTGTACAATTTTCTTTTACACGGAGGTCTCTCATGATCCATAATCTCTCAGCGCACGACACCGTCCAACTGCCGGCAGCAGTCACGCTACTAGCCAATCAGGCGGAGATGGATTTTTATCTCACCGGCACGCGTTATTTCGCTGGTCATCGCATCTCTCGACCGCCCCAATCGATTCGCTACGAGTTCTTCGCCACGGATACTCCGGCAGTGCGCGCGTTTCTCGTAGCGAACGGGTTTTCTCAGGTTACGCATCGCTACTCGCATCTGACGAAAATCCCGCCTGATGTGGTTTATCGCTGTGAAGGCAACGAAGTCGCTACGCGCGGCTGCACGGTGTTCACGGATGTATGGCTAGTCGATTCGGTCGAGGCTATGGTAGCGGCGCACGAATACGTCTACGAAGCTTTCCCTGGTGGGCTGCCTGGTGACTACTGGTACATGTCGGTGAAAGCTGCCCTCATCGTCCTTGAAAATGAAAAAGAGTAGAAAAGAAAGCATCGTCCAAATTTAGACTACTACTTTGGAGCAGAACATGATCCACGATCTCAAGACCGATGCCAGTGCCTCACTGGTAGAGACCATCGTTATGATGGCTACTACGCCGTTTTTTAACTTCTATCCAACGGGTAAGCGTTTTTTCATGGGTGATAAACGCATCACCCCGCTAGCTGCATCTGAGCCGTATGGATTTTATACTCGGGACATGCCGGAGACGCGTGAGTTTCTTACCTCGATAGGGTTCTCGCTCGACACGACCGACGAGCCCATAAAGCGTGTACGCGGGTTTAGCTCGATCTATCGAAAAGCCTGCCGCGATTTTCCTTCTTGCATCGAGGTGCAGCTCGTGGCACTGCACGACAGTAAATGACCAGCGAGCATAAGCTGATTGTCGCCGGAGGTCGGGACTTCGAAGACTACGCGCTACTCACGGAGAAGATCTTCAAGTACGTTAACACCGAACTCAACAATCAGACGCTAGCGATCGTGAGCGGCATGGCCAGAGGCGCTGATAGCTTGGCAGTGCGTTTCGCTCGTGAGCAGCGCGTTCGACTCTACGAGTATCCGGCTGACTGGAATCTCGGGCGCGGCGCTGGGTTCATTCGTAACAAAGCCATGGGAGATTTTGCCGATGGACTATTAGCGTTTTGGTCCGGTAGTAACGGCACGCGCAACATGATTGAATACATGTTGAAACTCAACAAGCCAGTACGCATAGTGCGATACTAGGAATCGTTCTCGGAGCCGTGAATGAAGGAATACAAACTGATCATAACGGGCGATCGTAACTTCACGAACTACTCGTTACTGAGTCAGAAGATCTTCGATTACATTAATAACGATGCTTGTGGTTATGCTGTTAGTATCGTTAGCGGTATGGCTAAAGGTGCTGATCTATTAGCGGCGCGTTTTGCCCGCCAGTATCGGGTTCATCTGTACGAGTTTCCTACCGATTGGAGTCAAGGTCCTGGAGCGGGGTATGCTCGTAATCGAACTATGGCGGATTTTGCTGATGCTGCATTAGTGTTCGGTTCCCGTGATAATGCTACCCGGCATCTGATCGAATATATGGAAAGTCTCGGTAAATCCGTAAGCGTGGTGCGTTACTAACTAACCAAGGAGCATGCAGTGTACCGTGTAGACATTTACATCGACAGCAGGGGCAAAGCCCGTCGCGTCAAAAACGTCGCTAACAATATTCCGACGTTCGAAGAAGCCGACCGGCTGTGCTCGCAGAAAAATCGCGATCTCGGTATCGACCCTGATAAGATGAAAGTGCGACCGGGGCAGAAGTACTGCATGTTCGACAGCCGTTAATCACTTCAAGAAAGGGTTGTCATGACGCCGTTGCAACAAGAGGTAGTGAATCGTGCTCGCGAGCGACTTAAAGATAAAACGTGGTTTCGCGGGCTGTGTCTCGATGGTTTGTGGGAAGATGAGGACATCCAGCGCGACGGAGTAGAAGCAGCGGCTACCGCACTAGCGATGGAAACCGCGATGTGGGACGCTCCCGATTTCTTTAACCCCTAAGCGTTCGAGTTAAATTCAGATCCCGTCCTTCCTACCCACGGAAGGGCGGTCATTACTCAATGGGAGATTTATTTGTTATGATACCTCATTTCGACAACTACCACCACATGCGTTTTCCAGTTAACGTCCGGCCTCTCATAGATACTCAGGCATTCGAGTTTCATCTCACCGGAGAGAGGTTCTTGGTCTATAAGGCTAAATGGGCGCTGGGGACTGACTACCAGTTTTTCACCGAGTGTAATCCTGAAGTTATCAAGTTTCTCAAGGCACAAGGGTTCGTGAAGATTAAAACTACCTGTCGGCGCGATCCGTTGTTGCTAAAAGTCTATCGTAAGTCATGCCACGATCTATTTTTTTATGGGTATGTGCCGTACGTCGAAGTACAGCTTGTGAAGATGCCCGAGCTAAAACTAAAAACACAACATAACCTACGACTCATCTATCCTCGCGGGTTGCCTAAAGACATCGATACACAGTATGAAATTTGGCATCTAGCCACCCAGCTCACTGCTCTGAGTAGCCTGAATGCCGTGGTTAGTTAAAGTCACACCTTCCCGTCCTTCCCAACTGCGGGAGGACGGGAAGGTGTTTTTTTTTTGCTTTTAGCTATTTACATCATCGAGCGAGACATCATCCTTACCACCCATTGCAGCAAAGTCATCCGTCACGTCGTCCATTCCCATATCGTCACCACCTGCATCATCTTCATCACTGGAGCTGTCGTCTATAGTGTCTGTATCATCGCTACCGTAGTCACTGGAACTATCCGTATCGGGACCGGTACCGTTGACGTCCAGGTCTTCAACGTCCTGATCTGCGGCAGCTTTAGTAGCTTGCATCTTCTCGATGAACTTCAAGCTGCTGCGGATCACGCCCTGGATGTGTTCCTTGGACATGTCGTAGATATCGAGTACCGGCAAGCCATCGTCATCCATGCTGATAACATCACCGAGTTCAACCATATAGCCATTTTCAGCCATCCACTTACGCAGGAAATGCGCTTTGAGGCTGGCCTTGATCGCATCGACACTATTGGAGAATTCACCAGCGATCTCGGGGGTGATGAATTCACTTGACACCCAATATTCGAGCGTCTTATCGAGTGCTTCGACATATTGATCGAATGCAGCCGTCTGAGTCTCAACGGTCGTGATGTCGGGTTTCGGTAGTGACAGCTCGATATATAGCGAGAACTTATCGATCATGTATTCGAGGAACTTCCCCTCGTCCACATCACGCATTTGGCGTTCTTCTTGGCTGATGTATTTATCCAGACTCGCGAGGTTTTCCTTTAGTACTTGAAGGATCTCGGATCTGAGCGTATAGTCGTTGATGATGAGCTTTTTGACATAATCGGTCAAGAGCGGGGTGAACTGCTCTTGGATCTGCATGACGCGCTTGGACAGTAGAATGTTGTTCGATACCACAGTCGTTGCGAACTCGCTGCTGAAACCGTTATCCACCGTTTCAGGACTCAGCCCTAATGCCATGATGGTTTGTTTGCGTAGGTTCTCTTCGAGCTCGCTATCGGGTACTTGATGTTGAAAGCTTTTCGATTCGAAGTCAAACTTCGTCGACGGCAATCCAGGATGGCCTTCGAACGTAAATTCAAACCCTGCTCTTTGAACCCAATCGACTAGATCGGTCGGGGTGTTGATGCCGAGCGGGAAGTACTGCTGACGCATCTTCATCACTTCATTGACCGACATCTCGATGGTTTTTTGCGGATCAGGATCATTCGGGTCGAGGGTCATGTTGACTTTGGTGATGTTGATCGAGTTCTTCGCCGTAGCCATAACTTTAGCGAAGAGCAAAATCGCCCGCAGACTCGTCAGTACTTTTAGATCATCGAGCAGCGATTTACCCGTACCGTTGTTGTTGTATTTAAGGGCGAAGTAGGTTACGAGCTCAGCCGGCATATAGAGGAGTCGCGTATATTGACCCGAAAGAGTACGTGCCATCATGATCTGATACACGTCGGTGCGCCGTGCGATCTCTAGCTTCGAGCCATGCGCGCCGTTTTTCAAGCGATTGACCAGATCCGACTCGATGATGCCCATATACACTTGGGCTTTGTCGGTGAGGTTGAGGTTCTTACGCGTTTGCCCCATCAGGTTATAGGTGGCTTTTTGCGTCAACATGCTAGCGACTTGGTTGGTATGATCCGACATCGCTGAGTTCATGTTGCCGATCGCATCGCGACTCGCTTCGTACGTAATCGGGTTACCTTCTTCATCGAGGATCACGAAATAGCCGACGTGCGATTTCGGATCTCCCGGCACATATACCGGAATGATCGACTCGGTCGGAATCTTCAGTTCTAGTGGTCGACCGATCGAGCGACGGCGCGTCTGGTCACGGGTCTTAAACGCGACGAAGGGTTTTTCTTTGATGTCCACCCGGCGAAAGAACATGTTCTCGATTTCTTGATTCGTGAACTTAGTCTCGTGCGATTCGGTGCTGTGACGATGGATCACGGAATTCATCTGGCTCGAACGCATGCGTCGGATGACACTCGGCAGCTTCAGGTATTTAAAGTTATCGGTGACTTCGACGAGATCGGCCATTTTCTTTTGCTGTACTGAACTAGCGTCCGGAACATGAAGTCCGGGGCGATAGTCCGCTGTAGCGATACTGCGCGTGAGGCTTTCCAGCGTAATTTTTTTGCTGCCTCCAGTCGGGTTACCGAGAATCCCGAGGCTATCGGAATTTAGCACTTCACTGAGGCTCTCGGTTGACGGGTAGATATTAGAGTTGATCACCTCATCGATCGAACTCTCGGGAATCACCGCTTTAACATAGCTACCAGAAATAAACAAGCACTCGCGCAAAATATCCGGCAGCACGGTTTTGAGCTTGTAATATTGGGTGAGATTTTTCTCTAGCAGCTTAGTTAATTGCATCGCGACATCGGCCGGCAACACCGCTTCCGACATCCTATAAATAATGTCGCTGTTGACCATATCTTTTGGTGATAAAATCGAGCTGATCAGGATCTGAGCAGCTAACTCCATATCCGGAAATAGCTGCATGATGTTCTCGCTATCATGCATGCGCTCGGAGATCGTATCCGCTACAGAGCGAAACGATGAGGTATCTAGGTTATAGAAACTGTTGGGGTTAGCGACATCGAACTCTTTGGCGTGTTGATTTTTGACGAGTTTACTGATGATCGCAGCATTGTCGACGTTGCGGTTCACGAGCTGCAAAGCCGGGAACTTCTTGCCGCTGTTGATGTGCTGGATGACTCTTTTGAAACTTTCTTGGCTGCTCACGATAGCTGCCTCCTTAGCTGGGGAATCCGTTTATGTTGGAAGAGTATTACAAGCTATATCTGGCAGACACGTTAAAGCTCGTACAGCTCTTAGCGGTCAAGCATTCAGATACGGCAACTTTGCAAAATGAGTTTGTCATGATTCGACATGGCCGTGAAGCCGTCGATCAAGACCATCCGGAAACATGGAAATACTATCTCAATCTGTCAGGACAGTATCATTTTGACGATACCGAGATGCGAATTTTCTCACTAGATACTGCCGAGGAAATAACATTTAACCGAGAAAATCTAGAGTTACATAGCGAAACCCGGCGCGTCTACCGTACCCTAGGGGTACAGTATCACAACCTCGTCAATCGCTTTTCTGGACAGGAGATGCTGATCCGTGGAATATTGTTCCCGGCAGATATTACCACGGCAATAGCGGCTGAGGATGGCACTATTCTAACGTATCCTACTGAACTCATTGAAGCACAAGAGATTACGCTCTTACACGACTTGGAAGCGTGGATCAAGAATTATCTTGTCAGATGGCATATCGCTGCTTTCATGACGACAGATACCCTTTATCCTGCCAGTTACCAAGCGGTGCTGTATCTGAACATGTTGCCGCGCTTACTTAATTTGCGACTAGCACGAGCACGCACGGGTGAAGCACATAGTTTTCATATTCGTGCTTATCTCGCTTCTCACGGAGCATTAGATCGCTATTTTGACTATCTCATACCCGAACAACGTCTGTGGCTATATCGTAACATTCTCTATATCGAGACTCACTCTGGCATCAAACAAGATTTTAAAGCACTGATGTATTATCTACTCAGTCTGCGTAAGATCCCGTTATCAGAATACACTGCGCGTCAGTATGAAGGCTACGATGATGACTATTACGCTAATTATCATTATCGCAAGAATCCCCTCAACACTCCCTACAACATCCCCGGTAAAGACTACTACACGCTAGACGATATGCGGCATAAAGAAGCACTGATGGCGCCGTATAATGCCGAGTATTGGGAAGAGCAGTTTTTTAAAATTGAGAAGTCGTTTCAGAATTCAGGTAACGCGGTGATGCTTACCAAAGATCTGGAATCGACTATGTACGACTATGTTGATAGCGTACCTCATCCGCTACCTACGGTGGTAGCTAATGAATGGGCGCACCATAGCTATCACGGTACATTTAAATCCCTTGTTAGTTTCAAACATCCGCATAAATCTACCACTTACACTACTACTACTGATGTAGCTTACGTGTATATGGTGTATCTGACGCTACAGTTAGCTGGTATCGAATTACAAAAGTTACCGATAATGCATGCGGCGGGAGTATTGCGTCATCCGCCTCCCGATATAGCTGAACTTGTCGACGTTAGTGGTTTGGCTATGATGGAGAGCATAGATATAGCTGGAAGGCTTTTACAAGGCGTTCACGGGGTTTCTAGGTTCTACTCTATACACGGCTTTGCCCAGCATACGCAAGCGCTCTACAGGGCTAGAATAGGTCATTGGATACTGGTAGCTAATACTCACGGCCTCAACGCACGTGCTTACATACAAGGTATGATTAACCGTTTATTCCAAGATGAAGTATTGGATTTTAACGTCACTTTAAATCCGGCTGGTCTGGGAATGCAGCAATGGCTCCAGGAGCAAAATCTTCCCACCGAACGATTTACGACAGTTGAAACGATGGATCTCATCACGCTACTGTTTAATCAATCGACCGGTTATGGTATTGATAAAACATTAGTGCTAGCAAATATTCAGCGCACGATGGTTGCCATTATGAAACAGCTATCGAGTTACAGCGTGCAGTATTTGCATAACATTACCGACAGCAATATCCGGCCGATTAACTGGACCAGTGCTCGTGTTGGCAATATTCAAACTGGCAGTGATTCGAGTACTCCGGTAGAGAGTATCCCTGGCTTGGTTGTCACTCCAGGTTACTATGGTTCTGATAGCGAACCAGATCCTGATGTTGATCCTGATCCCGATCCGGACCCCGATCCCGACCCGGACCCCGATCCTGATCCCGGTTCTGAAACTGAACCAGGCACCATTCCTATCAATCCCAGTAGCCCCATGGGTATTGAAAGATATCATGACTCACACATCGATGCAAGTCGCAGATTCTCTAGAGGTATTACACGCCTGCATTTCGATATCGATACAGTTGTGAAAAACTTTTCCGATTTGAAAACTGCGTCTGAGGCGCACACTGTGGTTCATGAGTTAGGTATTATCGTGACCACTGAACGCAAAATCACTGCTGATATAACGGTTAATTTTAAAAACATGCACATCAAGGTATCTTTTGGTGACCAGCCCATGACTAGCTGGATGACACAGACTCTCACTCAAGACCAGCTCCAACAACTGATTATTTAAGGAAAAACATGGAACCTATTGTCCGTACTATTCACGGGGCATATCTGCAAACGTGCCAGATCCTCAACTTACCGTTTGTCGCCAAAGCCCATAGCACGCTTAACGAGAAGTTTCTCGTGCATCAGGATATTGAACTTACGCAGACCGAAATGCCATATGTGCATTATGTCGCAATCGGTAACGGCGGTCATCGTTTTACTACGGGTGCTGATGGTATCTCGAAACCTGATCCAGTGCAGCATTTGCCCAAACACGGGTCGCTCTATAATCATCTACCTTTCATCCTGCGTCCACTTGACAACGATCTGACTGCAGCTCAGCGTAGTCGTTATCGCATGCGTCGTATCGAAGAGCACAACGGCGTGCGTCACGCAGCGTATTATCTACGAGTACTTGATCTTTCTAATACCGTACCGCAGTTAGAGCTGCGGGAAGTCGATGCGGCTACAATCACCACAACACCTTACGTGTCAACAATCACAGATTTGAACCCTACTCCACCCGCTGTCGAACCCGGCATGGTGCTAACCACTACGGGTAATTATATTGCTGCCACGGCGAAAGTATATTTCAGTCTGGATGAGTGGGAGATTAATGAGTTTTTGGCAGCGTGTAATATCGTCTATGGTGATGATCGCTACGGTATCATCTCAGAAGTAGCGCTATGTTCAGGTGTGGATCGTAGTGTAACCGGTGAGTTTTCTAACATGGTATCGGGTTATATCGATGCCGTAGCAGTACAGGTGACGAGTTTCCTGAATGTTTTCCATGCAGCGAAGTTCACTAACACTGGCATCACATTGACGCTTGATATCGGTAGTGTAGAACCACTGCTGTTCTAATACTAACCATCTACAGAGAAGCTCCACGAGGGCTTCTCTGTAGATATTAATTACCCTTTACACATCCTGTGACAAGAATCCAGGAGATACAAATGAATAACAGTTTAGTGAGACTAATGGGCTTAGACCCTGGTAGTAATCACTGTGGTGTAGCGGTGATAGAATTTGATTACACGAACCTACAGCTTTATCGTGTTACTGGCACTACGCTCGAAGCAGCCAAGATCAAAATCCCGCTGGCTCAAGATCTAGTCGAGACGCATGGGGAGCGTTATGTTAAAACATTTAGCATGGGTCAAGCACTCAAAGGGTTGTTAGAGTACTATGACCCACAACAGGTATGTTGTGAGTCGCCTTTTTACCACCGTCTACACCCAGGTGCTTTTGCACCTCTCGTGGAATCAGTGTATGCGCTACGTAATGCCGTAGCAGCTTTTAATCCGCTGATACCATTTACTACCTACGAACCACTAGTTATCAAGAAAATCATGTCAGGTAAGGCTTTCGCAGATAAGGATCTTATGCGTACGAGTCTACTTAACAACAGTGAGATCACAGCAGTATTAGAAGTACCGGTTAGTCAACTCAGTGAACACGCCATCGATGCGATTGCCATCGCATGGACACACTTACAACTAGCTTTTAAGAGGTGAACAAAAATGATGCAAGCCGCAGGACGTTATCTGGTACTAGGACTACTGACATTGCTAGCGATCATCGTGCTACCGAATATCGAACAACTCCAGGAAAAACTTGGATTCGATACCCGCGCTTCACTCAAACAGTCCCAACAACATCTCGAAGATTCGTTACAGCAAGTAGCTGAAACCAACCAACGCAACCTTGAGACCCAGCAACGCATCGAAGCTGACAAAAAGATAGCTGATACAGCAACCGCAGAGGTAGTGGTTAAAAACACTGAGGTCGATAAACAACTGGTAGTCGTTTTGGAAAAACGCGATCGAACACTACGTAAGATCAAAACTCCGCCACCGAATGCGATCAGCACAACGGAAAAAACTGAGACACCACCAACGGCTAACCTCGTTCAGGTAGACATGGATGCAGTCAACCAAGCATCGGAAGCCAATATTTCAGCTTTATGGGAGATCTACGATGCTAACAAAGGAGATGTTTAAAATGCGTTTATTTTCTATGCTGGTGTTTTCAGCAGTCTTGTCGGGCTGTGCTTCTTTTAGTGAACCGATAGTAACTACCGAAACGGTTTACGTCAAGCAAGATATTCCGGCTACCCTGATGACAGCTACACCGCTACCACCTCCGCCTGATCGAACAGAGTATATGTCATATGACTGTATCGGTCGAGAAACGATGCTGACTAACTATACGGCACAGCTAATGGTACTTGTCGTACAAAGTAACAATAAGCTTACCAGCATTCGCAAACTGGTGACGCAATGAGTTGGGCATATCTACATAAACTACTCACGCAAGGCGATGCCCAGCCCGAAGAGGGTGACCGATATTACCGCATGGTGTTAAAGAACTTCGATAGCTTCGATGAGAATATCCGTTTATTAATTGCTGAGAAGATCATCCGTCACGCTCAGGACACCGGTAACGAGGGTCTGACTCCCGGATATATGCCTGGTACTGATGGCAGCATGGCTATAGATGAAGCGGATAACCGTGAGCTCAAGAAGTGGTTATTTAAGTTTCTAACCGTATTCTCAATGGGTTGTGTGGCATTATATCTAATGCTGGCACAGGTTATTGACTACGTTAAAAACGGTAACAGTAGCTTCTTGGAAGTTATCAAGGTGCTGCGAGTGATCATCGGTATTTAAACATGATTGCAGATATAGACAGCGAGGGCTCCGTGGGGAGCCCTCGCTGTCTGGTACTTACCTAGTGGTTACTACTAAACGGTTACCGGTGTATTAATACTGGCAGTCTCAGGCCAACCAGCATAGATGTCGATGGCTTGGAGTGCTTCGATATCAGCTGCACTATCGATAGCTTCTGCCAGTGCACGCTCACGACTAAAGCAGGTCTGCACATGACTACCCACGGCAGATGCCAAAGCGATGATGGTAGCGCGATCGATCGCCGTCCAGCCCTCAGCACTCTTCCAGTTGACCACGGCCGCCGGATCAATGTCCGAAAAAGTCTTGGCGCCGGTAACAGTCGCTTGCGACTCACGATCAGTGCGAACCACTGAACCGCCGATTACCAGACCATCGGTTTCGATCTGATAACGATGTGCAGCTAACCGTGTTTTGATATCCTTACGAATGTCATCAAGATCGCGCGGCACTAGCGTCCAGTCGAGCTTATAAGTGTGCGGCATATCCCCCGACACCACCCCAGCTTCTTCGATCGTGTAGTAAGTACGATCATAAGCAATAGGTAGAATGCTAAACGGATACCAGCCCTTAGCTGCAGCGGTCTCAGCAGTAGCGCCATAACGCCGATACAGAATCGACTCGTTGATGCGTTGTTGCGTAGTAGGATTGTAGAAATACAGCATGAGAAAAGCTCCTAGAAAAAGAGAAGGTTAGTATTCCGAAAAATATCGGGTAAGTGTGGGTGTTGTAACAGCTAAGGTAGGTGTCGTAATTTGTAATGAACTGGTGCCCGAAGTACCTGAAGGCGTAACACTGGATTCTGTTGGTGTTGAACCCGATCCTCCACCAGTATCCCATGACAGTCCTGTCATATTGATACCAGTAAGGGCACCTAACGCTATATCGCCTGAAGACGGTATGCAACTTATGAGGGCACCTGAGACACCGTCTGCTTGAGTTCCTTGATCTCCTACCGCATAGACGGCAATACCATTTGGCGATGCTGCAACTCCAGTGAAAGAGTTCTCTTCATCATCAGCAATATCGCCTAAATTATAATTATAATCCCATAATGAGTCACCAGTACTGTCCCAACAAGTAACATATGTTTTATTGTATGTCTGAGGGTCATACTGCCCTACTATATAGATAGCTGCACCATCAGGCGATATTGCAACACCCCATAGATAATCATTGCCATTAGAATGACCTATCGAGCGTTGCCATGCTCTAGTACCGCTAGTATCCCATTTGGTGACATAGCCATTAATATCACTGCCTCCTAATCTATTGACATGTCCAACTGCGTATATCGCCGCACCATCTGGCGATATGGCAACATCGTAAAATCTACTGGTGTTACCTGATGCGGTTCGCGACCATATAAGACTGCCAGTATTACCCCACCGCGCAATATAGTAACCACCAGGAGGATAAATTCCTACTGTATAAATGGCAGCACCATCCGGCGACACTGCAACATTTCTCCACTCATTAGCGGTATTGGCATATGCTATCGAGCGTTGCCATATGAGGGCACCGGAAGCATCCCAGCGAGTGGTAAATGCTGCACCATAACCTAATGTTTGAGAAGACTGATATCCTACTGCATAGATAGCTGTGTTGTCCGGTGATATATCGACCCCATAAAAGCGATCATCTCCAGTACCTCCTATCGCGCGCTGCCACACAAGACTACCGTCAGTATTCCAGCGAGTGATATAAGCATCACAACTACCGGCGGTCTGAGAATACTGACGTCCTACCGCATATATTGCTACACCGTCAGACGAAATAACGATATCCTCGAAATAGCTTGTGCTACTTCCATCTAGCGAACGCTGCCATACTAGAACACCGTTAATATCCCAACGAGTAATATATGCATCTGGTTGATCTGCGGTTTGAGAGGACTGGTACCCTACTGCATAGATAGCATTACCGTCAGGTGACACAGCGACTTTTGTAAAACAATCGGTAGAAGCGCTGTCCGCATTAGCTACCCAACCTTGAAATTCATAAGTGGTGAAAGCTACTGTTGCAGACCATGCCGACCATCCATATATCGCGCTATGATGTCGAACACGCGCGTAATATTGGTTGTTTTCTGCTAAATAAGCACTAGGTAACCAATTCGTAAAGTTTGCCGTCCCTTCGTAATACTGGGTGAGCGTAGCAAAGTCAGGTGTCGCAGAGATCTCCCAACGTACCTGGTCTTGCGTTTGAATATCCCCATGGAATTGAAATGCCGATGAAATAAACTCAGGTTTCATAGACACCCCAGTAGCGCCATTAATCGGAGTGAGGATACTTGGTGTGGCGATCGAAGCTGCAATCACCGTGACGGCAAAGGCCTTGCCGTTGACAGTAAACCCCCCTGCGCCATTAGCGGCAGGCGTGTAAGTGATGACTTCACCGTTACGTACTACGTTACCATTAGTAGCTGTAATAGTGTACGTAGTGAAACTATCGTACGTAGTAAGGGTATAGGATGTCGCCTGACCGCGAGTGGTAGTTGTAGGACCTTCGATTGTAACGCCGCTATTGACGACGGTATCGGGCAACGATGTCAGCGGTAGCTTACCCGTAGCATCCAGCAACGCGAGACCGTTAGCGCCCGTTTTAAACAGACTGAGTGCTATTTTGCTATTAGCATCCAGTCCTACAATGCCGTTGGCGATGTTAATCGTGTTGAGCCGAAGTAGGTTGAGGTTATCCGAAGCAGCTACCGCGGTGATGGCACCAGTACCACCGAGCACCACCGGCACGACGTCATCTACACCGACGTCATTATTGTAGCCGGCAGGGTTAAACATGTAACGAGGCATCTTAAGAACTCCTGTGAAGAAATCTCTCTGTTTCCACACGATGACAAAGTATAACAGACCAAGAGCTCTATGACGAGCTCTTGGTCTGTATCGGGTATATTACGCTTGTTCCAAACCGTGTACGCGTACTGCAACACCGGCCTTGTTCGAATACACCATGATCTTCTCACCAGGCTGGCAGATTAGACACGGGTATTCATAGTTACCGCCGTTGGCATCGAGCGGGATGCCGTAGGCGAGGTATTCACCGGCCGAAGGCGTAGCTGCGGTGGTGATACCGATATTGACGACAGCATCTTCAGCACCGGTGTTAACCGCGCAGATGAACACCGTAGCGAACTGCACACCAGAAGCCGGTACGGTATATGCCGTCACGAAACTGTTGGCGACTGAAAGCTGCTTACCAAGTTTACCATTGGCCATTTCTATATCTCCTTAGATCTGTTCGAGGCCGAAGACACGGATACCGACGTTGCCGCTATCGGCTTTGACGATCAGCTTTTCGTTGGGCGACAGGATCATGTTCGTGCGACGCAGCGAACCACCATTGGCCGCGAGTTGCGTTGCGGTTTCGATATAGTCGACTGCCGTGAGCGAGGCATTGTTGGTGATACCCAGATGCACGGTGGTGGCAGCTGCGCCGACGTTGGTGAGGTTGACCGAGACGTTGGCGAATTGCTTATCTGCCGGCACGGTGTAGACGACGACTTCCACGTTAGCAGAGCTAACTGCTTTGGCTAGCATCGAATTAAGAGCCATTTGAAACTCCTTGTAAACAAAAGAAAGAGGGCATTCCTCAAAAGATGAAGACTATAACAACTATTTCAACATTAGTACCCTGCCAAATACGACGTCAGTGTAGGTGTTGCGACTGGAAGTGTGCGTGTAACAACCGTTAGCGAGGGTGTAACCGCAGGTAGCGTACGTGTGGCAGCAGCTAACGTGGGTGTGCTTGCAATTAGAGTCGGGATACTCCAGCTCAACGACGCCATGTCAGTACCGGTCAACGGACCTTCCACTACTGCTCCAGTAGTCGCTATAGCCACAATAAAGGCATCGTTGACGCCAGCAGTTTGAGAATTCTGTTCCCCAACTGCATAGATGGCGGTGCCGTCTGGCGATGCTACAACACCTTGGAAGCGATCGTAATTTCCACTACCGCCGATCGAGCGCTGCCACACTAGGTTACCTGCTGTATCCCAGCATGCAATATATGCATCATTAGCACCGTATGTTTGGAACTGCTGATACCCTACTGCATAGATCGCGGTACCATCAGGCGATATGGCAACCCCCTCAAAACTATCATTATTGCTATCACCCACCGAGCGCTGCCACACGAGACTACCATCAGCACCCCAGCGTGTGATATAGGCATGATCGTCATCAGCGACAGCATCGGAAGCTTGATATCCTACTGCATAGATGGCAGTACCATCAGGCGCTATCACCACATTCTGGAAGTAATCACCCTGACTACCGCCTACTGAGCGTTGCCACGTCAGGTTACCGACAGCATCCCAACGCGTGATGTAAGCATCGTAACCACCAGTTGATTGAGACTGCTGGGCTCCTACCGCATAGATAGTAGTGCCGTCTGGCGATACTGCCACCCCATTGAAACAGTCATCACTAGCACCACCTATTGAGCGTTGCCAGACCAATGTACCATCAGCATTCCAGCGCGTAATGTAAGCGTCATTCATGCCGTAAGTCACCGAACTTTGCTGCCCTACTGCGTAAACAGACGTTCCGTTGGGTGAGACGATAACTGCCTGGAAGCGATCATCCATATTACCACCTATCGTACGTTGCCACATAAGAGTACCTGAGGCATTCCAGCACGTGATGTAAGCATCAAAGCTACCGACTGCCTGAGATATCTGGTAACCCACCGCATAGATCGCAGAGCCATCTGGTGATACCGCCACGCCTTTGAAATAATCGCTACTATTACCGCCAATCGAGCGTTGCCATACTAGAACACCGTTAGCGTCCCAGCGCGTAATATACGCATCATAACCGCCGGCAGATTGAGAGTATTGGTATCCGACCGCATATATAGCTGTACCATCGGACGACATGGCAACTTCTTGGAAGCCTTCGGTGTTAGCACCACCTATGCGCGCTACCCATCCTTCAAACTCAGGTTCAGAGATGATAGAATCATTACCAGTACCTGTGGTGTGTGTTATGTCGATGGGCTCACCTACCAAGAATAGACGCGCGGGCGAGATATATTCCTGATGGGTAAAGTTAGTCGGGTCATTCACGATCGGCGGAATGTCTTCACTATACGTCTGATACAAAACGATCGGAGCACTGGTCGTCAATACCGTACCAGTGAGACCCGCTAGTCGGACTGCGACACGAAATTCCTTATATCGTATCGCATCAGCTACGAGTTTCGCTGTGATCGCAAAACTTCCCTTACCCGTCGTATCGGTCGTAAATGCACCGAACATGTTCTCTAGATCGTCAACATCAAGACTGTCCGATTCTACTGTCCAGTATAGTGTTTTAGCATAAGGAACACCGATGCTATCGTAGCTGAACGTCAGAGTCTGGCCACCTTCGATAAGTAACGAACCAGGTGCTACACCGAAGACTTTTTCGATATAGGCATGATCGAGTAAGTTGATGATCTGGCGCAGTGTGGCATATTTGTTGACCGCCTGACGATTGAGGATATCGTACTCGCTCGCCATCGCATAGTTCTCAACGTTCCCCAATCCCACCTGTGCTTTGGTGACTTCATGCGGGTTGGCGAGATTGGCTAAATGCTCTAGCTGTGCTACAAGTCCAGTGGTGGCCCGTCCATCAATAGCAGTGATGCGTTCATCGATGTTGGTGAGCTTACTCTGAAGCGTTAGTGGTGTAATAAGGGTATCGAACGACACACCCGTGAGTGTTTCCGGAATAGTCGCTAGGCGCCAGTTTTGTAGATTGCCTAGACCGATTTGTTCTTTGGTGACCTCATGCGGGTTCTCATGGTTAGTGAGATGTCGAACTACGGTAGACGACTGACTACTGCCAATGATAGTGCTGCTGATTTGTGACAGTGCTCCGATCAACTCCTCTTGACCATAGAACTGATCATAGTCCTGATAGTGCGGCATTGGTGGGAAGACATCGGGTTTGTCAGTTACAACATCCCAGACCGTCAGACGCGGGTTATAGACCTTCTCAGCTAGGTGCTGTAGCACATGCAACCGATCGACCACCCACTCCCCGCCTAGCGTTTGATACTGAAATGCCAATATCCCGTTGGTGTCGAGGTTGTTGAGGGTCACTGCCCCATAGATCAGCTTACCGACAGAACGGATACCAGCCACATAGGGTAACGCAAAACTATAGTCGACATTCTCAGCTAGTTCGCGCTGCGTACCATTGAGGATATAGAGCAGCTTAAATCTATCCGTATAAAACGGTGCAAAATTAGGTACGATGAAATAATAATCACGGTAGTTAGACTCCGATACCGTGTGTAGTTCGGATGTGATCAAATTGCTTGCTGCGACCCCTGAGGTATCCAAGGGGTAAGTTATGTTAGCCATAAAAAGCCCTCAAGCTTGCCGAATCTTCTGGAATTCGATTCAAATGTCCCAACTGATTAGAAAGGCTTGGCTATGTATACTTATGTAAGATCCGTGATACTGGAAAGATCACTCGGGGCACAATGGAAAGATGCCCAACTAGCTGATACTTCGGTATATAGCATTTTCAACATGTTCAGTCGCACGGTGCACGTGGTCACGCATCCCGACTATGCTTTTGAGCTATATATCGATTTCAATGCGCTTAAAACCCAACACAGCGGTTACAACAAAACACTAGCAGAATGGTTCGTCGAGATCGATAACTTGACTCTACCTAGGCTAGAGACTCTCCCTAGCACGCGCATCCGATACATCTCGTACAGTGACGCGCATCAGGCTGGTTATAAAATTAGTGTTGAAACAGCAGGGGAATTCACACCGGATAATTTCCCGCGCGAGATGTCGCCCGATGCTAAACTCATTCGACCGCGCACCGACACCGATGTCACACGACTACATAACCGAGCTTTGGTAACAGTCAATGGCTATCTACACTTAACCGATACGGATAACGAGCATCTATGGGTACTGGATGCCGCAAAGAGCATGCGTCACGCCAACATGAACCATCTGGGTATCATTAGCTTCGATCGCGTCTGCAGTCTCAAGAAACTCCCGATCACGTCAGACATGATTTATCCGGAAGTACCTGATCGGCCATTACGAGAGCATCTTAGCATTGTGCTAGATGAAGATATCGGTAATCGTTCGGTGCTAGTATCGGTCGGCGGGTACCTACAGCTAATCGAACCGGGTGTGTGCTGGCAAAGTGGTGAACGAGCCATCACTATCTGTATCGATCGTCTACCGCACCGAGAGCGGTATCAGGAAAGCCGACAGTATTTAAATCTTGCATCGCTAGAGCTTACTCTCGACCCTAACAACCCGAGTGTGGTGATCAGCAATGAACTCTATAGTGATGCGGTACTGAAACGTTATCTGCAGCTACGTCAAAGTTTTGTCGTGTTGCTAGATATCCCTAATCTCTTCTACCGCAAGATCCACATCCGTCATAGCTCCCTACCAGGGATGTACGTCTCGCATCAAGACCCTACCTATCCACAGATCACTGGTTACGGTAAGATCTCAGAATACTGGAAGGTCTATGAAGATGACCAATGGGCTGTCAATATAGTCGACGGCATTCAAAACAACTACGTAAGTAGCTATCGCCCGATGCATGATTTGGAAATACTTAACGATCATCGCTTACCCGGTAGAAGCTATCGTCACAGTACCGGTTATCTACTAGAAATGGGCGGTTACTGACCAACTACACAGCTACCCGGCCTAGTGGACCGGGTAGCTGTGTTCGTACCATCATCAAGAATATTTCAACTTGCCCTTCACCTCGATATCACCCACCACCATTTTACCACTGACAGTCATCCCGCCTCCAACTGACAGCGCGCCCCCTATACTCAGATTACCGGTTACAACAACTTCAGGAGCATCGAGTGTAATGAGCTTAGATTTAAGAGTGATCTTTTCTAATGTCTCAACTTCTATCGCCATCTCTGGCGACACTAGCTTAACGAGATTACCCAAGTTATCTTTGACCAGAATCGAACCACCTTGAGTATCGATAATGATGTCGTATGCTGCTTTCTCGCCGTCATTATCGACCGTCTTTAGATGGATGACCTTATCTCTGGTCGATATCTTTACCGTGTAACTGGTATCTTCATTCCACGGATCTAACGGTTCAGTCTTATTACCATAGGCATGGATGACGTGTTCCAAACGTCTGATATGGGGTTCGTGAAATATCGTGTCCCAATAGTAGGTCTCACTATCAGCAAAACGGTACAGTAGAACTGTTTCATTTTTGATGACGTCAGGTGCCGTAATGCGATTACTCTGACTCAACGGCAACCATCGAGCAGTAATCCATGCCCGGCCTTCTACTTTGGATTGACGTGTTACTCCTTGAGCATCGGGTAGAGATACATCGTAAGTAGGCTTATAACGTATCAGTGGCATCTCTAGATTAGCAATATCCTCAATCGGTGTTACTGTAATATCCCAGCTACCGCTGAATTTATCCTCTAACACTATGCCTAAAGAGTAGAACTTAAATTTACTCTGACGATCGGCTAGCACTTTCTATATCCCCTATTAACTTACAGTGATTACTTTATTTACCGCACTACCAGCAGGCACTACAACGTTATCGGCATTGATAACAACGATGTCGGCGTTTTTGAGGCTGCCGTAAGAGTGCTCGTGGTGCGACACCATGAAGATTTGGCTGTAGTTACTTTGAGCGATCATTTTACTGATCGTATCGAAAGCCTTGGCACGGTGCGTGCTGTCCATGCTTTTACCAAACTCATCCATATAAATCGGTGAATGATCCAACCCCAGATAACTCATCGACACGATTCTGAAAGCCAGATCGATGACTTCACGCATCCCAGAGCTACATTTACCGATATCTGGAATCACGGTTTGGTGATTGACGTGCACTTCAAAACGGTAGTCAAGATCCACCCCGTCGTCAGATAAATCCAGCGGTAGAAGCTCAAAAGGATAAAGCCAGATCTGCCGAATGATGCGATTGATTTTCTCCACGAAGCTATTGATAAACCCCGATAGCGATTTGGCAATCAGGCCGTCTTTAGGTGAGAGCTCGGCTACCATAGCGGTCAGAGCATGTTGACGCACCGATAGCTGTTCGATGTTCTTACGAATGTTCTCTACCACTGCAGCTTGGCTATTGGTGATACTCAGTTGCTGCTGCTTCTCATTGAGAGATAGTTGGGCATGACGGATAAGATCAGCGTAGATCGATTGACGCAGACTGTTGAGTTCTCCGTGGTAAGACTGTTGATGCTGACCTAGGGCTTTTTCTAGCGCCGTAGCGTATTTTTGCACGATATCGTAGAACGTCGTAAACGTCTGGTATATCTGTAGCTGTGCGCGTTGTTGGCGGATATTGTACTGGCTCGCGATGAGTTGTTCGTCTAGTAGTTGTGATTGACTCTTGAGTTTTTGAATATCGAGTACCTGGTTCGAGGACCGTAGCGTTACGAGTTTTTCTAGATCTTTGAGATGCTCGTTATGCTTTTTCATCTCCAGTAGTACCGGTACGTCGTATTTGGCTTTTTCCAACACCGCGATTACTTCAGCTGGGTTATGGATGACGATCTCACCCGTATCGATATGACGCCACACGGCAGCTAGAATCGGCATCTGGTCGCGAGTTTTGACATAGATGCGATAGCGAGTGAAATACTCTTCGATTGCAGCGGCTTTAGTCTCGGCAGCCTCAATGCGTTTTTTCACCTCGTTAATACCGGTTACAACGACTGCGAGTTGTTGCTCGCCAGCATGGTATTGTTTATCGTCGTAACCTGGCACCCATGCATGACGACATTCAGGACAATTGATCTGGTTGTGTGATTTCAGATGTGCTAGGCGCGTGATGACTCCGGATAACTGAGCGTGCTTGGTCTCTTCAATCACAAGTACACGGCGATCGACGCTAAGCTGTTCTTTGAGCTCTTCGTAACGTGCTTACTAAAGAGTCGTTCGGTATTAGCCGGCAGATCTTTGAGCGCGTCATAAAGGCTATCATACGCCAGTTCGATAGCAGCACCGATCGTTACCGGGTCTTCTTGGACATTAAGATAGACGAGACGCTCGGTCAGATGATGAATCTGCTGACGTAGCGATGAAATCTGCTGATCGAGATTCTCTAGTTCGGTAGTAGAGACCTTTTCGACGTTACCGATCAAGGATTGGAGCTCTTCCAAGCGTTCGATGGTTTGCTTATAACGGTCTTGCTCGATCGCGATCTGATGTTCAGTGCGACTGATTAACTCAGGCAGCTTGATTGGCGAAGGGATGTGGTGCGTGTATTCCAGACTTCGTAGCGCGGTCTTTAAGCCGTAGAGATCAACACTGAGTTGTTCATTGACTTGCTGTGTCGTTAACGGCGCGGTATTGTTATACGCAGCTTTGAGTTCCAGTAGTTGGTCGATAAAAGTTTTTGTCTCCGTCACTTCTTTTTTCAAAGCTTCGACAGCTATTTCATCGAGCAGCTTAGCCGATTCGGTAACGAGTAAGCTTTGCTGAAACTTCAGTGCTCCATCCGCATCACGTAGCTTTGTACGTAGATCCTGATACAGAGCTAGCGCGAAGTTAAAGTTGATGTTCGAGAGCCGCGTAAACCATTCACGCCGTGTTGCAACACTCATCGTCGAGAAAGCTGTCAGTCCCACCATAATGTCATGAACATCAGGAGTGATGTTAAAGTGACTGGCGACCAGCTCTTTTTGTACTTGCGCAGTCCCTCCTGAATTAAGCTCTTCTCCGTCTACAACAAAGCTATGCTTGGCACCACTACCGAAAGCACTGGTGAGACGATACTGACGGCCACCTTGTTCGATAGTAACGATCTTATAACCGCCGGGTTTAAAATCAGCACTCACAGCCGGCAGCGGCGAGAGTTCACGCATCAGTGACGATTTACCGCAGCCATTAGTGCCTAGGATCAGCTGAATTTTATGTTCTGGCGTGTATTTGAAAACGTCATATTGAGTCAGAGCAAATCGTCTATAACCAGCTAGTTCAATAGCGATAATACGCATCACGACACCTCTTATATTAAAGATTCCTAGTCACACTATGTTTCACGGCTTCGATTTTTACCCCACGCACCACCCACCATTACGGCAGGCGATGGGTGGAGTGAGGTAACGTTAAAGCCAAATCGGTCGATCTTGCCAGTCACGTGTAGCTACTGCTACACCGCCTTGCATAATGCCGTAGAGATAATAGTCGATAGCCGTAGTAGCTATGATAGGTTGATAAGGAGAAGGATCACCGGCGTCGATATAACCGTTGATACCCGGTGAAACACTGTTGAATGAAGATAGAACGAAACCATTACCGGCATGATAACTTGCCAGCAGTGCCCCTTCTAGCCGACCTAGCAAGGAACGCAGATGACGATTTTCTTCTTCAAGCACCGCATTGTGTGCGCGATCGCTGTAAATGAATACTTTAAGATTACTGCGATTGACAAGATTGGTCTCATGCAGTTCATCGGAAACAAGACGACTACTACCGACGCTGAGCATTTTAAGCTCTGGCACTACACCGAGCATGTTTTGCGTAAGACTAGAAATCTGGGTCTGCAGCGTCGAAAGATCCGTATCGGCAGGTAATAGCGGAAGTCCGATACCTAGCATGTACTGCTGGTAAAGTACTCCTCCGGCCGACGGGAACTCCGTAATATAGCTAGTTGGCACATATTTCCAAATCCCGTCACTGCTTTGTAACGAGACGATGTAAACACCTGCAGCTAGATCACGCGCATAATCTTCACCGGTTAGACCAATGGCGAGATAAATCGTATTAAGAGGATCAGATTGCTGAGCGATGAGTTCATTGAAAGAACGAATGGTGTGACAGGTATAAACCGTCTGTGGGGCCAGGTATGCGTCCAAGGGCGGTTTTAACGTCCACAACCCACTCATCCCTACTGACGGGATAAACTGATCCATTACAAGCCCCCTAGCGTCGTTTTAGGCACTATGACGAAGTTGATGTTGTCGATGATACGCGATAGATAAATTTTATTCGACCGTCGGATGCGTTTCATCGTTTTCGGAATGAAACTATAGCGCGTCATCTTCTCAGCCACCAGCAACATCTCTTCGAGCTTATAGACGAGCTCTTGAGTTTTGATAGTCATGCGATTAAAGTCTAGCGACACACTTGGAATTGGCATGTAATCAGCATAGAGGTCACTGAATACTTTGCGTCCGTCAATATTAAACTGACCGTTGATGATTTCCAACATTAGCGATTTATATGCACACGGCACTAGACAGATATTTTGTCGGGTGTGGATGGTGGTGTAAAAATCGATATGTTGTAGCGCAAAGCTAATCGCTTCATTAGGTTCAATCAAAGAACTGTAGAGACCGGTTTGCGTGAGCATATTCGGTGCAGCGATTTTGTCCCAGCGTGGCAGGACGATGAATTCGGTGCGTTTGAATATTTCAGGATAAATCGCTTCCCATTGACTACGAGTGTGGCTGGTATGCTGAAGGATATAGTCGATGATTGCGTCTTTGATACTATCGATGTTATCACCAGCATCACCGTAGATCAGAATCGGCCATAGGGTTTCGATTCGGCGTGTAGGGTTGGTCGGATCGATACGATCAAAACGATAGACTCGCGTATAGGTTTCAGGACGTGATTGTTTGGCATCTTCAGCACGCCGCATCAGTAGATCGACCGGCTCTTCAACAATCAGATTGGCAACGGTATTAAACGGATAAAGAAGCGCGTCGATGTGAGGCAGTGGTGGCACAACAATGATATTGTAACCGTCGTATTGCTGGCGAAATGCTTCATCACATAACCAGATATAGAATTGATTACCGGTGGCGGCTTCGACGTATGAGATCCATTGCGGCAGACTTTTACCGTTTTGCGTCATGACATCACCTACTTCGAGCTGGGCGATCTGGTTCGGTAGCTCAGTGTAGAGATAGACACGTAAGTTGTCATGCGAATAAGGCGGTAGGCGCGAGCCATAATAAGCCATCAACGCCTGCATCACTCGCATCGTAAAAGTCACACTGGCTGCAGGCAGCACCTGCTCAGCACCTTGTTCATCAGCACAGAGAAAAGTTATCAGGTCATAATTTGGATAATCTTTGTTTTGATAAAAACCTTTCTCGAACGAATAGGTGTATCCTAATGCCGATAACTCCCCGATCACTGATGTATGTCCGGGGACGTTAGACAATAGCGAATGTACGTTTATAAAACCTTTAACAATCATCGCGGTACTCCCTTCCTAAATCTAAATGCCGTGAGGCTCCACATAATACCAACTACGTAACACTCTAGGAGCATGTATGAATTTCCAAATATTTTTAATCATATTTAGCTTCATGCGTGAGCTATTCTTTGATAAGAAAGAAGAAGCCGATTTTAAAAGTAAGCATTTTAAGCCCAAGCGCTGGATTGCTTTCTTCTTCACAGTGATAACTTTTAGTGCCAGTATTTTCATGAGCATGCGTCTTGTACAACTAGCTAAAGACTATACTGCCCTCAAAGCGAGTGTCAGCGATTGTGTTGTCAGTGAGGTAAAAAAGCCGGTACTAGTAACATCGGATGACTCAAGCCCTAAGGTAAAAATAAAATGACTAATCGTATTGTTATCTACATCGACGGCTCCTCTCGTCCGAACCCTGGTAAATCAGGGTGGGGAGCTCACGGTTATAAATACTGTAAACCTTCAGTTAACCCACGCCGGCTCGATGACTACTACATCACCAGCGTGGGTTACTTGGATAAGCAACAATACGCCAAGCACCAAGAATGCGTTGAACCGACGGAATTCTATGATTTTTGTGTCTTCGAGGATCAGTGCGAGACCAACAATGCGGCTGAACTATTCGCTCTTTATCGCACGCTCGATTATTTCAAAAGCCATGAGCTAGAGCAGATCACTATCTATACCGATAGCGAATATGTCAGAAAAGGGTTAACCGAATACACTACCGTATGGATTAAGAACAATTGGCGACGCGCTGATGGTCGCGAGATTCTCCATAGCTCGATATGGAAAGAGATTCTAGCCCATAAAGCTGCCTATGAAGCACGCGGCATCGTCGTCAACCTTGAATGGGTCAAAGGTCATGCAGGAACCTATGGAAATATTTTAGCAGATCGTTTGGCATCTATCGCAGCACTTAAAGGTTACAGCCAGTTAGAATATAGTGATTATGGACTGAGTCCGGCAGCGGGCTATGGTAAGGCTACGGTAGAGCGTCACCCATTCATCTGCTTTAAGCGACTGTATTTTAGCAGCTCTAGCGAAATCAGTGATGTCGGTAGGTACTTTATCGCTGAGCCCGGTGATGACTCCGACATCGGGCGTCGGATGAGTGAAGCTACGTATTCAGTTATCGCCAGCCAGATCAGTGATCCGGTACTGGAAGCGATCAAAGAAAAACAGCGTAGCGTCTCACGCGATCTTACTCGTACTGTCATGGTAAGACTCGATCGTGCTTACGATAAAGATATCTATCCATACATCAGCCGGTATGGTAGTGATTGTCTCATCTCAACGGGTGACTATCGTGCTAATCTTAATTTTATCGATAGTCGTAACGTCACCTCTGAGATGGTGCCAGCGGGCTTGTCGCTGAAGGCGATGGAGACATTTGCATTACTAGAGACACTATTGTGTCAGTATAGCCAGCAACAACTCTCTAGTGAATATCAAACCATCGACATCACTGATAGGTTTTATGATGTCACCGGCAGCAAAAGAGCTCTAAAGCCGGAATTTATCGTTGGCTTCAAAGATTTATCGCTGGCAGTTGAAATTCAACACAATGGCCAGACGCGCAGCATCTCAGTACCCTTATCACTCGGTGGTGACTTACTACCACGTAACAATCTCAAACGTATTGAAACCATGCAGCCTCAGATCACACTGTTGATTTGGGAAGAATCTTACAATGTTTACCGGTACGCCTGCGCGATTCAGGTTGAAGATGCATTGGGTATCTGGTCTAACTATTATTCGAACCGCATTTTGTTGGTTTAAATACTTGATCGTGAGGTAGTGACGGCAGAGATCGATAATGGTCTCTATGGGGTTGTTCAACTTAACATGCAGTAGAATATCTGGCTGTATGTAGCTCTGGAGTGTCGCGATGTCTAACATTTGGTTACGCCGAATGGTAGCACAAAAGTGTTCAACAATGTCTTGGCCACGCGCGAGGTGGCATCGGTTCTTATCCGATTTTCTTCCTACGCGAATCAAAAGACTGGTGTTTATCTCTTCAGTTTACGGTTACCTGAAAAACGATGAGGTGGTGAGCGATGAGGTTCTGAAAAAACTAAATGTCGTATTGAGTCTGTCCAAAGATGATCAAGCCATCAAATTGCCACTGGTGATTAAAGACATCGTATGGAAAGATTTGAGCCAGTCCTATTTTCTTGATAGTGTGCCGGTGGGGTATGAAGTCATGCAATCGCGTGAATACATCGGTGCTCTGATTAAAAGAAATCGTCTTGATGAGGCTATCACTACGCTGATAGATTGCGCGCCATGTTGGACTCTTTACGGGAGTAAAACCGATATTAGTTTTGATCTCAAAGTACTTATCAGAAATTTCGCGTGACTTGAGTCCTTCCCTGCCGTCCGTAGTGGAGGCAGGGAAGGACTCTGTATGGACTAGGCTTTGACAATATGTTCGAGCAGATCATTGTAACACTTCAGAAACACTGTCGTGTCATAATAGAGCATGCTCACCAGTTCAACATAACGCGCCGTTTCATACAACCCGGCACTAACTGTCTTGGCTACAGCTGGCGTGATCGCTTTGACATCGGTGTCATTAAGCTGAGCTACTAGCATCGTCACGAGATCAGTGGTTTCTTGCGTCTGAGATTTAATCTCATTCAGTCGGTAACGAGCGATTGATTTACCGATAGTCGCAACATGTTCACGCATCGTATTGATGTCAGCAAAGCGATATAGAACATTACGAATTGCCTGTTTAGCTACCCCATTTTCCTCTGGGAAAAATAGCTGCAGATCACGCAAAATAGTTTCACGCTCTTGACCAGCTTCATGATACATGCGACTGACATCTTTGGTCGAGGTGTGTTGCTCGCGATTGGTTACGAGCACTGAGAGATAGCTATTGATATGTGCTAGCAATAGCACGATGCGATCATGCGCGATATTGAGCGAACGAGCTAGCGAAACTGCATAGTCGAGATAATGTCCAGAAAAATTCTCCGGTACACTGACGAGCGCTTCACCGTAGATGAGAAAATCTAGATGCTGTGCCTTGTAGTGAGCGCGCGGGGTAAATTTAAAAATTTCATTACAGTGCGAGGGTTGCTGCGTGTCGCCGAACAGATTTTTCAGACTGCCGAGCTCAGCGATAAAACTCGGTAGCGACTGACTGAGCATTTTTTTCATATCAGCCAAAAAACCGGCTTCTAGGGCAATACGTTCAACGTGACGTAGGGTGCTACGATTGGCAGCCAGTAAAGAGGGATGCATGAGGGGTCTCCTGAAAATTACGCACTCAAAAGATATGCCTAACACTACTGCGCTGGGATCGGAATAGAAATGGTTATGATGACATATATAATACATGAAGTACCACCATATCCTTTTGGAGACCGTGATGATCAATAAAAATTGCATGCGTATCGTATTCGACAGTGAAAGACTGCATCTGTTGCGAGCTGAAGTTGTGGGATGTTTTTTCAAATATCTGAATCTCCCTATGGATGTTATCGTATTCGGCTATGTTGATAACTCTTATGAGCGCATCGAGCTAGGTACAATTAGTGATGTAGGGATGCAGATCCGCATCGCTTCAATCGATGATGCTCGCTGCGAGCTCCTTGTAACTAGTAACGAAGAGCTTTATTGTTTCGTACGCCTACTGCGTAAACATACTGGCGCATGGATCGATGCTCTAGATGAATTCACGCTATCACACCGGGCGTAAATTGCCATAACAGACCCTGTCATACTAAAAAACGGGGTCTTTTTTTCCAGACATGCATCATGTTCTGGCTAAAAGTAACAACATCCAAGGGAGTTTTTAATGTTGCGCCCAGAATTCAAAGAATCACAGAACGTTAAGATCATGGTCAACATCGGGGCATTGCTCGATATCCCGACTGGTTATTATCTGAAAGGTCGCCACGGCGAGTCTATTCTCAATGGCGGTCTAGGTATGCTCACCGGCGTGACGGGACTCGGTAATAACTTCAAATCTACGCTCATGCATTACATGATGCTCTCGGCAGCAGCGAAGGTCACTGAAGTCACCGACACCTACATGAATACCTACGACACCGAGATCAACATTCACGAAAACCGCCTGTTGGCTTTTTCGAAAACTTTCGATGTTTTCAAAGAACGTAACATCATCGCCGAACATATGTGGTCGATTACTGATAAGGCGGTGTATTACGGCAATGAATGGTACGAGGTACTGAAGTCCTATCTCAAGGAGAAAAAGAAAGCTGGTGAGAAGCTAGAACGGGAAACGCCATTCTTGATGCGAGATGGGAAAGCGCTTTTACGCACTACGGTGCCTACGTTCGGCGAGATCGATAGTTTTACGGAGTTTGACACGGAAGACATTGCACGTATTCAAGACGAGAATGAACTCGGTGATTCGGGCGGCAACACTATTCACATGCGTCAAGGGCTAGCTAAGCTACGCATGCTAATGGAGCTACCGACACTATGTGGTGCGGTTAATCACTTCATGCTACTCTCGGCGCACTTCGGTAAAGATCTCGCGATTCAAGCCGGTCCATATGCGGCCCCGCCGTCGAAAAAACTCCAGCACCTTAAAGTCGGTGATAAAATCAAAGGGGTTACGGATAAGTTTCACTTTCTCACCAACAACTTCTGGCAGGTGTATAACGCTTCGCCGCTACTGAACGACACGAGCAAAGGTCCGGAGTATCCGGTTAATTCCGGTGACCCGCAGCCAGGCAACATGGATCTGAACGTTGTCACAGTGAAGCTCTTACGCAGTAAATCCGGCCCGTCGGGCGCGACTTTCGAAATCGTCGTCTCGCAGTCCGAAGGAGTGCTGCCGAGCCTCACTGAGTTTCACTACATCAAGTCGCAGAAGCGTTATGGTTTGGAGGGCAGTTTGCAAAACTTCCATCTCGACCTCTATCCTGATGCTAATCTCACGCGACCGACGATACGCTCAAAGATCAAAGCTGACCGTAGACTACAGCGAGCACTGAACATCACTGCTGAGCTCTGCCAAATCACCAACGTGTGGCGTCATCTGGAATCCGATATTGTATGTACGCCCAAAGAGCTTTATGAGGACTTGAAGAAACTCGGCTACGACTGGGATATATTGTTGACTACGCGAGGGTATTGGACGTTTGATAACGATAAACACCCGGTGCCGTATCTGTCGACAATGGACATGCTTAACATGCGGATCGGTAAGTATTTCCCGTACTGGATGAACGAAGACAAAACCATCAAACCCGGTTATTTCTAACCACCCAGGACAGCCTTCTCCCTACCCGGAGGCTGTCTCTTTTTTTTGAGGCTTTTTAAAAATGACGACTACCGCTCAACCTGAATACATTAGCCAATATCTGGCACCGTTGCAAGAGAACGAAATCGACCTGGTAGCTAAAGTGCGTGAGATCTTGCACTCTCATGGCCTGCATGCACAAGTGACTGCAGCTTATGATAACCATCACCACATTCGCGAAGCCCAAGGTAAAAACGAGATTGTGCAGCGCTACTGGCTGAATCGTTACTGGAATCTACAGCTACTATCGTGCTCGCAGCCCTCGATGGAACAACGCTACTGTCTGATCCCGAACGGCAGCACTGCTGATTGGGTACGTCTGTTCAAAGCCAGCATTGCTCCGTTTTGCATGACGCACAGTCTGCCGCGGGTGTTGTAATGGCAGGGAATCGCAAACAGGCGCAAGCGTATATACTCAAGTATATCGATCGACTAGCGCCAGGTGGACATAATCTCAAGCTCTATCAGGATTTGTTCGCGGCCATGAACGATGCCGAGTTCGATCGCTATATGCAAGATCTCAAGAGCGGACGCAAGTTCTTGAGTATTGTGGCGCCTAACTTCGGGACGACGAAGATCTCGGTGCAAAACAACCTCGCGATCGCCGACGAGATCGGGCATGATTTTTTCCAGCGGCTGTGGATTGGTCCGACCGACAAACAACCCGCGTATCTGACGCCGGTCAAATATCTCGTCATCGATCTGCCGCTACGACGTCAGTCCCAGCATTTGATCAAAAAGCGCAGCATCCCGGATAATAACCGCGTCGTCGATCAGCTCACTGCCCAACCTACCGGTCCTTCCAAAGGAGCTAAGATCTCGTACCCGGAACTACAGATCTTGGCGGCTATGAACATGGATGAGTCTTTAACTGAGATGATCAAATTCCGCGGTGGTGATAAAGGCGGGTATAATGCAATGAATGCGATGATGCTACGCTACGGTACGGCAAGTCTCAAAACCCTTAACCAATATGCTACCGGTGTAGAGTCCACGAAGACCTTGAAAGTTTTCCTCACGGCAGCCCATCTACAGAACAACCTGTGACAATGGACATAGATTACTCGGCACTATACATCGAACTTGACTGCCTGCTCGATACACGCATCTCGACACTGTTGTTAAGCTTCGGTCCTGAGGCAGTAAAAACCACACTAGCGCAAGGCTATCATACCCGTTGGGTTGATAAGTTTCCTAATATCAGTTACGATGATTTTCAAGCTGCTTACGCACAACGCGATAAACGCACCATACAGCAAGCGATCAAGACGCCTTTGACCAAGCTCATTCAGGAGTTTGTTTTAGGTACCAATGCCAACACTGCCAATACACCGTTTCACCATAACCCTAAGATCATTATCAATATCCATCCCTATAAACTTACTCAAAATGAGATTCGAGTAGTGCGTGACGTGGTGGTGGCGCTAACCAAAGGTCAAGCTGACATTGAGATGGTGTCATTGAGTCTGGAAGAGATCACCCCGCGTTACGTCAATAATGAAATCTCACTGCTGGTAATGTACGATTACCATCTGTGGCTCGAAACACATAGTGCCAATGATAATTTCAAAAAAGCCGCTTGTCCGCAGATCGGTTTATTTGCTCCGATGATGTTCAAAAAATATCCGGTTACTACCGAAGATAAAAAAATCATCCAATCGCTCGACACACCCGTGTTTGATCATATCGCTCGCACTATCAGCCCATTCATCAGGGCTGTATTTTTGCCTGCTGAGAATTTCAGTCTGGCTGTCAATCCGTACAAGAAACCCTGACACCGGAATACACCGGTGTCAGGATTCTGTCAGCCCATTCTGTTCATGAATTCTTCATAGGAGCCAGTTTCAACGCCGATATCGGTCTCCCCTTCGACAGGATTATCGCGTGCGATTGTGGTGTCGATGCGCGGTGTAGTACCCGGCACAGCTGGATTGGTCGATATGCGCAGCATCACGTTAGCGACCATGTCCTGCATCGCCGCTTGGTTCTTGTTAGCGGTCTCATCTAGCTTCAACCGTGCTTTACCAAGAATCGTGCGATCCATACCGTCCATCGCTTTAACTAAAAATTCTCTATCTTCTTTATCCCCTGGAATACGACCATTTTGGAAGAGTTGATCGACGATTTGTTCTCGCACCATCAACGTTTTATTGAGCATCCTTTGTTCATCAGGATCGAGCGCCATCTTGAAAAATCTCCGGTTGTGTTTGAAAAAGTCTTAATCTCATATATAGTACGTGGTCACATCGCTGTGAGGTTTTATATGTTTGGGTGGTTTAAAAAATCAAAACCTGTTCCAGATCCATGGGATGTAGCTATTCGCGATCTCGATAGTATGGACATGTTTGTTTTTCTCGGTGTCTATCGTTCGATCTATAGTGTAGAAACCTTGTCGGTAGTCTACCCGACTATTGTTGAATACACTCAGGCGTTGAAAAAGATTAATCACTATTTTGCCAGTGAACGCGTACTACCTGCATCAGAATACGTTCTAGAGCCTACTATAGCCGCTGTAAGCGATTTTTTCACTGACGGTCATGGTAACTATATCCAACCCAGAAAAGCAGCAGAGGAGTGGTCTAATCAAGTCAAGGAGTTTATCTCTCATATTCGGAAAGTGAATGATTCTTCCATCCACATTCGCAATAAGAACGTTACGAGCCGTCTGGCCGGTAACATTATCAACACCATCTCTTCATTGAATAACCTTGCTAACATCACGGATAATTTTATTGTGTGAGGTGTATCCGATGACGAGGTGATATTAGAAAAGGACTTGTCATGTCTAAAGACACACGACCGTTCGACGATATCATCACGACAGGCACTAGCGATAGTGTGCTAGCTTCCCTTTATCGATCGATTTTGCATGACCTACAGATTAAACTGTATCGTTTCGATCAACTACTGGTGAACTACGTAGCTGTCATGCACCGGTCAGCTACCAACATTAAAGACCGCACTTCGGTGAAGTCTAATCTCTACAAGGAGTTGCTGAAAAGTAAAATCACCTTCAAAGTGTTCATGAAAGGCTTGCGTGTTTTGAATATCAAGAAATTCGATCTGGTAGTACGCCTGCACCACGCCAATGGCACTATTACTACCCATGAAAAAAGCGTTGTGTTAGAAGAAGACGATACGGAGGTATAGTTTGAATACACGTGATATAATTCTTCGCTCCGATGTGCTAACGGTAGACGAGCTCAAGCGTCTATTGGAGATAGTCAAAAATGCTGTCAACAACCAAGCCGCAGTTTACCTGCAGCCTGAGATCGAACAGCACATCAAAACGTTCCTGGGTGAGATCATTAGCAACACCTGTTTTTATCAGGTGGTGTTAGAGAAACCGATCATGGAACTAGTTGAACGTATCGCTAGCGATCGAGACATTTGTGAATTTGTATTATCGATCACTACTCTCGTCAGTCAGTGGATGGCTAGCGAAGATTTTCAGCACGCTCGCGTTATCAAGACCATCGCCAACAGCCTTGAATACAGCCAGTCGAATTATGGTGAGCTTACGCTGTTGCCGCAACAGATTCAAGATTCTATCCGGTTGGAGTCTGGCTGGGTAGATAGCTTGTTAGAACAAAACCTATGGTTAGTCGTTTTGTATTTGTACAATCTTGCCTCTAAGGAATAATCACTATGAACTTCACGCCGAAGCCCGAAACCCTGCTGTCGAAAAAACTCGCCGGTATCCGCAACAGTGTCCGTAGCACGGGGCGCTCTGATCGCAACCAAGATCGCTCCTATCGCGATCCGAAACCTTCGCCGATGTCCTGGATTCAAGACGGTATCGACCATATCAACATCTGGGAATATGGTGCAACCGAAATTGGTAAAGTGCTAGCACATAACACTACGCTGCCTTTCCACCATCACATCTTCGGCAATTTTAACTGCATGGAAGCGTTCTGGCACTACATCTCCAGTGTCGAACACGATGACCGCATCCGCACCATGCGCGGGCGTTCACTCTATGAATTCTCGAAGAAGCTCACGAAGCTACAGGTGCCGAACTTTTGCGCGATCATCATCGACGCTAACTGGCAAAAGATCAAACGCTATCCTGAAATTCAGGAAGCTCTGATCGAGAGCACGCTGCCCTTTGACTGCTACTATACGCAGCGCAAGGCAGCCGGTATTCGTATCCGTACGCCTTACGCATCGTGGTTGATTGATGGCTTCGAAGAGATCCGTCGTGCACTCAAAGAAGAGCGCGAACCGAATCTCACGAAGTTCCGCGATCCTAGCAACGTAACGGAAGACATCTATGCGCAGCTGATGACTCTCATTACTAGCCATCAGACACGAGAGATTCATAAACCCGTGGAAGTAGTCGAGTCTTCCAAGGTCAGCGCTTTGCTGCGACAAAACAACGAAGAGCAAGTTGTCAACGAAACTTGTGTGGTTGAGTAATTTACTCCGGGTGCGAAAGGACTACCTTCCCTAAATGGGGAAGGTAGTTTTTTTTTTCGTTGCATCCAGTGGATAATTAGGAGCTCTCAATATGGCCATACCCAGTAAGCGCTTTGAATTTATCGACGATGAGAACAAGATCGTTATTACAGATTTTAATAACGTTACTTCCAACGCTATATATAACTTCCCTCACGTGGAAGCTGATAGTTTCGAAGAGTTTTTTCGTCAGCTAGCTAATAGGAACGATGATGATGAGGAAGTAGTCCCGGTGATACCACCAGACCCCCCAGTAGACCCCGAGATACTGCCATATATCTCACTTGAGGCATTATATCAGTTCTTTAATATGGAGCTTAACAACTTCCCTGTCGCCTATTTTAGTCCGGTATTCGATGGTAGTGCCTCGCGCGATCGGGTAGCCGAAACAATCGTCAGAGGGTTATTTCCTGTCGGCGGTCTTGACTCAGGCGATCCTGTTGATGAGGCTGAATTCACGGCTAAACACAGCCATAAAATCGAGATTCTCAAATACCTCATTCCTGCATTCCCGTCAGCACCAGTACCTCTCGATCTAAATAGCCCTAATTTGATGCACTACACTATTACCATGAGTAGCCTGCATAGTAATTATAATGCAGAATTTAAAGCTTTTGTTATTAGTAACGGTGAAATCATCACTTACCAGATATTGTTTCATGTGTGGCGACCTATTATTGCTGCTGGTTACAGTTACGGGTTCTATGGCCTATTAAACCACATGCTCACGGAGTTACCGGTAGCTGGTCAGTTGTATGTGGATATATCTTATTACACGCTTAAGGAGTACGGTCACGATTCGTTGACGATGCTCGATATTGCTTCAGCAACGAATATCTCGCTCCTGGGTGCGTTATTTGTCCCATTGGGACCAGAGGTAATGGTTAAATTTACGCTCCCTCCACGGTTAAAACTAGCCGACTATATGGATTATTATGATATGGTCGATAAAGCGATGCAACGACTTAAGATCAAAAACACTTTTTTCGATGAGTCGCCTGACTTTACCCTATTGCAAGCTACTGCCTTAGTGCAAAAAATGGAGTCATTTGGTCAGCAGTCCCAACAGCTTTTACCCGATAGCGCCTACGCTATGCTGCTTTAACACACATGCGTATAAGGGGGGTGGCAGCTAGCCACCCCCCTTATACGCATAATGATTGCTATCTGTTAGGACCCGTAACAACATCGGAACCACGTGAGCCCAGTTCCAATGCATTCATGCCTACTCCTAGTGGTGTATAAGACAATACCCCGGAAGTGGCCGAATCATGAATCGCCGAAGCCCAGTATGCCGATGATGAATATTTACTTGCCTGCGTATACATGCGTGCTGCTTGCAAACGTGCTTTCGGTAGCGGGTAGATCTGGTTGTAGATATCTAAGCCTGCTACTACCGCCATATAGTCCATTAGGATATTATCCTCATCCATCATCGGTAGAGTGTTACCGGCTGCCTGACTGATGAACTCCCAGATCGTACCGGTACCCATCGGCATATGCATGATTGACGATAGATCGACAACGCTAAAAGTCACATCAACTGCCATCGGTTGACCCTTACGGTTAAAGGTCAGATTACTCGTACCGCGTGTGATGCTAAGGGACTCAACCATGCCGAGCTGGATCTGACAGCGACCACGGTCGTAGACCTGACATAAGAATGGTGCACCATAAGTCTGTTTACCGGTAGAACGCGGTAACACCGATGCTAGTAACATGCAAAACGGGATATAGATGTTTTGTAGCTGCGAAAATGGATGCCCGTAGGGAGCTACGAGCTGAATAGTGTAGTTGGCACGCGGTAGGGTGGCAGTAGAGCTTTGCCACGTCTTAGGGATGTCGTAGTAACTACCGGCGAGTAAGGCGTGTAATCCATCGCTAAACCCTAGCGTCAAGCCACTTGCGGCACCTGCGACTATGTCTTTGATGCCAGTTACCCCGGCTTCCAAAGCATTGGCGATCAGACCGTCACCCAAATTACCACCGGCAAATGTAAAACTCATCTGACGCGCAGTACTCGATGACTGGTTGAGCTTTTGTGATAAATCGCTTTCCATCACTGAGTTACTAAAAGACTCTGAAGCCGCGCCGGTACTGTCTACTTTAAATACCGCGAATGCCCCACCTTGTGAGAGCTCAGCATCAAGATAGGTAATGAGTTCTTCAGCCCACGATGGATTGGGGTTACTGCCATCTTCTTGTGTGCCAGCGCGATGTTGTCCGGTGACAGGATCGATTTTTGGTGTTACTGAGGTGAGGGTGCGATCTGAATCATTCGGGATATTGAACCACGACTGCAATTTACTGACTTCAGCGAGGATCGAGATCAGTGTGTGGTTGCCTTCGGGAGTGACGAAAATAGTGGTTTTACCAGTAGCGCCCTCGTTACGCACGTAACCCTCAAATGAACTGGGATCTCCGCTATTGAGCTGTTCATACTCTTTGAGAAACACCTGGTTAGCCATACGCTGTGCTTTGAGTGCTACGGCATAGATATCGACACGTCCTTGTTCATTGAATATTTCAGGAAACCGTGCATGCATGTCATTGATAAAACCAGCATCGAAATTAAACGGATCGCCGATACGTTGTGTACTTTGATCGCCGCCAGGGAACTTGGGCATCAAGCCTCGGTTGATTACAAGTGAGTTGACCAACATGTCGACGGCTGCCCAGTATAGAAACATCGTCGGTTTCATAGTGTAGAACTTACTTGTAGCGCGCGAGAAAAATTTACTGATGATGCGAGCACCGACTACCGCTGTAGTTAAGACCGGAAATGCCACTGCAGTAAACACCGTACCGACGATTTGCCCGGCAGTATAAGCCCAGCCCTTAGCTTGACCAGTGTTGACAAGACTTGCCATACCAGGATTAAAAGCGTTGGTGAAAAATGAGAACAGGGAATTATACTGCGGTACACCGAATCGTAGATATACGGTCTGAGCATTATCATCGATCGCTTCGCTATAGTAACGCCCCATACCGTGATTGCCCGTAGTGGCTCCGACGGTGACATCGGCGCGTCCTGCATAACGTCCTTTGATACGTACATCAGCATACCGGTTAAACTGTGGTCTGGCGTTTACTGCCGTGTTACCACCCATACGGGTATCAGTGAACTTGCGTGCAGCGCTAGACCAGTAACGGTTGGCGATGTCGTCTTGTACGTCAGAGGCGATTTGCTCGTTCTCTTCAGTGTGTGCAAGAGATGAATCTGACATCAAAAATGACATCTTAGCCCAGCTATTGTCAAGGATAGTGAAACTATCGCCAGTTGATGACTGTGTATTCACACCTACTAGTGGACCTGCTGCGGTTTCGATTAGACGAGGATCTGCTGTAACCATTGTAAAATCTCCTATATACTTTCAGAGGATATCCCCACCCCAGACCTTCTTACGAGGGTCTGGGGTGGAGGTTAGAATATTAAATCACTTTACGATTGAGGCTGATCGGTAATTTATCCATCTGCGATGTTTTCAGTCGTGATGCCGGTGCCTGTGATGCTGGGGCAGTTTCACTAGGCATGGCTGATTTTAGCGCGGTAACGATCTCAGCGAATTTCTCGGCACTGATGTTACCCGAAATAGTCGTTAGCACTTGCAGCATCTGTTCTTGCAGGCTTACTGATTTACCCATTAGAGTTTCCACTCCGCTGAGTTGCTTGAGCATATCGGTGGCATTATAACGACTACCGTTATCGATAGGAGTAACATTACTAGCAGTACGTGGTGCAGTAGGTACATTAAATGACGGTTGAGCGGCGGTTACCGCTGCCGGCTGACTACTATTAGCCATCGCTGTACCGATAGCTGCTAGCGGACTACTAGCGCCAGTGGTACTGGTATCTTTGACTGGATTCGCTACCGCGACAGCATCAGAAGAAGCTGATATAGGAGGTAGTCCGCTATCATTAGCCGCAGGAGCACCGATGTTAAACTCATTAGCTTTACTGGTAACCTTACCATCCAGATGAGCTAGTAGTTCTTCGATTGTGCGCGGCTGATTATTGTTATAGAAAATTGGTGTATTGCTACGTGCTGCTTTGGGTAGCAACTCAGCAGCGATAGTGTCTGGACTGGCCGAGAGAAGCTTTTTCGCTCCCGATGGTCCTAGCATATGCGCTGCGTATAGTTCGACTGCCGATGCGTTAGGAGCTACATCGGATATTAAACGGGCATTAGCTTTCATATATTCAGCTGCCATCAGAGCATTAGCAACTGGATCGTTTTTCGACGTATTAGGTCCTAAGCCATATTGCCGACCGTGTTTACCGAGCATGTATTGCCAGGTCTTATCGACAAACTGAAATAGTCCGCCTGCAGAGCTTTGACTGCTGCGTGCAGTAGCTTTGAAGCCTGATTCGATTGCAGCGAACGTTTGCAGTGTAGTAGGATCGACTCCGGCGATCTGAGCGACTTGCTGCACCATGCGTTTGATCGCATCGGGGGATTTATAATTACCCGTAGATAGATCACGAATCGCATCCATCGTACCGGGCTGAGCACCGAAACCAGCTTTACCGGCGACATCATTGATACCGTATTGGCCACGAATGTTAGCACTGGAGCTCACTGTAGCTTCACCTATGCTCACGATCCTGTCATCAACACCCATCGTGCGAGCAGTATTACCAGCCGTGCGTGCTGCGCCACGTGACGAGTTCAACCCACCATTACCGATGTCACGCGCCATACCTGCTGCGGCAGCACCGATGCTGGAAGTAGGCGTACTCATAGCAGGCTTAGCATCATTGGCTGCTGAAGGATACTTACCACCGGCAGCTAACGCTGGAGATGAGGCAGGTTTACCAAATGCATCAGGATCAAAGCCTTTGGTAGTGTAACTAACCTGCTCGGTTTTAGCTGGCGGTGCAACCTTACCTTTGCTGCCTTCCGGTGTCACCCCTTCGCTACTCAGAGCTATTTGAGTACTTGAAGGCGTGGGTTTCGAAGTGCTGCCGCTAGCGAGTATTTGCTGGGCAACTGCATCATTACGTCGATATTTAACCGCACCGGGTTGTGCGCCATATCCTCCACCACCTCGATGCGCTGAAGCGAGTACTAGCTCACTGGCTAGTTGCGGGTTTTGACGAACTGCGGTGAGTTTACCTTGAATGCCAGCTGGTTCGACATGCCAAGGTTCACCACCCACAGGTCGAGTAAAGCCGTATTTTTTCATTAATCCGAGCTGATCGAGTGCTGCAGCATCGGTGCTATTGATATCTACCGCGAGACCCGATTCATGTAGCGATCGTCCCGGCGGGGCAGCTTTACTAGGATTGGCGGCATGCAGTGCAGCTTGTTTCTCATACGAGCGATAACCAGAGTTGACTTGAATCTTTTTCCCTGACATTTCGCCGTACTCTTGTGCCATCGCTTTGAAGCGCTGTAGCATCGTCGGATTGATTCCCTGTAGCTCTACACCACTACCAAGTTTTATGTAATTACCACCGCTCTCTCCACTACAGAGCTCGGGTGAAATAACACTCGTATTCTTTTGGAAAGCTTCATTATTAAGAATAGCTGGCTGAGATGCTTGAGCCAGTGGAGTTTTACTTGTACCGAGGATCTTATCGGCTGAAGATTGTACCGAGGGTTGTGCGCTACCAGCTACTAATGAATCAGGCTCTTTAGAGGGAGCTACAGATGTTATTTCACCCACAGGCTTCGATGCAGCAGTAGCGATCGTAGTGGGTCGTTTCTGATATCTGGCTGGAGGCAAAGTCGCACGGGCGCGCGTTACGGCATCCAGATAATCGGCACGGCTGGCAGAGAGCAAATCTACTCCGGCAAACGGGCTTTCTTTGGTTTGATAAATATCATCAGGGACATCCAGAAGTGAGACGTACTTCTCGAAATTCTCGCTTTTGAGATTCGAGATCGACATTAGCGTCAAACGCGGATTGGTTGCCCACAAGGCATTACGGTTTTTTACATATGTCGGTATAAAGCGCTTGGACAACCATACAGCTAGTGTCTGGGCTTTAGCTAGACCAGTAGGAGTCTCGGGATCGACATCAAAGATCTCATAGACCACCTGCATTTCTATACGGTTATCCGAGACCGTAAAACCGTCGTTTTTAAAGACTTCGACTTTTTTCTGTATATAGTCTTCTAGTTTGAAGATCTGTTGATAGCGATCGTTCTCATCGCCATAGGACGGCAACCCATACTGGGCTAGGCGAATATAGTCCAAGCGGCTAACATTTCGATCTTTGAAATACCGATATAATGCATAGACCGGATTAGCTTTGAGAGCTGTGATACCCATGCTTTTAAATAGATCTGCTGCCCGTCCGAGTACCGAAGAAGCTACGGCAGACTGGATCGTGCTAGGTAGGCCTGATTTTTCCACGGATGGCTTACCTCCTTCATCATTCTTAGAGGTAGGGTCAGACTTACTTACAGCAGCCGCAGCACCAGAGATTATTGCGGCTTTATTCATATCAGCTAGCGTCTTGGGTTCTTTAGCGGCTTTATCGAGCTTATCGAGACCGAGGTCTTTCTTCGCCGCGACGATAGCAGCTTCGACATCTGACTTACCGGCTAAGAACTGCAGATAATCTTTGATCGGGCTATTGGTGACATTGTAATACGGAATGTCAACTTTGATCGCATCGATATAAATCTTGGCTTCAGCGAGTTTGAGTTTATCGATATCAGCGATAGCTAGTTTCGAGTTGGCTTTGAAAAGCGCCGTGCGATGCAGGTTGTATACATGGACGAAGCGTCCCAGAAACCATTCTTGTAGCGCTGCGATATGCTCTTCATCAGCTTCCGGGTCTAGACCGAAGATCTCCAAGATCACATTGCCGTCGATCTTGCTCTGGTCGATCATCGCTTGTCCTTGCCGAATGACAGTAGCGTTGTCGCTGACATACTGTTCGAGCTTCAGTAGGTAATGGTAATACTCGCTATCAGCGGGCGGGATACCGTACTGTGCGAGACGAATAGCGGTGAGTTTAGAGGCACTGTTGCGAGTGAAAAACTGGTAGCCTTTATATAACCCATAACCGACAGCACCGACGGCAGCAGCGCCAGCTATGAACGGCACCAGAGGGGAAGCAAGCATACCAGCACCCATTGCACCGAATTGACCGATGCCAACAGCACCCAATCCAAGCCTGCCGACAGTAGTTACTGCCGACGCAGCGCTGGCGATACCACGACCAGCGAATAAAGCCCCTTTGCCGGCCATTTGCAGGCCTTTGACGGGGTTTAATGCGTAGTTAGCTACTGTGCCTACCCCACGGGCTACAGCGCCGACACCACGCCTTAAAATACCTGGCCTTCTAGCAGCCCCTCGACCTAACCCACGGCGTCCGCGTCGTCGACCCACTGCATCTCCCGCGCCACCTAGCATATCACCAATACTACCGCTAAGTGTATCCATAACGCCACCGAACATATCTTTCATCGAGGCGATCTTATCTATCATCATATCGATAACATTACCACCACGATATCGTGCTTCTGATTTATTTTTGGCGTGCTCCTCAGCGCTTTTATGACGACGCTCCTCGGAAGCATTTTTCATTTTATCCAGCTTCTCTAACCAGCTGCCATCACGCCTGCCACTACCATCGACATCATTAAAGTGCGTCAATCCACCGACACGATCTTTGACTGCCTTAGTAACGGTGTCATAACTAGTGCGAGCTTTATTGACAAGCTGATCTTTTTGCTCTTTGATACGTTCAGTCACCGATGGTGTGTCTGTCTCATCTTTGACCTTCGGAGGTTTAAGTTTGGACCATAGACCACTAATGCCAGAAACCATGGTATCGATAACATTGTCACCGCGATACCATGGTTCGGGTTTGTCTTTGGCATGCTCCTCAGCGCTTTTACGACGGCGTTCTGCGGCAGCATTTTTCATCTTATCGAGCTTCTCTAACCAGCTGCCATCACGCCGGCCACTACCATCGACATCGTTAAAGTGCGTCAGGTCACGAATACGATCTTTGACGGTCGTGGCAGCAGTGTCGAAACGGGTACGGATTGTCGGCACTGGTTGGTCTGGTGTATCTGTGGTGACTGGAGTTTTCAGTTTGGACCGTAGGCCAGTAACACCCGAAGCTATAGTGCCGATAACATTATCGGCATGATGTTTATTAGCTGTGGTCAAGTCTTTTACGCGATCTCGTAATACGGTGCCGGTTTGTTTGACTCGGCCAAATAGTTTATCTGCACTGGCTGCAGTAGTAGATTTATTGATACCTTTCTCATCTTTAAAGCTACGTAGTCGCATCTTACCAGGACGACCAAGGAGATTTTTGATTGAGATATCGCGTATGTCTAAGAGTACGTTATAGATATAACGATTATAGCCGCCCACACTACTGATGCCGTCACTGACTTTACTAGCAGCAGCTTGACCGAAAGCTTGGGTTTTACCCATCACCATACTGCCGAACTTGGCTACACGAGCGTAAGCGCTTTGGGCGCGTTCTTTGATAAAACGCATCGCCTTAGTCCTGATAGCTTCGATCTCTACTCCTTGACTATTGATCAAACCGCGAGTGATATCTTCAGTAGTGAGTACAATATGTCCGTCAGTAGTAGCAACAGCACCCGTGATGAGTCCTGGGCGAGTGATCGCTTTACCACTGACCGTATCGATGTAACCGCCTAGACGCATGAGTTGAGCAGTCAGACGTGGTTCATTTTCCCCACGTACGTAAATATCGGTGGGTTCATCGAATAATTCAGCTACTGTCGTGCCGGCTTTCTTAACATTAGTCCACATGTCCTGCAAAGCTTGCGGGATCTTATTACGCACCACATCGGACGTGGTAGTGTAAATATCGCCAGCTAGATTCCACGCACCACTGATGAGTTTACCCAGACCGTCAGTAACTCTACCTTTGTTCTTTTTAATCTGCTCGCTGGCTAGATCGAACGTAGGTTTAGCGATACGGTCTTTAGTGAAGGTATAAGCACTCGTTGTGTTGTCTTGCAGTTTATTAAAAGCACCGATGCCACGTTTTTTGATGCCTGACAATAGTCGCGTAGCACGATCGCCAATACCGAGAGTAGCACTGGTAGGCACCTCTTGCAGAATCGCTGGAGAAGGCTGACTATCGGCATTATTCCAACCGTCTTTGATATCTGACCATCCGCGTTTGAAACGACCGCCAGCCAGACGTGCAAATACTCCTAGACTTTGAAGTTTATCGCCAGCTTTAAAAGTAATACCGTTAAATAACTTACCATCCATACCGGCGATATGACTATCGATAGAAGCTGTATGGGTGCGGATCTCGCCTAGCACATCGAGCATCGCATCACCGGTTTTGTTCGTAGCGATGCGAGTGTCGACTTTGGTGTTAAGATCTTGCACTGCCTGCATCGTCAAACCATTCATCGTTACCAGATCGATGCTCGTGCCACCTGGAGCAGCACCGTTACCGAAGCGCGACTGCACCTCCTGCGCCATCGGTCCTACATGTGCACCGCCATCACCACGACCTGCCTTATACTGCCACTGATAGTTTTTAACCGCAGCTAGCCTATCCAGTACGTTAGGTGCCGGACTAATGTTTTGCTTGGCGTGAATATCGGAGGTTGCATGATAAGGTTTGATATCGCGCTTGGCATGAATGTCTGATGTAACTGTACCAGGATCGGGCGGTTCGGGGTTTTTCCCGCGTGCATCTAAGAGCCTCTCGACATAGCTCGTCTTATCGAGTTCAGTGACGTTGTTTTTGGTTTTGGTGATTCCCATGTCACCCAACAAATCACCCATGCCAGCGTCGGTATATTGCTGTGCGATGCCTTGTTGAGCAGGGATGGTATTTTGAATATCACGACCGAACTTATCGACAGCGGATTTATACGTGGTGTCTCCATCACCGTCCATCATTTCACTAGCCCTACTCGCAATATCTTCAAGACGACTAGAGACACGTGAGCGATGGGCTTGATCGATATAGCGTAGGAACTTTTGATTAGTTAGAGTTTTGAATGTTAACGTATTCCCGTCCATCATCCACCGCAGCAGGGCTTTTTTAAGCGCTGCGATCTGAGGTTCGGTAAGTATGCGATCGAGTTTAAACGTTTTAACAAAGCGTGCAAGCTCATCGTGGAGTTTGCCGTTACTCTCAGGATTGATGAGTTTTTTAGTGATGCTTTCTTTGATCGCAGATTCGGTATTAAATCTCCCTGACTCAAAATCAAAGCGTTGCACTTCAACGCCATCGACTGCAGCCAATCCACTAGCGAAAGCAGGATCGTGTTCAACCCACATCCGTAGTAGTTTGGTCGAGCGAGTATTTTCCTGGAGGATTTTACCTAGGTAGCCAGGGATAATATCGGTGATGCTGCGATAGACGCGGTTATCAAAAATCGCATCGGGTTGCGTGAGATTACTCATGCCACCAGCGCCGACTAGTTTCATATCGACATCTTGCTTGGCAAATGGTTCCAACAAGCTTCGAATAAAACTCTTGGCCGAATTACCATCGGCATCATTGAAGTAGTCGCTGTGATAAGCGTCTTGCGCGAGACCTTGCGGGTTCATCGCAGCACCGACCCACTTCTTACCGAACTTATCAAGACGGCCGTTTTCTGGTGCGATGGTACGACGTAGCCGTGCACCGAGTTTAGCGGCAGCTTTGTTGACCGGGTTCTGCAGCAGCAGTGAAGCACCGATATTGCCAGCGGTGTTAGCGCCGGACATATCTCCCATGTCCAAACCGTCACCGAGATCTTGCTGCTGCATCGAGAGTTGATCGATCGCATCGAGCGACATGTCCAAGCCCATCTGGATCGAGCTCGACATCTCTCGAATCTGATCGACCATGCGTTTTTTGATCTTCTCAAACCCCTTACCGATAACACTCTCGCTATTAAAGAGCTTACCTTGGATATTATTAAAAAGCTTATTACGCGCGATATCTTTAAAGCGCTCAGTGTTCTGAATCTTCGTAAACTCAGGCAGTCCTGTATTTTTTACGACTGCGTCGTTTTGCGTCTTGAATATCTCGAAATATTCTTTGGATTTGGTCAGTAGCTCAGCATTAACAAAGTAGCTGCGGTACTGAAGCTCCAGGGATTTTTTCTGGTAGGCCTGTGTAACCTGCGTCTCATAGTTACTGAGCGCCGCGAGGTTATGATCGATGCTGGTTAGTAAACCTTGTTGAGAAGTAAATCTTTTGGCTTCTACCTGTCGATCCAAATCTCCTTTGGTATCGTCACGAGCTTGTTGACGTGCCTGTAGGTCGATTTGGGTATTGAACACTTCAGCGAGTGAGCCGGCGATCGTCTGTTCTTCTTGTTGTTGCTTAGAAGGTCCTGACGGTGCATCGTAAATACCAAGAGCATCTTTGATTTTACTCGCGAGACGGCGACTACGCGAATTCTCGTCCGAGCTCATCTTCTCTAGCACTTTGGTAAAGCGCTTGGCGGTCGGTTTGATTTCGCGTGCTGCCTCCCGATAGAGACTGGAGATATGCCCGGATACTTCCTCTACGCGCGAGCCGATGACTTGGTACTCTTTCGGCAAAGCTTCTTGCGCGAAAGTACGCAGCGTATTTTCCGACAACACGGTGCTTTTCGCACCACTGATCGCGCCCTTGAATGCACTGGTGACGGCACTGCGTTTTTTCGGATTGACATCACTACGAGCGCGAATGTCATTGACCCGTACGTCAGAGTCGAGTGTATCGAAATTTAGATCTTCATCAAAATCGAAATCTAGGTCAAATGCCTCGTCTTGCTTCTTTTTAGCCATACAACACCCCCTAATTCTTAAAGCTGGTCCAACGGATTCCTTGAACTATAGTCAGGAGACTTAAAAATGTCAGCAGCAGACCTACCGTTTAATCTTGATTTACTTACTCCTACACTCGATCAACTAAAAAGCCTGCGTCCGATTCGCTCGCTCGATATCTTCGAGAGCTCTACTAAAAACTTCCATCCCGAGGGTTTATTCAGTGTCGAGACCTTTGGTAAAGTAGGTACTGAAAACCGTAACCGCAGTTTTGGTTATATCGATATCATCGCTCCGATTCTGCATCCGGTAATCTACAAAGCATTAGCGGAACTGAAAGAACTCTATGGCGACATCATGAATCAGACCAAATACGCGCTATGGAATGAGAAGCTCAAGGATTTTGAAGTTGCCAGTGCGATAGATGGTGAGACAGGTATGGCGTTTTTCCTCCAGCACTATAAAGAGATCAAATTCCTCGATCGCAAAAGTGTCAAACGTTCCTTTAACATCGAACTGATAGAAAAATTCAAAGACCGCTCGCTCATCCAGTACATACTAGTGCTGCCGGCAGGACTGCGTGATTATGAGATTGGCGATTCGGGTAAACCCGAAGAAGGCGAAGTTAACACGTTCTATCGTTCACTACTGTCACTCGCTAACCTCATCACTCCTGCGGTATTTAAAAACGATCCACGCGGCGTAGACTCTACACGCCATCGATTGCAGCTGACGATGATTGAGATCTACAACTACTACCGTGGACTAATCGAAGGTAAATCAAAATTCATCCAAAGCAAATGGGCTGCGCGTAAGATTTTTAACAGCACACGTAACGTCGCCTCCACGATCATCAACGAAGCGACTACCGCAGATGACATCAACATCATCAAAGCCAATGAGACCGCGGTAGGACTGCATCAATACGCGCGCTCTACTGCACCGATGTCGCTACACCATCTGCGTGAGACGTTCCTGCACAAAGTTTTCACTGGTGCCAATACTCCGGCAATCTTGGTCAACGCTAAAACGTTGAAAAAAGAGATGGTTAATATCAGTGCCGATCACTACGACGAGTGGATGAGTTCCGAAGGGCTTGATAACGTCATTGCACGTTTTGGTGAGCGAGAGCTGCGTCACGAACCGCTGATGCTCGATAAACACTATCTAGGACTGATCTATAAGGGTCCAGATATGACGTATCGGTTCTTGCAAGATATCGACGATCTGCCTGAAGCCGAGATGGCCAAATACGTCACACCAATCACCTTCTGTGAGCTACTGTATCTGTCGCTCTATAAAGATTCGCATACGGTGCCAGGATTTGTTACGCGCTATCCTATCACAGGCTACGGCAGTATCTACCCGTCCCTCAGTCACTTGAAAACCACGATGCCGTTTGAAGTACGTACCGAGCTCGATGACAACTGGCAGCCGACGGATTCAATCGCAAAGAACTTTCCTATCGCCGGTGCGAGTTTCTTTGATACCCTGGCACCAAATTTATGCCATTTGGGTAGATTAGGATTGGATTTTGACGGGGACGTTATTTCGTATATTTGCGTGGTAAGTGAAGAAGCTAAAGCCGAAGTGCATAGGAAGATGGCCTCAGCGAGCTACTATGTCGATGCTAATGGTAAGATGTATTTTAGTGCTGGCACTGAAACCATCGGCTACGTGCTAGGCTACTTGACGGGTTCGTAATAGTGTGGCTATTTAGCACTAGAGGGAATACGCGATGTGGCTGTATATCACTACCCAGGCCATGCTGGATAATCGCGCACTAAGACTCGCATCCAGAGTAGAGATTATTCAAGACTGCAATACGTGTAGTCGTAATGACTGCATTCAATGTGAAGGGGCGACCGAGCTTATCCGAGCAGTGTGGCAACTCCCTGGTATCGCAGAACCGATCGTGAGTGATAGCGAAGAAGGATTGAAACTAGTTTTCAATGGTTACAATCCTATTTTGGCAACGATATATAGCTGGATCAGACGCAATCGTATTCCGTACGCATTATACTGAGTTCGTTCATCCCTCCACCTACCTGCCTTACTACGGGCAGGTAGGTAGGTATTTTTTGTTTTACCTAACCATCAAGTGGTTACTGTTTTTTGCGAAGGACAAATGACATGCTATTAGAATACAGTGTTTATTACAAGAAATTCGGCATTCGCCGTCTGGGACAGTTATTCAACCCGCCGATAAATACTCTTGACCAGCTTCATCTATCGCGCGAGAGCACCTATCACTATGTCTCTCACGATGTAGACGTAGTAATGCCTGATGCGAATAGTTCTCTTTTTAGCGGCTATGGCAAAAAAGTATGGGTTAGCCACGTTAGTACGTTGACGAGTACCGAAGGCGCACCAAAACCACTGAACAAGCTAGTCAAAGCGCTATTTCGTGACTGGCATCTGAAAAACAACAAGCTCTTCAAGTACGTCGAAGATCCGACGGCTATTGTACCCGACGCACTTACGCTCGTCGTATATAACTACGGACTACTACATGCGACGTATCGTTATCTCAAGACACCGATGGCTGATTACTACCGATGGTTCAACATCGAGAAAACCCGCTGGGACAATATCGCTACGGTCGTGGATAAAACCCAACGCCAACAATTTGTCATAGTTGATACGCCCAAAGTGCTACCGTCGGTCGGCATGCTGAAGATGTTCAGCGGTAAAGTCAGTATTCGCACGACCAAGATCTTTGACAATTCTGAACGACGTATGGTTCTCGAACTATGGAAATGGATTGATCCGGCTACACGTGGCGAGAGCACACTCAGTAGTCTCAGTAAAGAACAAGCGCTCTATACCAACGTTATATTCCGCTATGAGAATAGCTTCACTATCCTCAACCTCGGTAAGCTCGAAGAATGGCGTGCCGGTAACGAAGGCAACACCGAGAACGCAGGTCAGCCGATGCTGCCGGTATTCATGTTGCAGAAGTTCGTACTAAAGCTCATGATGGGATTGCAAGCCAATGCTCCTGCGGCGGTAGACGAAGAAGATAGAGATGAAGAACTCTCTGAGCCTGATACGCATAGCGAGATGACCCAAGCACTGATGCCCAACGTTACCGCTAATGCCACACAGACTGAGCCCGAATACGCCGACTCGTTCGTAAGTCATCTAAACAACCTCGATGATGATCTAGCGGTACTAGAGAAGCTCGATCAAGCGATGTACTCTGACGAAGAGACGGTTGCCACGGATAGCGACACCGAAGAAGAGGACGAACTGTCGGAGGTAGCACTGCAAGCCAATAGCGATGATGCAGCACGTATCACCGCATCGATCTACCAGCCCGCCGATGCAATGCAGCAAAACCGCAATACGGTAGCCCAACTCGCTGAAGACGGCGTTATCACCGCTGCCGCTTACAAGGATCTACTCAAACAAATCGCTGCTGCCGAACAGGTTAAAAATCCTTATGATAGCACGCAACTACTATCAGACTACACACCTATTGCTGCTGAAGAACTAGCACTCAGTGACGAAGGCCATATTGCTCCACATGCAGCCATCGCCGATAAGTCGATGGCTAAAACCACGCTGACGAAATTCGATGCGAACTATGTAGGCAGTGTTATCAAAAAAGACATCCTCGCTGGCGTACAACATCTATCGAACGCAGGAGTATTGATCAAGGACTATCAAATCGAAAAGGAAATCTCAGCGCTTGGTAAGTACGAGATCCATAGCGTGAAGCTGCGGCCTTTGGATGGAGTCGAATCGACGGTGTATTTCCGTGTACCGGAGATCGATCAAGACGGCGAGCTCTACATTGCCTCAAACAAGGCCAGAATGCGCAAACAGCGATCAGACCTTCCGATCCGCAAGATCTCTCATGACTCGGTAGCCCTATCGAGTTACTACGGTAAGGTGTTCGTCAATCGCACTGAACGGCGTCAGTATGATGAGGTTACGTGGCTTGCAGATATCATTCGTGAGATCGGTATGGCGGGTGGCAATGAGACGATACGTAAAGTCACACCGGGTAACGTCTTTAACAATCACCTAAAAGTGCCGCGTATCTATAGTGGCCTGTCGATGCATTTTAAGTATATCGATACGGCCAACTATCATCTTGTTTTCGATCATCAAGAACGACTAAAACTTCTTGACATTGAGCAGCTTGCTAAAATCGAAATCAATGGCTGGGTGTTGTGTGGTCATACGCGTAAGAAAGAGCCGATTCTCGTGAACCCTTCAGGATTGTTTTCGATCTATCGCGATAACAGCTATGTGGCAATCGGTAATGTCTATCAGCTCCTGATGCTCGATGCGAGTAAGGCACCGATCCAGTATAGCGAACTTAAGATATTCAGTAAAGCCGTACCGCTAGCGGTAGTGCTAGGGTATTACTTCGGTTTGTCTGACATCATCAAACTCGTACAGGGTAACCCCAAAGTACTTAGCGCGAAAGCACGCTATACGCCCAGTAGTGACGAATGGGTGATGCGTTTTAGCGATTATAAGCTGGTGTTTAATAAAACCAACACTGCAGCCACACTACTACTCTCAGGAATGCTGTTCTATAAGGACACGTTACGGCAGTTTAAATATAGTGACTTCGATGCACGACATGTGTATATGAATGTCCTTGATCAGCGCGGTATCAACGTCCGCTATCTCAAAGAACTCGACACACTCAAACAACTCTTTGTCGACCCAATCACTCGCGGTGTGCTCGAAGAGATGCATGAACCGACGGCATTCACTGGGCTACTGGTGCGTGCTAATGAGTTATTGATGAGCGACTGGCATCCTGATAGCAACGATCTACGTTATATGCGTATCAAAGGCTATGAGCGTGTGGCCGGGATGGTGTATAAGGAACTCGTCAACTCGGTGCGCGATTATCGTTCGCGTAATATCCGCGGTAAATCACAGATCTCGATGGCACCTTATGCAGTATGGCGTGCGATTACTCAAGACCAAACGGTTAAAATGAGTGAAGACATCAACCCCATCAATGATCTGAAAGAGATCGAAGCGGTGACGTACGTCGGTGCTGATGGTCGAGCCAAAGACGCGATGACCAAAACCGCCCGCGAGTATCATAACAATGACATGGGAACGATCTCTGAATCCACTGTCGATAGCGGTGATGTGTCGATTAACACCTATATGTCAGGCAATCCGCAGCTCACCAACCTGCGTGGTGTGACGCGCGACTTTGATATGCAGCGAGACGGATCTACATCGTTACTGTCGAGCTCAGCACTACTAGCACCCGGTGCAGTGAACGATGATCCGAAACGGGTAAACTTCATCGGCGTGCAAAATGCTCACACAGTAGCTTGTGCGGGGTATCGTCAACCGTATTTAAAAACCGGTTATGAATACGTCGTACCGTATCGCGTCGGTAAACTCTACGCCTATATGGCTGAGCAAGATGGCCGTGTGGCTGAACTCAGTGACAAAGTCATTATCGTTGAGTACGCCGATGGTAGTAAGACAGGTGTGAAACTAGGTCGTCAGTATGGTCGTGCAGAAGGTTCCATTTATCCGCACGACATCACCACGACATTGGTAGTAGGGAAGAAATTTATCAAGGGCGATACGATCGCTTACAATACCCAGTTCTTCGAACCCGATATGCTCGACCCGAACCGCATCGTGCTCAAATCACACATGGTAGCACGTGTGGCACTGATGGAGTCGACACAAACCCTTGAAGATGCAAGTAGTATCTCGCGTCATCTATCGGATATGTTGCAAACACGTGTCGTCAAAGAAAAGACTTTCACGGTGAGTTTCAAACAAAATATCCGTAACATCACACCTACTGGTACTGAGCTTACACCGAAAGATATCTTACTGATCCTCGAAGATGAGATCACTAGTGGTATCGATATTTTTGATAGCGATACGATCGAGTCTCTATCGCGGCTATCGAATCTCGCACCGAAGGCTAAGGTCAAAGGTGTGCTTGATCGCTATGAGGTATATTACAACGGGGACTTGGAAGACATGAGTCCGACACTACGTAAGTTCACTCAACAGTGTAATCGTGAGATGACTGCGAGAAGTGCTGGAACCGATTACCCCATCACCAATGGTCGTGTTACAGAAGAGTTTCGGGTTGAAGGCAAAGCCCTACAGCTCGATACTGCTGTTATCAAAGTCTACATCGTTGTTAGTGACAAAGCCAGTCTTGGTGACAAATGCGTGTTTGCTAACCAGATGAAATCTGTTATCTCCGAAGTACTCTACTATGACGTTAAGACTGAAACGGGTAGCGAAATAGAAGCGATTTTCTCCTACAAAAGTCTTAACAACCGTATCGTCAATAGCCCGCAGATGATCGGCACCACGATCACGCTTCTCAAGAAGATCGCAGAAAATGCCGTAGCGATGTACGATAAGTAACAGCACGTGGTGAATGGAGGGCGGGCAGTTACTAAATATGCCCGCCCACTAACGTTAAATAGTTTGGGACCCATTCACCTATAGTAATCCACCCCAGTCAGGAGCTTTTTATGAGCGTTCACAATCTACGTATGCAGCAGTCGGTGGTCACGATTGCTAACACGGCAGAGCTTTCTGCCCGCGTCATTCGGGAATTTTCGGGCAACGACATCGCCAATTCCCTCAACAACAATCCGCTGACGTTCGATGCTTTGCGGGGACTAGTCATCTCGCGCATTCAGCATAATCTGTCGAAAATGCAACCGGTGTAACAGGGAGTCTTCTCAATGCTTTCTCAATCGACTGTAGTCGCTGCTGCTGCACTAGCTGATTCCCTGGCGGCGCGTTCGCTAACCCTGCAAGCTCGACCCAACACGGTCATCAGCGAGCTTAACCGTGCCACCAATGCCGCAGCACTCGATGCAGTGGCACTGCCCGATATCGACAAATGGGAGAACTTCGATGCTGCCGCTTATGGTGGTTTCATCGAGCACATTACGTTCAATCTCGATAACCCGACGCAACACGATCTGGTGATCCAGAACTACACCGATGATCTGCGTCAAGCGGTGCTGTCGCACATCCAGTTTGCGCGCAACATCGTCAAACCGGTAGTGATCGATTTCGCTGAACGACTGCAGCAGCATCTGCAAAATACCATGGTACCCACGGCTGAAGATCAGTTTACGGTGACGGTATTCGAAGTACCAGAGCCTCTTTCTGACATCGTATTTACCGAGTCGCTCAACCGCTATCGCAACACGCCGCTGCATCCGCCGCAAGCTAAAATGCAGCTCAAAGCGTTCGGCGATGAATCATTACTGCCGTATTTGCTCACTGGTGAAGATGAAGTCGATCGCCAGATCGCTGACTGGTATGGTCGCACGCAGAAAGACAATTACACCGAGATGTTTCTCGATGTCACGAATCCTACTATCGTCGTACAACCTGTGTCACTGGCCCGTCAGGTCAATCGCTGGTTGTTTAGCTATCTGCTCAGCAATGCGCTATACAACAAAGCCGACATGTTCGACGATACCACTAGCTTGAGTCTCTCGACCCATAAGTCAGTGGCTGCCAACTATCGCGACTATAGCGGGGCAATGCTCGTTAAAGCTCTAGACCATTTGGCTATGTTGAATAAAAATAACGTGCTAGTGATGGAAGCATTGGCATCGGTTAAATCGATCACTGTCAATGGTGATGTGTATCGCGCGTGGCTGGCTGATGGTGGTTGCACGGAAGTGCTCTTTGCTCTACTCATTACCAATGCACCCTATAAGACCGCAGCACAAATCCAGCCTCATCTAGAGCGTCTTAATCGTGAATGGACTTCGTACAAGCTTTTCTGGTCGAATAGCCAGTCCAATCGTCGACTGAGCATCGTCAAAGAAAGTGCGCGGTTGATTTTCCGCGAGACGATGACACATCTGAGTGAAGATGAGCAAGAGTACGTTAAAACCCATAACGACTATATGGGAAATGTCGATCGTCTGCTCAGTAAATTCACTGAGAATCTCAAGCTCTCTGATCTTAACGACATCTACGCACTGGCTCTGAAACTCGTGTGTAACTGCCGCTTCTACTATACTGATGCTGAATGCATTCTGAGCGAGATCGAAGAGATCTCGAAGCAAAACCCTGACATCGATGTAAGGGAAGCTGCGCTTATCGCTACTATCCACTACCTGGTTGACTTCATGTGCGACCAGCTGCTGCTTACGAGCAAAGTGTAATCCACCTACCCATCTTGCCGGCCTTTTGGGCATGGCAGGATGGGTAGTATGTGATTTTTTTATGGTGACATATATAATATATGAAGACTGTCACTAACGACATCTTCTAATTTCCAAGGAGCCGCCATCATGAACGAGAAACTGCAGGAACTCGCTGATGAATGCCGCCGCAACTTCATGTTCTCAAAGAAAATCGAAGGTGGATACATCGGACCGAAGGGTGAGTTCATTCCTGTTCCTGCCGGCATTAGGCGCGTCGGCTTCAACTATGCCAATGGCAATGGTGGGTGGAGAATTGATCTAAAGTCAGGAAATAAAGCAAAAACCCGATTAGAAGTACGAGACTCACCTTTCCATCATGACTACATGGCCTCGTTGCAAGAAGCCCTCCGGCAACTTCATATACTCAAACCAGAAGGGTTGTTGAAATCACAAACACGACATGCAGTAAAAGAACACGCTCACAAAAAAATAAAACTAGGAGTCGTCGGCGTTAGGTTCAATACCGCATTTTCTCGCGGACATTGCTACCATTCTTTCATCGTAATGTGGGGGAAGAAGCGGAAAACAATACCTATCCCCCGCGACTACACCCAAGCTCAGTTTGATGCAGGTTTGGAAAAAGCCAAAACCATACGTCAGGAGTTTGAGCGCATCAAGTTGGAGAAGAGTCGCTTTACCACTGACAGTAAATAATCTTCCGCCATATACTAGGGCTAACACTACCGTCAGCCCACTAAATCTAAGGAGCTTCCAATATGGACAAGGAACTGAAAAAGCTTGCCGCTGAATGCCGTCACAAGTTCATGTTCTCAAAGAAAATCAAAGGTGGTTACATCGGGCCGAAAGGCGAGTTTATTCCTGTCCCGACAGGCGTCAGACGCAATGGCCGTGACTACGCCAACGCCAACGGCGGATGGAGAATCAGCATAAGATCGAAACATAAAACAGAAATCCAGATAGATGTGCGGGATTATTGTTTCCATCACGATTACAAGGCTTCGTTACAAGAAGCCATTCGACAACTGAGTACTTTCAGACCGGAAGGGTTGCTAAAATCGCTAAAGCTACACACAGAAAAAGAACGCAGTCATAAAAAAATAAAACTAGGAATCTCTGGTGTTAGGTTCGAAACCTTGGACTGTAAGGGTCGACGTTATTATTATTTCACAGTAACGTGTGGGAAAACACAACGAAGAGTACCTGTCCCTCGTAACTACACCCAGGCTGAGTTTGATGCAGGTCTGGAAAAAGCCAAAACCATGCGTCAAGAGTTCGAACGTAACAAGATGGAGAAGAACCGTTTTACCGCTGACCTTAAATAATCGCTCGTTGTACATTCGGGTTAGCACTATCGCTAACCCGTTAATTTCTAAGGAACTACCACTATGGACGAGAAACTGAAAAAACTGGCCGACGAATGCCGGTTAAATCGCATGTTTTCAAAGAAGACTGACGGGGGCTATTTTGGCCCGCGTGGAGAATTTATCCGTGTTCCTACCGGCATTGCGAGAATTGGTCGCAACTACGCTGAGAAATCCGGCGGGTGGAAAATTCACATCTTGAAAGCAGGCCAGCCTAAAATTATTATTCCGGTCAGGGATTCTCAATTCAGTGGTGACTACATGGCTTCGCTACGTAAAGCCATTAAACAGTTGTCCGAACTCAAGCCCGACGGGGTGTTGCTTTCTAAAAAAGGTGTCAAGAAAACCGAGGCTTCTAATAAACAGGTAAAGCTAGGAATGGCTGGCATCAGATTCAATCGTATCACTCGTAACGGAAAATCCTATTACTCATTTTCAGCGCTATGCGGGGATAAAAAGAAAACAGTCTGCATTCCTCCAGATTACACACCTGCGCAATTCGATGAAGGTTTAGCGAAAGTCAAAACTCTTCGAAGCGAATTTGAGCATCAGCACACCCAAAACCGTCTTTTTACTGGCGGTAGTGTGTAACATATTTGAGCTAGTAATATCGTCAGTCCCCTATAGGAGCTTCTACCGTGAAACAAGACTTACAGAAGATCGCCGACGAGTGTCGCGAGAAACGCTGCTTCTCCAAGAAAATCGGGAAAGGATGTTTTGGTCCTAAAGGTGAATTTATTCCACTACCTACGGGTATTAGTCGCAAAGGAAAAAATTTCATTTACTCAGGTAGCTGGATAGTCAGAACACATACAAGAAACTTGCCTCCGATCATATTCACATTCCTAGACTCTGATGTTCATTGTGATTACATGGTATCTTTGAGCAGAGCCATCGAGAAACTAAAAGAACTCAAGAATAATAAAGTGTTCGTGACAGGCAACCACCTTAATCAACACGAAAGTAAAAGCAAGAAACTGAAATTTGATATCGTAGGAGTTAGTTTTCACCTCCATAAAAGACGAATGTGTAGACTGCCGGTTCCTACTTTTACCGCGTCGTGCGGTTACAAACGGAAAAAATTCACACTGCCTTGTATCTACACCCAGGCACAGTTCGATTCCAAACTGAAAGAAGCTATAGCCTGGCGTAAGGAGATGGAAAAACAGCGGTTGCAGGAAGTCGGGTTCGATAAGTTCAAATAACCGATAGCGATTCCGATGCACCTGCTCTGCTACTTTGGTCTACTAGCCTTGTAGTGGGGTTATTCGGTTTTTAACTATATAGGTATTCCCATGAAACAACTCCGCGATACCCTATCTAAAGTTCTTAGGTCGACCCATCCTCACAGCGAAGTAGAGACTCTCATTGCCAATACCGTGACTAAGTACGACATACAGCGAATCATCGAACACGGTTCACTGATATCGTTGCCGGTTAAAGAGAGCTCTCCCTCTCGGCTAGGGGAATGCCACGCTATGACCGCTTATCAACACATGCTCAACCCTTCGATCCAAGTGTACAGTGGATTTTGCTTGATCTTTGAGGACGTAGTAGCTGATCAGTGGTATCACCATAGTTTCGCAGTACAAGATGGCTACATACTCGAACCCACTAACTGGATAAGAAATAAGTATTTTGGGGTTGCGTTAGACCGTCAACAGACCCGTGCATTCGTTCTTAACGAAGTGGATAAACTACTGGCATTAGCTAAATGGATGGATCTAGACACTGACTTGATCGCCAACTATCGTCACACTCACTGAGGTTCTTGTTATGCTCATTTCAGCAGCAGCTATCCAGCATTTGCGTCAGCAAGAAATTCAGAAACATCCGGATGAACGCGTCTTGATAGGTTCTCCGTGTGAATATTTTTTCATGACCTACAATGAAGATTCTGATAATGTAGTCTGTGGTGTGAAAGCTGTAATCATAGAACTTAGCAAATTTTCCACCGAGACTGAAGTGTTTGCTGCCGATCTAGCGATTCTATCTCACGTACCGGAAATGTACGTGCGGTGTGAAGATTTGAAAGTTGTTGGGAGGAAACTTACTGACGCCGATGGTGATGAGTCGATTTGTTTTATCGAGGCACAGCACTACAAAGAAATCATTCAAACCATTAATGACAACTATCGACCAAATTCCAGTAGTCTTCGGCTGGTTTGGTCTAACGATAAGAAAGATCAATAGAGGTATCATCGTGCAAACCATCAAAGTCAATACTCGTGAAGAACTCATCGCTATCGTCCGTGCTGCAGCACCTGACGCGGATCTGAATCACTTTGATGTGAGCGACATCACCGATATGTCGTGGGTATTCTGTAATAGTCAGTTCAACGGTGACATCTCGGGATGGGACGTCAGTCGTGTCACCGATATGGACGGTATGTTCAACAGTAGCTCGTTCAACGGCAATATCAGCCGATGGGATGTATCGCGCGTTACTGATATGTATGCAATGTTCGCCGATAGCTCGTTCAATAGCGACATCTCAGGATGGGATGTATCGCACGTTACTGACATGGCTGGCATGTTCGGCGACAGTCAGTTCAACGGCGATATCAGTCACTGGAACGTATCAAATGTCACTGACATGGCTGGCATGTTCGCGTATAGTCACTTTAATGGTGATATCTCGGCGTGGGATGTGGGACAGGTTATCGACATGGAAGAGATGTTTGGCGATAGTCAGTTTAATGGTGACATTTCTAAATGGAACGTTAGCAACGTCATCAACATGCGATGGATATTCAGCGACAGTCAGTTCAACGGTGATATCAGTAGTTGGAACATCAATCCCGGAGCTAGTGTGACACCAGCATAACTAATAAACCATCCACAGGCGCAGCCTTAACGGGCTGCGCCTGTGGATGACAGAAATTATTTTTTTGACTGAACTACTATCTTTTGGTAACTTTAGGAAGACTATCATGAAACGTAATGCTAAGGCCATCATAGCCAATCTGTACGAATCGAAAGATCACAAACTCTACACGCGTAAAGACTGCATTATTCAATTCCCCAAACGCTTTATCGATCGCGGCATGGGGGAGATCGGTGCAGAGAACCACATCTTTGGCATCTACGCTATCATCATGGGAGATGAATACGCTGTGAGTGCCGTGCCATCGATGATCAAAACCGCACCGCATCAAATCAGTCAAATCGACATCGGCGAAGTGCCGTACTATAATTTCCATTATGCTGCTGGTAGTGCTATAATGGAAAACACTCATCTGGTTAAAAAAGAGACTCTCGTCTATAGCGTTATGGAAGAGTTCTTTTTGAAAGGTAATGTGCCGTGGTATATCAATTATGAAGACCTAGGCAAAATCTTCGACAAAGCCAAATATTACACAGGCAGTAACGTAGCGCAAAACTACGCTATTCTAGAATCGCTAGCTGCATATGTGTCACGATCAGCGAAAAAACGTAGTGTGCAATATCGTCACGTAATTAAAAAGCGTGAAGACCTCATCACTCCGCCTGAATACATCGGCATCTATGGTAATGTCTTTTACGCCGCTCCGGGTACGGTGGGTAAGCTCGCCGGCAGTTATTTCCAAGATGGTGTGGTGAGCGCGTTAACGCAACCTAACACCCAGTCTAGTCATGTTGAACAACTTTTACGCTCCTGACACTCTTTTAAACTCTACTAGGAAACCAGCAAAATGCGCCATGTCTTAGATTTCAACACTGCTACAGAATCAGACGATCAGGTCAGCGACATGACAGATCTTCTTACTTCCACTCCTAATTCCAGTGAGGATTTTCAAGAAGTCGAACGCTCTTTAGTTGTATTGGAACACCTTATCGATGTCTCAGAAATCATCAAAGCCAAAAAACATATCTCCACTGAAGATTTAGCTTTTGTGCGTATCTGTAATGAAATGGCTGTAGCTGGCACGATGAGTTCGGCTGACCAGCTTCTACCTTCGATGGAGTCTTGGTCTAGTCCGGTCGTGGCTACCGAGGCTATCATGGAAGACGTAACAAGTGCCATCAAGCGAATCGCCCAGTATATCGGTTATGTGTTTAAACGTACCGCTGACTCTTACCAGTATCATTTTACCATGTTTGAGCGTCAGTCTTCTGCTGTGGCGACAGCTCGTTACAACATCAAAAACTCCTCTGCCTCCAAATTTTCTATCGCTACTAAAGATAGCAAATATATGCACTATGGTAACAGCGAGAAAGTCAAAGATTTTCGCCAGTATCTGGATAAGTTTAAAGAAGTATCGGAGTTTTGCACTAAGTATAATAGTGCCTCGGCTGATTTTCTAAAACGCGATTTCATGCAGTCGTGGAAAAACCTAGTATCCCCTCTTACTGGCTATGATGAAAAATATCTCGAACTCTTCACCAGTTTGAAAGACTTTATCGAATCTGTAACAGCTATCAGTAGCACTACTCGTACCGGTAAGATGGGAGAGGCGGAGATTCTGCGCACTCCTAACTATCTAGGTATGTCACATGCCGAAATCTGTCAGCCTGCCAAAGGCTCTTATGATATTAAGTACGCTGAATCTTGTCGCCGTGTGCATAAGTATTTCGCTGTGGATTTCATTCGCGATGACAAGTTTGAAACCTCTTTCTTTAAAAACACCGTGGTATTCGATAATGTCGCCAAAGCCGATATACTGAAAGCTCTAGATCTTTGCGATGAAATCATTCAAGCGTACCGTAAACACTTGGATCTGACTACGCGTCTATCACAAATGGGTTCTAGCTATGTGATGCTGGATGCTATCAACACTGCGCTTTACCCTCCGGCGTGGTGGAAAGCTTGTCTGTCTAACTATCGCATTATGGTGCGTATGTCATCTATCATGACCGCAATGATCGAAGGTGCTTTCGTATATGCACGTGGCAACGTAGCTAAATGCGTCCAGTTGGCTAATAAAGCTAAATAATGACTCATTAGGAGTGTATCATAGACCCTTACGTCAAAACCCGTCTATTCCTCTTGGAGCAGGAATACAAAGGGGTGCTGAAGACTCTAGACGAATATATCGCCACTCGTCCTATCGGCTACAAAACTAAACTTAAAGCTCTGGTCGCCGATTTGAAGAGTGACTACCAGTGGTTGATTTCGTATATGGAACTACATCACGACGCAGCAGCGATGCAGGAGTTAACAAAGCATTTACTGCATTACGTCGTCCCGACACATACTCAGATCAACGATAAGTTTCATGAACTCATGGCAGCTACGTAATGTCAGCCATCTCACTCGCCCTTACCGAAGGCGAGTGAGGTGGCTGACGGAAATTTTTACGATTCCATATATATTACGTGAGAACTGCTAGCTCTACTTTTTCAAAATGCAAGGATGTAATCGATGAAAACCTATCATATCGAAGGCGGTGAGACATTCGTGGTGGCGGGTGGAGTGGCATTAGCAATGACGACACTACGCGATGACCGACCATTGTTCTTGTGCTTTAACAACATCGACTGGTTTCCCGAACATCTACCTGATGCTCGTGAATACGTAACGTATGAAGTTATTCTGTGTGATGGTATCAAAAGCATCTCACTTAATGACCGAGCCTACTGTGCGCTGTTGGGTTATGAATCAGCCTCGGGCAATTACCTACCCAGTGAGGAACTCGTAAGATTAATCGCAGACGACTACAGGCTGTTCATCAAAGCTGAGGATCACGAGCTGTCAGAGTGTTTCCTCATCGAACCAACCCAATACGTCACTCAAATCACCCGCATTAGCTAGGGTCTATTATTAACAAAGGAGTATCAGCATGAGCACAACAGTGAGCGTAGAAAACAAGTACCGAGAACTTCTGGCCATTGCCAAAAAAGTGAGCGCTCTGGTGGCTGAGCATCCTGAGTATCTGCATGAGGATGCCGATGGTGGAGGACACAAATGGTTTCATGCCGAACACCCGGTCCAAGACGAACTCGATACGTTCCTATGCGGTAACTTCATCACCGACAAAGGCCAGTACTCGACGCTTTACTATATTCTTCAGCACCGTGCCAGACAACATGGTATACGGCTGTGGACCGGGGAGCGCGACAGCTTCGGACCCCTCGTAAGCTGCATGAGCTACGATGGTTGGGCGTTCTCGTTCGGGTGAGTGTCAAGCCCAGTGCTACAGCCCCAGTGGGGCTGTAGTGCTTTTTTTCACCTCTGTCTTCGGTAAATCGTATGGTCATCACATATATCTAAAGGTGCATCATGTCGATCATCAAGTTTACCGAAACCAAGCTCACGAACAGTGGCAAGAAGGGAGTGTTAAAACCCGATGAAAATGGCTATTACGAGATCGTTATTGGTGGTCTCAATACTCTTAACAGCGCCGGTGAGTACTACGTGTATGAGAGCGCCAAGCATCTATTCGAGCAGTCTTCGTCGTTCATGCGGCGCATCAAAAGCGGTTGCCTAAAAGGCGAGCTCGGTCATCCTAAGCGCACCCCTGGTATGAGCGCTGACGACTATCTACAACGCATCATGACGATCGAAGAGACCAACGTCGTCTGTCACTATGCGGATATCTACCTCGATACGGATTTCGGGCGCAAGAACCCACAGTTCAAAAACCCTCAGTTGGTAGCGATGATCGCGAAGGTCAAACCGGCTGGACCTAAGGGCGCATGCCTGCAAGCAAGCATTGACAACCCTAGAGAGGAAGTGTGTTTCTCGATTCGGGCACTGACCAAAGACCAGTACGTCAACGGCCGCAACGAGCGCACTCTGGTGCAGATCATCTGTCACGACGTTGTGACCGAACCCGGTATCGCCATTTCGCGCAAATGGGAGAGTCCTGGACTAGAGAGTATCTCTGAGACCCCGATCACAGTCAAGCAGCTAGAGCGCATGGCTGAACGCTCGCATGGGAATCTCGCGATGGAGTCCATTGGTAGTCTCGCTAAAGAGACGCTGAAGATCGTCGAATTTACCTCACGTCCTATCGCGGCACCTCGCTACTCTCAATGGTAAATCTTACGCCCATCACACCGCTAAACAGGTGGTGTGATGGGCAATATTTCTAGCGTCCGTTGATGTTATAAGGAGGTGTGTGGTAGAATTTATCTGACTTATCTTTGAACGCATATATAGTACTTGGCAATATAGCCCTAGATCTTAAATTACCTTACTAGCTTACACTTATAGTGTAGTTTGCCCCTCAATCACTCCAAGAGTCTCACATGCCTCAAAAAGCATACCGAGTGCGTCTGTACTCGACTCCTGCGGAGCAGGAGGTACTACGTCGTACCATAGGTACTATGCGAGTTACGCCTGATCGCTCACATATACCGCAGGGCATGCGGAAATCAACGCTTGTGGAGAGTAGGTGCTGTAAGGCCGCTCAGTGAAACAAGAATCCTCTCGCCAGTAGGCAGAGGAGTGTCAAAAATTTGTCGTACAGAAAAACAACATCGACCTGTTTGTTGTAGAGTCTTTAGCTGGGTATGATGAAAAGTTGTTCGTCGAATTGCCGGCTAAGTCTTTCATGGACGTACAGGATTTCAGTTTTAACACCTGAGCTGCGGCGGGTCTCCGTAGCATATCTGGAAGGAGTTTTTAAAATGAAGTTGAAATTCGCACAGGAAATCCAAACGCTCATCGATAACATTGCTGCTTTGCCTGATACAGCATCCACCGATGAAGAACTGAACAGGCCCAACAAGCTCATTACTGATTTTGAAAACTCACTTTTAAAGCAGCAGAACAATCGAGAAATAAGCACAAAACAGTACGCCAAACTAAGAAGGCAGGTAAGTTACCTTTGGGAATTCCTGAAAGCAGCTAGAGATACTGCTTTGAAAAACCAGAACATCACAATCGAGCAGCTAAACCGAAATAAAGCTCAGCCTGACAAGCGTGATGTTTACCGTCATTTCGTTACCCACATCAAGCTCGTTGAAAACGGTGAAGTTTTGAAACATGTAACCTATGTCAAACACGCTCTGAGATATGGGGTTTTGCAGCTATCTGACTATGAGGTTCATAATCTCATCAACGGTAACAAAGTAGCCTGACGTGTTCTGTAGCCGGCCCGAGATGATCGGGCCGGCTACATCGAAGTGCAGTACGGTGAGTCTGTCCGTAATGGTTTAAGAGAGGTAGCACGAGTAACCTGTGTCGGAAGAATTTATAACCCCATATTTAGTATGTGGTATATACAGTACCAGATTGTTCGCCACACACGTAGAAAAAAATACGGTTCTACCACACCCTGTGGAGCTGTGCTCTAGTTTCTAACATACAAGGAGATTCACCATGACTCAAGAGAAAAAACTGTCGCTCAAAGATGAAGTCCTCGCTCTGGCCAAAGAGATCCGCTGCAAAGTCGAACTCGATACCGACACCGGTGTCGTTAGCGGTGACACGACGAGCGTCTACAACGAACATCTGCCTGATGGTCTCACGCCGTCGCTGGTCAAATCGCTGTCCGAGTACAACACTACTTATGTCGCAGCCGGTACCTATGCGGTGGGCGAAATGGCGGTCGAAGCGTTCCAGAAGAACTCCAAGATCGATCGTGTCGTCAGTGAGCTGCATCTGGGCTATAAGGATTCGTTCGAAGTGGCGTTCGATCGTCGTACCGAGACGAAGAACAATCTGCAAAAAGACGCTGACGGTAATCCGGTGACGATTACCAAGTACGGCGCCTGCAAGTTCAGCCTCAATGTCAACTCGGCCAACAATGTCGGGCAGCTGAAGATCGCACGCTCGCTGGTCAGCCAGATGGCAGCCGAAGCTCTCGGCAAGTGTTAACTCGTTAGTGTCCTTCCCACCGACTATTAAGTCCGGTGGGAAGGGTGTCTTTTTTTCATTGTATCACACTAGGTTGCACTATAAATGACGCACCAAATGAATCTATCAGACGACCGTGTAGATATCTTCATGGCCTCTGATGACTTCTACACCTATCTGGGTGGGATCTACAAGGCATTCTGTCTCTCTGAGGTTCAAAGCTCCTACAGTAAGATTAGAAACATTGTTGGCGATCGACTCATTAGCCAGGAGCTCTCAACAATCTCAGAGACAACACGTTTTTCTTTGTCAATCAAGATGACTACCGCTCACGGCAGATATCTACTCATCTACGCTTTTGATCTAGCAGCCCGATCACGTCAACTACTAGAGAGTCTTGTGGGCATATGTACTGCCAAACACAATCTTATTCCGATCACACGAGAAGAGATTCACACCCGTGTTAGCTTACCTACTAATCTCATAGTCAACACATACGCTGGTGACACTGAGAACTCCTTTCACCTTTTTGAAGAACACAGTAGTTATGGTATCGTGACTAAGTTACTTCCAGTACCCAAGGATCACCGTACAAGCCTCAGGAAGCAGCGTTCGGGTCTAGCAGGTGTGTTGGTATTCCATGACGATAAATAGCCTACAGGAGCCCGCTAATGGGCTCCTGTAGGCATCTATATCGCTAAGGCTATTAACCCATGTTGCTAACAGCTTCACTACCCACGAGTTCAGACATCTGCTCATAGCCGATTCCAGCTGCCGCCACATCACTGGCTTGCTTTTGGATAAACGACGGACGCATGAACGGATCGGCGTTGGTGAGGTTGATCTTATCGAGAATAGTCTGTGCGAACTTGTTGACACCGATACCATACTGGCTGATACCGGTAAATTCGATGCTCAGGTTCAGGACTTCTGAAGCGCTCGTGAGATCGCGCTTACCGATGATCTCGCCGTTCGACTTCGGGAACATGTTGGTCGTCACCCATGCTTGCGTGACTTTGCTGTGTAGCGGATCGGGTTCGATAAATAGACACGTCATCGAATACCAGTCTGCCAGCATATCTTCAGGACGCTGACCAAGAGTAGAAGCAAGTGCGTACTTGGTATCAGGGTCCATCAAACCATAACGAATCCAGTAATCGAGCATGGTTTGAATCGGTCGACCGTATTTCTCGACGAATCCAAACACCGGTTCGGTACGGGCACGCTTGACATCAGTGATCTCTTGCTGCATCTCACCAGCGCCACCGACAGGATGCTCGTCGGTCTCAACGGTCAGTCCAGCGTTGAAGCCTTCGATAGTACGTACATGCAGTTCCATCAGCGACTTGAGCGACTGCGTCCACTTCTCCGGATTGGGGAAAAGTGTGAATAGACGCGGTGCTTCAAGCAAAATGCACACGAGGTTACGGCGCACGTAGGCTTGGTTGCTGACCCATTCGATGAGATTGGGGCTATAACCTTGTTGGCCGCCGAACGATAGATCGAGCATCGGTTGGTTTTCATTAACCGCGTATGCTTGACCTAGAATGGCGTCTGTAATACGAGCCATAATGTTTCTCCAAAAAGAAGGTTGGGAATTTTTTCAACTTACCGCAAACTAGACGACAGATCCTTCGCCAGTCATCGGCACGGTAGCGGGATAGAAACCACCGCCGTGCCGATGTTATTTTTTTACCCAGCCAGATCAGAGATCCGGTGCGCTTGGACATGCGTGACCATAACCGTTTTCATCGACGGACTATAGATCTTGATCGGCAATGTCCAGCTGTAACCGCGCAGCGTATCTAGATCGGTATGATGGGCATCCGGTACGATAACGAAGCGATTGTCAAAGCGATCCTTAACTCGCGATAGCACAAACTCATTGACACGCGTTTCCAGCTGTGCGTTCGTGAGATGTGCAACACCGGTGAATTCACGCCACGTCGCATGCGACACTTTGTTAAGCTGACAGATTGCCATTGCCGTGAAGTAGCTATTGAGCACCGACGTGTCGTCAAAGTACACGGTCTTCAGAGCCGGGAAGAAGAACGAACGACGATCGTACGCTTGCACCCAGTTCAGACCCACGTCCCAGTTACGGTTACGCACCGAAGCGGGCACCCAGGTATGGGAGATATCATACATGCGCTCGATCACCGAACCCGGTGCACCGTCGAACGCATAACCATTTTTCCACCGACCATTACTCGCACCCATATAGCGTGCTGAACGAATCGCCACTTCAGCAGTCAGCGGCAAACGCTTATGGTACTGGCTGTCACGTAGTTTGCCACTGCGACCAACGATCATACCACGCATCACCGGCGTGCCGAAGTAATCCGATTCCGGGAACATCTGTAGCCGCGTACGCAGCGCGATAGCGAGCGAATGTTCTTCAGAAGGTTCCATAATGCGTTGATTGACATCGAAGGTCGAGAGCACAACAAAGGTGTCTTTACGTTGTGCGATGAAGTTACACAGCTGGAACTTGGTCTCCAACGGGAAACCCGAATCATACAGCACCGATTCGACGTTCACTGCATTTTCCATCACCGGACTATTCGCGTCGAGATAATCCTGCATCTTCTCTTCGACTAGATCCGCTAACACCTGATCGTTCATCACGCCATCCGAACCACCATCCATAAAGACGTTCGAATATTCGGAGAAGCGGATGGTGTTGGCATCATCGACGAAGTGAATCGAATGATACGGCGTACCAGCGGCAGTCATGCCGTTGACGATGTTGATAAGCCATGCATCTTCGGCGTTAGCCGTAATATCACTATAGCCATCGATAAAAGGTACTTCAGCTGCGAAGAGCATCTCTTGCACATATTCGAGATGATCGTGGTAGATATTGAGCGTCGAGATGTCACCATACACCGACGGGTAGTTGTAGCTGGCTTGACGGTTATAGCTGTCGAGCAACACGTCACCGATATACAGACGACGCTCAGTCATCGGGTCAACGGCTTCGGGTTTAAACGTAATGGTGATGTTTTCCTCACTCATTACCGACGGCACCACCTTCGCCGTGCTATTGGCATCAGCACGACGGATCATCTGCATATAGTACGGGAAAGCGCGATCGGTATTCATGACGCCAGTGGGCGGCGTGAGCATCGATTTCTTATTGATCGGCCACAGACGGAAACCTGTGTGGTTACCATAGTCACCTTGATAGGACGAACGGAATTCGAAGATCGGATACATCGTCGATTGCGTACCGGTGTTGGGGTCGACTTGCGAGCCGGGCTTCGTCGTAGCCAGACCGAAAGCTTCCATTTCCAGTTCGGTAGCATAATGGGATTTAACCCATTTGACTTTGTAACCAGCACCACTACCGACGATGATCGGGTTACCTGCAACATCAACCTTGATCGCGCCGAATGGGTCACGATCGTACAGATCGACTTGCGTCGGCAGTACATCGAGCCATAGCGTAAGGTTGGGCTTTGGTCCGGCGTCTTTGGGGATGACGCGCTGGATCATCGACACGTTGGCTTCAGCGTTGACGAGGTTAGCGAACACCGTGGCATGGGTAGCATATGCCGAGCGCTCATTGAAAGTCTCATCACCGAAAATGTTGATGCGCTCGGCACCGACCACCAGTTGCGGCGTATCAGGACCTTTGCGGCAGAACATGTAAAATTTCGGAAGATGCTGCGGAACTGCTTCAGATTCACGGGGGAGTTGGCGCGAGCTAAGGTCTTGGGTGCCTAGCTCAATAACCAACGGGGCTGCATTGACGATGTAACCAGCCATTTTTACTACTCCTTCAGCCAATAGAGAGTGGGAAGAACGAAACCTAGGATGTCGACAATCGTGTGAGAACACAAACCATCTCACAGGATAGTCGTATTTTTTTATTTCAGCTATAGAGAGGTAATTACTGTGATATATGCTACCCCGTATGACACTACCGTAGGAAAAATGATTGATCTAAAAGCTACCGTGCGAGCTATCCGCGAAGCGATGATCAGAGACATGGTGCATTTTCGCACTCTCGATGTAAACAGCATTACTGATATCAAGGCTGCATTTATTATCGGCGCTGGCAGCAGTGAGGATGTGATTCCGTTTTTCAGCCATCCGCTAGTGATTGACGGGACTGATCACGCGCAGTTTTTGTTTACCGATATTCGTCCGTTTGTTAAAAAGAATGAAGTCGAAGGATTGGGGTTCACCGATATTCCTCCGGTCAAAAACACCACTGAATTTAACTTCACCAAGTCGCGCGCGATTCTATCACTAGCATGGCTATCGGGACATCAGTCAGCGCTACGTAACGATCTGGCTTGGGCCGGTGTTGTCTATGCCATGTGGCTGAGCGAAGTGATCGCCAAGAAATATGCGCTCGATCCGAAAGATCAAATCGTGCTCGCAGTGCTAAGCTACTACTTTTATTACAGTCTATTTTCTGCGGATGAGCCTGATAGTGACGGCGTGGAAAAAATGGCCATCCATATCATCAAAGCTACCCGTGCACCGGCACCTTTGGTATTTGAGATTTTGGATAAAGCTGGTGCCATTCGTGACATCACTGAATTTTGTACTGCGGTGATTCGCGTGACTGAAAACGTACGGCTACAGGACTTTAACGTCAGCATGTTACTGACGATTATCTCCAATAGCTGGTATGGTCTCAATAGCCGGGAGATCCTCGCAGTAGCACTCGAACATCCACCCACCTGGTGCGCGATGGTCTATATGTCTTTGACCGAACGCACTTTCCGCAACTACATGGTATCCAGGATCGCTGATCGTTTTGGCAAACATGGTAACAGCGACACTTTCCTCAAAGCCTACACGGGTCTGGTGAAAGAACACACTGTCCAAAAAACAGCCGGTACGGAAAGCCTAGAGATCCTGGCCTTCGAGTGAGGATGCTATGCGCGATAGCTTGGTTGACTATGCTGTCAAAAATATCTGGTGTAATCCCAGACAAGACAGCCAGTTTGTACTGAAACCGAAACGCATCAGTGCTCATGAGGGAGTAACTCAGCAGGTGCGAGTGTTAGGTCGGCTATTGAAGCTACCTAACACTACAGGACGTTGGCATCTTTATCAGATCGGACAAGCAAGTCCTGATACGTTCAATATCTACCGCGATAGTCCTGACTGGTTGGTCGATCGCTGGGTGCCGTTCTACGATACCGTCCATCGCCACCACGTTTTCATGCAGCTCTATAGTGAACGTGGTGTTGTCATCCCTGGGCATAAGTGCTGGACGATGTATATGGATGAACGTAACATCATCGTCGCTGTCGAAGAAGCCAATCGCATACCTTTCGACTATCGCCAGGCTGATGTGTATCTGCGTATCTATCAGAATGCCTATTTTGAAAGCATTCGTGCTACTGGCGACACTATGATCACTGCGAGCGGCGGTACACCTGTCAATATCGCTGAGATTCTAGCACTGCAGACGCGTTACCTAGAGTTCAAAACACGTCCCGGTTACTGCTTTAGCTATGTCAATGGCTTACTCGTTGACAGTATCGATTTATACAACGTCAGAGTCGGCGATCAAGTCGAAATGATTCATGACGCTTCAGTAGCCCGTGTGGTTACTTTTCAACTCAAGAACCTACCCACTTTTGTCAGTGAAAAAGACAGTAGTCGCAAATATCTGCTCAGCTACCCTTTCACGGATCGTAACACTATAGAGTACTTCGATGATCAAGAAATCTTTGTTGTCAGCACGCCGTCGACGCGCTTCAAAGGCGTTTATGTCTATCGCCACGATCCTCGAACCGTTCGTATGGTTACTCATCGAGATTACAGCCTTAGCGTTTCTAGCGTTCTGTATCTTACTAATCATCTTAAAGATCTGGTTGAACTAGATGCATCTGGATATGATGATCTAGCCGTACGCCTGATTATCCGTAAAGCGGGCTACGAGCGCACGCTGGTGTATGAGAATAGTCGCATGCATGAGCTCTATAAACTCGACTATGATAACGTGTTAGATGCAGTGATAGGAACAGGCGATACGTTACCGATGTGGCGCTGTAGTGCATTGGAAAATAGTCCTTATACTGCACTGATGGCTGCTCGTGCCGAAGAGATTACGCGTGAGCACGTAGTAGCCACGCTCGGGTATAATGCCATGAGTTGTCTGATGGGATACACTCCGGTGAAACTACTAGCGAATGAATCCAACCGCATCATCGCGCTACCCGAGCTGCTACGACATGATGCCACCATCTATGAGTATGACGGTGATGGGTTATTGATCGATCACTACCATAATCATTACGGCGTGGACTACATTCCGCGTAATTCACATGCGGTGTATTTTGAAGCACTGCGTGGTTACAGCACAGATACGCCCGAGGTGATTTTCTCACGCAACGGTATGCTCACGGTACCTACCGCATGTAATTGGCGACTATATAAATCGTACACTATTTTTAATGATGGTGACAATATCTGGGAAGACATTACCGATAGTGGTCAGTATCAGCTCAATGGTAGTCAGCTCGTACACGGTCAAGATGATGCTGGAATGCTGCTGATGCTGCGTACCGATCGTAAGTTTCTCGCTTATGATCTAGAGATTCCAATGACTGCGGGGGTGTTGCGCTTCCCGTTGATGGAACAACAAGACCGCAGTGAAGGCTTGCATTCATATATAATGCCAGTACCAGCCGGAGAGCTCGACATATTCATGAATGGTCGATCGCTCATCGAAGGTATTGACTACATCGTCCATTTTCCTAACATACTCATCTGTAACAAGATCTATCTTAATCAGCCTGCTGCCAGCGCTATACAGAAAATCCATGTGCGCTACAAAGGGCTTGCCCACGGAGCTAGCGAAAAAGCTGACAACACCGGTTTTATCGAGCACGGTGTGCTATCAAACAACCGACGTTTCGATATTCGTGATGATCGGGTAATGCGCATAGTCAGTGGCGGTTCTTTTAAAACACGTGACGACATGGTGTTCTCCGAGCTTCATCCTGGCGTGAGCATCGTTAACGCTTTGAATGGCCAGCCGTACATGATCAAAGACATCGTCGTGCCGCTTCGCGAAGTGGTTGATGTTGACACTTATGTGCTGCGTGATGCTTCGCGCCAAATCGACCATCAGGTGTCAGACTATCTCACACAAGAGATTCCTGAACCTGCCCGTGATGCACTCTCAGCGATCACTCATCGACATATTCTCTATAGTCCGTTTATCTCCCGTCTACTCTACGACATAGTCACAGGCGGGATGGCTAGCGAAGTCTATACTGCCAACCTTAGCGACCAGCAGATCATGGAGATCTGTCAGCCGTATGAACAATGGCTAGACTTCGATCCGATCAAACGTGATAACTGGAGCGACAACCGTTATGTTGTGATCCATCCTCATCAGCATAGCAGCACTTTTTCTATTAACCTTTTCGCATATCGATTTATGCTGAGGGTAATCAAACTTTACGCTGAAGGTCTAGTAGATCTATCAGCTTTCGTCACAGTCGAACATGCAGCATAAAGGAGACAAGATATGAGTGGTGAAGCTATTTCCACTTTGGGCGTGGTGGGTAGCGACGGGGTCGTACCCATTTATGACCCCGAGGCACGCTGGTGCTGGTGGTCGCTGGACGAAATCTATCTAGGCACTGAAGGGTCACGTAAATTTATCCCTAAAGTCAACGACTACGTCATGGATCATTCGTCATATACAGTTTATCGGGTTAGACATATTGACCCGGTAACGCTGGTGGCGAGTTTGGTACAAATCCGTCCGAATGGTATCTCTTATGTTATCGATGAGCGAGATGCACTAATCGGTACGGGTCCTGGTACGCAGTCTGATACTTACCGCATCTATATCGACACTAGCGTCACGCCTCACACGCTAGCGGTAGATGCTAGACTGAAAGTAGCCGGATCGATGGTTAAATACTGCAAGATATTCAGGGGTGCAGATCTGTCTGATAGCGGAGATGTCATCACGCGTGTCTACGATGCATCGCAACGCTATACCGGCAACATCGTGAATCTGGAACGCGTGGCGTACAATAGCCATGACAACTTCGCGATCTTCACCGTGCCGGTATGCTATACACTAGCCGAACTACCCGATGGTGAGATCGTCACTGCAGTGTTCTACGATGATGCAGGTCACGTTGTATCCAAACGTCAGCTACTCGTAGAGAATACGGCATTCATTCGACAGGCTTACGATGAAGAGCGCTATATCACGGCTATCTCGATGCGTAGCCCATTCCTCTCAGCTACCTATGAGAACCTGATCGAGTTTCCGTTGAACGTACCGCTTACCGCAATGAATCTTATTGGGGTGGTGCATTACAATGATGGTAGCACACTGGAACTTCCTGTAGACGGCAGTAAATTCAAAATCTTCGGGCTGGATCAGTATCTGTCTAGCATCGTCGGACAGAAGATTCAGCTGGTGTTAAGCTATGCCCTGTCACCGAGTGAGTCAGTTTACGGGGCGACTACTGGGGATGGCAAATACATCACCCAAGCCTTTAGCCTGGTGACAGTTGAACCGAATAATGCTTATACCGTCAAGGTGTTCGGTTATCCGGAATTTGTCAATCTTTATGAAGGTTATCGCATGCGCTGGTTCATGCTTAACCTCGATCGCAATATATTCGCCGATGTAACCTCACATGTACGGTTTGCTGATAATAGTGGAGGTTTCCGACCGACTGGTTATGGTTATATTCAACGCCATGCTATCAGCTTAAAACTCAGCGATGTGTCGGGTGCCTATCGTAACTTCATGCACACTCAAGTGCTCGATGTCTTACTACGAGGTAAACCCGAAGACTATGACACTCCATGGGAAGTCGCCAGCGAATCTGCTTCTGACGAAGCACTCTATGGTGCTGGCCTAAAAGTTGAAAGACATTATAACTTCAAAGAACGCTTTACCATCCATAGCGGTGTTGAAGCTTATTCGACCTGGCTTGATCGTGTCTATCGCAACACCTACCCACTCATCAACCGCTTGACAGAAATCGAAATACCACTACCGACGCATTTCGAACTGAGGTATCAAGAGCGCACGATGCGTTATGAGATGCAGGATTGGAATAAAGAGCTTAGTCTAGGCGTTGTGCCTATGCTAGGTAGCAATGTTTATATCCGTTTCATTAAAGTAGCCGGTAGTGGAGATTTGACGCTATCGGTAGCAGCCATGGTAGTAAAAAGCTAAAGATCTGACTCTTCCCTCCCGTTAAGGAGGGAAGAGTCAGATAGCCGCACCTTCATCTTGTAATACTGCTATCATCCGGTCCAGATAATTTTCCATCAACACGTCCCCGACGATTTTATCCCTGAATAAAAAACCACCCCATACATCGATGGTGAGCAGATGATCGCGAATAAAGCTATGTAGATTATCATGCAAGCCATGGTGAATCTCGACGTGAATAAGATAGGTCACGCATAAGTTCATCCAATGCCTGCGACGACGGTTATGCAGTATACTAAATATCAATAGCTTGCCATCGCTGAGCGTCACCTCTAATCGACGAAAAGGAGTCCAGGTTTTAAAGTTATCAACGTGGATAAAAATAAATTTAGAGCGGGATACGAAATACCTGAATAAAAATCGCACTGCGTTAAACATAGATACACCCCCTGAATACTAGCTGCTGGGTACATGACCTGTTGCTTAGTTTTAATAACAGTCACGGAACACACCCACATCATTCTCATACTTTTTCAATAAAGCGAGCGAAAAGCTATCTTATAGCCGATTTGAAACTAAGGGACGTAAAAATGATACTATTTGAAGAGGACTATCAGACGAAGCATCCAGGTAGCATTATCGACATGGATACGAGTAACGAGAGCTTCAGAAGACTCGCATTACTCTATCGTGATATGGGAATATCGAATCATGCTTTTCCTCTCGCACTACATAACCCTGAACTAGTAGGTGTGGACCCATTCGACCCTAATCTCACAGTTGAGCAGATCATTCTCATCGCTGCGGAAGTCAAAAACCCTTGGTATTATTTTCGCGAGATCGCCCGTGCACCTGGTCGCGCTAGCCCTGAACCAGTTAAGTATAAAGCCCATCGTGGCAACATCGCGCTCTACTGGTTGTTTTTCAATCACGTCTCACTGATCCTAGAGCAAATCCGTCAGACAGGTAAATCCTTCGGTGCCGACACCCTCATGACCTATCTCATGAATGGCGGTACGAACAATACACAGATCAACCTCATCACCAAAGATGAGACGCTACGCTCAGCGAACTTAGCACGACTCAAAGAAGTCCAAGATCTCTTGCCGTATTACCTGAACCTACGTCGCAAGAATGATCTAGCCAATACTGAGATGCTCAGCGTTAAACTACTCAGTAACGAATTTCGTTCACACCTACCTAACAAGTCTCCGAAGGCCGCGCTAAACGTTGGGCGAGGGCTGGTTTCTCCGGTATTCCACATCGACGAAGCGGCTTTCATCTATAACATCGGTATCACTCTACCGGCGGCACTAGCAGCTGGTACAGCAGCGCGTGATAGTGCTCGCGCGGCTGGTCAGCCTTTTGGTACGATCCTGACTACAACTGCCGGTAAAAAAGACGACCGCGATGGTAAATATGTTTACAACATGATCCAACAGTCAGCAATCTGGAGCGAGAAGTTTCTCGATGCACGTAATGAAGAAGAGCTCTATGAGTTTATTCGTAAGAACTCCTCGCAGCGTGCCGGAGACTCACGCCGCGGAGTGCTGCGAGTATATGCAAGCTTTAACCATAAACAGTTGGGTTATACCGATGAATGGCTTTATCGAGCGATCGAAGAATCGAATGCCACGGGTGAAGACGCTGACCGCGACTTCTTTAACCGTTGGACTTCGGGTTCACAGTCTTCGCCGCTGACTCCAGAAATGGCTGAGAAAGTCAGAAATTCCGAAGATAAAAACTACTACACCGAAATCTCACGACCCTATGGTTACATCACGCGCTGGTACGTCTCTGAGCAAGAGCTCGAACACGAGATGCGCACCGAACATCATGTCATGAGTCTGGATACTAGCGATGCTGCAGGTGGCGATGATATAGGTATGACAATTCGCAATATCCGCACCGGTGCTGTAACTGCATCGGGTAACTACAATGAGACCAACCTCATTACGTTTGCTGAATGGATTGTCAACTGGTTGATTAGATACGAACATCTGACCCTCATCATCGAGCGTCGTTCTACTGGCTCGATGATAATCGATTATCTAATCGTGATGCTGGTAGCGAAAAACATCGATCCTTTCAAACGCATCTATAACCGTGTCGTGCAAGACGCTGACGAACAAACCGATCGCTTCAAAGAGATCGCCCGTCCGATGTTCGCCCGTGATAGCAGCATCTATACGCGTCACAAAAAAGCGTTCGGCTTCGCTACTTCGGCAGTCGGAGCCACGAGTCGTACTGATCTCTACGGTACGAGTCTTAATAACGCGATCAAATACACCGGTGACTCCGTCCATGATAAGAAAACCATCGACCAGATCTTAGGGTTAGTGATCCGTAATGGACGAGTCGATCACGCTGAAGGCGAACACGACGATAACTGCGTCGCGTGGCTCTTGTCGTACTGGCTAATGTCACAAGGCAAACATCTCGAATACTACGGCATCGATAGCGCTAAGATTCTCTCGCAGTCTAACTTCCGTAAGCAAGAGATCCAGTCTGGTGATGTATATGAGCAGTATTATCAAGAGCAGCTCAAACAACAGATCAACACCCTCACCGAACAGCTACGTAACGAACGCGATGACTTTATCGCTCGTAAGCTAGAGTTTCAGCTACGTTCAGTAGTACAGAAACTCGACACCTACGATAACGTGCATATGTCGGTCGATGACCTTATGAAGCAGCTCAATCAAGAACGCCAGATCAGAAACCGCATCCATCGCTACTAGTACCGTCACTCTTCCGGCCGTATAAAGGTCGGAAGAGTGATTTTACGTTTTTAGGTTGAGTGGTAGTGAAGTTTTTTTCAGTCACATATATATTACGTGAAGACTGCCGCTCTGGCGTCTTTCTATCTTCTAATACCAGGAGCCACCACTATGCAAACCATCAAAGTCACCAGCCGCGAAGAGCTTATCAACATCATTCATCGAGCGCCATTGAACGCAGATTTGAACCATCTGGACGTAAGTGCAGTCACGGACATGAGTCTGGTGTTTGCCGGCAGTCGGTTCAACGGCGACATTTCGAAGTGGGATGTATCCCGAGTTACCAATATGAACTCTATGTTCTCTGATGGCTGGTTTACTGGCGATATCTCACAGTGGGATGTCAGTCAGGTAACTGACATGAACGGTGTGTTTTCATGTAGCCAGTTTAATGGCGACATCTCGTGCTGGAATGTCTCATCCGTCAAAGACATGGGATGGATGTTTGCTGGCAGTCAGTTTAACAGCGACATCTCGCGCTGGGATGTCAGTCACGTAACCGATATGCGTTGGATGTTCCACAAAAGTCTGTTCAACGGCGACATTTCGAAGTGGGATGTGGGTAACGTTAAGATCATGAAGGCGATGTTCAGATGCAGTCGGTTCAATAGTGACATCAGTCGTTGGAGTATTGGTCCCGATACGGACGTCAACGGCATGTTCGACAAGTAACTTCAATTAACAGGAGATCCGCATCATGAACATCCAAGAACGCCGTGCTAACATAGCCGGAATCATCGCCGGACTGCTGTTTCAAGAAACCGAACACGTCAAGATCTACGATGTTCATGTGGTGCGGATGCGGCCCGATGGTATCGATTTTAGCCATACCACCGACGAAGGTCACGAAATCGTCTCGATGCGCTCGACACCAGGAGGGTTGGTGCAGATGTATATCCGCAACGATTCGAGCAGTCGCTGGATCGAACGCCGCGCCTCGGAACTTCCTGCGAAGTATTTCCATGTCTACCTCCAGTATAGTAAAGAGCTCGCAGCGTAAGTATCGCCTCTCCCACCCCGGCCATTGAGGCTAGGGGTGGGAGAGGCGTGTTTTTTTTTTGGCCTGTCAAGCAGAATTACCTTGTCGCATACGGGCGACGACTGAAGGGTCGTCTTCTCGATGCGGCGGTGCGTCTGGGTCACCCTTACCATGCGAAGCCAGATAAGCCTCGAACTCCTGAGCGAGTCGCCGCATATCTGCCACATACGTCGAATCGTAACCCAGCCGCTCTGCTTCATCCACATAAGCACGTAAAGCAGCAGGAGCCGCTGGATCTTTAGCACCGAATACCATATTGGGCCACTCGGGCACAGTGCCATCACGGCGCGTTACCAGATATTTCCCTTCAGGTGCTTTGTCACCATATCTCCACAAACCAGCCATATCGATCTCCAGATGTTAAAGAATACCTACTGATGGTAGGCGTGTTTGGTGTAGGCTCTGAGGCAGATGTAGATAAATACCGCGTTACGGATCGCAGCGAGAGTCTGTTCGCTCACGTGCCCGGTAGCTTTACTCACGATACTACTGCCAAGCTTACGCAGTTGCTCTAGATCCGCGCTATTTTCGCGTGACGACAGTACGTAGCCTTTGAGGTTACTCGTTAACACGATGAGATTTTTCGAGCGATGCAGTACATACTCGTTTTTGAGCAGATAGTTATACGACAGCACCAACGACATATCGACGAACTGCAACACGAGCTCGCGTTCTTTGCCGGTGATGTTATCAGCCATCCACTGTAGCACTAGACGAAACGATTTACCGCTAGCGGTAGGGATCACGCTCTCAACGACCGCCATCAGTTCTTGCTTAATGAAACTGTTGCGATCAGCTAGGGTTTCTAGCACATAGGTTTTGTAGTTATCCAACCCATGGATGCGATCTTTGACGATCTCTTCCCCGTCGGCATCGACCATCGTCGACGAGCTACTATGGATCTTGCTACCGCTCTCGTGAACTTTGATGAACTCCACGTAGATGTTTTTGAGCATATCCTTGGTGCGGCTTTGCAGATCGTTGATCGCGTTGACGATCCCAGCGTCATCGGTATACGGAATGAGCTTTTGATAATGTACGCCTTGCGGGTCGACGAATTCTTCCGCGCGATACTTGAACACTTCTTGCCACGTACCGAGTTTCTTGATGAGATAGCGGCCACTCAGGCGTTCATACACCGCTTGGGCAGTGTAAGTGTCGATCGGGTATTTAAAGTAATGCACGAGTAAGGCAGCGATCGTGCGATAGCCAAAGATCAGTCCCACGTCCACTGCCGCTTCGACTCGCTTATGCGGATTCAGATACGGAGAGGTGAGGAAACGATGGATCATGTACACGAGAGTTTGATTGAGTGCATCGGATGAGATTTTAAATTCATGGTTGATGGTGTCTATGGTACCAATTTGGCGTTCGACATACATCGCTTCACGATCCATCATCTCATCGAAAAACTCGGCATAGTCTTTCAACGTGAACCGCACACGGTGCACTCCCATCAAGTTGCCACCGAAAAACCCCATATGTTCAGGGTTACGATTGACGAACTCGATCTGGTAGCGCTTGACTTTTTTGGCTAGACGAGCGTCGAACTTTACATGAGCGAATAACTCGTCGAACACTTCTTTGATCGTAATCATCGAGCGATGAACTTCATGAAGCTCTCGCGGCTATAGAAGACGCGATCGGCGTGTTCTTGCGCATAGTCGGAAAGCACACCACAGGGACGCGTGATACGACCATGCATCTCTAGCACTACATAGCGTTTCTTCGCTTGAGCGTCTAGTGCGATACGGAGTTCATCGAATGCACGCGAAGGCTGCTGGGTAATCGTGTCGGTATCATTCACGTAGACGACTGAGTCCTCAGGTTCTTTATCTAACTGTTGATGCACCATCAGAATCGCTGCTGACTCGACTTGGTTGGTTTCATTACTTAGACGTGTAGTGTTCTCTCCTAGTACTTTGAGTAGTGCTTCAGCATAGACTGAGGAGAGTGGGCCGGTGATGGTTACGGTACTGGCAGCAGTATCAGTAGCTGGTGCGTTTTCAGTAGGTGTACCGATCTGGGTGACTTGAGCTTGATTGTCAACTGGTTGGTATTTGTTCAGATCTAGTTTAGACATGTTCGTTTCCCCGTGAGTAGTGTGGCAGCCAGAAGATTTGTTGTTGTATGGGTTTTTACTTATCTGACATCCCCCCAGTCCCCCCGATTAGGGGGGACAATAGGGTATGGGCTTAGTGGCTGATATAGCAATGGCGGTAGAGGTTATATTTCTTAAAAAACCCTTGCGCTGGAGGGATGTTTTTCGTCAGAAAAAAACATCCCGATCCTGCTCAACGTGTGTAAAAAAGCCTGATGGCAACAGTAGCGTGCGTAAAAATTCATGGGGGGCTTCGCCCCCCTCTCCCCCCCATCTAAATACCTAGTTACGTTCGCTGAAGCTCACTGAGTTACTATGTCCAAAGTATCAGGGTAGTGCGGTATTTTTTTCACAGCGTTTGAAGCCAGTGTAAAATTTACAAGACTCTGCTGCATACTGTGGTACGCTTATTTGGGTGTATGCTGTTTTTTCTTTTTACTTTAGCGTTAGTACGGGTTTAGCTCCATGTAAAACCGGCTGCCTGATCTGGGTACGAACCCATATTTAATATCTGGTAGTCGCATAGAGAAAAACCAGTTAGCGAATATCAAGTGGTAGTAACGTTCGGTTATATTTTAATAAGGAGATTGTAACGTGGCGATGACGATGAAGCTGTTGGGTTGTGGTGGTGCAGGGATTAATATCGTTAAAAAGTTCCTGGGTAAGTCTGGCGAAGGGTTTGCTGATCTCGATATCTGCATGCTCGATACGTCGCGTTCGAATATGCCTAAGGATATCAACGAAGACAACATCTATCTCTTCGATGGTCTGGATGGTAGCGGGAAGCTGCGTGCGAGTAACTACTCAGTCATCAGTGAGCGGGCACGTGAGATCGTGCAACGGGTCAAACCTGGTGATGTGACGGTGGTCGTGCATTCAGCCAGTGGTGGCAGTGGGAGCGTTTTAGCTCCAGTCCTGATCAGTGAGCTTCTGAAGCGCGAGGTGATGGTGATGGTCGTGGCGGTAGGTTCGTCTGACAGCCGCATCGAAGTCGAGAACACTATCAAGACGCTCAAGAGCTATGCGATCATCAGCCAGAAGAACGAACGGCCGATCAACATGATCTACGCTGAGAACACGCGCGAGATGGGTCGCGGGGCAGTCGACAAAGCGATCGAGACCAACATCATCCTCGCGTCGCTCTTTTTCTCTGGACAGAACCGTGAACTCGATAAGAGCGATCTACGCAACTTTCTCGACTATCACAAAGTAACGAGTTTTGCGCCGAAACTTACGATGGTTGATTTCTGTAGCGGTGGCGTGTCATTGGAACGCGATCAAGCGCTCGTGAGTGCAGTGAGTCTGACCGATGAGAACGCATCGACGGCGATTGATCAGCCGCTCGAATATCAGGCTACTGGCTTTATTACGACTGCTGTTAAAGAAGCAGTAAAAGTAGACATGCCTATTCATATGGTCACCGTTGCGAACTACTTCGGTAATGTCATCGAACGCCTGGAAAAACAACTGCGTGTCATCGATGAAGCTCGTTCTGCTGTGATCGAAAAATCCATCGTGTCGAATCAGGAAAACTACACCGATACTGGTTTGGTTCTCTAAGCGGCTAAGTCACGAGAGGGGACGTCTAGGGACGCCCCTTTTAAATAACGTGTTATACGGGAATAACTAATAATGAACCTTCAATATCCAGACACACATACGAAGTTCCGCCACGGTGAACGTGTGAAGAAGACGAAGGGATCACAGTGGCATGGTACTGTGGTCGGATGGTATAGCACTAGCCTTACCCCTGAGGGCTATGCCGTCGAGAGTGCCAGTGAGAAAGGTAGTGTGCAGATTTACCCGGCTACAGCGTTAGAGCTGTGGCCCACTAACTAACGGTAGATTGTCGGGGGCTTTGGAGCCCTCGGTTTTTGAAAGGTGTTAATGATGACAGATACATCGGCAACCGTGTTCAACTTTCCTGTGCCTACTCCGACTGTGCGCCCTTACCAGTTGGTTGCTACGAGTGAGCTACGCTATGCGTGGCGGCGTTCGTGCGATGTGCCGTGGTATTTAAGCTGGATGAAAAGCCACGAGAAAGTGTTGCAGCGAAAGTATCTTGAATGTCATGACAGCGACGCAGAACCTAATGCAGTGTGGATAGATATCCCGACAGTCGAAGAAGAACCGTCGATTATGCTAACGGCGTTAGGGTATCAACGTGAATGTTAGTAGTTTGCATGAGCTGGTAACACGTGCACTGATGTTAGATCAAGCCGTACCTCGCTCTAGAGGTATAGGTGAAGTAGAATCATATATTTATAGCCACGCTGAACTCGACGATTACTATATCGGTCTACGATTACAGTCGGATGCATGGGAATTTAATATCCTGGGCTATGGCTGTAAGTGTCTATACGGTTTACGCTATGAGCCGCAACGAGGATGGCTGACTACGGGTCATGCTCATCATGTACTCCCAGAATGGAAAAAGATTTTAGTGAACACTTTTGCTATCATAAAAGAGAATATGTGATGCCACCTCTAGCTCGCCTGCCTGTGAGGGTGGGGCGAGCTAGAGGGGTTGTGTGCCTTTGCGATAGTCGACACTATGGCTATCCTTCTTCCATAGTAAAAAACCTCGCTACGCTTCATCTAATGGCTTCTAGGGGTATTTAACATGAGATATTTAGAAACGTTTTACATGTTGGACATCCGTGACATCTGGGTGTACCTAGAGAACGAGCTTTTACCGATCTGCCGTAAGTATAATGCGCGACTCTCGTTCGACATAGCTTGTGAAGCGGTGATCGCTGAGGCTCTACAGAGGGTAGGGATCAGTCTGACAGGTAAGCATTGTTTCGATAATATCTGTCGCTACGATGTAACCGAATGTGGCGACCCTGACCTAGAACCGATTAAATGGTGGGTAACTCAGCAGCTCCAGCGCGCTCTAACAGCGCATCAGGTTTGTTTGAGTTATGCCGAACGCGTTAAATATCTCGCTAGCCGCACTGCTTTGGTGCTGGTGGTGGTGAGGGACATGGATAAAAGGGAGTTAGGGTAGAGATGAAAAATACAGACACGGTAGATCTAAATGAGCTTTTGCAACCTACCGAGATGACTCTCATCGACATGCTACCTTATGTTGTCGAGTGGGATGATGATCCGTATCTGAACGCGTTGGTCGCACCTCCGGTCGGCATTTATCTGCCGGGCTCGGTTGAACCAGTCCTGCACTCAAACGGCAAATATTACCCGCAGTCGAAACTCGGTGAAGAAGCTCACCTCATCACCGATCTCACGCAGATCTATAACGTTACTGAACCGATCGTCGACAAGAACGGCATCGTCCTCACCACGCCCGATAAACTCAGACGTCTTAAGCGCTATATCACTACGCAGCCACAAGTGCCAGCGATGGCAATCAAAGTAGCTTGCAGTATCGCGATTGCCTTTATCAACAATCTATCCATCTATACGCGCAGCCCTCGTAACACCTATCACCTGAGTAGGCTCGTGTCGGATCAGCACTTTGATCTTATCGCGACCGAAGCCTACGAGAATCTGCTCGATGAGATGCTATTATCCCTAAACGCGTTCGTAGGTAAGGATCGACATCATATCTATTTTACGCGTCTCAAAGGTACGAGCTTGGTGGTAGAGAAGACGATCGACTTTCGCGTGTATGACTGGTATCGCATGCAACAATCTAAGGATCATGATTAAACTGCTGCCGTACAAGCCCATGTATGTGGTGTTGGATGTTTCTCGGTTCATCGACTGGAAGTACCGTTTCAGAGTAGAGGAAGAAACCCTTGCAGAGATGCTCAAGATGATTCTCTATAGCTATCCGTTCGGGATATTCGCGGACGGCATCTGGGAGCTACTCGAAACGGCGATGGATTTTGACCACATGTCCGATGTCCATCTACAGAACTTAGATATAGCCATTGAAGAACTATGTTTCGATGTTGATGCGTATATCCGTGTGATGTTAGGTGGTGTGGCGGACGAGTATCGTTATTATCAATGGCTTAACCCTTGGTCAGTAGTACTGAAGAGGAACATCTAATGCATTTGCCATTGCATATAGTGCTCGATGCTTCCCAGTTTGAACCATATCGCCGGCGGTTAGAGGTGAGTGAGGCGATCTTCGAACGGGTACTAGAAATGCTACTGGACACTCATGCGGAAGGCATGTATACGAGCGGAGTGTGGGAGATCATCGAAGCTGAGATAGACATCGGACGGATGTCTCATATACAGATGCGCAATACTAACGCTGACATCTCGGAGTTATGTAAGGATCTGGATACGTACATTAAAAATATCCTAGGTGCTGCATCAAGTGAATACAGGTACTACAATTGGCTCAGTCCTTGGGCGGCGGTATTTAAAAGGAAGATTTGATGTGCGACAAACAAACAGAACCGCAGTATAAGAAAGTCATCATTCCGTTGAGTTATGACATACACTCACTGCTTTGTTATACTATCAATCGCATGAGTGTATGTCTAGAGCCGGGAATGATCGACAACTTCCCCACTTTACTACTGGAGGTAGCTAAAGATCCGATCGCAGGTATGGTGCAGCTCTATACTGATCTGCGTGCATATGTGGATGAAGGCTTACTCGCGACATTCGTCGAAGATTCACATCTAGTAACCGAAGAGGATATCTTTCGTCGGGCTGGAATGGAGATAGGTGAAGTAGTAGATGAGATTTTGGCCATTTTCAAAGGCTGTGAAGACGATATCCAACACTATAACCGTGCACAGTACATCACCCGTGGTATTGTTTTACTCTCCGTTAACAACTTAGAGGATGCTGATCTCGTATGACTGAAAACCCAATACAGTATAGCAGAGCAGTGATGGATGGCACCGATCTGTGGCAGGCTTACTGTAGAGGTGTTTACACTGACTCTGCTTTATCGCGTTACATCCAGTCGCGCCCCGATAGTCAATACGTGCTTAACGCTATCTACACGGAATTGCTCCATCAGGTGGTATATATGCGTGACGATGACTTTCCTATTTATATGGTCAATGTTTCCGCTGGTCCTAACCTCGATAGACTGGTAGAGCTACAGCATCACCGTGATGATGCGGTTATGGTTAGTGCCGTTGGTAGCATATTCAAAGAACTAGCGGTACTGATGTGGTTTAAGCTGATGCAGGTGCAAGCGATTAATCCTGAATGCATCATCATCATCGAACAAAACACTGCCGACTATTTCGTTATGGGGATTCATCGCACTGTGTTAATTGATCACTGGAGATCGACGTGCTCTTCGAGTTGCTAAATAGGTATAACTTCACCACCTACGCACCGGCTGTCTTCGGCGGTAGTTTCAAAAGAGCCAAAGTAATCGGCATCGTTGATTACGAAACTGCCAAGAAATATGCCAACGTGGATCTGGTGCAGCGTCAGGTGTTTGCACTACTACCACCGGGTACGCCGGATCGTATTTCCAAATACATGTTCGTGCTCATCGAGCTGCCCGGTGGTATCAAGAACGTACTGGCCTATCCGTGGATCATCGCTACTACCATCATCAAAGTCGAAGCTACCAATCTCGTGATCTCGGTAACCGATGTTGATGATACTGACATGGCTAAAATCCGCGATGTGCTCAATACAATGGGGTATACCTTCAATATTCAAACAATCGACGTATAATCGCTGGTGGCAGTGTTCAGACATAGTCACAACGTCCCCCTGTTCGCCAGCGCCCACGGAGTTCCATGCTGTCTCCTTGCTCGGTCCTAGACCGTTTACGCCCACTACCTGTCTTCGCCGACAGGTAGTGGGTATTTTTTTCAGTACTGTGCCATCTAGTGATACGAGGAGCCACTGATGTCTGATGACAGATTATTTCTGCAAGACCCTAATTACTACCAGCGCGACATCAACCCACTAGGCCATTATATCGAGCAAACTGCTCTATACATCAGCCGCATGACTGGAGATGATCTAGAAACGTGTAAGCGCTGGGTAGGTGAGAAATTACAAGCCAAAGAACTACCCGGTATGATCGACCCAAAAGTCGAGTACTACGAGCGTAACGACGAAGGCGATAAGACCAAAGAGTCAACGACGCTGTCGAAGTATATCTACTCAGCTATCGCGAACGATCTCATCGTCGCGCCGACTTTCACGTGCTACACCAGCCCGAAAAAAGCGCGTTCGATGCTAGCGGGTTTCGTCGATGGTAATGTCAAGCGTCGCGGAGTGGCGAAAAAAGAAGCATTCGTGGCTAAGACTGCCGGCAATAGTGTTCGCTTCATTATGAAAAATAATGAACAAAACAACATGAAGCTCTATAACAACAGTCTCTCAGGAGCTTTCGGTACCAAGGGCTCTGTACTCTATAACCCGACTGCGCACAGCACTCTTACTTCGACGATCCGTTCGGTAAGTTCCTATGGCAATGCTTCGAACGAACGCATTATCATGGGTAATCGCCACTACTACCATGTCGATATCGTACTCTATAACCTTATCTCTTGTAGTCAGCTTACCGATGTAGCCGAGATGCGTAACGCCATCGTACTCTACGGCTTACATATCCCGAGCGTAGCTGATGTAATCGACTGTATCAGCTATTCGAGTCAGTTCTATTGGCGGGACCCCAAGGCGTTACAGTCTCTCGTGTCGTATGTAGACAAGATGACTGACATCGAACGTGCGAGTTTTGTTTATACGGGAGATTTATATCACATTCGTAAACATAACCCTGAGTTCATGCGGGGCTGGATCGATGAGATCAGTCGTAAATGCACCGAGGAGATCCCTGATGCACTGAGTATCGTCGAGACGATTGATGAGCAGATCATGAACTACACGCACCAGATCTGTTTCAATGAAGTCAAGGGACTGGGTAAGAAATACGCACTGATGGCAGAAAAAGGAGTGCTCAACACGGTGGTAGCGACGGCACTGAATATCACTGCAGTGTTGCGTAAGTACCAGCCCTTTATCCGTACGTTCTTTTTATCGCGACTAATACCAGCTAGTCACGCGTACATCCCGAACATGATGCGTCGTTCGGTGGTGCTGAGTGATACGGACTCGACGTGTTTCTCGGTCGATGATTGGATGCTGTGGTATTTCGGTGGCGTGGAGATCACTGAGCGCACCTATGCGGTGTGTGGTGCAGTGGCATTCATGGCCAATCAGTCTATTGCTCACGCCTTAGCGATACTCTCGGCTAACATCAACGTTGTGCGTGAGAAGCTGCATGCATTAGCGATGAAAAACGAGTTTCTGTGGTCAGCACACATGCCTACTAACGTCGCCAAGCATTATGCAGCGTGGACGGTGATGCAAGAAGGTAACGTTTTTGAAGAAGCCGAGATAGAAATCAAAGGCGTGCATTTGAAAAATAGCGCTTCGCCTCCTGCACTGATCAAAAAAGCACACCTGATGATCGAGGATATCCTCACCACCATCAACAGTAACCAACAGCTCGATCTCGCGCATTACGTAGCTGAAGTACAAGCGATCGAGCGCGACATCATCGAATCCATCAGTCGAGGAGAAACTAGATATCTGAAGACCTCCAAAATCAAGGACGCGGAAGCCTATGCGTTGGAAGCCGAGGAGTCGCCATATCAGCATTACACAATGTGGCGCGAAGTGATGGAGCCTAAATATGGTGTGATCGATCCGCCACCTTATAGCGTGGTCAAAGTACCGACGACCTTGGGTAACCGCACAAAGCTCAAAGCATGGGTTGAAAGTATCGAGGACGTGGAGCTACGCGGACGGCTGGCACGCTGGATAGAGCGGATGGGTAAAACTTCTCTCAACACTTTATACATGTCGATCCCCTACGTTAATAGTTTCGGCATGCCTACTGAGATACTGCGTGCTGCCGATAGTCGTAAAGTGGTACTCGATCTGACATTGGTGTTTCGGATCATACTAGAGTCGTTAGGGTTCTTTGTTAAAGATGGTTGGTTGATACTCGATTACAAATAACCTGCTACTCTCACCTGCCTTCCATAGCGGAGGCAGGTGAGAGGGTAATCTATTTTTTTAGTATTCGGAGAAATCGGTTACTCTTCCTCGCATGTCAATCGGAATTTTACTAAGTGATATGTCGTATTGAGTAATACCACTGGTTTTTATGACCAGTCCTACCGTACGCAGCGATGCTGACGGATTACCACTATATGAAATCAATTCCATCCAGATGAAATTAGTCATATTGGCACCCGTCAAAGGACCCAAAGCTGCAGGACCATCAGCGGACATTTTGATCAGAACTTGGTCTTTCAGCGTGTCGAATGTACAGTATCCAGCCATGTATAGCACATTGTTAGGAGCCAAGATTAAATCTGCGACCGCGCCGAGTTTACTGTAAGTATTAACACTGCCATCTCCATCAAACTTATACCCCCACAAAGGAGTGCCAGCAGATGTAAATTTAACAATATCTCCAGTGCCCGAAGCAGCATAGATATTACCAGTTGCATCGGTAGCAAGAGTTTCGAAATTCATCCATGTGGTTATGCCAGTCTTCCATATGAGGTTACCACTAGTATCCCAGCGAGATATAAATGGTTCCGGAGTACCTTCAACTCCTCCCCCAACATAGATATTGTCAGAACTATCTACGACTAAAGAGTTGAAAGTTAGTTTAGATGACAACTGAGTACAATACAGCGAGCGTTCCCAAACTGTAGCTCCGGCAGAATCGCATTTAATCAAGTATCCAAATTCATCGCCGCTGCCGTCTGTATAATGTCCTGCAGCGTAAACGTTACCTTGACTGTCCGTAGCCACCCCTTCGAAAGTCGCAGATAACGTATTTCCGACGGTGTTCCTGAACCTAGCCCAGACTACACTGCCACTAGTGGTGTAACGAATAATGGAAAAATCCAATCCCGCTACATAAATGTTATCAGCACTATCGATGTAGATAGCGGTCAGCGCAGAATGAATACTCAACGGAGTATAGTTTATGTATTTACCCCATACCACTAGACCATCAGAGTTCAGTTTAAGAATAAGCGGATACTTCTGACTACCGCCAGCACTATCTGCGCGATACCCTACTACGTATAGATCACCGGAACTATCTAGCGCAATATCGTAGAATTGAGTATTGGCAGCAAACGCGTACTCCCAGACCAGAGTCCCGTCGGGATTATATTTCGCGATATAGGCCTCGTAGATAGTTGCAACAGCATGATTTTGTCTACCGACAATGTAGATATGACCTGTCGCAGAATCCATCGTCAATGCTGCAATAAACGGCAGTATTGACGACGATGCTGGCTTCATGTGTTTTAACACCCACCCTTGAGAATGATGGGTAGTGAATGCTACTGTAGCAGACCAGCTAGACCAACCACCCAGTACGCTGTGATGTCGGACACGTGCGTAGTATTGCGTGCTTTCCGTGAGTGCTGTGGTAGGCATCCATTCGGTGAGATTAGCACTGCCTTCGTAAAACTGTACACCGGAGGTGAAATCGTTACTAGTGGAAATTTCCCATCGTACCTGATCCTGACTCTGTGAGATACCCAGATAGTCAAACGCTGATGATTTGAGTGTAGGATATTCTGACACCTGAGTGCCGTTTTGTTCAGGTGTGATGATGCTAGGCGTCGCTACACCGGCTTCGAGAACAGTGATAGTGAAAGTCGTATCATCTACCGTAAAGCCGCCATTGGTGGTTGACGCAGGTGTATAAGTGATCGTAGCACCTGAACGTGTAACCGTGCCATTGGTCGTACTGACAGCATAAGTGTCAAACACATTGTAACCGGTCAGCACATAGACGGTGGGTTCATTAAGATAGGTTGCGATCGGTCCTGCCAGCGTTACGCCGCCTTCAGTGATCTCAGTTGGTAATGCACTCACAGGTACTTTCGCTGTACCGTCAAGTAGTGCCAATGCATTAGCTCCACCGGGCAAGTTAGCTAACGGAATCTTGACTCCAGCATCGAGCTTTACAACTCCATTGGCAACACCCAGCATGCTACGCGGAATCCAACCCATGCTGGCAGCGGCAGTCGCAGCGGTGGTAGCACCAGTGCCACCGAGGATCATCGGCAGGATGCCGGTTAGACCGATATCGTTATAAATAGCCGGATCAAATAAAACTCTAGCCATTACGTTACTCCTTGTGAAATTCAATTGTCCCATCAGATGAGTTAAATTTTACACCGAGGATACCAGCATGAATCCGATTGCCAAAGCCCTAGACAATATCAAATACACGATTCCGATCGCGATCCTCAAAGAAGCTTTCACCGATTCTCATAGCCGCTGGCGTAACCCTAATTTAAGTATTGATGATTGCATAGCCACTAAAGTCATCCGTCCGCGAGTACTGCTAGATTGTAATCTTGTTGGCGGCACTACTGTCAATATCTCGCTAGACGGCATCGCACCGGAGATCGTTGATCAGTTCACGACCATTTACAGCATACCGCCCGATCGTACCGCTGGTAAAACTATCCTCTCGGTGCTATCTTTAGGCTACATGCCGTATCAAGCTAACTTCAACATGATGTCGGGCAACCTTGCTTACGCAACCCCGACTTCGATGAATTCAGTTACTCAAGCAGCTCAGCGTATTGGTGACTCGTACTCAGCGATGCCAGTGCTAGCTAACGCCCAAACTGAACTCGTTGGTCATAACGTCATTATGGTCAGGGAACAGCACAAAATCTCTTCGACCTATTACATACGTTGCATCCTCGCTAACTCGGATAACATGGGTAATATCTCACCGCGTTCGATTCTGGCGTTCGCTAAACTGTGTGAACTAGCGGTCAAATCCTACATCTACAATCAACTCATCATCCGAATCGATCAGTCGTTCTTGCAAGGCGGTCAAGAGCTCGGTGCATTTAAGAACATCGTCGAGAGCTATGCTGATGCTGAGGAGATGTATAATACGCACCTACGTGAAGTATGGCAGGCTACCGCATTTATGAATGATAGCATATCGTACGACCGTTTCCTACGTTTACAAGTCTCACCTGGCATTTAATGAATCGATACCCACACACCTTCCTTTAGGAGGTGTGTGGGTATCGTATAATTTTATTTTCACTTAGTATTCCGAGAAATACCGGGTAAGTGCAGGTGTTTCAACAGTCAGTGTGGCCGTTGTAACTGGTAGTGTCGTGGTATTATTGGTTAGTGTGGATGTCACTACAGGTAGTGTGCGTGCGGTAGCACTTACGGTCGCTATATCCCATGATAAATCGGTCATGTTAGCACCAACTAACGGACCTACAGTTACATCGCCTGTAGACGCTATGCGACTAACGTATGAGTCATAATCACCACTGTCTTGTTGCCCCACCGCATAAATTGTAGTATTATTGGGTGATATGGCTACCCCTAGGAAGTGATTATAACTACTATTGCCACCATGTAATACTCGCTGCCAGACTAAAGTGCTGTCGGTATTCCAACGGGTGATATGAGCGGTAACAGTGTCACTAGCATCTGGAGAGTATTGGTGACCTACCGTATATATACTGCTGCCGTCAGGCGATACGGTTATTCCTTCGAAGATATTCTCAGAACCATCTTCTATCGAACTCTGCCAGACGAGATTACCGCCAGTATCCCAACGAGTAATATATGCATCACCGTTAAGGCTGCCCTGAGACCACTGCTGACCAGCAGCATAGATTGCACTTCCATCGGGCGATACAGTAACTCCTTCGAAACAGTCGTAGCTTCCTCCGCCTGTCACTCGCTGCCACATTAGGTTACCCGAGGCATCCCAACAGGTGATAAAAGCATCGAAGTCATTGCTGTTGTTGGGAGAATTATGGCGACCTACAGCATAAATGGCATTACCGCTAGGAGCTATAGCTACTCCGCGAAAGTAGTCTTGATAACCACCATCCACCGAGCGCTGCCACACGAGGTTACCCGAGGTATTCCAACGGGTGATGTAAGCATTATTGCGACTGCCGTCTTCCGCGAAATGACGACCTACAGCGTAAATAGCTGTACCGTCTGCCGAAATAGCTATTCCGTCAAAATATTTATCGCTCGCACCATCTATCAAACTCTGCCATACCAAAATGCCATTAGCGTCCCAACGAGTGATGAAAGCCTGGTCGTGAGGACTAGAGGAACTTTGATGTCCCACTGCGTAGATTGTATCACCATCTGGCGACACAGTAACACCTTCAAAATATTCGTACGACCAATCTTTACTAACGTCATTCATAGAACGCTGCCATATAAGGTTACCTAAGGCATCCCAGCGTGTTATGTAAGCGTTATCACTATCAGTATCTGAAGAATAATAATACCCTACAGCATAGATCGCCGTACCATCAGGTGATATAGCGACTCCACGCAAGGTGTCGATATGCTCATCGCCGCCTATTTTTCCTACCCAACCTTGAATCTCATATACGGTGAAAGCTACTGCTGCAGACCATTCTGACCAGCCGCCTAACACGCTATGATGTCTGACTCGTATGTAGTATGGTGTAGCTTCGACTAGAGGGTCAGTAGGAGTCCATGTAGTAAAATTAGCCGTACCTTCATAAAAGTGAGTCAGTGCAGCGAAATCCTCGGTAGCGGAGATCTCCCAGCGTACCTGGTTTTGTGTTTGAATAGTGCCACGGTATTGAAAGGATGAAGATTCGAATGTTTGATACTGTGATACATTGGCGCCATTGTATGACGGCGAAATAATTTCAGGCGTTTGTACAACGGCATTTAATATCGTGATGCCGAATGTACGATTGTTAATCGTGAAACCGCCATCATTAATAGAACTAGGTGTGTAGGTGACAGTGTCAGCATTGCGGGTTACTGTGCCGTTGGTGGTATTCACGGTATAAGATTTGAAACTATCGTAGTCGGTTATGGTGTAAACCACCGCCTCATTCAGATATACTGATACGGGACCATAGATGCTAATGCTATTTTCAATGATTCCATCTGGCATATTAACCATGGAGATTTTAGCAGTAGGATCGAGTCCGGCTACACCATTAGCCACACCTAGTTCATCGCGCTGAATCCATTCCATAGTAGTAGCAGCAGTATCAGGGGTGGTGGCAGCTGTACCACCTAGTTTTACAGGTACGATGCCAGTCAGCCCTGCGCTGTTATGAAAAGCTGGGTTATATAAAGCTCTAGCCATTTGAAGCTCCTCATGGAATTTAACTATCCACTGGATGAGTTGGATTTAAAAACCGTAACCACCAGAGGCTCATTAGGCCTCTGGTGGTTACGGTCGCTATGTATCTAGCAGTGCGTCTAGAAGATCATTGGTCTCGGTTAACTGCTCTTTCGGTAACACATTAGCAAGCACACTATCGCGACGTAGCCGACGAATATCTCGTTGCATGCGGTTGATGAGTTGCTGGTTACGTCGCACTGAACTCACTCCACCTAGATCGATGAGATACTTCATCACCGTCGTGCGACTGAGTGTTACTGCCCACCATACCTGACGCGTCGGGGCTATTTCAGGCAGCTGTAAAGACTCAGCCATGTCCCGACCTGATATGCTAGGCAGAGCAGACAGGAGCCATTCGTACGCCATGTTTTTGTCATAGTAGTCCTCGGTGAGTTTGAGTAACACTCCGTCGAGCTTGGTGGCGTAATCGACAACCGGAAACGGATGCTTGAAACGCGCTTCACCCATCTCTACATCGTACAAAAGCCGCATCAGGCGATTCATCACGACGATATCGGTGTGACGATAGAGCATGTTGGGGAGCACGTACATATGCACGAAATGCGTGATACCGAGCATACCGCCATCGAGTAGCTGGCGTCTTAAGAGCTGATCGCGTAAAAAGCAACGCAGCTGTACAGCCAACAACGGGATATTGATACTGATGACTGAAAAGCCCGTGTCAGTGCCGCTGGATCGACCATTGCCAAGCATGAAGCCTAGATCGCTTTTCGGGTGCCAGATCGTCGAGACGGCATTAATACGTTGCCAGTTTCTCTCGGCATAGCTAGCGTCAAAATAACTGTCTTCGTAGATGATGACTTCGTGACTACCTACGCCGTAGAAAGCACCGTGATGCACTGCTCCGGTTTCGATGTCGCTAGTCATACGGAAAGCTTTAGCGATGTACGGGGCTCTAGCGCGCGTGCTCTCGATGAAGCGATCCAGCTCGTACTGCATCGGAGTGTCGACGTGGGTTAGGAGCCGCACGAGAAAGTGCTGGTTCTTGACTGCATAGACACGGTTGTTATAGTAGTCTTGAATCGTTAAAAGCTCGCGCAGATACGTGCCCTTGATGTATTCGAATTCTGCTGGCATGCGTTGCGCATTAGGGGAGCGCGCCACCCGTTGAAATAATTCTAACATTCGCCCAACCTCAGTATGGCTTCTCAGAGGATTTATCTGAAAAAAACGTAGTCACATATATATTCAATGAAGACTGTCACTACCGACATCTTCTCACATCTGCCCTAAGGAGCTTCCATCATGACCAGCACCACTAGCACCATCGCCATTTTTCAAAACAAAGAAGACGCCGTGAAGCTCGTCGAGAGCAGGGTTGCTGCCGGCGAATACAGCATCGAAAAAATCGAGAGTTTGGGACTAGTGTGGCTGCACCCGAATCCCGATATGACAGCAGAACAAGATAGTGTTTGCGGCACAAGCAAAGAAGAAGTCATCGAGCTGTATGCTACAGTCTGCGCCCAATCCATCGGCTACGACTGGGCATTCGAGTAACCTTTAGCCATCAAATCAAAAGAGAGCCACCGTGGGCTCTCTTATCGTCAGCACCCTATCTCTAAGGAGTAATGCACCATGGCTTCCATCAAAGACCTTCTCATCACCCGTGTCGAAATCAACGCCCTGAAAGATCAGCAGGATAGTAAAATTGACGTGGCTCTTTTTAAGAGTGTTCGTCAGGATGACGCATATTTTTGTGTCAGGGTTTCTGATGAATCGTCTGCATCTGAGTTCAGGTGCTGTGACGAATACGGTCAAATCAGTAACGCTTTTATCTTTGAGCGTGAGCTGGTGCTGGAAAGTAAAAATCCGTGGAAGGATATCGATTGCGAAAAACTAATCGGTAACTATGGTGCACTGATGCATCATTCGTCATACAAATTTCCCTACCCAACTCCTCGCCGTATTCATCTCACGGTAGAAAAAGATACCGTGTGGAGAGCGATTTATAAATCTCTGTATCTTTCTTCTCGGGATGAGGGCAGTGTCGCTTTTGTGGGGTCGAGCAAAGACCGCTACAATGACATAACTAAAAAGAAATATACCGGAGGGTTCTTCGGTTCGTCTTGCACAGATATCCTTAACCACTATTTCGACAACATCCGAGCTATGTCGAATGACGGTAAAGAGGTTACTGAGGACGAGTGTTTGAAAGATATAGACGAACTCGTCAACCATATTCTGCAGGGTATGGAAACCGATTTAGGTGATCGCATGCCGTTCTGGGTTGATATTAATGACACCTGGGATTCCATCATGAAAAAAGCACAGCAACCTATCGAGGCAGTAACTAACATCGAGGAGAAGGAAATGGATAAAACTGTGACTAACGAAGCCTCGGAACCTGAAATCAACGTAATGACAGTGAATCCTAACAGTGTCGTTGATGGCGACGCTTCTTCGCTGCAGGCCGTACCTTACCCAGAACTCTATGAGTTGCTGAGGAAGTATCTGAAAAACGAGCTTTATATGGTTCAGGCTACTCGCGGCATTAATCTGGCTTTCGGACAACTCGACAATATCGTTAGTTCTGATCAATGGGTGACTCTGGTGAAGATGCTCGATGGTGAAAACAGCGATGTGGCTATCGAGTTGCTGCAAAAGTGCTGCACACTAGAGCCGGGTGTATCAGTAGAGCCTCTGGAGAAAAGGTTGGCTCGCGTGGAAAGTTTCAGTGTGAGTTTTCGGGAATTTACCCGTAAGCAACTTCCGAAGGATTTTCTTCCTATGTCGCAGGAGAGCTATTGTTATCTAAACTATGAAGCGGCTAAAGAGGTTGTCGAGACACTCTGCGTGCTAATGGCTAAATAACATCGACCATGGTTTAGCTGGCGTCTATCGCAAATAGACGATAGGCGCCGGCGACATTGCAATGTTTTCTTATATCTAGGAGCTTCCATCATGTCTACCATCAAAAACCTCATCGTCACCCGTGCACAAATCAACGCCCTGAGGGACAATCTTGACAGTGTCTGTAAGGTTGGTGTGTTTAAAAGTAAATGCGGATATGGTATATATTTTTATACGTTGCCGCCGTTTACAATTGAATTCACTGAAGAGATTCGTGACAAGACTGCTATCCTTAATACCTTCAATTTTTATGGAACCAGGGAAATTGCACAGGGAGATCTATATATCAGCGACCGTAAAGATCTTATTAGCAACTACGGCGCACTGATGCAGTATGTAGAAAGTCCAGCTCGTTGCTTAAACCAACGTCGGCTGTTTGGTATGATATATGACGAACTGCATGCCGCATTACCCATTAGCCGTGACCGGTATCCTGTCCCAGTCTCGGGCTGGCTTTTCAATGGTCGCAGTAAGGCTCGCTATAATACGGTAACGAAGCCTCGTACTGTCGTTATGCATTTCAAACTCAGCAGCAATATCGGTATCCTCAGGCATTACTTCGATGAGGTAACAGGGGTACAGGACTGGATCAATATTGAAACTAACACGGTAAACCTCACGACCATCGAAGAACTCACCGATTACATTCTGCAATGCATGGAAACTGACCTAGGAGATAACATGCTGATTACAGTCAACAACAAAGACACGTGGCAGTCCATTAACGAAAAGGTAGCCGTCGTTACGGCTGATCAACCCATCACAGAAGACCCCCCAGAAACTAATACCGTTCCTGCGTCTAGCCCAGAGGGTTCGGATTTTCTACGTGGTCTCGTCAACGACTATCTGAAGAACAAGCGCCAGAAGGTGCTGATTACTCTCCAACGGCACGAAGAAGATAAAGAGCTGTCAGACCCACTCAGTAACCGTGACTGGGACGTCATCTTTGCCTACATTCATCAAGAGCGTTTCTCTGAAGCGATCAGCGCCCTTTGTTCTATCGCCAAGATCGAACCCGACTCACCCCACCAGGTCTTCGATCGCGCAACTGCTCGCATCGGCTCGAACAGCACTCGTTTTCGTGAATATGCTCGGCGCTACTTTTGCGACGCAATGGCACAGCGGGCAAAAACCGAGGTCGGTACTACGATCGCTTATCTCGACTCAGTGACTGCCAAAGAAATCGTTCTAACAGTCGTGGCGCTACGTCCTGTAGTGGACTGCTGACCAACTACCCTCTTAGGAGCTTTAAAATGACCAAAACCATAAAAGCCAAACTGAGTACACAAGACGAAGTGGTGACGGTGGAGGGTAGTGAGCTGCGGCTCTATACCAATGGCGAAGGCGAGCTCTTCATCGAGACCAGCATGCGAACCTACCGCATGAAAGAATACGGGGGTTGTCTGCATGTGGCTGCCAGCCAGATGACGATTAAACCCTACCACACTGCCACCGCTGCCGGCATTCTGATCAGCTAAGTGAGCTGGTCTCGATACACCTCTCGACCTTTATGGCCGGAGGTGTATTTTTTTGAATCCGTTACAGTCTTATATATAATGCATGGATACTAACACTATTGTTGGTACACCTCTACCCTCAGGAGCTCTATAGCATGAAACTCAAAGACCTTATTGTCACTCGCAGCGAAATCAACGAACTCACCCACCAGCCTCAGCAACTGGCTGGTTTGCTGGTAGCGTGCTATGAAAGTGAGCATGCGGATGACGTATTTTTCTACTCTCGCGTTCGTTTTCATGAACTACCCGAAAGTGAAGTAGAAAATGATAACGTATATGCTCTTATCAGTCAAAATTTCACCTGCAAAGGAATGACGGTACTCACTAGCAGCGATCCAATCTTCGATGGCCGTCGTCAGAAGCTATTGGGTAATTATGGCGCTCTGCTCGATTATATGCAGATCACGAACAAGCATGGCGACCAGAGCTATCCTGCCGCTACCGTGTATGACGTTGTGCGTGATGAAGTGCTTAGTTACATGGCCTACATTCCAGCATGGAGAGGTTCAGTACAGACGATAGTCGGTATCAGTAAGCCGGCTTTTAATACGGCAAGCAAGAAAAGAAGAATCTTAGTGAACATGAACAAAAATAAGAACCCTGAGCTACTTAACTACTATTTCGATACGCATGTTGAGACCCCGTCCACAGTGCTTCCCAATATTGAGGATGACACTGTAGATCTAAAAGGAGCAGGCTTAGTTTCGATCGTTGACTACATCATGCAATGTATGGAAACGGAGTGCGGTGATAAGATGCGGTATTTCGTCAACTCTACTGCGATATGGCGATCGCTTTGGGTAGAACGTCCGCAGGTGTCTAACAAAGGCGGCTCCTTTACTACGTCCGCAATCAATTATCTGCATGTAGTTGAAAAACTTACAGCCGTTTCGACATTTGAACAAGAGAGGCGATATCAACTCTATGCCATAGCCATGCGGTACCTGAAAAAGGAGAAGCAACGCGCGGTGCTTGAGGCTGGTTGGTTGATAGATGACGAAGACACTCCAGCCATCAGTCGCGAGCAATGGGACGAGACAGTAGTAGGGCTGGTGCGTGTAGGCGATCTCGACAAAGCAGCACAAACGCTGCAAGCGCTATGCACGGTAAAGCTACCGTCGTCGTTGACTGCCTTTGATAGGAAAACACGCCATATTCCTGAAAGCAGTAACGGTTTTCGTCAGTTTATGCTGGAGGAGCTCAGACAAAGCCCGGAAGCCAACCCTTCGCCGAGCGAATACCTGAGCTCCGAAGCAGCCCGTGAGATGATTATGGTAATCCGTTCGCTGATACTTTAAAACCCCTCAGTAGTTACACGCCCATACCCACTACGCCCGTCACTATTGATGGGCGTAGTCAATTAATCTTTACGGAGTTTTTATAGCATGAAACTCGCCGACGTCATTTTCACTCGCAGTCAAATTGCTGAACTCGCTATCAGTTCAGAGACCGTTCCTCTACCCGTTCTTGGGTATTATCAAAGCCGACATACTGATGGTGCATCTTTCTATATTCGTACTAGTGAAGACGAGTTTAAGAAATGCGCAGAATACGCCAGCATCAACCGTAACTTCAATTTCTGGCCGGATGTAGGATGTGGACAGTGTAACGAGCTAATATGCAGTGCTTTGTTACTGGGTAATCACGGTGCGGTAATGGATTACATTGATCTGAAAGAAAAACGTAACGATAGCCAGGAGACTAGTCTTTACGATGTACTGCTAATCAAAGTAGCTGAGCTGGTATCGATATTCAAACACTACAATATCTTTTATGGCATTAGTAAAGCCCGATATAACCATAACCGTGCACCAAGAACTATCGGCATTTGCATCCGGCCAGAGATGTCGGTCTCGATGTTTACTCATTACTTCGATCAGATGGAGGGGTTAAATGACGGCGATGAAGATAAAGCAACTCATCTAACAGGCTTAGGTCCGATCACCGACTATATCATGCAGTGTATGGAAGAGGACCTAGGAGATAGGATGCCCTATGCGGTTCAACACGGCAGTACGTGGAACTCGGTGATACGGGAGATACAAACACCAGTTCCTAGTCGACACGTTTTAGAGCGACAGTGCATCGATGAGATGTATTCGATCTTAGCCGATTACCTGCAACAAAAACGTGTCGACTACCTTAGGTCACGTGGGATGAATGTCGAAACCGTTTTAAACTTCGATCCATTAACCCCAGAACGCTGGGATGATATCATCCAGCGAATAGCCAGAGGGTTTTCAGATTCAGCCGTCGACGAATTGCTAAAACTAGCAACGTTGAAAATGGCTACGGTAGCAAGTGTGTTCGATGAGAAAACCAAGGGTCTTAGAGAGGATGTTTACGGCGAATTCATGGGTTTCATGCGTGATCGTCTAGGTGATATTGCTGAACGATCTATGTGTGGCGCATATAGATGTTTGACCCCTGAGGAAGCTCGTAAAATTATCGACATTGCATCGGCTTTAATAGGAAAAACATCTTGAGCGAAACCCTCGGTACCGTAGAGTTAGTGCCATGTGCAGTATGTAGCACAACAGCTAGGGAGGTCATTATGAGCAATATGGTAGGCTGTTACTGCGACAAGTGCGGTACAGGCATCAGTGTGTTGGTGGAGGTTCGCGAAGATAACTGTCAGGCAGTCAAAAACCAGCTACGCCAAGCTTGGAATAAACTACAAGGCATACGTATATCTTAGCCGTATCGTCACTCCCCATACCCGACATTATAGCCGGGTATGGGGAGTGTATGATTACATGATTTTTTTAAATACGGTTCATATAACATGAGCACCACTGATACTAATAAGGAACTCGTCATGAATGATCTCGCATCACTGGTTGTAACGCGCGCTGCTATCAACGATCTTCTAGGTGGAAAATTTGGTGAAGATATCGAGCTCTATGCTTTTAAAAGTGTCAATGATGACCATGTGCACTTCTTCTCTGCCGTAGACTATAAAGAGTTTAAACAGCGCTACCAGCTGAGCGATGTTTTTCGGCATTTTAATTTCTGGGGCCGGACACGTCTTTACGATGCCTCGGTGTTTGGTATACGCAATCGTAAAAATCTCCTTGGCAACCATGGCGCTGTGCTCGATTATATGCGCAGCAAAGAACATTTACCGACTACACAGCAAAAAACCGCACCGACGGTGTATGATGCGATATGGCAAGATTTATATACGCGAGTTTTTGATGGCAGTATGAATAACCCCCTAAGGCATATTTTTTACGGCGTGAATAAAAAGCATTACGGCACCGGCTCTCAACGATGTTTTGTTCGCATGCCGGTAACCGATAAAGCTAATCTGGACATTTTGCACCACTATTTCGATGAGATCTCAGAGACTGAGCATTGTTGCGATAACACTGATAAACATATGAAAGGTTTGGATGACATTGCCGATTATATCGTGCAGTGCATGGAGTTGGAGTTAGGGGCAGACATGCAGTTTTTCGCTCATGGTAAAAATACCTGGCAGGCTCTCATGGCAGCTACTCCATCCCAGACACTAAAAGCCGTAGCGGTATCGGCCGAGCAGACAGCTTCTACCGATTACATCTATCCCCTTTTGGTTAAATATCTGTATACTCAGCGTAATCAGGCACTGACTGAAAATGGAGTATTAGTTAGCGATATTGACATTCCGATTTTGGATGACGTAACACGAGCTAGTTTTCTAACGCATTTAAATAACGGTCACACCGAACTAGCGATCATTGAGTTAATGGACGCTTGCACTATCGAATTGCCTAGCTTGGGAGAAGAGTTCGATCTTAAAACGACTGACCTTAGATGTAACAGTGTCGTTTTTAGAAAGTTCATCCGCACGCATCTACCTGATGGTGTCCAGAAGAAAGTTCGTTGCTATTTGACAACCGAGACTGCCAAAGAAATCGTTTTGACTCTGGAAGCTTTGCTCGTTAAACGTTAATTACTACCCTCATCCTCGTCCGGCCCTGCTGGCTGGCGAGGATGAGGATGTATTGGATTTTTTTAAAATGCCATATATATTACATGGAGATACCGCACTCACGCGATATCATTTTTATTACGGGGTTAGAACAAATGGGCAAGCTTTTGATAGTCAGGGGTATTCCTGGTTCGGGCAAATCGACCATCGGGCAACAACTCGAAAAAGATGAAGGCTACATGCACGTCGAAGCGGATATGTACTTTCAACGTCCCTCGGGTGAATACGCCTTTAATCCCAACAAGATCAAAGATGCGCACGAGTGGTGTCAAGCTACGGTACGCCAAGCGATGTGCGATGGCATGAAGGTGGTTGTAACCAACACCTTCACGCGCACCTGGGAATATGCCCCGTATCTGCAAATGGCTGAAGCCTACGGATATGAGAGTGACATCATCGTTGCTAATGGTCGCTACCAGAATGTGCACGATGTGCCTGAAGCCCAGGTGCAACGCATGCTAGAGAGATTTGAGTCTTAACATCTAATGGAGGTTTATCATGGCTGCAGTGTTTAGCGGTGTTTTGACGCTCAACAAAGCTTGTGAGATTCTGGAGTCTCATGGTATTTTGGCATTGGAGCGCTTTAGCTCCTTGAAAGATACCATCGAGATATTGAAGGAATCCGAACAAAACGGTAGAGCTTTCAGGATTCAACTGAACATTAACGCTACGAAAATCTCCGTTAATGTGCTGACTGGGCGGCATAATCCGCCATTCATGTCGTACGTCTGTCATCGTTAGGTCTTTTCTAAATCTAGGTAAAAAGGATACACGGATGCACAAGCTCGGCAGTTTTTCGAAAAAAATCAACGGAGGATATTTTTGTCCGCACGGTGAGTTCGTCCTAGTACCCACTGGTATTTGCCGCTTTAATCGTCGACGCATCGCGCGTTCGGGTGGTTGGCAGATTGCTGTCAGTGTTGATGGCATTACCACTAAAGCACTTGTGAGTGATAATAACCACAACGGCGACTATCGTGCATCGCTGGATGCAGCAGTACTAGTGCTACGTAAACTCAAAAAGACACCGATACTTACTTCTAAACACTATGTTAAAACTCAAGAGTCGAGAAGTAAGCGCGTTGTCACAGGTGTGCCTGGTGTTTGCGTGGTGAAGTTTCTCGGTTCTAATGGTAAGTTGTATTACCGCTTTAATATCAGCATCGGTCGTGGTGTGCATACTTCGGTAGGTATCGGACCAGAAGCCAAGTACGAGCAGTGTTTCGATGCTGCTTTGGCTAAAGCCAAACAGGTTCGTGAAAAGCTGGTGGAGCAGCATCGTACGGAAAATAGCTTCACCGCAGTGTGAAAAACTTACACATCTGAATGATCTCATGGACGGAGCCAGTGTCGGTTCCGTCCAGAGTTAATATCCCGCATAGGAAAAATAAGTTATGGGTGTTTACGTTCTGTATCATGCTAGCTGTATCGACGGCACCGGTTCACGCTACGCCGCATGGAAAAGATTCGGTGATCAGGTCCGATACATCGCAGTTCAGTATGGCTCCGAGTTTCCTAATATTCCTCTTAACGCGGAGACGGAGCTCTACATCCTCGATTTCTCCTATAGTCGGAAAATCTTGGAGGGTATCCAACCGCAAGTAGGCAAACTCGTGGTGCTTGATCATCATAAGACCGCGGAAGAAGATCTCAAGGGGTTGCCGTATGCGACCTTTGATATGGCGAAGTCTGGCGCAGTGCTAAGCTGGGAGTATTTCAATCCTGGTGTCAAAGTACCGCAATTACTACGCATTGTTGAAGATGCCGATCTGTGGGCTTATAAGTACCCAGAAACTCGTGCGATGAAGGAGTATTTGGATACCACTGGGTTGTTATCCGATATGGCGTACTGGGATCGGCTCGCTAACGATCAGGTAAGTTTTGATAAAGCGCTCGAAGCCGGCCAGGTGCTCTTTAGCGCCAAAATTAAACGCATTAAGAAGTTCGTGCGTAGCAAACAACCCAAGTACTTCATTCGCACCATCCAAGGCCGGCGGGTAGCAATCTATAATACCACTGTCGATATTTCCGATATCGCTGAAGCACTTTACAACGACAAAAACCTGCAACTTGATTTTACTCTAAGTTACTTCTTCACTGCCAAGCTTGATCTTGTAATGAGCTTCCGTTCTAACCGTATGACTGACACGGATGTGAGCACTATCGCTCGTTTATATGGAGGAGGAGGACATCGAAATGCTGCAGGGGCATCTGTACCGTATCCAAGAAGTCTGGAAGTTTTGAAGTCGTTAGCGGAAATCGGTTAAAAAAATACCGAATCCCCCTTAATCAATTGGACAAATACACATCAGACTTAGGTAACCCTAGGTCTAAAGATCGAGCGCAGTTTTACGGCTCGGCTCGGTCTGCGGATAGTGTTGTTTGATTGAAACATAACCCCACATTTAGTACTCGGAATAGAACGACATCTAATCCGAATAATCTTTCTCTCACGCAAGGAGTAATAAAAAATGGCTATCACCAGCAACGTCAACATGGGCACGACCAACCAACAAAGCGCCAAGCAATCTTCCAGTGGTAATGCTCCCCGTGTCGGGTTCATCGCTGGTTCGATGTTCGGTGCTCCCATCGGTCGTGGCATCGGCTCGGAATACCTCAACAAGATCTCGGAGAATCTCGGCGAGATCTATAAGACCGCCAGTGCGGAGTTTCAGATCGATCTGATCGTGCTCGATAAGGCTAACGAGCTCTCGCTCGCCTTCTCAGCGATCGCGGTCTGCACCCGCACCAACAACGTCAATGTCGTGGGTGTGCATGTGCTGCTCGTCGAAGGCACGGGCGAAGCGCTCAAATCGGCCTACGAGAGCTTTAACAACCAACAAGTCGAGATCACCCGCGTCACCTCCGACGCGTTCGACCAAGTGCTCGTCAACCTCGTCAACGAGCGAGTGGGCAAAGCGTTCCCGAATACGCAGATCCTGATCGTCGATGGCTGCGTAGTGCCCGAAGAGTTCCAGCCGGACAACAAGCTGCATATGCGCATGCTCGCGCAAAACGCAGCCATGGCTGGTGGTACTGAAGTCGATCTGCGTGCACCGGGCTTCTCGGATATCAACATTTCGGAAGATGGTCGTGGTACCAACCTGATCGTCGAGATCGGCTTCGAGCATAAGCAACTCGATGACGCAGTGGGTATGCCGATGCGCTCGGACGTGATGATCCAGTTCCGCAGCCATCGTCCGGGTCAAGGAGCGAACCAGTCGGTCAACTCCAACGACCGCGATATGAGCATCTCGGAGCTCTCCGGTTTCATCGACATGCTGTATGCGCCGGTGCAACCGCAGGTCAACAATCCGTGGGCACCGCAGATGCCGGGGGTGACGCAGAAGTTCGCGTCACGTTTCGTTATCACCAACCTGGCTACGACGATTGGCTACACGCCGGGCATGGTGCTGCTGTCGCTCGCAAGTGCACTGACGCTCAACAACGACGGCAACTGGATTCAGAGCTTCCGTCCAATGGGTGCTGCAGGTGGGGCGAAGAACATCGATATCTATGATGTGGGTGCGCTGAATATCGAGGGTAACCTCGAAAATAGCCCGACGGGTTTCGGTCAAGCACCGGACACCAAGTCGCGGGACTTCTCGCTGGAAGATCTCGGGACGTTCGTTAGCAGCCTTGTGCGTCCGGGCATCATGATCAGTATCGATGTACCTGACTGCGGCCCGCAGACCTGGTACACCAGCGTGTTCCGTGATGGTTCCAATGGTTCGCAAGCAGCGGTCGATCGCATCTATGACGCAGCCATGCAGCTGACCAATGGCAACTTCAGCAAGCACTTCGCACCAGGCATCCCGATGTTCGAAGACCAGTTCAACCGCGTGCATCTGGGTTACTGGACGGATCAGCATGGCGCCCGCCGTGACATCCGCGACATCGATTATCTGGCAGCCGCCAACCTGATGGGCCGCAATAGCCCTGAGTATCTGCGCGACTGGAGCGATACGTTCCTGCGTGTGCAGTATCCGCTGCCGATGCGTCTGGCAGGACGCAAGAAGATGATCGAGAACCTGACGAACATGACTGCTGTGTTCAAGGGTTTTGCGACACGTGTGACGTTCAGCGCGCCGTTCCTGATGGCGCTCGCCCGTGCTTGCACTGAAGCTGGTCTGATGCCGCAGGTTAAAACGCCGCTCTCCGCACTGGACTTCAACACCCAGCGTGGCGTGGCAGGCTTCGTCAACACCGCACTGATGGCTCCGGGACACAACTTCGGCGTCACCGGTTTCGGTAACTACAACCCGGCCGCTTACGGTAACCCCAACATGTACCACCGTTGGTAAGCAGTATGTTTAAGTAACACTGCATCCACCCGGCCCTCATAGCCGGGTGGATGTTTTTTTGTTTCGCTGGTGTAAAACATCCACCCGACACATATCTGCTGGGTTTAGAACGAGCCAAGGAGCGACACCATATGCCCATATATCAACAGTTGGTGAATTTCACTGAGATGTTCCATCAGCTACGGGAACCACCGATCATTATCAACGATCTGCCTAATTCTACCGAGGAGGAGCGTGACTACATCACGCAGCTCATCACTACCCATTACAACAGCGACATGTTGTCGATTCTGCCTTCGTGTCGCTGTGGTAAAACCAAAGGCGAGTATGAGATTGGGTCATTGTGCGCATACTGCAAGACCCCAGTTAAGTCACATATCTCGGAGGATATCGAACCACTCGTATGGTTCCGTCGTCCGATCGGTGTGGCGCCGCTGATCAACCCACATATCTACATCATGCTGCGCAATCGGTTTCGTAGGTCAGGTTTTGAAGTACTAGACTGGCTCACTGACACCACCTTCAGCACGAACAGCAAACAACCTGCGGTACTCAAAACTATCCTCAACGCAGGCGTGCAACGCGGTTACAACAATTTCATAAACAACTTCGATTTCATCATGGGTGTGATGTTTTCGATCAAAGACTATAAGTTGAAAAAGGGTAAACGCGATTATCTCAGAGAACTCATCGCTCTTAACCGCGGGCAGCTATTCTCGGATTATATCCCGCTACCGAATAAATCGCTGCTGGTGATCGAGAACAACAACCTCGGACGCTATGCGGATAACTCGATGGTGATGGCGATCGATGTGATACGCATGATCACTTCGATCGACCGACGCTTTTCCGAACACAATGTGATCCTGCGCGAGAACCGTACCGCCAAAGCGATCACACGACTGGGAGACTTCTATGAGGCGTTCGTATCGAAGAACATGTCACCTAAGCCGGGCTTGTTCCGTAAGCACATCTTCGGTAGCCGTTCGCATTTCTCGTTTCGAGCAGTTATCACCAGTCTAACTGACCGCCATGCGTACGACGAGATCCATGTGCCGTGGGGGATCGGGGTGACGGTGCTGCGTGACCACCTGCTCGCTAAGATGATGCGTATGGGCTATGCGCTCAATGATGCGATAGGTATGCTACATGGTCATGTACATAACTATAACGAGATGCTCGATCAGCTTTTAAAGGAGATCATCGCTGAGAGTCCGGATTCTAGTTTAATCGCAATTTTGCAACGGAATGAAAAGCAGTAACTGTTGTAATATCTAATACGATACTGCGACTGGTTTACTGGGTTCCCTTCAGCAGAAATGCTGTCGACAAAACTTCGTGAACTGCTGGAACACCCTGAAGGCTGCGCCACCACAAGCACCCCGAAAGGAGGTGTTGACGGTTTGACAACGGCGCGGATGAAGCACTGTGAAGTGCGGAAAGGGGCAACCGTAGGCTCTAAGAGCCTCTTTAGCAGCCAAGCTCCTACAGCTCAATAGCCACGGAGAAGGTTCAACGGCCATCGAAAGCACTGTCACCGACAGGAAGCAAGTAGAGTAGGACTCCTAGCGGGGTCCGAAGTGCGAAGCACCCGACCGAGTGACGTCGAGGGTGAAGATATGGTCTGCTCCTGTATGAACAGTACAGGCGGGTGTCTCAGCACACCGGGATGATGTAGCGACTCATCTGGACAGTAAGCCAAGTTTATTGCAAGGCTCGGCACAACGCGTCAGAATCACGAAGATCAAAACCGACCCTACCGATAACACGATTTCAATGCCTATTGAAATCGTACGCGCCCCCAATGCTGATCAACTTTCAGGTCCGGCTGTGCAGTAATGCATAGTTGTAATCTCCTTAATTGCTGGAACACCCTTAAGGCTGCGCCACCACTGCGAGTCGAAAGACAAAGCCATGGTTCGATAACGGCGCGGATGATCCGTACGTAAATGCGGTGAAAGGGGCAACCGTAGGCTCTAAGAGCCTCTGTAGCAGCCGATCTCCTAAGGCCTTAGGGCTATGGAGCGGGTTCAACGACTAGCCCTTTAGCAAGGCGTAGGACTCCAAGCGGGGTTCGAAACAGGAGACATCCTTAACGGGATGAAGATATAGTCTGCCCCCGTATGAAAGTACGGGCGGGTGTCTGAGCACACCGGGACGAGACAGTAGTATAAGCGACTCGTCTGGACAATGGGTTTGATGGGGACGCTTTGAACGTGATCTTAGCGTTAGACAAGAAAATGGGGGATTTGATGCAGCCACTGGAGCCGCACTACAACGTGTTCGAAGCTAACCGTCCGCGGGCGATCTCGAACAACGTCGGATTACCCAAACCGGTAGTCGCGACGATTGCGCACTGGTTGTCCAAGGGAGCGTAGTAATACCGGGTGTGCCCATGGTAACATATATAGTACATGAAGCACACCCGTTGAAAAGGAGAAAACATGGTTCAGGTTATTCATGGAGGATCTGACGCTTTCGATATGCTGTTGTATCCGGAACAATCTCCGCTGACCTACCAGTATTTGCAGGACAAGATGTCACGGTTTAGTGAGACCCTGACTCAGGCAGGCAGTCGATTCATCGAAGGTTCACGGCAGCTTTTCGAACAGGTACAGAACTCCGATCTCATCCGGCGCACCAAGGCTGCGATTCGTTCGGCTAAGGCGTATTTTCACCCTAACATGATTCGACCGCTGGAGACGCTCGAAGAGTTGCAGTCGGCTACCTTGGTGATGCAGCGTTGGGTGATGGCACAACCCGACATACGACGGCTCTATCACCGGCAGTTGGTAGATGGTTATAATGAGACCTACGTCGACATGCATCCGGGTCAGGTGGGCGTAGAGCACTACGACTATCGTCGTGTCATGAGTGGTGTCGGTGTTGATACGGAAGATGGCGAAGAGTGGCGCGCGACGGTTTATTCTGATGATCTCGTCGAAGGTGATCGGGAGCTGGATTTCGGTGAGAAAGTAGATGTGTTGCGTACGTGGGAGATTGTGGCCATGTATGCTAAAGCACGTCGGGAAGACCCCACTAATATTTACGGTGGTGATATGGGCTGATGGCTATGGAGTCTCTGGTGCAATGCCAGAGACTCCATGCCTGCCGGTAACTAATTTTTTAGTCGATAGTGGTATGTGATAATTTCCTATGAGACGGCCATCTTCTGGTAAATTAGTTTTTTAGGGGGGATGTATGACTATCGTGGTACCGGCTTTATCGGAAGATGGTTGGGTGGATTATCCTGCCAAACAGGCCGATTACATCTTTGGCCATTTCTTTTTATCCGATTATTCACAGACTTACCTGTATAAAAATCAAGTCAGTTCATTTGCACAGGTGATGCAAGAACATCAAGGCGACGTATCTAAAATTGCCCGACAGCTCGAAAGTACGTTGCGTATATATTTTTTACGCTACTTTTCCAAAGTAGAAGTCGAGTGTGATGCGATCCAAGACCCGGACAACCCTAACAAGTTTATCGTGCGGATATATCTAACCTACACCGGCACCGATGGCATCGAGCACAACTTGGGTAAGATGGTCAATGTTCTCAACAGTAAAATCGAATCGGTAATCGCTCTTAGCAACTACGGTACCAACGTACCTAAAGACATTTAAACATAAAAGGACAAGTCATGAACGCCACCACCAAAGATCTCATTTCCTCAACCCAGCAGCAGTTGCGTGAGCAGGTAGTGCGGGACTCTGAAAATGCGCTAGGAGTCATCTTTCCGGCACTAGTAGAACAGGTTAATACGGTCGCTGCGAAACTGCCTGAGCATATTTTCGTACAGTATTTTCTACCGTATTTTTCTGGTATTTTGGATCTGTCGTCGCGACCGCAGATTATGGCTGAATGGATTTCAATCGCCGGTTCACCGATGGCTGAAGTCGCTGTCATTAACACCACCGGTCAAACACTCTTTTATGTACCCGGTATTTTCGATACGTCATTCATCAACGTCAATCGCAAAAATCGATCGATGTCATTTCCGAGTATTGCTGACCAAACCAATCTTATCTCCAGCAATCTGCCGGCACTGGGTGAGCGATTTTTGCACGACGCACTGAATAGCAAATTCCACGATATCGCCTCTGGTCCGATTGCTGCTCATGATCACCAGCAGCGCTGGCTAGAGATTTTTGCTCGCTACGGCGTCGCAGCACCAGCGCTCAATGCCGCGGCGCCTGGTGTGCAGTATGCGGCACCTGTGTCTGACGATGAAATCTATGATTAAAACATGAATCGGCCTACCGTCAGCTATGCGGTACTCTCCGATGTCCATCTCGGGCATCGGAGGAATCCGTCTACAGCCATCATCGAAAATCTCAAGAAAGTACTGGGTCAACTTACCAGCCAGCGTTTAGATGTATTGTTTATCGCAGGTGATTTGTTTGATCGATTGCTTGACAACTCGATGCCGGATAAACGCGACATCAACCTATGGATTTACTGGTTGTTAAAGTACTGTCATCTTCATCACGTGAAATTGAGGGTTTTAGAGGGCACTCCTAGTCACGATTGGAAGCAATCCACCAACATCGACATTATTCGGCAGATCTCAGGACTGGAGCTCGATTATGCATATGTACCGGCATTACACATCGAGCATCTCAGTGACTTGGGTTTATATGTGTTGTATGTGCCTGATGAATGGAACGAAACGACCACTGAAACTTTTCAACAGGTTCAGTCGCTGATGGCTGAAGCCGGCATCAGTCAAGTTGACATCGCCATCATGCACGGGCAGTTTAACTATCAGATCCGTCAAGCCCCTGCGAGCATTCCGCGACATCAGGAGGATGATTATCTTGGCATCGTCAGGCATTACATTCACATAGGCCATGTGCATACTCACACGGTCAATGAACGCATTATTGCACAAGGCTCGTTCGATCGCCTATCGCACGGCGAAGAAGAGCCTAAAGGTCTAGTGTGGGCTGAGGTACGATCAGACGGTACGCGACAATATCACTTCATTGAAAATACTGAAGCGATGATCTTCAAAACTGTGCAGTTAAAAGGTGAAGACATCCAGGATATCATGGCGTATCTTGATAAACGCATTCTTAAATATCGTCCTGGTAGTTTCATCAGACTCAAAGGACGCAAAGATCATCCGGGCTTTAGCTACTACGAGGAGCTCAAGAAACGTTATGCACTATACAGTCTTACCAAACAAGGCGAAGAGTTAGAAACAACTCAGGTAGTAGATATCGGTGTGCTGAATGACTACCAGAGCTTTTCGATCACTACTGACAATGTACGAGGACTACTCAGCGATAACATCCGTGCCAGATATGAATTTCACGACCAGCACTGGACCTATATGCATGGGGTGCTCGACGAAATATTGGGAGTAAAAGATGGATCTTCTTAATCAGCGCTCTATCTCAGCGTTGCCGGTTAGTATCGGCAGTTCTTTGGCATTCGAAACAGTACTGATGCCCAAGCTACCACCGTACGATCCAGCACGCGTTGCACCCGAGCGTGTTAATATCATGAATTATGATGAGATATGGATCAACCTCCAAACTCTTTACCGTAACTTGGTAGGTGCGCTCCCAACCCAGCTCAAACCAATGGTGGCACAGGCAGACATCAAAGGGGCGCTCTATCAGGAGATGGAGATACTGCAAAGCGCCATCGCCGAAGAGTCTCAGCAGCAGTGCCGTGCTAGGTTTTACTATCCGACGTACAGCCGACTCATTAATAACCCGTTACTGCCCAAGCAGGTTCGTTTCCGCGTACCTACCACCGATAACCAAAAATCCTACCACGAGCTACTTGTGCACGTGTATCAGCAGATGGTGCGCGAGCAGCAGTATGATCTACAGGTGATAGGCGGGCGTGTTCGGCCACAGAAACCTACCAAGGCACTGATCTTTACCCACACGCCTTATGATCTACTGAGCTATCCAGCATTTAAAAAGCTAGAACTACTGGAGAGTCATACTGGTCACATTAAACCTCGCTCGCAGTGGTACACCAAGTACTACCCGGTAGGGGAGCACAAAATCGACATGTTGCCGTTTACCAGACCTCTACTACTGATCTTTGGCGACCATGCTCTCATCAAACCCATGGAGTACAACTATAGAAAACTAATCATCGATATCGCTATCAAGAGGAATTGGACACCATTGACTACTGATAGCAAGATTTTGTACGACGTGGATTTGGATATCAAAGAACGTTACCTCGTCGAGCTTTTCCGAAAACTGGCTTGACAGGGTAAAAAATATGCTCACGCAAAATCCAGTGAGCCCACCGAAAAACAAGGAGTTTCATAATGAGTGCAGATCTTCGCGGACGGATTGTAGATTTTGAAAAACTGATTCTCTTCACTGACTCGACTGAACCGGGTAAGCGTGCCCGTATGCAGTTCGGCGGACGTGATGGGAATTTTCGCATTACTGTTTTCACCGGCACTGGCAGTACTGCTAAAGAGGGGGTGATCCAATGTCCGCTCGACCCGATGAGCTTCGATAGCTTTCTCACGCTGTTCGAGAGCATCATCCGTGGTGAGTCGGGTAGCAAGAGCAAGATCACGGCCAAAACCCTCGTCTATGAGAATGACAAACCGACCGACCAGATGAAAGTCATGTCGGAACTGTGGTTCGGTAAGAACGCCGAAGGGATCGTCTGGATCGCGCTATCGGCACCGAGCTACCCGAAACTCACGTTCGAGTTCCGTGGCAGTCGCTTTGCCGAGTTCTATCAAAAAGACGGCACCCCGCTCTCCGATCAAGATCTCTCCAAGCTCACGGCAGGATCTTTCGTACGGGTGTTGCGTGACACCATGCCAGCTTACATTATGGCACTGAGCGCCCAACCTCGCGTCGCTGGTGGTGCAGCAGGGGTGCCTAGTAAGCCCGCTGCTAAGCTTAACAACGATACCTTCGAAGATCTTTCGTACTGACATCACGTAGAACTACTCATCCTCAGGGCCACTGAGGATGAGTGCCGTTTTAAGCCTTAAGTTGCACGGATTGGAAAATAATAGAGTGCCATATATAGTACGTGAGCACCGCCAATAGCAAGGAGCACTATAGTGAAAATCGAAGTTCTCAACATCCAGCACATGACGGCTCCTCTAGAATTAAAGATTAGCCATCTGGAAGAGTCTGTATGTTTCAACGTTGCGTACTACGGTCGAAACGTTTTCAACAAAGACTACGATTTGTTCGAGCAGCTTAACAGCTACTGGTCAGGCCTGTCGGAGGAGCTCCAGCTATCGATCTATAACTGCTACCGCAGCATCAAAGCGACCTTCGAATCTTTCGGTAGTCGTGAAGCGATGATGTCCGATCTGAACAAATGGTCAGTGCAGCTGCTTAACTACCACGACTTCACACATCTGCGTAACTGGATCTTCTTTCGTTCCAACATCGCAGTGCCGTCGCGCTTTGAGGAGACTTTCGTTTATGACGTTGATCGACAAAACACCCCCGACCAGACGTATCTGAAGGGTGACTACATTGATCTCGTAACGATGACTCTGGTGTTTCGCACGATGATGCCGGTGTGGGGTGAGTATATCTCGATGATGCGTCAAGAGCATGGCACGCGTTTTAAAGAGTATGAAGCCTTTAACCTCATCTACGGTGCAGAGATCTGTCGTTCGCATGCGCACGAGAAGCTGATGATCTATATCGATCGCACGATTGCAGCTGATCGATACAACCAGACAGTGATCATCGATGGTATCTCTTCGGAGGATTTCCCGACGTGGGTGTTAGCTCGCACGATCGTGCGACGACTCTTGATCTCTGACATCCGTGGCTTGGACCCCAAAGCCAATATCGTGACATTTACCCACAAGTACGTGTCCGAAGCAGCGCGCCCTGACGATAGTAGCGGTGAACAAAAGGTCAAAAATAAGACTACCGATGACTCGGGGATGGATCAGGAGAACAAACTCTCGTCATTCGAGCGTTACCGCGTCAGGCACTCGATAGCGATCGGAGAGTTGGTGGAGATCGAGCACTCGCTCTCCGATCTACGTTCGATCGCTTATCGCTTGTCGAGCAACATGAATGATGCGCTATTTTATCGCAGCATGGAAACCTGTGAACATCTGACCAAGCATCGTATTTCTGAGCCGCAGATCACACTGTTGCGCTGGGTATTTAAACCTGTCGTGAGTCCGCGAGGCTTGATGTACATCGATAACCACCGCATCATCAAATGTCTCGGAGTACTGCAAGCGGTACTGTGGGCACGTGGTCACAAATATCTCTCACTGCTCTCGACGGCCTATGCTAATATCAGCGATAATAGCATGCTGGTATCAGGCAGTGATAGTAAAGCACGTATTCCCAAAGAGCTGATGGAAGAGCTCGATCAAACCTATCCTTATCAACGCATGTTTGGAGGCAAGAAGACCGGCTATAAGTCGCAAAACTTAGCCATTGAAGCAGTCGATAAGATCGTAACCGATCTGTCTGCAAATACATGGACGGCTACTGCTGACGATGGGTTGATTTCCGAAGTCCTAAACACTACTGCTCGGAAGCTACCCATCCCTTATGAAATCAAAGTGACATTAGCACAATTCGTTCTCGAAATTGGCCGTCGCACCTGGATCTAGGAGTTTACCTATCATGTCATACAACTATGCATCGAATGCCCTTAACAACCTGCAGATCAACCGCGTGCTGATGGTGGAGACGGGACGTTACAATCCTGTCTATAGTCGTCCGTACGAGACCAACATCTCTGGTGCGGTGATGAATAATCTTGTTGAGCGTATCGTTAATACCGGTGGCAAAAAAGTCACTGGTAGTTTGCTCAACGGGATCTCGGCAGAGATCGCAGCCCCTTCGGCAATCCCGCATCACGCTATTAATATCAGTGGCGGATGGGATGAGCGACGTATTCGCTTTATCATCGAGGTACAGTTCACTCTCTCGACTGGTGCTACCGGGTTTTACTACATCCAAGGTTATACCTCGCACGCTGGGGTGACACCAAATGGTGCTGTTGATCCGAATATGGAGTTTGTTATCAACTCTTATACATCGGTCAATCGTATCCAGACGCTTACTCCGACAGGCTTGCAGTACATCGATCGTATCGAAGATACGGCACAGGTGTTCACTGGTATCGATGGGACATTGCAATCGCATTCAACCATGACCTACGGTCTGCGTCCTGAGGATGTCTTCAAAGGCATTCAGTCGAGTTTCTTGCAGGGTGGGGCTACGGTAGCTGGTTTTGGTGATGCGATCGATTTCCGTCCTAACCTCGGTTCCAAACCCAATCACAGTAAGCGAGCGAATAACATCCCGTCGCAGTACGTCGGCGAGATCGTTAACTCGTATCTGATCGGTCAGGACTTGTCGAGCTTTGGTCAGGGGCAAGAGGATATCATGTCCCGTACGCTGCATGTGACCATGGAACCGTCAGTAGCACAGAACTTCTTCTTCAATGTGCTCTCGCAAGTGCGCCATCAGCTCACCAACCGTTTCACATGGCGCGACCTGCAGCAGATCGATCCTAGTGTCGATGCCAAATCACAATACATCACTCTCGGCTCGGCAACTAAGATGAGTCCCACGCCTGTGGCTGACCCGAGCATGACTGCTTACTGGTCGGGTTCGGATCGCATCACGCAAATGGCGAGCTTGCTCTCGGCAGCAGTACCGGGGTTGATGATGGCGTTCATGATCCAAAAAGTGCACTTTCGCTCTACCAATCATGACGCCACCGGGATGGTCAACACCGTAGTTATCGATGTGAAGTCGATGGTTAATCTGGACATGCGGCGTAACGTTGAACTCTTTATCCACCAGCTCGAAACGGAGATCATTCGTGACATCACAATGAATGGCCAGGATAGTTACATGCTCGATATGAGCTGCGATATCTTTGGTGACACGTGGATCAATCTTTCACTCGGAGCAGAACCTATGACGCAGTTTGTCGTGCCGAGTTTCTGCGATTCGTTGTATAGCCCTGTGGTTACCAACAACAGTGACCACTATAACCATATCGCTTTCGATTTCAATCAGCTCGTCACTAACGTAGCCGAAGAAGTCAACAGTTATGGCTCACGCTACGAGAGTTCGATTCGGGTAGCCGCAGGCATCTAAACATAATACCCTCCGTCATGTGACGGAGGGAGTTCAACAGGAGATTGCAATGAGCAATAAGCTTTTGACATTGTATAAAGATTTGCTGAAATTTGCAGGTTGTGAAACTGACAAAGAGAACTACATCTACTTTTCGGTCAACGATAAACGTTCTCCGTTCCTGGTCGAAGGTGTGAATGCGGTGCTGCCCACCCAAGAACATCTGAAATCGGCTGTAGGTAAAGTGATCTTCCATCCGCTACGGGAAAACATTACTCGTGGTGAGAGCGAGGTACTGAAGAAGTATCGCAATGCTTTGACGATGCGTCTGAACGTTGTTGGTCACTCGGTAGCACAATACCTGTTGAATCTGGCTTCATCGCCGGATTTGCAGAAACACCTCACGAGCGATCAGATCGATCTCATCACTACGATGGGTGACGTTGATACTAAGGCGGTCGAGAACTTCAACAAAGTAATGATGCACGCCCTTAAAGAAGACCCACACCGAGCGCTTGTCAGCATGTATTTGCGCGCCGGTGCTACAGTCTTTGGTAAGAAACATGCGCGTGTATGCATCGTGAATTTCCCGATTTATGAAGCACTGGTTAGTGACGAAGAAAAAGTCTTCGGCGTCAAGCTGCGTGTCAAGGATCGCGATATTTTCACGCGTCTGCATAAGTTCATGTTCCCCGGAATCGAACATCAGGATAGTTACAGCTTTGGTTCGAATAGCCGTAACGCACCGTTCATGGAAGCACTGCTTGGTTCGGGAAAACTGATTGCTGCGAGATTGAATGATTTACTGAAAACCTACCGAGATTTTATTGATGACGCTGATGCGCTGGAGCTCAATTGTGACTGGGTAGATGATCTCGATAACCTTGACGAACTGAGTGACGAGATCAAGCGTATTCCGACTCAAGCGGGTAATGAGGGTTCGGTGCGGGTAGAAGAACGTCTCAAGGAGCAGCCTATCGAGCACGTAGTTAAGATTGAGCCCCCGACACCCCAGGTGGCTCAGCCGGCACTACAGCCGCAGGTGATGTCCCAGCAGCAATGTACGTCGATGCATGTACCGGCAGCACAGCCACCAAGCAGTAGCGGACATTTGACAGTGAAAGAGCTGTTGGCGAAAAATCCTGCTACTGCTTACATGCCCAACCCTTTAGCGCGAGCAGCTATGATGCAACAACCGATGTATCAGCAGCAACATCAGCGTGTGCCAGGATGGGCACAAGGAGGACAGATGATGCCGCAGCAACCGATGTATCCCCAGCAGCAGCCCATGTACCAGCAGCCCATGTACCAGCAACCGATGTATCCCCAACAGCAGCCCATATATCCGCAACAGATGCAGCAGCAGCCGATGTATCCGCAACAGATGCAACAACCCATGGTGCCGCAGCAAATGCCTGGTTATCGTCCTCCGTGGCAGTAATAGCCCGGATGTGAGAACAGACCGGCTCCTGATCACGGAGCCGGTCTGTTCATTTTTTGTTTTCAGAAATGTTTTGCTGCACTGTTGTAAAGACTACTTAGCATTTCGATTTTGCTCAGATCTGGTACCCGAACTTCAGTATCTTCACCCAGATAGTCACCAGCATGTCGATAACCGTTATGCACGAGGATATAGTAATGGTAATGTTTGGGGATGTTGAGGTGATCGAGTAGTCCGTAGAAATCGCCTTGATACTTGTAGGCGATCGCTGCAGTTACCACTAACACTTTCTCACCAGCTTGATTCAGATGTGGTTTAAAACTATCGTGCCATACGCGATAATCGGCCGTGTAGAAAGAACCCGCTCCATATTTATCTTCTAAACTGTTGATCTGCATGTCTGATGTCCTTGTAGTTACACATTTAATAAGTGGTTAGCAAGCCATAACATTTCACAAGGGGTAGCACTAATGACTTATCCAAACGAACTACACTCTGAACTCATGGGAGTACATGCGCTCAATACCTATGCGCAACACAATTCTTCACCGCGTTCAGTAATGTTCTCGTCACACTTCAGTCAGAAACTCACGATCAAAGGCGGTACTGAAAAACGTATTCAAACCGGTGCAGAAGTTGAATTTGCCAAACACACCTATGCCGTACGTATGCCAGTCGATGCCAAGATTATTCAGGTTATCGATTTGTATCCTACCAATATCGCCGAAGATTCGATTCCTGAAAACCCCGAATCGTATATCGTCTATGAGGATGTGCAAACGCACGAAATCGGTTGTGTAATAGCGCCTAAGTTTATCTCCCATCATCAGTACTTCGGTTATAAACTCAACCCGGTAAGTAACGCAGTTCCGGGTTCAGTCATCGCCAAAGACACGGTGTTGATGGACTCTCCAGCAGTATCGGAGAACGGCGGCTATAAGTATGGCATCGAGCTTAACATGGCGTTGATGACCCAACCGGCAGTCGCTGAAGACGCGATCCTGATATCCGAGGATGTATTAGATCGTTTGTCGTTCAACGTCTATGAACGGCGTACGGTAGAATTCGGTAAGAGCAACTACCCACTGAACCTCTACGGCGACATGGAGAAATACAAACCCTTCCCTGAAATCGGTGAGTACGTGCGTGATGATGGGGTACTGATGATTCTGCGCGACATGGACACCGATCTGGCACCGGTGGATATGAGCGTCTATGACGTCAGAGAGCCTGATTATACTTTCGATAAATCAGTGTATGTCAGAGGTCCGAAAGGCAAAGTGGTATCAATCCGTTCTTACCACAACGAGCAACCGACATCTCCTACCCCTACTGGCATGATGGAGTATATGGATAAATACCCGCGAGCAATGCGGCGTTTTTATACACGGGTACTAGAAGTGGAGAATCGTCTTCGCTACGAGCGTCGCAAAAAGTTCGGTGACGATTATCTGCCGATGAAGCCAGAGTTTCATCAGCTGGTTATTGATGCGATGATGTATCTAGACCACAAACCCATTGACAAGAAGGCTCCTCCGCTGACGCTAGAGCATCGTAAAACACCGCTGGACGATTATCGTATCGAGTTCGTTATCGAATACACGATCCGTCCGACAGTGGGTTTCAAAATGACAGATATGCATGGTGGTTTAATTGTAGTTCAGTTGGTGTATTGATTGAACTGCATGGCCTTGCCCGGTAGAGATGCCGGAACAAAATCTTCCTTAACTGTCTGGAACACCCTTAAGGCTGCGCCACCACATGCATCCTGAAAAGAGATGTAGACGGTCTGACAACGGCGCGGATGACCTGTACGTAGTATGTACAGTGAAAGGGGCAACCAGCAGCCAAGCTCCTACAGCTTAACAGCCATGGAGAAGGTTCAACGACTAACCGCTTACCACGGTGTAGGGCTCCGAGCGGAGTTCGAAATGGGAAGCACCCGACCGAGTGATGTCGAGGGTGAAGATATAGTCTGCCCCCGTATGAAAGTATGGGCGGGTGTCTGAGCACACCGGGATGAGACAGTAGTATGAGCGACTCGTCTGGACAATGGGAAAGGAGTTATTTGCAAGATCGAAAAACCGGAGAATATGCCGGTAGATGCTGATGGCAATCGTGCCGATATCGTCATGGCACCTGAATCCACAGTAGCACGAATGAACTTAGGTCGCGTCTATGAGATGTATGTCAGTGGGGCGTGTCGTGATACGGCTAAAACAGTACGTAAAATGCTCGCCGTAGAAGGCACACGTGAAAATCGTGTGCTGCGTTCACTCGAAGCCGTACAGCAACAAGACCCGCAGCGCATCGAGCAGACCTACAACTATCTGCTCGGCTTTTATCAACTCATTTCGGAGAAACAGCACGCTTTTTATGCCGCACTCGGGTTACCGCAACGGCTAGAACATTTAGCTAGCGTGGTGGTCGATGGGATCTATATCTACTGTCCGACCGATAACCAGAAGGAAACTCCTGATATCGTCAAGGACTTGGAGAAGGATTACCCGCAGATCTACGGTCCGGTCGCTTATGTCGGTAACTCAGGACAACGTGTTACGACTCAGGCCAAAGTTCGCATCGCGCCGTTGTACATGATGTTGCTAGAGAAAATCGCCGATGACTGGTCGGCTGTATCTTCGGCGCGACTACAGCACTTTGGGGTATTGGCTCCGATGACTAAGTCGGAAAAGTACCTGCGCCCATGGCATAACTCTCCGGTACGTAACATCGGTGAGACCGAAGCACGTATCTACTCGGGCTACTGCGGCCGGGAAGCGATCGCTGAGATGATGGATCGTAGCAACAATCCTCTCGCTCATAAGCAGATCGTGCGTAACATCTTAGCTGCTGAGAAACCCGGTAACATCGATGAAGTTATCGATCGCAACATCATACCGTTAGGAGGCTCGAAACCGTTGCAACTCTTTAACCATTTCTCCATCTGCCAAGGCTGGCGTCCGGTCTATACGCCCGAGTCGCAAATCGACAACACTTTACCACCTATCGCGCAGTAATCTTACCACACGACCCCTCGCTATAACGGTGAGGGGTTTTATCGTACAGGAGCGTCAAAATGAAATATCAAGATCACGGTATGGATGAAAGTGCCCTTCGCTACATCATCAAAGAATATCTTAACCACACCCTCACGATAGATCAGTTGCAAGACCCTAAGATTAAACCGCTGATCGAAGCGTTGCGTGGATATTTTGCAGATGAGGCTGATTCTTTGGCTATCACCTATATGGCGTCTATCATGAAGATGGCCGACGAGAATATCTCCATGGCGTTTGAAATCGACGAACATCTGAAAATCGTATTCGAGGCGATCAAAGATACCGAGTTCGTCAAGGATTTGTTGGCATCAGCGACGGTAGTGCATTGCGAGTATAACCCGCAAACAGGTGAGACTCGTCCGGTAACTCTTCACTAAGGAACAAGTAAAATGAAAATTCGCAAACTATCGACTGAAACTCTTAATTTTCTAGACGAAGTTATCGCCGCTAGTAAAGAACCCAATCTCAGCGAGATCATCGAGAAAGCATATTCGACATATTCTTCACTCATTGACAATGACGGCGATGACAAAGCGATGCAGTCGATCTTCAGTGACGTTAAATCGAGCACCGATGGTAGCAGCGTGATGAAAACCGGCTGGCAGCGGATGAACGATATGCTGCAAGGTGGCTTCAGGCGCGGAGATTTCGTCATGATCGGCGCACTGCAACACAAGTATAAAACCGATTTGACGTTGTCGCGTGGTGGGATTGTAGAAATACAGCATGAGAAAAGCTCCTAGAAAAAGAGAGGGTTAGTATTCCGAGAAATACCGGGTTAGTGCAGGCGTTGTAACAGCTAGGGTAGGTAAGAAGAAGATTAACAACCGCAGTACTGCAATTCGGTTGGCTCGAATGAAGGTCATTAAATCAGGGGAAGCACTGAAAGATCCGTTCTTCATACGCGATGCAGTGGTGACTGGAGTTCTTCGTCTGTCGGTCAAAGATGTCCAGCTTCTGATCCAGTCTAACCAGTAACTTTCTTCCATTGGTTAGCCAGAGGTGAGGTTCTAGTGCCTTGCCTTTGGCCGATCTTAACACTTAACTACCATTAGGATTTACGAGGATGACCACCATCGACAGCAACTCTCTAAAAAAATACCGGAAACTACGGAAAAGAAATCGAGCTCTGATGCCGCCGTATAAGCTAGCGCAACTCTTTTACGAAATCCGAGAAAAACTCCCCGTGCCTGAAGATCACTCGTTTATGCTGGCAGTAACGCCGTTCAAAAAAAGCGTCCTCTTCAAGGCTACTTTTTTTAAACCAGAGAACGAAACGCAGGTACTAGCGGACATATCTCCGGATGCACTAGTGTTTTTCCCTGCCGATATATCCCATTTGCTCCACTGACACAAGGATAAAAAATGAGTATTCTGTGCGATAAAGAGATCATCTCGTTGTGCGAGGGACCGAACCCGATGATCTCCCCGTTCAAATCTCATCAGGTACGCTACCGGACCTCGAATGATCCGTCGCGTAACCGTGAACGCATCGTCGATGGTGTGACCGTGTGTGATGAGAAGATCGTCTCGTACGGTACGTCTAGTTTCGGCTACGATGTACGCTGTGGTAACAAGTTCAAGATCTTCACCAACATCAATTCCACCATCGTCGACCCGAAGAATTTCGATGAGAAATCATTCGTCGAATACGAAGGCGATTGCTGCATCATCCCGCCCAATTCATTCGCTCTGGCTAATACGGTCGAGTATTTTCGCATTCCGCGCGATATCCTGACGATCTGTGTCGGTAAATCCACGTACGCTAGGTGCTTTACTGGCGATACCAAGGTAGCGCTGGTGGATGGAACCTCGGCTAGTTTCGAGGATTTGGTCGAAAGGGCGAAAACAGGTGAGCGCTTCTGGGGCTATAGTGTTGACGATGACGCTAACATCGTAGTAGCAGAACTTACCCAGCCTCGTAAGATCGGTCACGAAAGAATCATCGAAGTAGAACTGGATAATGGTGAAGTTATTAAGTGTACGCCTGATCATAAGTTCATACTTCTCGACGGCAGTTACGTTGAAGCCCAGCATCTTCAGATTAACCAAAGCCTGATGCCTCTCTACCGAGTTGAAACACGCGGTTATGAGGCCGTCGTTCAGCCGACTACGTTTAGTTTCATTAGTACCCATCATTTATCAGATGCGTGGAACCTTAAAAACAATGTTTATGAGGCAGGTGAAAACGAACACCGGCACCACGCAAATCATAATCGTCGGGATAACCGCCCTACCAACATCGTACGAAAAAACGCATCCGAGCATCTTCGAGAGCATAATGCTGAAAGAATGAATGATGCTGATTATAGGAGTAGGCTCAGCGAGCTGCGTAAAGAAGCTTTCCGAAAACACGACCAAGATCCTAGTTGGCACCAAGGTTTTGTACAAAGATGCAAGGCGGCTGCAGACGCATTTTGGAATTCTGACGAACACTCGGAGACTCGTCAGAAGGTTTTGTTTGGGCGGAAGAACTATGGCGCCAACATGTCCGCTGAAGAACGCCAAAAGCGGTCCGAAATAATGCGGGTGCTGATGATGGATGTTGTCAGAAGGAAGGAAAGCGCCGAGAGATTTAATGCACTGTGGGAAGATCCTGAATTCCGTGCAAACAAAGTTAATCAGGCACGTAGTCTGAATCTCCGTACCGAAATCACGGAATGTGAGGTAAGGGACGCTCTTGAAAAAGCAGGAACTCTGCGAGGAGCCGCGCGTTTACTGGATTGTGATCGGACGGTGTTCCGTCGTTTCCGGGATCTTGTCCTGGAGTTCAAAGATAAAATCCAAGCGGCGAGACTTTCAACTGACGACGTTCTGGATGCTCTGAGGAAAACTGGTTCTGTCAGAAAGGCTGCAAAATATCTTGACATTGGTCGGAGTAAACTTCTGTCATATAAGGAGGCTGTTAGTGCTTATTATGGTAAACCGGTAGCTGAAAATCATAAGGTGGCAGCGATCCGGGAAGTGTCGGGGACGCATGATGTTTATTGTCTTAGCGTTCCAGAGCACGGGAATTTCGCACTGGAAGCGGGAGTGTTCGTCAAGAACTGCGGGATTATCGTAAACGTAACTCCGTTCGAACCCGAGTGGGAAGGTTTCGTGACTCTGGAGTTCTCCAACACCACTCCGCTACCGGCTAAGATCTACGCCAACGAAGGCTGTGCGCAGGTATTGTTTTTCCGTGGTGATGTACCGTGCGAAGTCTCGTATCGTGACCGGGCAGGTAAGTACATGAACCAAGTCGCTAGCCCTGTTATCCCGCGTGTGTGAACCTATCGCACTTCAAGCTGCCGCGCAATCGGGCAGCTTGAAGTAGTTTAAAACCCTGTGAGGTATTAGGTGTGAGCATTGTTCCCGAAGAAGTAATCGCTCGTATTCGTATGCTACGGCTACAGATGGTGCTACACAGTTATATCTACTACATCCTCGATGACAACCTAATCACCGACCATCAATGGCAAAGCCGTGCCGATGAGCTCGCTCAGCTCCAAGCTCAGTATGGCGCAGTGCAGATCGGGGTGTATGATCTGGCGTTTGAAGACTGGGATGGTTCGACTGGGTACCATCTACCCAAAGATGACTGGGCATATAGTAAGTCTTTACAGCTACTCAGATGCCGAGATCTGAAATTAGCACAGTCACATATATAACATATGAAGACCGCCACTATCGGCTAGGTCATTTAAGAGGACTGTCAAACATGACTGAGCAAGCATGCATGGAATGCCAGGTAAAGCCTGCTACCGAGAAGATCTACATGGACTCCGATGCTTTCGGTGCTGATTACCTACATGTGTGTGAGGAGTGCAAGAAGATACACTTCTTACTCGTCAAGGAGCCCGAAACATTCGACATCGCGACTACCGAGTGCGAGTTCAATGGTAGCCGCGAGTATCTCTGGGATCGCGATAGTAACTATCGGGTGCGGTTGTTCGACCGCACCGCAGAAGGCATCCAAGATGCTTTGACGCGGTTCAGAGAAGGTATGCAGACTGGGAAGCTATACCGGATGTTTGGATGAGCTACGTACCCTGACCTGATGAAGGTAGGGTACGTATTTTTTTAGCTACAAGGAGTCACTGGTGAAGAAAGCCCGTATCAAAGTAGGTGCCAAGATCATGCACGATTTTCAGACCTTCCGCTGGCCTGAGTGTAAACCGCCGCGCTGTTGTCCTGAAGTCGACCCCGACATGGTGTTCGATGTGCGACAGGTGCAAAACGGTAATCTCCTCTACTGGGAGTGTAGTGCCGACGGCTACGGCTACCTCAAAAGTCGCGGCGATAACGGCGAATATGGTAATGGCTCTATCGCAGTGCTTTCTGAGTTAGGCATAGAACTAATCGACTGAAATCTAGTGGAGTAGCATTCCGCTATTTCGTAACGATAAGGCTATGATCATGGACAAAAAAGCTCTGGAGAAAATCGGTGGACGCAAGTTCGCTCTAGTACTACTGGTGTTTGTACTTAGCACTGCGCTGATCGTACTTACTAAGCTCGACAAAGAAACCTACCTCTCGCTCGTGCAGCTCATCATCCTCGCCTATCCTGCCGGCAATATCGCGCAACGTTTGCTAGTATCTAAGGACGATGCCGGTGTTTATCTGGAAGACGAGTTGGGGGTAGCGGGTGGACGTAAGTTCGGTTTGGTAGTGCTGATCTACGTCACGATTGCAGTACTACTGTATTTCAATCTACTCGATCCCGAGATCTACGTGACACTCACCCAATGGCTCGTAGCTACCTATATCAGTGGCAACGTAGCGAGTAAGCTTGCCGCTGATGGATTTAACATTAGTATCGGTAGAAGTAAAACCGAAGCACCTGCCTGATCATACCCTCCCGCTAGTCCTACCTGTAGTGGGAGGAGGTTTTAACTCATTCTTACCGTACTAGCGTAAAGCATTTTTGGATTTTAGCATAGTTACATATATAGTACATGGCATCGTCACCTGTTGTTTTAACCACCTAGTAACAAGGAGCTTCCATCATGGTCAGTAAGTTTAACGAACCAGAGCGCCGTGTGTACCTGCGTTATCTGCTCAATCGCCATCGCGACCAAGTCATTGTCACGCTCAAAGACGGTGCTTCAATCAGCGGTCAAGTGCTGATGTTCAGCCAAGGCATTGCCGTGATTAAGAAGTCGAGTCACGAGCTGGCGCAAGAAGTCGATTTCGACGACATCACCAACATCGAACTGGTTTGACCGCTAATTCACTAGGAGATATCGTGCAGCTTTTTCAACTGCGTGGCATTGACAAGAAAACCCATGTGACGCATGACATCTATGTCATCGCTCCCGATCAAGAGAACGCCATTGCGCGAGCGAGTAAATTTGCTACCGAACTCATGTACATCGAAGCGCGTAGACTTGACGCGCAGTGGGACCGTTTTCATTGCAACTAATCTGAGGAGTGTTAAAATGTTTAAAGAACACGAATTCAAAACCCTGTGCGACGAGGCTCTCCAAGGAGCGCGGGCGCTTTTTCAAAAACGCTTCACGGAGAACGTCGGCGAGCTAATTACCAGCCGGCTCAAACAGCTCTTCGCCAGTAAGCGTGTCCGTAATCAGTTTCCCGAATATTACGGTAAGTGCGATGACTCTGGTTACGTTTACGATGAGATCGACAAGATGGTCACCGACAAAGTGTTCAGTGAGGACAATCAGGTCAAAATCAACGCCATCATCCAGCGCGAGTGGGATCAAATGCTGGAAAAAGCAACGCTCGAAGCGATGCAACATCATGCCCGCTCAATAGCTTTTAACCGAGTCAAAGAAACGAAGTAACCTCAAAGACTGCCACTACCGGTAGTTTTCTAACTCGCCCAAGGAGCTTCCAGCATGAAACACAAGATCCAAGCGCTCTACTCGTATATCTCGAAATTGCCCTCCGACAAAGCACGCGACATCGTACTCGATGAAGTCGAAATCTTGTTCAGCGAGCCTGAGCGGGACAATACGGACTCTTTCCGAGTTACGGTCTTTAATCGCACGACGAAATCCAAAATCGTGAGTTTTCACATCAACAGCTACGGAGGGGTTTATCAAAGCGACGACATCGATGTGACGCAGTACATCGAAGGCATGCTCCAGGAGACTGGACTGGCTCATGAATTTCCATGCGCGATCTCGGTCAAAGAGCTTGACCAGTATCCGGAGAACTGCAACCCTTTTCTTCACGATTTGTTTTCGATGGGGGCGGACATTTCCGGTGGATGGATGGCAATGCATTCCAATCATTTCGGCAATGATCTTAATGGTCGGCCACATCCCGAACCGCAAACTATCGTGCTGGTAAACGTGCGCACGGGCCGTAGGTTCGAACTGGATATGACCGAAGCCAACAAACCGGTAGTTTTCTAATCCCCTCATAAGGAACTTCCATCATGCGCCAAAAACAACCACAGCACACCGATGATCTGTTCGATGGTCCCATGACGCTGTCTCGCTTCGAAGACATTTTGTGGGGTCACGAATGGTCCTTCATGGCCGAGAGTTTCCACGAACTCTTCCAGCGCCAGCAACGTGAGCAAGAACTCTTCCGCTTGGCGCGTCATAACGGCGTTAGTTACATGCGCGCCTATGCGCACGCGCAAGGAGCGACGATCTGTCGCATCAAACAAGAAGCGCAAGATATCAGCCACAAGCATCTCAACGAATACTGGTCAAAGCGCCTTCAGACGGCAGAAGACACAGGAGACGCTGAGTTCGATGAGTTCCGGCGCTGGGTACGCAATCACGACTGGTACTACGACTACTCAGACGACATCAACGTGTGGCGCTCTGGTCGCCAGCAAGCCGAGAAGATCCAAGCGGCGATCAAAAAGCATGGTGGCAAGTACCAGGATTTCTACCGCTACATTTGTCAGCAACGCGAGAAAGTCGCAGCCGGCACACCGCTGTAAACATACCCCTAGACCCCTCCGTGCGGAGGGGTTTTTCTTTACCCAGCGCTTCTCCCCGTCCTTTCCGTAACAGGAGAGGACGGGGATTCTTTTTTTAAAATAAAAACTAACCCACTCATATAACGTGAGGGTAGTCGCTAATTAAATGTTTTTTATTAACCCTCCGGCCGGGAAATATATCTATGAACAATATCGCTTTCTCTTCTGATCCTCGCGTAGCACTTAAACAATACACTGACGTCATGCATCGCCATGAGTGGTCTTTTATGACTACCGAGCCTAATGAAGTAGGTCGTCGTCATACCAAAGAACAAAGCCTACTGCTGGCAGCGCATCGTCACGGACCGAAGTTCATGGCGATCTATGTGCGCTGGCAACAGTACGCGATCGGTCAGATCAAGGCTGAAGCCGAACGTCGTGCCCAGCGCGTAGCGACAGTGCACTGGGAAGAACAGGTGCGTACCGCTGAAGACACCGGCGACTTGGAGTTCGACGAGTTTCGTAAACTCGTACGCAGTCACAACTGGAGCTACGCGAATTCCGACAATCATCAAGAACGAATTCGAGGTAAGAAATCACACACTCTTCTTCAGATGATCATCGCTAAACAAGGAGGCAAATATCTCGACTACTACAACTACATCGCTGATCAACACCAATATTAAATATGGTTACCAGAAGGGTTAATCATGCGCTCTCAGAACCGTATTCGTAAACTCATCACTGTGATTGAATGGGTTATGGAGCGGGTCGATCTAACTCGCTTCAAGCTCAGAATCTATCGCAACGAGTCACACAATACTACCCGTATCGAAGTGTGGAGTCTATCTGAGCGCGCTATTTACATGGAGTGGATGGTGGAGTGGTACGGTACATTTGACGAACATATCGAGCTAGACGATCGACTGTGTCGGCCTGAGCTTTTGTTTGACGAGCAAAAAAATACAAGCTTGCCTAATAAAATAGCAGAGACATCATTCGACAGAGTGTAAAACCTCTAAGATGCATAGTAGCGTTCATCTAAGAAACATGCCGATAGTGAGGGTAGGTTTCCTCTCTTAAGACATGTTTCTTTTTTTCTAAGGAAAAGGACCGATGATACATGTTAGGGCTATGATCCGAGGCATCAATTACAATACCGAGATATCAAATCTAATCCATGCCGTCGACGGTAGTGTTAATCAAGAGCTATACTACACTATCACTAAGAGATTTTTTCTCGTGCAGCGTGATGAATATTCGAGCAGCTCTGATACCATTGTTCCTTTGACTGAAATAGAAGCACACGAGTGGTTGTTTAAACATGCACGATGCAAGCTAGCTGAGCTGCTACGCTCTAGTCGTGGCACTTCGGGTACTACGATGCGCATGAAAAAAGAATACAAAGACGCGCTGCAACTGATGGCGCTGCTAGAGCAAACCTCAATGAACGCTTTTTGTACACGAATATTGAATAAAGCGGCTGAAGAGTTCATTCAAAGCTTAAAATGAATCAGGTGCAGAGAGCTGCGGCTCTCTGCACACTTTTTCTGCTAACGTCCAATATAGTGGTCAATACTAACACGGATTAACAACATGAATACCGAATATGCAACGTATCAAAATGGCCTTAAGTTCCGTCACCGAGTAGAGACTTACGCGATGCAAGGTTCGTCCATTTTGGCGATCTCTAAAGGAGCGCGCAGTCTACCTGAGATGCCCGGTGGTGGACTCGATGCAGGTGAGAGCATCGAAGTCGCCGGTCTCAGAGAGCTGATGGAAGAAGCTGGCTGGGCGGGTACTAATCCACGACAGGTAGAAATGGATGGGTCGTGGGTGTGTGATGTGACCAACGATCTGTGGTTAGCCGAAGCGGGCTGGTCCCGTGAGGTGCAGTATGCCGTAGCGTGCGAAGTGACTGGTTTCGCACCGACGGCACAGTACGGTTCAGAGAACGACCACCTTACGTTCACGCTATTGCCGGCGGAAAAAGTATTCGATGAGACGCATGCGTTTTTGTTCCATACCGCTAATACCCCGCGTAAAATCTTGCAAGCACAATTCCGACTTCGCGTGTTAGAGATTTTGTTTCCGGAGCTGGTACGTCCGCACGTTTTTAAACAATGGTGAATTAAAAAATAAAATGCCTCAAGAAGAAATCATAAGACCTGAGGGTGGTGAAAGTGATTTTGCCAATGCCGTGACCGGACATATCGTGGCTGGTACTGATGTCATCGCTCGTGGCATGTATCGACAAAAATACTACGTCGTCACGCGCGACGGTAAAGTAGTGTTCAAACCGAAGATCGCGACTTATGTTTTCGACATCTATAACCTCCTCATTCCAGCTGAGGTCGTAGAAGTGTCGGTGTGGAACAAACACCTGCTCGATCGTAAGGGTTCAATCAGACTGAGTGTTAATCACAAACTAAAACTCATTCGTGATTTTACCCTCAGCGCGGCAGCCGGTAAAATCGATCTGATGGCCGGCACTGAGTTACAGTTAAAAAACATCGCGTTTGCTGCACGTATTTTTTCGTTGGCAGTGTTCTTGCCTGATTGAGTCTTTGCTGCATCATACCTGATACAGCTATAGCTACATATTTAGTACTTGAGAAGGGTAGCAGTTTTTAGACACGACATCTTCTCCGAGCTCATAGGCTTGGAGAAGATGTTAAAAATCACGAGAGGAGTGTCATATAGTATATAGCGTGTAATTTTTAGGTTCATGAGTTATCGGATGGCTGTAGGTACGAATCAGCCCTTTAATACTAACAAAGCAAGGAGATGAAATGCATCTAGCGAGAGATCTATTAAAATATACCACCGAACAACTATGGGCTAATCTAACTCCGGGAAGATGTCGCGTGACTTTCGACGATGGCGAAATCATCGAGACCAATGATCGGGAGATTTTGTTCTCGTCGTACTGCTGGGAGTTTCATCGCCAGTACCCCGATACCCCGCTGCTCAAAAAGCATCACTTGCAGGAGGTGTTGCGCGGCAGGTCGTTCAACGATAGCTCTCACTATAAGCTACTGGAGATCATTTACTGGGATGTCGCAGCTGTCTATCACCTGCATACGCCGGCAGCGCGTGATCACATTACACGGCTGGTCTACCAGATCACAAACACTATCTATAACGATCTCACTCATCGCTTAGAAGAATACGTGGTGTCGCTGGACATTCTGGACTTTTTGGAGGCAGCCGATAGCCCTAATATTAGTGCGGCCTTGGACGCCATGCAACCCAACCCCAAATCGATCGAGCATACTTATGAAGTGATCGGTGAGGAGCTAGGTAAGAGCGCTACGCTGGCACATAACGCACTAGCGCTTTTTACGCGCTCTGGGGTAGTCAAACAAAGCCAGGTGTTGCAGTGCATCGGTCCGCGTGGTTATGTCACTGAAGTCGATGGCAGTCACATGGAGGTGCCGATTCTACGTAGCTTCACCAAAGGCATGCGTAGTTTATATAACATGGCGTTAGAGTCGCGGGCTGCTAGTAAGAGTCTGTATTTCTCCGAGGCACCGCTACAAGACAGCGAATACTTCTCCCGTAAACTGCAGCTCATGACGATGGCAGTGGAATATCTCGAACGAGGCCCGATTGCGGCTCCGGGGGAAAACACCATGGGCATCGCACTGGGTAACTGCTGCAGCACTGATTATCTCGTGTGGCGGGTGCGTGGCGAAGAGCGTGTTAACGATGAAGTCATCTACAAAGGCGATTTGGAGTTTCTCGACGGTAAGTACTACGTTAACGAGACGACGGGATTGCTGGAACGACTCAACCGGTCGGACTATCATCTCGTAGGTAAAACCATCAAGCTGCGTACGGTGCTAGGATGCAAACACCATGACAGTCACGGTGTATGTAGTGTGTGCTTCGGTGGGCTAGGGGATAACATCTCGCCTTATGCCAACTTGGGTCATATTTGTAGCGCGATGATGACGCAGCAGTCTACTCAGTCAGTGCTCTCGACCAAACACTTAATGACTAGTAGCGTTGTGGAAGCCATTATGCTAACCGATCTGGCACGACGTTTCTTCAAAGTCGGTAGCAAAGGTGATACCTATCTGCTGCTACCCGAGTGGCGTAATAAGCCTTTCAAACTTATCGTTTCGTCACAAGAGGCTTATGGTCTTACCGACATTGCTCTAGTCGATAACGTAGTAGACATCAACCCATCGCGTATTTCGGCAGTCGAGATCGTTGAAGTGATGGTGGGTACTGATGAAGCCCACGAGCGCCACCCGATCATCGTTTCACATCACAGTCGCAAAGCGGTTTTCACCAGTGAGCTACTCCAGCATTTAAAGACTTATCACTGGCAGACCGATGGCACTGGTAACTTCGTTATCGATTTTAGCCACTGGGATTATTCGAAACCTATTCTGCGTTTACCGCAAAAGGAGTATAGCTATGCTAAGCACGCTAGCGAGATCTCGCGTATTGTCGAGTCTCGAGTCAAAGACATCACGATGCGTAGCAAGCCCGATTCACCCAAAGCCACACTGATGGAGCTCTTCGAGTTGGTGAATTCCAAACTGTCGGTCAACATCGCATGTTTGGAAGTGATCATTTACACTGTCATGTGTAAGAACACCACTGACGATAACTACGCGCTGGTGCGTAACGCTGAGAATGCTGGGCTGGGAGTTATTGATCCTATCATCTCTGGACGGTCGTTGTCAGCAGTCTACGCTTATGAGTCGCAGTACAAAGTCATTCTCGACCCGAAGTCGTTCTTCCCGCAAAACCGTAACGACCATCTGCTCGACGTATTTATCGCGCCGGCTGAGGTAGTAGCACACTACAAATCCCGTTAACGCATCGAACAGCCGCCGGTATAAGGGCGGCTGTTTTTCTTTTAGAGGGGGTCTGATGCCGATCCATATCGAAAAATATAGTCACTTCCTAGTCATCAGAAATCCTCCGAACTGGGTCATTCCATACCTGCACGAGTTTTCTAAGTTGTACACTATGAAGACTTTTGTTAAAACACCAGGAGCTAACACTCTAGCACTACAGCCAGGTAAGGTGTTCGCTTCGCGTTACGGCCGAGAGTACAAGCTCCACGCCAACCAGCTCGATCACCTCTTAGCGTTTTTTCGTAAACAAGGGATCGATGGCTCGCATTTTAACGTGACTGCCAATACGCCTCCCGAAGGGGTCGATGTCAATATCCCGATTCGCGATGGCTGGGTGTTGAAGGACTACCAAGTCGGAGTGGTCGATTACGTCGCCAGTGATGATGACACTGCCACCAAGCTCGTAGCACTGCAAACGGGTAAAGGTAAAATGCAGCCCTTGGATGCTAAGATCAAGATTCCGGGCGGCTGGACGACGATGGGGGATGTAAAGGTAGGCGATACAGTCACTGCTAAAGACGGCACGCCTACTCGGGTGATAGGTGTATTCCCTAATGGCGTGCAACCGATCTACCGGGTAACTTTCGCTGATGGTAGATCTACCGAGTGCGGCGGTGAACATCTATGGCGGGTTTATTACCTCAGCGCTTCACAGCAGTGGGAGTGCCGAGTTGCCGATACACATGAGGTGACGCGGCTCATCTTAATACCTAATTCACGTGTGTATATTGACCTCATCGATGCCGAGGAAGGTACGGACGCGGATCTTCCGGCAGACCCTTATGTAAGAGGGGTTACCCTAGGGGAAAACCATGAGGAACCCATACCTGAAATCTACCTAAAGGGATCAAGGTGGCAAAAATTTGCTCTGTTGCAGGGGTTAATGGATACGGACGGAGTAGTTCATCGGTCTGATTCGATATCTTACACCACTACTCGTTTAAGGCGTGCTCATGCGGTCGCGGATTTAGTCAGGTCTCTGGGCGGGTTTGCTGCTGTAGGTATTGGCTCCATTTACCGTTATCGAGACGGTGAGGTTTATTACAAGATAGATATCCGGTACAGAGAACCTAGTGAATTATTTAGGCTCCCGTGGAAAAAAAGTCAGACTGGTGATTATAACCTCTGCGCTGAGACACTGAAACTTCGCGTAGCTAAGATAGATTACATAGGAGAAAAGGAGGCTCAATGTATCTCGATCGAACATCCTGAGCATCTGTATGTGACGGACGATTACATCGTTACGCATAATACGTTTTGCTCACTCGCCGCGATCAGTCGTCTGGGTAAGCGTACTGCGGTAGTGATCCTACCCACCTATATCGAGAAGTGGTGTAGTGACATCAGTAAGATTCTCAACATCGATGCCAAAGACATCATGGTGGTGCAAGGCTCGTCGCACCTCAAGGGGCTGATCTCGCTGGCTCAAGACGGTGGTTTCTACAGTCCGTTTGTCATCATCTCGTCCCGCACTCTACAGAACTTCATCACTGGGTTCGAGTCAGAAGATGGTGAGCAGATCACGGAGGATTACGGTATTCGTCCTGATGAGCTGTGGCCGCTATTGGGTATCGGTACATTATTAATCGATGAGACGCACCAGCACATCCATGCGATGTTCAAGATGCTCTTACACAGCCACGTCAAACGTCTCATTGGGCTGACGGCCACGCTGATCTCAGATAACTACACCGTGGAGAAGATCCATAAGGTCATGTACCCGGTCGAAACCCGTTACAACAACCTCGAATTCGATCGCTACATCCACGTCTTCGCTATCAGCTACCCGACTTCTGACATCCGTGCTGCCAAACTGCGTACCAGTGAGTGGGGTTCGAACGTTTATTCGCATAACGCCTACGAACGTTCGATTCTTTCCAAACCTCATTTGGCCAGCAACTACCTCAAGATCATCGATTACCTAGTACTCACAGGCTATGTCGAAGAACATATGGCAGGCGACAAGCTTGCGATCTTCGCCTCCAGCATCGCGATGTGCGATAAGATCGTAGGCTATCTCAAATACAAATATCCGCAATACGACATCAGGAGGTACTGCGAAGCTGATCCTTACGAGAACGTTATCGACGCGGACATCCGTGTCACTACGATCATCTCTAGCGGCACAGCGATCGATATACCCGGCTTACGCACGGTGATTCTTACCAACAGTATCGCTAGCTCGGTCTCCAACCTACAAGTGTTGGGACGACTGCGTAAGCTACCGGATCGGGAAGTCAAGTTCTACTACTTGTATAACGAACACATCCCTAAACAAGTCGACTACCATCGACGCAAGATGGAGCTCATCCGTGACAAATCCGCATCGATCAAAGAGCTGCGTTCTCCGGTGAGTCTGTAAGTAGCATAATATGGACCCACACATCTCCTCTCCCCCGCTAGCCCGTCAGGACTAGTGAGGGAGAGGAGGTGCATCATATCACTGCCATTTTTTTGGTCCGAAAAGGTTCAGTCCTAGCGCATAGAGATTCGCCAGCCAACTAGGTGATTCATATTCGTGCATGAGTTGCTTAAATAGCGCGATACTGTTTTCTTTGGTCATGCCTTGGATCTCGTTACGGTACTGACACAGCGCGTCGTGTACGAGTGTCGCTTTCATCGTGCTAGGCATGCCTTGAGTGTTGCTCGGACCATCCCAGATACCGAGCCATAGCCCCTTTGGTAGCACCTCCCCCATCGGGATGCGGTACGACGGCGTACAGCCATCCCACGCATAGCCTTTGCGAATGAAGATGCGAGCATTCCGAATAATAACCCAATGACTATCGAACGTGACGCCTATCAAATACGGCGATGTTAGTTCAAAGTCTTCAGCTAGTTTGTAACGCCATTTCGACATTGTTTCCCCTTGTTTAATAAGACTCCACTAGATGAATAGTGGGTAGAGTTTTATCTGGTTTCTGATTTTAACGCAGTTACATATATAATACATGGATACTAACACTATCGTTGGATCTACGTTAATTCGGCGTTAACTGGATATGGAGATTTTAATCATGTACTACTGCACTATTGATGACAATGACGTGTTTGTCGAAGTTACCACGCTAGAAATGCAGCTGGCGGCAATAACCGAGTCCCATCGACAGGAGACTCTGAAAAGGTTGTGTATTACAGGTGGGGCGTTGGTAGTTCACCTGACCGAAGAAGCTCTGCAGCACATCCAGGTCTCGGGTGTTTTGAATAGTCAGGCACGCGAGCAGTTTACCGAGGTGAAATCGGGTTACTACATCACCCTCATTGAAGACTTCATGATCGGATTGGAGAAATCGGAAGTCGAGGCTCTTTTTCAACATGAGGTAGGACATCTGAAACACGGTATGCCCGAGACTACTGCTGAAAATACGCAGTGTGGCATTTTGATGTCGCTCGAAGATGAACTGGCTGCCGATGCTTACGCTGTCCAACAGGTGGGTACTCAAGTAGTGCAGAGCGCACTCATCAAGCTACTGGGTAATCGCTATCGAGTTGCCGAGCAATATGGTTTCCAGCTACCAGATACGATCGACAATCTCGTGCAGATTGATATGGCAGATCCTTTCATGAAGGTCCGTCTTGAAACCCTGCAGGCTTTGTCTGCTACAGCTCATTGAAAAGGAGCAATCATGAGCTATCTGGATCTGTATCTGCTCTCAGGTATTTTCGTCGGCATAGTAGAAGTTTTCAAACGTCAAGAGATCGCTCAGGAAATCATCGCACGGCGTATCAAGCGCGGCATGGTGTCGCCAGAGAGAAGGCTTGAGCTACTAATCAACACCACTATCATCGTCACGGCCATCACCCCGGTGATCAATACCTGGACGATGGCTGCCCGTATCATCCGAATCCTGCACGGGAGATAAATCGTATGTTTTCATCCGAACTGCAAGGCGCTATGTTCGCTTTTGTCGTGTTTCTCGTCTTACAAGCAGCTGCTTAATTCATCCATCACTAGGAGTCTCCGTCATGCACAGCATCAAAGTCACCAACCGTGAGCAACTCATCGAAATCATTACCAACGCTGCTGTCAATGCCGATCTCAATCATCTCGACGTGAGCGGTATCACTGACATGAGTGGATTATTTTCATGCGGCAAGTTTACGGGCAACATCAGTGAGTGGATTGTATCTAATGTCACTGACATGAGCCATATGTTTTACAATAGCTCATTTAACGGCGACATCAGTCGATGGAACACGGCTAGCGTCACAAACATGCACCTGATGTTTGCAGGCAGTCAGTTTAACAGCGACATCTCGGGATGGGATGTATCCAACGTTACCAACATGTCAGGCATGTTTGGCGACAGTCAGTTCAATGAGGACATCTCGCACTGGAATGTCGGTCAAGTTACCGACATGTCAGGCATGTTCTACAAGAGTCAATTCGATGGCGATATCTCACATTGGAATACCTCGCACATCACTAACATGCGAGCGATGCTCTCGTATAGTCAGTTCAACGGCGACATTTCACAGTGGGATGTGAGTCAAGTCACCGACATGTCTAACATGTTTACCCTTAGTCGCTTTAATGGCGACATCTCGAAATGGGATGTTAGCAACGTTACCAATATGACCTGGATGTTTGCAGGCAGTCAGTTTAACAGCGACATCTCGGGATGGGATGTATCCAATGTTATCGATATGCACGAGATGTTCGCAAGTAGTTCATTTACTGGCGACGTCAGCGCTTGGAACATCCGTTCCGATGCTGATACTACCGACATGTTTGTTGAGTTCGACATATACGCTGAGTAACCATACGCAACCCCCTAGAGCCTATCGCTCTAGGGATTTTTTACCACTAACAGGAGCCTCCATCATGCAAACCATCAAAGTCACCAGCCGTGAAGAACTCATCAGTATCATTCGTCAAGCGCCATTGAATGCAGATTTGAACCATCTGGACGTAAGTGCGGTCACGGACATGTCCTGTGTGTTTGCCGGTAGTCGGTTCAATGGAGACATTTCGAAGTGGAATGTATCGAACGTCACCGATATGATGGGTATGTTTGCCGACAGTCGGTTTAACGGTGACATCTCTCAATGGGATGTATCCAGCGTCACAGACATGTCGGCAATGTTCGAATACAGTCCCTTTACTGGTGATATCTCCGCTTGGAACGTCCGTAACGTGACCGACATGGAGGAGATGTTTGCCCATAGCTCTTTTACTGGCGACCTCAGCAACTGGAGGCCAGATTGTTCCACTAACGACATGTTTTAACCCGCACGCTATTCAGTTCACCCGTTTCCCCTATAGTCTAATGCCGTAGGGGTTCTATCGACACCAGGAACTTCCATCATGCACACCATCACCACCGCTTACACCCAAGGCAACGGCGTTATCCGCTCGACTGTCGTTATCACTGCGATCGTCGCCTTGGTTTTGCTGGGTCTTTAATGTGTCGGGGACACTAGCTGTCCCTGTGGTATCAGTAGCGAAAAAAGAAAGGGAGGATATTCCGATGACTAAGTTTAGCACGTGTGTTTGGCTCGCATTTATCTGGGGTGCACTACTGGCTCTGAGCTGGAACGATCATGTCGAACACGAACGCGATCAGGACAAAACTTACCAACTCGCCGAATCTTCTAGCGACACCCGTCCGATCACCTATGTTGAAGAACCGCTGGTGTTTACTAAACCTCAAGCCAGGGTCAAGCCGACAGTGAGCAGGAACACAGCAGCAAAATCACCCACGCAACATAAACTCGCCCTGGCCATCACTAAGGTCTACAGGGCAGTCGAGTACGAGACGGCACAGCGCATCGTTGAACTCACCCACCAGCACGCTAGAAAGCATAATCTTAACCCGATGCTCATGATAGGGCTGATTGCGGCTGAGTCGAGCTTTAATCGTAACGCCGTCTCTCCGGTGGGTGCAATCGGCTACACGCAAGTGCTACCGAAGTGGCATCAGGAGAAGATCCGTGGGCGCGATCTCAGAGATGTACGCGTGTCTATCGAAGTAGGCGCTCAAGTGCTGAAAGACTGTTTCGACAGACGCGGGAACACCAAAATGGCGCTGGCATGCTACAACGGCGCTCAGCGCAAGAAGGACATCGAGGAATACTACACGATGGTCATGGATCGTAAAGATCGTATCACTACAGTGATGCAAAACATCTAAAAGAGGACCAGCATGCTGAATGCAGAGCACCGAAAAGTATTTGAAGAGATGGTGACTAAGGCTCATCAACGCATTGAGAAAAATGATCAAGGTAACTACATAGATAAAAATGTTAGAACCTTGTGGCGTGGTTTTAAGATGGGCGTAAAAGCTAGCGAAACCATTAAATCTCGGTACCGAACAGTATGGGTGGTGGCACGGATACAGGACGATAGGTCCTATAGTTTTAGCCTTAATCCTTACCGACACCTCAGTGAACTTGAGGCTATGAACGAAGCATCTCGTTTGACTTCAATTCATCAAGCGCGCTTCGCTGTGTTCAGACGCATCCATATCACATCTGCAACACAGCAGTCCGTTGTCGAATCCGTATCGTCTGCGATGTCGATGGACGATGTATTTCCTGATTATCAGGACGGACATTGTCATGTACTTGCCATCGCACTACACCAAAGGTATGGTTACGACCTGTACGCCATTGCAGAAGACCGAGAATATCCGGATGGTGCTGCCTTGGGACTCATTCATGCTTACTGTCTTACTGATATGAGTGATGCTGTCGATGCCAGTGGTATGATTGACGTAGCAACGATGCATGAAAGATATTTGCCTTTGGGTAATAACCCGATGGTAATGAGACTTACCAGCGAAGAATTGTGGTGGTTGGCAGAGGGTGATGTGGCGATCGATCTAAAGGCGATAACGAGAGCGCATCGATATATCGACGAGATGATCGCCACCAGTAACGCATCTGTCATTTTTAAAAGGAGTAATGCCTATGTGTTCGCCTAAGAAGCCTGTTCCGGTTACCCCCGAAGAACAAGACATCGCTTTGGTGCGTAAAGACCCTCATGCACTAAAGCATCTCAGCAGCCAAACTCCTGCTGTGTGTTTGGCTGCAGTGCGTCAGAACGGACTGACTCTCATGTACGTCAAGGAACAAACGCCTGAGATCTGCATGGCAGCGATCAAAGAAGAACCAGCAGCGTTGCGTTATGTGCATGAACAAACCCTGGAGCTTTGCCTAGAAGCGGTCGCGACCAATCCTTCGATAGTCGTCTATGTGAACAACCCGACCGAAGAGTTCTGGACGAAGGCTCTCAAGCGTGACGGCATGCTGCTGAAATTCGCACCTCTGCAGTTTCATCGACTGAGTCTGATCGCCGTACAGCAAAACGGCCTGACACTGAAGTTCGTCCGACAGCAAACCCCGGAGATCTGTAAGGCAGCAGTCGAACAAAACTCTTTCGCCCTGCGATACGTCCGTGACCAAACCTACGAGTTATGCCTCTCGGCTGCGCTCCGTAGTCCGTACGTGTTGGAGATGATAAATGAGGAAGAAATCTATGAGCAGGTCTGTAAAGCTATCCACGATAACAAAACCACTGCTAACGTACGATCTGTCATCGTTGAGCAACACACACAACTCTACTTAAACCCTAGGAACCATCTATGCGAGTGTTGAACAAATACAAGGACGCCAAAAGCTGGACTACGGTCTATATCGGTAGGGGCTCGGTGTTTGGTAACCCTTACGTCATCGGTGAACACGGCACGCGTGAAGCCGTCATCGCGATGTACGACAAATGGCTGACGAACAAAATCCTTCAGCGTGACGTCATAATGCTGGGTGCTTTGAGGCAACTCACCAAAGATTCGGACCTGATGTGTTTTTGTAAACCGGTACCGTGTCACGGTGATGTCATCCAACGCATCTGGGAGGAGATCAGTAGTCACGAGACATGGGATGCTGGCGTGGATGCTTTTATCGCTCGTCACGGTAAAAACTACCTGCCCGTTAACGATGGGGTCGATCACATCAACGTTTATAGCCGCGGCAACACCGAGCTCGGACGCTGGTTATCTAACTTTGCCCGCGCACCGTTCATACACCCCCTATACGGGGTTTTCGAGAGCATCGAAGGGTTCTGGTACTGGCTCGGTACTGGTAAGAGTGTAGAGGCTCTAAGAGGCACTCACGGGCTAGCGGCTAAACGTCTCGGTAAACAATACCTCAAAGTCCCGTGTGACAATTTCGAAGAAGAGATCCGTCAAGCCATCACCTATAAGCTAGAGCAACATCCGCAATATCTGAAGATGTTGCGCGAGAGCTCGTTGCCACTGGCTCATTACTATTACTACGGTGAGCCTGAAAACTGCAAGATTATCACTATGCCTCAGTTCGATTGGATCATCGAACACCTAGAACACCAGCGTGTTTAAGGCACTTCCCTCTTCTCCCTACCTGGCAGATGCCGGTAGGGAGAAGAGAGGGTGCTTTATTTTTTGCTATCGGAATGAAACTGCTGCTCCACTGATGCTGCGATGTTGGACTTACGTCGGTTTTCTTCATCGGCTGAGCGATTGAGCATATCGACAACATCAACCGGCATCTCCAAGTATTCGGCGATGCTTAGTCCATAGATCTCACGGATGTTTTTGGCGATGTAGATACGCAGTATCGTCTCCATGAGACTGCCATCATTGGGATTTTCAACATCATGAAATGCAACACTCGATAGTGGTTTGGCGATTGCTTGTTTGAAATGGTTGTGTACACCATACTCGACATCATAAGCACTACCCAACACAATAGCGCTATCGACGGCATTGAGTTTGGGTAGCTTCTTGAACATCTCACCGATAAAGCTGTACCAGTCTACATCCAGTCCGAAACCTGGTACAGCGATATGACGTCCACTCAGCGAGTCGCTATTCTCTGAATTCGCTGAGTGATGAGGCCGAAAAAAAGCTGGATCACATCCAACGGGATGATGTTAACAAATGCATCATTGATGGTGTTTTCTTTTTGCTCCGTATGACATACCGGGCAGTCGTAAGTAGGAATGCCAACTACTGCCAGCGTGCTATCATTGATATACTTGACCACGGCTTCAATGAACTTTTCACGCACCCGATCATCTGCCGACATCACATCCAGCGTCATCTCGATGGTTTCGCGATCATCGATGACGTTGCTATCGAGTTCGATCGATTCGATCCAGTGGGCATACTGGCGCATTGAAGTAGCCTGCGCATACCGTTGGATGATGAGGTTACGTTCTTCATCATTGGCAGTAGTATTGATGCTCGTAGTGATCTTATCAACGATGCCAGAAATCCAACGATGGCCTTCGTTGACATACTGCGTGACCGTCGGCGATTTGAGAGTGACATGTAGCTCTGAATCTGTGAACGCATCCGAGAGTGAGACACGACGGTTTTTCAGTCCTAGCATCTCATCCCGGTACTTCTTCACGCTACTGAGATCACGACCGAACGGTTGACGCAGTGCCATGTGAGATTTCTGCCACTCAGTTAGAGCATTGCTGTTGGTCCACAGTAGTTTACTCAGATTCAGCCGTTCCTCAACGACGTGGTTGCATTTTTCTGGATTGGTCAGACAGCCACGTTGGTACTGAAAGCCTTTCGGGTACATCGTACAAGCAAAACCCCACACCAGTGTGAATAGATCTTGCACTGCGATATGGTCCCGGATATTCGAAATCGGCAGTTCCTCGTTACGTACCGTAGTGGTGTAGATATGCGAAGCGATGAAATCCATCAGGTAATCGACAGTGTAGCTCGTCGTATTCGAATACACCAGACCGTAGGTGAAACGACCCATGCGGATTTTCTCCGACACCAGTAGTCGGTTAAGCTCGATGATCTCAGCTTCAGTGGGTGGTTTGAGCGTAACCCAAATACCGCTATGCCATAGCGGCACTTGGAACGTCGTGCCCAACCCCAGCTGACGAATCACCCTCAGTACCGCTCGCTCGCCTTTGAGGTTCTCGTTTTCCGTCTGTTTGATCTTGGGTGCCTGAGCACTATAACGCTGACCGTTAAAGTCCACTGATTGTTTGTAAAGAGCGCTGACGTTTTCCATGGTAGGCACGAAAGCCTTGGCAAACGTATTATACTCTAGGCCACCAGCCACTACATCAGCCCATTTACGCGAATCGGGATTATCGAGTAGGTTGATATTAGGAGTATCTTCGAGAAGCTGACGAGCTACCGAGTCCAGATTAGACGGCAGAGGTAGCGTGAGATCATTGTCATCCCAGTTTGTCGCTGTACTGACAGCTTCCTCTTGCACTGCTTTATGGCGGATCGGTACAGATTTATCTTCTTCGACTGCTATCTCAGGTTCTACTTGAGGCACCGGGCTCTCATAGACTTCATCGGTTTCAACCGTATTTTCTACTTCGCTAGCACAGCTTTCTTGATTCATTTGGGTTCTCCGGATTTGGAACGGTTGATAGCTTCCATCGCCATGTCAGTGATAGACAGCACAGTTTGGAAACTCAGGGATTTGAAGTTATCGAAAAACTCGGTATAAAGACCATAGATGCTAAAGGCCGCAGCGAGCTCATCTTCGGTAGTGATATTACCGCTACGTTGGCTATGCATCGCGTGGATGGCGATGAGTTGATTAGTAAAGAGATCAATGTCACGCTTAAAACCATCGACCGCCACGCGGAACTCGGAGGGGTTAGTTACGTAGTTCATCAGGTTCGGGTAGTTAACGAGTTCGGTGACGGAACTCAGCGTCTCGTAGATCCCGGTGGCGCATTTCTGATACAGGTCTTCGAGTTCACTCCAGGACTGCGATAGGTCCTGGCGCGGAGCAGTGCCACGGTAGGTATCACTAATAGCTGCTGCAGTTGTTTTGGCAACAGGGATGACAGCTTTCTTCGCTGCCGGTTTAAGGGTTTTGCTAACCATGATTAAAAATCTCCAAAGGTGAAATGATGTGGTGCTTCCAGCTAATATGGACTAGCTAATTTTTTTAACTTTAAGTGTGAGGTAGTTATGTTGGACAATGATGTATACGAATTCATTATGAGTCATTATCCGCCGGGTCAAGCTGATGAGATGTTAAGAAGTTTTGAACTACTGTTCGCCTATGGTTTGAAATATCCCGATAGCGAATTTGCTGAGTTGGCAGTAACCTCGGATAACTATACTCAAGATGCCATCGTAGATCTTTTTAGCTACAAACTACGAACCGCGCTCGATCGACTACTGGAAGAACATGCGTTATATCTGAAACCTGAAACTAGTCTTGAAACATGTAATGAGATTGTCGCTGGGGTATTTCTACTACAGAACCTAGCCGACTATTCGATGGTAGCTGAGATTCTAGAATCTTATCTCGATCATGAAGAGCAACTCATTGCTATCCTCGGCTATGTCAGCGCTCTTAACGATATCCAGTTAGCAGATGCATTTTCTAAGACTGACGGGGTATTTCTCACAGCACTACGTAACTTCATTACACAACGCTCAGTCACGCCTGCTGTTGAGCATAGCGATGACGAAGGTCCGTTACTAGTGAAGTTAAAACGATTTCGTCAATTTATCGACAGTAACAGTGCCCTTGGTATCACGTTACTCGAAGATGGTGTGCCGTGTGCTCTGCCGTTAGAACAATATCTAGGGCATCTACAGCACCTCGATCAAACTACCCTGGCATTACCGCAGCTGGCTTTGGATATATTGTCAGTGCTATTGCTCTCGCCCGATAGTTATCAGCTACCATTACTTGCCTATCGCAAACATAGTCACGGGTTTATTACGGATCTGACTACCATCTCCCAGGTGGATGCTATTATCACGCATATCCTCAACGATTTTGAACGCTACCGTCTGGATGGAGTCTCTCATGAATAAGTATGATTATCTATTGCAGGTTTTTCAGCACGGAGCATATAGACATAAGAGTTGGGTAATCGCAGCTACTTCGATCGTACAAGAGAATCTCACAGACTATCAACGTGATCCTTACCCGTGTCGGCTAGTGCAAACCCCTACGGGTTATAGTTTTGTCGATCCGACTAACCCTGAGCAACTCATCCCGATCGAAGATGCTCCTGCTGGCCAACCATTGGTGCAGTTCAAAGAACCACTACAGGTTGATCCACGCTGGGCTGAGAACATCACTACTACCATAGATACTACTTTCGGTAATGCTCTAGTCAATTCGATTACGATCGCCGATGTGTTCGGTAAAAAACTACCGTATCTGGAAGGCAAAGTCACGGTCGATAGAGTCGAAACATTGATTGCATCACGGCTACGTGATACTCCTGTGAGCATCGATAAACGGGAAGATCGATACATCTATGTAGATGAGTATCTACGTTACATTGATCGCTTGCAATACCTAGCTTCATTGTCATCGGTATGTGTGTGGTCAGCTACGCGTAAAAATATCGTTGCTCCAGTAGGCATCCAGCAGTATCGCGATCAGCTGGTTAAAGAGTACGGCGATCAACTGCGCGATCCCTCCCGTTTAGCAGAGTTCGAGAAAAAACTACGCGATTACGATAGCGAGTATCTCAAAGGTGATCCGAGCGATGGTGTGTTTATCACAGGTAAAGTTAAAAACATCGCACGTAAAAAAATGTATCTAAGTATCGGAAACGAGAGTAGCTTTACTCAGACGACTACTGCAACACCGATTATTCAGTCTTTGGAAGAAGGCTGGCCAACTGACCCGACAGAATATACTGCATTGATGAACGGTTTGCGATTTGGTTCATTTGCTCGCGGTGCTGAGACTGTCAACGGCGGAGTGACGGCTAAGTCGCTACTGCGCTCACTCGGTAGTTACACTATTACTATGGATGATTGCGGTTCTAGTTTAGGACTTACACGTTGCTTTACTGACGACGATTATGAGCTACTCATCGATCGTTACATCTATGAAGCTGGTAAATTAGTTCTAGTAGAGTCAGATTCTATGGCACGTGCATATATAGGACGTGACGTAATCATGCGTTCACCACTTTACTGTCAGTCGAAGGCAGAGAGTTTCTGTCGTTACTGCGTTGGAGAAAAGCTGGCTAGTAACCCTAATGGATTGAGTCTAGCAGTAACTGACGTATCGGCAGTTATTCTCGCTTCGTTCATGAAACTAATGCACGGTACGGTTTTGGCATCAGCACATTTTGATTATGAAGTAGGATTAACCTGAGGAGTAAAAAATGACGTGGGAAGAATTCGATGTAGGTACCGATCCTAGCCCACCGAAACCAGCATCGCAGTCTTATCCGTCTAAAAGTTACGGTGGGCAAGGTGGTGGTCAAGGAAGCTGGAATAGTAACCGTCAAGGTGGCGGTGGTAATAACTGGGGCAATAAATCCAAGTTCCAAAAACGTCCGCCGCAAGAAGAAGGGCCAGCAGAGCTTTATCTGCCGTACGTCGTAGTTTTCAATCAAGACATGCCTGAGGCAAGTAAGTCGCTACTAGAAGGGGTGGTGCGGCGTTTGGATGAAGCTGGCTATACGTTGCGTATGGGTGGCAATACCGGTCCTGAAGAAGATTTTGAAAAACTCTCCAAACGTGTCGAATTACATCTACCTTGGCGTGGTTTTAATCAAAAAGAGAGCAAATCTACTTTTAATACCAAGAACGCTTTTGAAATCGCTAAAACGTTCTCACCGGTCTACGATAAGTTTTCTGACCCTATCAAGGCAATGCTCGCACGCAATGTCCGTTTAGTGTTAGGTAAAGAGCTCAAAAGCCCAACCCTACTGCTAGTGACATGGAGTGCTGATGGAGCTGAGAGTGCAGCTGAGCGCACCGCTAGAACCGGTAACGTCGGTCATGTCATCGCTATGGCCTCAGCACTACGTGTACCAGTTTTTAATCTAGCCAAAGCAAATACTCTGGAGCGCATCCAGCAGTATCTTTCCCAATAATTCAACAGGAGCTTTAAGATGGCGAAAACCCCCGAAGTCAAAGATCAAGGCACCGAGGTTCAAGCAACCGAACCGGTAGCTGCAGTCACAGTAGAAAATACGGCAACCGCTGCATCTCCCGAACCTGTAGCGCCAGTAGTTACAACCGCTACTAGCGAAGTCAGCAGCAACGTCACCACCACTGTCGCTCAGGCACCGGTGCAGGTGGCTGGTGTCAAAAAAGCTGGCATGGATTTTGAGCAACGTATCGCCGATCTCAAAACCAACGGTACGCCGAACCAGAAAACTGTTATCGCTGAGATCGAAACCTATTTGGATCGCATGCGTCCGGGCCGTCCGCTGAGCGGAGACGTTGGGGCGAGCTACCAGTTTAGTTTCTGGATGACTCTGTCGAAGATCGTGCACCGTATGCCGCACGATGAATTCAAGAATTTGTGGTCGCTTGTGCTGTCGTACTTTCATCAGTATCGCGATGGTGCATTCAGTGATCGATACATCTATCGGTTTGCTGAGTTCTGGTCGCAGCCCGAGAAACAACTCAACGCTTATCAACGGCTAGTCAATCTCATCAAAGTAACCGCAGACCCACTCACGCGTGAGCGCGGTTTACGGCAAGTCAGCATGGAGCGCACGCTCTCTGAAGGCTTTGACGAAGCAGCACGTCAGCGCATCATTGGTTTTTATCAGCGTTAATATCACGCACTGAATCATCACCCGGAGCCTAATGAGCTTCGGGTGATGATCGTGTTTGTGGGAGATTTTTCTAACGTAGGGATAATCTGATGAAGAATTAAAAAAATAGTAAAGAGGGAGTGTATTATGGCCATAGGGTTAAAGATATATAAGGTTAACAGTATTCCTACGGTATTGGTTCCGTCGGCGCTGTATTTGGTGCGTGATCCTACTACTTTGAGTCTGAGTGTTTTTGTCAGCGACAACACAGGCACAACATTGCACGGTATACAAACGGTAGAACTCGAAGGTGAGAGTTTGTTAAGTTTCATCAATAGTCTTAAAGATCAACCCGGTGGTATCGCCGGCATTGATCAGAATGACATTATGTCTTCAGCCGTACGTCTTAATGGTCAGGATAATCTCATTGTTACTTCTGGTAATGGCAGGGTGTGGTATGATCTGACTTCGAACTTCATCGTGCGTAACTTTAATGGAGGAAATAATCCTTCGTTTGGGGTCGTGCAGGGTAATCTGCAAGGGTTGTTATTTAGTGCCACAACAATGAACCAAGTGTGGTGCGATTATCATATCTCGCACGATATTGCATTAGGAACGAAACTCTACCCGCACGTGCATTGGATGCCTATTACCGATGATGTTGGTGTCGTACGATGGGGTATAGAGTATACGGTAGCCAAAGGGCATCAGCAGCAGTCTTTCCATTCGCCGGTGACGGTATATGTGACGCAGCATATTACGACTCCGTCACGTTTTTTGCATTGTATTGCAGAAGTCTCGGAGTTAGATGCCGTCCCAGCGATTAATGTTGAACCTGATTCATTTGTTAAAATACGTGTTTTTCGTGATGCTGTCAATGATAGTTACCCGGCAGCCATACACGCATGGCACTGTGATTTGCATTACCAGATAGAGCGAACAGGTACGATCAACCGCGCTCCTAACTTCTACGGTGAATGAGATGCATGATAACATTTTTGCTCGTATAGATGGCGGTGTGATCGTTCAGTATCCTCTTAATATCGACGACATCAACCAACGTAATATTCCAACCGACGTTTATTTACCGTGTTACTTTTCCGAAGACCACGCGTCGATAGCAGCGCGATTAAAACTATCTGAGAAAATTCTTTATTATCCGAAGATTGTAGGGACTGTCGTATATGTTGATTGCTGCACAGTGAAAAAAACTATCGTCGAGATGTTTGATTATCTGCACCAAGTAGCATTACGTCTAGATGCCGAGAATAACCCCTACATTGACCGGATACTAGTGACATCACAGATCTACAGTGCTTTTGAAGAAGTTATCAAAGAGCACGTCAGTGCTGAGTTAAATACCTTTGCACGCACACGAGGCTATGATGATCTACGCTCAGTGTGCACGTATTATAACTCTAGTAACCCAACCTATCAAACCGAAGCTACGCGTGCTATCTATCTACGCGATGAGACATGGTCAACGCTGTATCAGTATTTTCAAGATGTTCAAACCGGAACTGCTGAGATCCCGGTGTATTGGAGTGAGATACAAGTTATGCTGCCACAGCTCACATGGTAGCATTGCCAGCACAATAATAACAAAGTACCTTGGTTAATGGAATTTAACTGAGTCACATATATAGTACATGAATCAAACCTCAGAGGGCAAAATGATTATATCCGTCGGTAATCCTGGTGTGAAGAACTCGTTTTACGAGGGTGTTTTTAAACATATTCCGCCAGAGATGATTTTTGTCTTTGGTAGTAATTTAGCCGGTCGGCATGGTAAGGGGGCAGCCTTAACAGCTAGGCAGCAGTATGGTGCTGAATACGGCGTAGGTATCGGTTTAACTGGGCAGAGCTATGCTATCCCTACCAAAGATCATGAAATTCGCCCACTCCCGCTAGCAGTAGTGTCGCATCACATCGCTGAATTTGTCAAGTTTAGTAAGCAGGGTCAGCACAATTTCTATGTCACTCCGGTAGGCACTGGGTTGGCGGGATTTTCTCACGCGATGATTGCACCGCTCTTTCGTGGTTCGATCAATTGCTGGTTTCCTAGAGAGTGGGAGAAATACTTAAGATGACGACATAATATGGAATTTTCCATACTACGTAAAGGGGTACTAGTCATGCGGTTTATTTTGATTGCCTTGATGGTATTTTTAACTACGGGATGCGCGACTAGTTATGATAAATATCATCAAGCAGTAGATAAGGCTAATCAACGCGCTGTAGAGATACAAACGGCTAAGTCTCAAGCAGATGCTGCTAAATATGCCGCTTTGTCGCAGATCGCAGCTACTGGAGACACTACTGCCAGAGTAGCCGTTGCTATGGCTATTGCATTTAGTCAAGCCAACCAGCAAAGTGTTCAAACCCATGCTCCTGCACGTCCTGAAAATGAAGTCAGGGAATGGGCGAAGATCGTAGTCCCTACCGTGGGTAGTATGGGGTTGGGATATTTTCAAATGCGTCAAGGCATAGCTGCTAGTGAGGCTCAGCGAGATGTAGCTGTCAGTACCAATGCTGCTTTTCAGGGCATGGGAGAGAGCATCGGTCAAGCTGGTGTGGCCGGTTATCAATATATCCAATCACCGCAAGCTAACACCACCATCGGCGGTAGTGTAGTAGGTGGTGATCAGGTAGGTGACTATAGCGGCGAGATGTCTGGCAATAGCGGTGAGTTAGTAACTGGTGGATATACATCTACCATCACTGAAACTGAAGAAGTAGCAGCGGAGTAAATAAAAATACCCCTCCTAGCCATTAATGAGCTGGGAGGGGTGTAATATCTATTTTTGAAAAAAGGGAGTGTCGTGAAAGTTATTTTCGTCTTGTCAAAAGAACAGCTAGTATGTGCCATGGAGTTAGCTTATACTAATGAAATCAGTTATCAGCCACCGACAGGAGAATGGGTGTGGGCTGGTAATTTAGGAGGATGGTTGCAAGAGGGTTCTCAACCTTTTACTAGTGGCTACCTGGCTCTAGAATCAGACAGAATGGTGTATGAGGGTGAAGTCTGTGCACTGACTAAAACCGTGTTAATCGATATCATGGAGGAGATATTCGGTTGTTCGGTTACTGAAGCTGGTGAGCCGTTTTATTACGAAGCTGTATCTACGGATGCAAGCTGGTATGAAGATTCGAACCTACGGATGTCAGAGTTTAACTAGCAGGATGCAGTGAACTATGGTTAGATGGGATGGTTTCAGAACGTGTTTAATAAAAAAATACCTAGTTGCATTAGTGAGGGTATTTTTTTTTTATGAGTAAAAATCCTAACTCACGCCTACTTCCTTCAGCTAGCTTGTGAGGCTAGCTGAAGGAAGTAGATAATGTTCAGTGTTTATTAGCTAGGTACAGCTCTAATGCTTCTTGCGGTTTAGGAAGCTTAAACATGGTGATGCCGTATTCTAGTGCGTTGACTGGTCCGGACATGAGGTTAATGTTCTGCATACGAAACACATCTTCACTAACTCCTTTGACGTTGATGAGTTCGCGCCGTGTAGTTTCTTTACTAACTGACAACGATGTGATCGCCGTAGGATATGCAGCGACTGCATCCGAGTCATATACCATACAGCGAATATTGGTGGAAATGTTTTGATTACCGGCAATAACCGGTAGACCGTGCACTTGAAGCTCAGCTGGGAGCGTAACAATCCAACCTTTGAGCCCTAGTCCTTCATCTTCCTCCTCATCCTCATCATCGCTGTAACCCACACTACCTAACACGAAACTTCGGTCCATGCAGTAAAAGTGCAGTGCATCTGCAATGCGTTTAGGCTGTGAGTTGAACTTCTGAAACTCTGTCACGCCGGCGAATTCAGGTACTGTGAATGACAAGTCTTTGGTTTTATCATCGAGCTCCAACATTGACAAGCAGTCGTAGCGGTTATACACGATGTATTCGACTGGATAGTTCTCCTGCATGAAATCGTGCCAGCGCAGCCCAGAATATTCATCGGCTTGTTCAAAGGTGAGTTTGCGACTACTGAGTTCTTTATTAAGAATCGCATCGAGTGCATAGCTCGGCTCTTCAGCTTTCGATAACCGTAGCTGTTTATACACACACATTGCATCGAGTACGTAAAAGCCTGCTGTCAAAATAAAAGTATGCCATCTGGCAGCTGGGCTGATGGGCGTGACTTTACCACTGGCAGTGACTTTCTTTTTTCTGCCTTCTTTGTATTTACAGATCCGTGCTACTTCAGGGACATTGGGATCGCACAATACGTCAGTGGCTTTGACACGGTGGCGTTCTAACATCTCTAGTACTTTCGGGATGTCATAGTCCATGTTCCAGATCGCCAATATATCGGGTGACCATTGATGGGCTTTGGCAAAAACGTGACGAATCAGCTCGACTTCGCTATCGAACACTTCAACTTCGTCTTCGAGCCGGTCACGGTACTGTGGTAGATAACGATGCATTGCTGCACGCAGTGACATTTTTAGATCTCCGATACCCGAGACCAAATCGCGTAGCACCCCAGTATAGACTCGGTTACGAAAAGCGATCGTCGCCATCTTGACGATCGTCACACCGTTGACGAGCTTGGTTTCAATGTCGAAACTAGCAATGTTGTAAGGGCTGATATGATCGGGGTACTTTTGCATGTAGTTATGCCGGATTAATGACGCGCTACTGATATCGATACCATAGACGTACGGCGAAGCGGCGAGTTTTTTCAAGTGATCATTAGTGTACGTGAGCTCTAATGCTTTGGCGACATGATCGCGTAGCTGACTCTCGGTGCACTCGTACTCAACTAGATTGTCCAAGTGTTCCCATTCTTTTTTCTGGGTATGGCTACGTTTGGATTTGTTGGTAACCCAGAACTTGCGACGAAAGTCCTTGACCAGTCGCACGTTTGGCGTGATGCTACCATCTGACCAATGTTGCTGCTCTTTAATCAGATGGAGATCAGGGCGGACATTATATCGTTCCGGAATATGAATGGCAAATTTGCATTCCCGTGCTACGATAGTCGGTTTCATGTTATTCATGCCTTATGTGAAGTCCTGGTCAGAGGATATTTCTCATCTCTAATTTTTCCCCCCTAAGGAAATAGCTATGTTCAAAAATCGCCCCGGTTCACGCATCAAAATCGCGCAGGAGTATATCTCCGAACAAAAAGACGGTTTCGGTCGTCAGGTCGAAGTGGTGTTTGAAGAAATCATCGACTATACTAAGTCGCATCCGAAAGAAAGTGCTCAGCAGATGGTGAAAACTCTGCCGCAGTTTCGCCTGCTGGAAGAGATTACGTTCAAGCGTTTTGGGCTGCGCATCTCGATCGTGCATAATGCCTATACGCTGATGGGTGTGTTGCCGATGTTGCTGAACAAATACCATACCTTTCTTAACCAAGGATTACATGGTTTCTCCGGCATCGAAGCCCAAGAGACCGTGATGAAAGGTTGGGGTGAGCAAGAAGGTACGATCAATCTCAAGAAAGCCAAAGTCGGCGGTATGTTCAGCACTTATGTGCATACGTTCTTTATCAACACTGCCGCCCTCATCGGTGAAGTCGATCTGAACGCCAAAGAACTCACTGCAGCATATCTACACGAGATCGGTCATCTTTTTAACAACTACGAGTTCTCTAACCGCTTGGAAGCGAGCAACACGCTAATGGCGAACCTCGCGCAAGAGCTCAAGCACCCGAGCGATGATAAGAAGCTCACTTATCTCTATAAAGAATATCTCGATCTGACTGGCAACAGCGACGATCGTGATCTGCTCACCTCGGGTAAATCGCGCGTAGTCATCGGTAGCCGTATTTTCAAAGGCTACTTCGGTTACGTTAAATCCCAGTGGCCTAATTCCAAATACATGGAAACCAACTCGGAAGCATCCGCCGATCTGTTCGCTGCACGTTTTGGTTACGGTCGTGATCTAGTCATCGGCATGTACAAGATCAATGAGAAGTATAGCTTCGAACATAGCCCGCGGCTACTGAGCTACATGTCGTTTATCACCGACGTGATGCTCCTTGGGTTGCCGTTAGTGGCAGCTGGATTTAGCATCGCGGTTGGTGCCATCCCTCTCGGATTAGTGATGTTGCTGATGCTCGGTATGAACATGTATAATACCGGTAAAGATTTGCATGACATGACGTATGATGATCTTAAAGACCGTTACCTACGCATTCGTCAACAATACGTACAGATGTTAAAAGATGGCGATATCGACCGCGCTGCGGCAGAATCGGTGTTGGAGAGCATTTATGCGACGGATCGTATCATTAAATCTACTGGTTCATTCAAACCGTTAGTGACGCGTCTGGGTAACATTGTCTTTAGTCGGCATCGTAATGCTGATAATGACATCCAGCTACAACGACTCATCGAAGAGCTCGCGCATAATGAGCTTTTCATCAAAGCCACTGAGTTTAATCTTGCTGTAAAAGCTGCCGCCTAACCTGACAGGAGTTTTTAAGATGTATCTTTTCGCTAAACTTAACAAGGACTCGCAAGAGTTTGTCACGCGTCTGACCAATTCCGGCACCAGCCGCAAAAAGCTTGTGAGCTACTGTATCGGTAAAGCCATCGCGGATGAGCTACCGATGTGTGCACAAGCGCAAACCGATATCCGTCAGTTCTTTCGCCTGACGCTGGAGATGAACGTCTCACGTACCCTCTCCGCAATCAATGAGCTCATCGTTATCGATCCGCTCGTGGTGATCGAATATGTACGTAACATTTATATTTGGCGCTACCGTATCGCGTTTGATCCGCCGATGGCTATGTGTTCTAACAAAGACACGGTAACGGCGGATTTTCTGAGTTTCTCGCAGTACGTCGATCGTGATACCATCGCCACGACGGAAGAGGATTTCTTTACTGCGATGCGTGTCTACAATAGTGCCCGTAGCCTCTATCGCGATCTACGCAGCACCGAGGTTCCGGCATGAATCTTTTCAGTGATTTGAAAGCTGATCTGGACCCGGATGTACAACTAGAGAACCTGCATGTGATTTCACAGGCTATTAGTACCGCTACACCCCCTCTAGATGTCGAAATCCGGCTGTCTGAGCGGTTAACGGCGATCGAAGCTATCTGTATTAGGATCGATGATCTGCGCGGCTTGAGCGAGCATCTAGTCAGTCACGGTACGATCTCACAAGAATCGGCACAGCTGATCGAAACTATGCGACCGGGGTTTTTTCACAGTCGTCGTGTGATCGGGCAATTCACCAAAGAACCTAGCCGGGCATTTTTAGCCGAAGGCACGAGTTACGTAAGTCAACAACTCGCACTTGAAACTGCAGCACTAAACGCTGCTGAAGCTGAAATGCTCGAAGAGACTGTCGGTGAGCTAAGGATGCTGGCTGATTACTATGAGAAACGCTATAAACCTACCTTGGAGTTGATGGTACGCGATATCAAAACCACTTACCGTGCTCTACTAGCTGCGTATAGTGACAGTCACGATCTTGTTGTCATGGCTGGTAATAGTTCGATGGCACTGCTCGACACACCGCTAGCAGTAATTGCAGCTGCGGATGTGCATTCTGATCGTGCTGCTCATCTCGTGCCAGCCTTTTTAGCGGCTACGAATGCTGTCTTGGAAGTGCTAAAGTCTTATCAGCTCCAACAGCATTTGCAAGAACTCAGCGGCTGTGAACGAATGGCATTAGAACGCGATGAGCTTACTTACCGACTGTTACTAGATATCTATGCTGGTGAGCGCATCACTATGATCCTTGATGAACAGCATCTGCAGCTATGCGATTGTGTTGAACAGTTTATCAAGTTCAAAGATCAAGCAGCTGGACATGATATGTCGACTGAAGGTGGAGAGGAGTTCTTACGCCAGAATGTCGCTACCATTCGTAACTTCAATGAGACGGTGCTGTATGTCAAAGCCACGGTTAGCAATATGACCTTACTAAATGTGGCTATTAAACCGGCCTTGACGTATCTGAATCATCTTCTGTAATAAACCCTCTCCCTCCTGCCCCCGTTTAGGAAGGCAGGAGGGAGAGGGTAGAATCAGTCTTCTTCTATATCAATAAACTCAATCATCACGTCTTCTTCGACCGTCAGATGACCGTCTTCTTGCTGCGTGAGCTTTTTCTTTAACGCTAGTGATGTGCCAGCTTCCGTGATAGTGACCATATCTAGATTATGTGCTCCGCCCAGTCCGGTGATCGAGACACTGCGAATCGAGCGATCGAATTCTTTCTGTAGTTGGATGATCATCTCAGAAATAGTGACAGTGGACGATTCAAGCACCGAGCTGATAATCTCGATCGTCCTGTATTCAATATTCTGTCGAATGCGAATGTCGTTGTAGGCAGCATTGCCAACATAGTATTTAACATGGAAACTTTGTAGTATGTCAATATAGTCTTCGATGCCATCTTTGAGTAATACTAACACCCGGCCAATGTTTTTCTTCGGTCGGAAAAATAGTCGCGTTTGTTCTAGTAGCACTTTATCGATATTTTCTAGATCCTGAGTGATCCATTTGTCCATTGTAGCGATAACATCACGACGATATTCAACATGGTCTTCTCGTGTAGCCAGATAGTGTTTATAATCCATCAATACTAGATCGAGGTAGTTTACGGTACCGATGCCATTGGTACGTAACGGGTTACCATTTACATCAAGCTTAACATCACCGCTGCGATGCTGATAGACGATCTCACCATCGGTATTATAGACGATGTCACCTTTACGGTGCAGCAAATGAAAATTGAGACTATTATCAGCATTGACGTGAAACACCGAACCTGTGTAAGGATCTATGTCATACACGTCTTCATCGTAGACCATAGGTACGTCTTGCTGATAGGTCTGGTAATCATTACCACTTAGAGAAGAACGATAATGTCGCCACAGATTATCTAACGCCAGACCAAATGTGATGTCGAGTTCCTCATGGGTTACGACAGCATATCGACCGTCAAGAATAAAGCGCCCCAGGAGTTGATCAGACGCACTTTGACGATACGCTGATACGAACGAATTGGTGTAATGCAAAATCTGAAAAGTGTACGCTAATGGACTGGGCAGATGTAAAAGTGAATTACTGACTATTTGGAAATTAGTAAAATAAAGCCGGTGTTTAGGGTCGATGTCGTACTCGGTATGTAGATCGAATTGAAACACGCGTTCATTGTCGGAGTTCTTACCTAGGTATAGTCCATTTATATAGCCGTAATACGACTCACCCGGTGGTTGAAATGCAAGTTGCACTCCTACTTCCTCATCGGCCAGCTTTTTATAGTTATCACCTGACTTGGTTGTGATTGTCAGTCGGTAACCGAATGATTTTTTCTCGATGCTGTGACTACCAGTATTAACCGCTAGCTGCAGTGTCGGATTTTGGTATAGGAAGCTGATCTTATCGGTGTTCGGGTAGTCTAGGCTATAGACACGCAGATCGAGCTCATCGCGTGAAAAATCCATTACATAGTGATACGGATTTACCAGCAGCTGTCTAGAGTTGATCTCTTCGGTCATAGCGAGTTTCGATAGTGCTTCAAGACGCGTTTTTTCGTATTGGTCGAGAATTACTAGCTGACTATTGACGAGCTCCATCAATACTCCGGACGGAATCGTAATACGATCTTCCTGAGTGTAGATGCCTTGATGACTGCTGATATTTTCTGCTGTATCTACGAGCTGTGCTACGGTCAGTAGCATCGGTGTGATCGGGTGCCGGTTACGTGAACGGGGGATATTTTTCGTAGCAATAAAGATGCGGTTGGTGATGACATCGACGTTTTTATAGAGCGTAAAGCCTTTGCGGTCGACGTAGTATTCGATCTGGGTAGGTGTGATCGGCAGTTGACGGTCTCCGATGCTATTACTGACTACCAGACTACGTAGGTGATCGAACGGTACTGCTGCAGTACCAGAGACTACGGTTTCACCAGTAAAGCTAAAGAATGTTGTTTGCTGCAGCGCGTTGGTGAATGCATTGGTGTCAGCATTTTCGTCTAAGGCCAACAACTGTGTTGTAAAAGCTTTTAGTTCATAGTTAGCAAAGTTGATGTCGACATGTCCACGTGTGCCATAAGTGTCGATACGCACCGTGCCCGTCACTAAGCCATTCATGATATATACAGGAGGGATGAAAACCCGTACCTGTCCATCGAACACTTGTAATACTGCTGTGGGTGTGTAGGGATCATAGATCTGATCGGTATGTGTGGTTTTCATCTCTACCCAACCAGCATTACGGCTGGCACGGTGATAGACACGCGTCACATAGTACTGATCCTGTACGGTAACCTGTTCGATGAAGGGTCGCGATAGCTGTACTGGAAATTCAGCACTGATGATTTTAAACTGCGATAGCGGTACTTCAAAAGCTAACCAGCGTGTATTGCTCGCATCGGTTTTGATCTGGTAATCGATAACATTCGTCGAGAGTGTCTGCAACGGGGTCGTCTGAGTCGCATCGTATTTAACCTGTACGATGCCGCTATAATACTTATAAATATCGATAGGGTATTGTAGCGAGAACGTGATGCCGTCGACGATGACTTCTGTGTTACGCGGAATAGTTGACTTGCAATACTCTTCGAGCGGCATATCGACCATCTCGTTAAGCAGACTATTAAGCTCAAAGTAAAACTGGAAGTTCGCTGTAGCCGGGGTAGCGAAGCGATCGAGATAGTCCCAGTTCGACATGTGTAGATAAAGATCTTCTTGGTTCTGACTCAGCGCGGGGTACTGACGGCGCGTGAGAATGGTGTTTTCCTGTATTGCTAGTGCGGTATTAACGCTACTGGCTTCGAGCAGATAAATAAACGGGTTGGTCGGATCGACGATATCGACTTTGCCTGCAGTGATATCAGATAGATGGTCTAGGATACGGCGCTGGATTAGCGTCGGGTTGTAGCGATACTGTTGCAGCTCTCCTAGCAAGTTCTTGATCGACAACGTATTGAACTCAGTAATCTCAGCCATCTTTAATCTCCGAAGTATTCCTCAATGTCCCGACTCGGGGTGCTTAGAACGTTGTTGATCCTAGCGTTATAGATGTTATTAGGAATCCACCATTCTAGCTCGTAATTATTTGGGTTAATCCAAGGATAACCGCGATGGTTGAAGTAAGTCAGGAGATCCTGTGGAATTTTAACTACACCGCCGGCTACTGTTACATCTCGCGGCACGCGCACCGCATTCTCCACCGCTGCCATGTCGGGATTGAAAATCTTCACCGTCGCATTAAACTCCTTGACTAAAATGTCATCGAAGTATTCCGCACCGAGACAGCGAAAGCGAATCGTGATGTCTTTGTTCTGGTCGTTGTAGGGCTTCTCGCTGCTAAAGTCCATGAAGCTGCCGATCGGTGCCGAGATCGGAAAAGCGACTCCGGTAGCGCCGATTTTACGCACGTAGGTCTTTGACTCGTCTAGCGTCAAGCGATAGATACGCGTCATGTAATCGATTTCGTTCTCTAGCAGATAATCGATATAGGGCATCAAGGTGCCCTCGTAGACGAGCGACGAGTAGTGCGCCCAGATGTAGAACAGATAGACGATCGGGTCCCCGCGTGTGTTGCGAAAGGTCGCATCGATGTCAAATGACTCGAAGTTACGCGACACGCCATCGACTTGCGAATACACTTCGTTATACACGCCTTGTTTCGAAGTGTAGGTAGGCACCGTCAGATCGGGCCAGCCAGAAAGAGAAGTGAGATTGTTGGTTAGGATCGGAATAAAGGCTTGCGTGGAGTCGATCAGCGGACAGCTTAGTCCCGTGGGATTTTCTGGACTACCTACCATCAATCTGGGATCGAGCATGCATCGCACGAAACGCTGAATGCTCACCGGGTTCATCGACAGCAACGGGTAAAAATAGCGAATGTTGCGAATGTTGCCTGGCTGTAGGTTAAGCTGCGGACGGACGAAAAAAGTTAATCCGTACGTGTCTTTGTTGGACGTAACCATGCCAGGAATCTGACGATGATTAAACCCGTAGAGGTTGTTACCGATGGCTTTATCAACTGACCCGATCGGGGTGTTTTGATAAAAATCATCCATGCTAGCAAAGTTTGACATATGTAATTCCCGTTTTCTTTTTTCAATCTAGTTCGGAGATAGTAACACCATGGACCTCAATACCGCCAAAGCCGTAGTCACCACTCCTATTCAAATTATTGGCGAGGTGGTGCATTTTATAAAATCCAACACCGTCGATTACTACCGCACGACATCGCTGCCAGAGATTACCAAACTCACACGTGTGGAGCCGATTACTGTCATCTCCCGTGACTGCATGAATCTGGAATATACTGGCGACATTTTGCAATCAGTTCTTAATATCTTTTCGGGATATTACCTGCAAGCCGTGTCGCTCGGTGCACGCGTCGGTGGGGTGCGAGTGGTGAAAATCCTCGATCGCCTCAACCCCGATCGCGACAGCTCTGGCTTCTTCTCTAGCCTGGAATCGCACGCGAGCCCGGCCGTGCTGCTGCAGGAGAACTACAAATACCGGCTGCCGCGTGCTACTGCACGGATTTCGACCGAAGGCAAACTGATGGATGCGATGCTCAATGGCGACAACGCCTATGACGTAGCGCGTAACGGCAACGTAGCCCCCACACACGGCTCGACCGATTATGAGCGTGATATGCTCGGTAAATCGGTGCTGACCGAACCGGCCAACCTCGCAGTGGGTAAGATGCTGCGCGTGACGATCACCGTCGATGAACACACCATGGAAGTGCCGGTCAACGTGCGTCTAGCTCCGGCGGTACTAGCGAACGCGAGTGTCGAACATCTACTGACGCTGAAAAAAGAAGACAACAGCTTGGTCGAGCGCTATCACTCGTGGCGCGCGGGACGCATCTCGTTCATCCGTGATCTGGTGCTGTGTCAAGACATCATCGATACGCACCGTAAAGCACTAATGAATGATGAGAGTGGTACCTACAACGAGATCATTCGGCGTGCTAACAACACGAAGAAGTACGGGCTACTCACGCAAAACCCGTCGCTGGTGTCGGCTTCTAACATCTTTGTCTTCTCTGAAGAGTCGGCCCGCAACGTCGAGCGTCAGCTCGGTGGCAAACTAAGTAACCCGCGCATTCGGCAAAAAGCTTTCGAGAACACTTACGCGATGATCCTAGTGGTTATCGATCGTGAATGGGAGCGAGTGAGTATCTACCATCGCGGCATTAGTGCCAGTACCGAAGTCAACGTTCGTGACATCAAGGCAGCCAATAAGAAAAATGGCGGCATGGATATCGCCGACGTACTCAAGAGCTTCTCCCTCGGTCAGGCGCCGTCGTTCTGATTTCGCTCTTCGTTTACCTTTTAACAGGATAGTCAAAATGAAACTGTACCAGTTCATCCGTAGCCTGATGCCACGCATCGAACGCCAGCATCTGCTCGAAGATATCGAGATTACGAAAAACGAACTCACGACTGGCGTGATCCCGGCGTTCCAATCGGCGCAGCTGTACTTCAAAGCCGGCGGTATCCGTAGCGATGCGGTCAAAGCGCTAGAGAGCGTTTTCTATCGCAACTACAACGCACGCGGTAGTAAGCGTAAAGAGAACTTTATCGCCGAGATCGCCGAATGTCTGCCGGCGGTGCGCGAGAACCTCGAATATATCGATAGTCAAATCGAGGAGATCTTTAGCCGTGACATCATCAAAGACGGTTTGAGTATCCGTAAGGCATCCTTGCTACGTGCAGTCGATCATATCTCGTATATTTCACGCTATGCGATCGATCTGATCAACCTTATCTACGTACATGAAGCCCAGCATCGCAACGTCGACATCACCGAGAGCTATGGTGGTAACGATAAGATCCGTGAACTCACGCAGAAGAATCTCTTTATATTCGCCAAGATGCTTGTGATCTATGGGCAAAAAGCGAAAGACTTCCAGGAGCAGTTCTTCAAACTCCCTGAAGCGGTACTAAACGAGCAAACCTTCCAGCAAGTCGCTGCTCTTTACAAAGACAACGGCGACCCGATCCCGCAAGATGCAGTAAGTGAGTTTGAAGGTAATCCGATCTATCACATCCGACTCAATATCGCCGAATGGCAGGCGGAACGCTATCGTGGGTTCAAGGATAAGAAGAAGATGTTGGAGCTGCGTCTGATGCATTTGAAGATGCTGCAACAAGACAAATCTGATCCGAATCTGGAAAAAGAAATCGAATATATTCAAAATCGTGTCGAAGGTATCGATTTCAAACTTCGGAAAATGGAAGACTGATAACTCCTGCGTGCCCTCCGGCTATAGCAGTCCGGGGGCACGCATCACCACCTTCACGAGGATGCCATGCTCAAGTGTATGATTTTGCAATCGGGCTTCATTACCCCGGACGTTCCCGGACTGACGTTACCGAAATCCCCCCGTCCGGATATCAGTGACATCATCATCAAACCCTTCAAACATCCCAACACGCAGTTCTATTATTCGGTTGATATCACTGAGCTCTACGAGCGCTTCATGTTTGATGCCACAGTGGTGAAAGACTTTGCCTACCGTGAACAGTTCTTGAAGGCATTCATGAACGTCATCAATGGCGTGTCATTTAAACAATGGGTGTATCTGCAAACCGAAGCCACGACGTTGTCGCTGAGCGGTATGGAGTTCTTACTCGATACGCTACGCTATATTCGTGACGGTCAGCGCTCGGTTAATATCGGTAACTGGGTCGGGCTGATCGATGCGATCGGTTCTGGTCGTCCGCGTGCTAATGATATCGAGTTACTCCGGTGCTTTTTCGCTGATCGTGTTGACAGTGAGATCTATAGCAAGGGATGCCTGTCGCCAGATCTTACGCGGATTTTAGCTGGCTGGACTGGCCATGCTGACGGCTTTAAAGATCTTATCATCACTGCCGGCATCATTTTTGGCTTACATCCTAAAACCACGATTAACAATCAATCGCGCACAACCCCTGAGTTACCGAATAAATCTGAATCACTGCAACTTAGGTGATGTCGTGGCGATCAATGTCGGTAAATACTTGGCGCAGGAGAAACTGCATATTGAGCGGGTAGTAGAGTTGGAGACTGCGCAGCGCGGTGAAGACGACTTCGATCTACTCGCAGATGAATTAGTCAAAAATAAAGAGCTACAGGAGCGTCAAGAAGAGGCTCCAGATAGCGAAGAAGAGGAAGATATCGACACTGAAGACGCTCCGGATAGCGAAAATGATACCACAGACCCTTCAGAAGACACTGAGAACGCTTCAGAGGCTTCAGAAGAAGACGTGAGTACCGAACACTATGCTGAACTTCACAAAGGCGCTCAGGCGCATTTGGTAGCGATGGAAGCACAGTTCCTCTGTGATACGGCTAGCCGGTTAGGGATTGCTCAGGAAGGTGTCGGGAGTTTTATGTACCGCAATCTGGTACGTAAAGACTCTGGTGAAGATGGATTATTGCTAAAACTCAAAGATCTAGGCATCCATTATAGCAAAGTGGGACTGACGCATTTTGCCAAAGGTATGCTCTATGCGTTAGCCCAAACCGCTGCAGCGATCAGCCGCGGTACGCGTCAGCTCATTCGTTACGCGTATCAGCGCTCCAAGTCGTATAGTAAGCTTGCTCTACGTATCGATAAAGCGCGCGCGATACTCGCGCAACTACCCGAGCAGCAAAACGACGGTGGCGTATTCATTGACGCTGTAACTATCGCTAGTCTTAAAGTCGGTAATAGCGCGGACTTTAAAAAGCATATTGGGGTATTGTTAGAATTTAATCGAGCCTATCTTCATCAAATGCCAGGATACACCAAGGTTTGCGTAGCTGGAGTTAACAAAACAATCAACCATGTCATGTCTGGTAGTGAGACAGTGCCGCTCGTCAGTCATGTTCAGTCACTACCGATTGCAGGATTACATCACGTTAAAACCGAGCATGGCTTGGATACTTACCATTACCCCAAAGTTTTACCGGGTGACATGAACTTCACGGTTCAAACCCCCAGTCGAGAACTGCGAGCTTATGACGACATCAAAACCGCGTACCGTGCTAGTCAAGCTACAATGGTGTTAAACGACCGTTTGGCTAGTGCTGTGCCAGTTAAGTGCCCTTATTTAACTCCTGATGTTATGAAGGAGTATCTTGATATTATGGCTGAGCTGTGCCGTCACGGCATGCAGCTTACAGAGACATTCCGCCAAGTGAGCCGATATCGCAGTCAGCTCAAACCCAGTCTAGAATCATACATTCGTTATCTGGGTATGGAACATGGGCGCTTGACTATACGAGAGTCTTTGGCTGAGTTTGTAGGTCTAAAGACTTCTTATGTAGATAATGTGGTTGTGAAAGGTGCCATGATTATCCATGATCTAAATTTAACTGTCATCTCCGCTGCGCTTAACTACGTGAAAGCCAGTTTGGAAAATGCCACGCGAAAGTAGCACCCATAGTGTGGATTATGCCATTAGTCCACAAACGTTTGTAACAACTTTTCTGTTTTACTGAAGGAGTTTTGAAAATGAATCGTTTTGCACGTAAAGGTCTGGTTGCTGCTATGGAAGACGGCGATCTGGAAGGTCTGGAAGGCGGCGAAATCGCGGGTGCTGACGCTGACGTGGCTGCTGCTGACGCTGTCGGTGAAACTGCCGAGCAAGAGATCGTCGTCAACGAAGAGACGACCGCTATCGAAGCCCTGTCGTTCGCGATCGAAGAAGCCGTCGAAGACATCGAAACCGTCGAAGAAATCGCTGACACGGTCGAAGAAGTCTCCGACGCTGGTGGTGAAGGCGGTGAAGGCCTGACCGAAGGCGAAGCTGTGCTGGCTGAAGAAGCGCTGTCGATCGTCTATCGTCGCCTCGGCATCCGTGGCGATCGCGTCATGCCCGCTACCGAATCGTTCCGTTCGGCTAACAGCCGCAAGGCCGCTACCCGTATCGGTCTCGAAGGCATCGGCGAGACGATCAAGTCGGTGTGGGAAAAGATCATCGCCGCGATCCGTTCGATGTGGTCGAAGATCGTTGCTTTCGTCAAGAAACTCACGGACGCCAACGTCGGTCTGGAAAAGGCTGCCAAGGCACTCAAAGAGAAGCTGAAGAAGTCCAAGGCCAAAGTGCCCGCTTCTGGCGACTCGGAGTTCGATGACGCGGGTCTGTACGCGCTGTTCCCCACCGGCAAGAAGGTTGATGCCGGTGTTGTGAAGGGCTTCCTGACTGCTCACTCTTCGGTGGCTTCGCAAGCTGGCAAGCTTGCTCAATCGGTTCATGCTACCCAAGCTATCGTCACGGGTCTTGCCGGTGGTAAGAAGTCGGTTCCCGAATTCGCCAAGATGGCCGAGCAATCGGTTGGGTTTGCTGCTAGCGCGATGGTTGGCAAGACTGTGTCGATTGACACGTCGCGTGAAGAAGGCGTTGAGGCTACTTCCGATGTCATGCTGGTCGGCGGTAAGGCTTTCGAAGTGAAGGCTGTCCTTTACACGCCGTCGGGTGACGATGAATCCGATCAATTCTCGCTGACGCATTCGGTCGTTGACCACGACAAGGCTGAAACGTCGCCGTCGAAGATCGACATCGGCACCCAGAGTGAACTGGCTGGTGTGTGTGATGCGGTCATCGCCTTCGCCAAAGACAACGGCAAGATGGTGCGTGAGCTCGAAAAGACCGATAAGGAAGTCAAGAACCTCCTCAAGGAACTCGACAACGTCTTCAAGACCATCGAGAACGATGACGCTGCTGTCAAGGCCAACCGTCGTCCGTTCATGCTGGCACGTAAAGTGGTCGCCGGTACTGTCAACAAGCTCGGCGCCTTTGGTACGACCTACGCCGGTATGAACGTCAAGTGCGGTCGTGCTGCACTGCGTTACGTTTCGGCATGTGCTGCGAAATACTGATCTATCCTGATCTGATATAGCACACTCCCCACCTAGGGCCATAAGCCCTAGGTGGGGAGCCTTTAACCTGAATCTTATGATTGATAATTATAGAGGATAACGTCATGCGTCGTGTTGACCTGAATTTTAGTAGTCCTGCTGTAGCAGCTGAAACGTTCTCAGTCGCTACGCACCATGATGTCAGTGGTGAGATGCTTGCTTTGCGCCGACTCGATCAAAAACTCAATCGCGCTATGGAAGATTGGGCACTGGTGAGTGCAGTGGAAAATATCGCTTTGCCGGATGTTGCAGCGTTGCCGGCATTAGTCATGACGCTAGAGACAGTAGCGCTACGTCTGGGGTTATCACAACCTAGTCTAGAGAGCCATTACAGCCCCGCTATGGCGCTCGAAGCATCGCTATATAGTATCGGTGAGGCGATGAAGAACGCCTTTAAAAAGATCGTGGAAGTGATTCGTGCATTGTGGAAAAAACTCGTCGCGTTTATCAAGCGAGTATTCGATACTAACGCTAGCATGCGTAAAGAAGCCGTGGCACTCAAAGCTAAGCTGAGTAAAGGCGATTACGTCACTGTGGCTGAAGGTCACGAGAACGACAAATTCGAAAATGCAGCGCTTGCCGAGAAGTTTGTTTCGGACCAGCGCATCGATGCTAATGTAGTGTTGAAGATGTTCGAGTTGCACGATAAGTTCGCTGAGAAATCCGATCGCCTACCGGCTGCAATAGCTATGACAGCACTGATGCTGAATGTGACTTTGAAACTGAATAATCCTGCCAATATCGATCAAGATATCGAGAAAGCTTACCAGCACACTGAAGCTGCGGCTCGTTCGTTATTAGAATTCATGCTGCCTGATAAAACCGGTCAGATCGATCTGAAGGCTAATGGGGGACAGGAGAAAGAAACTGAACTCTACTACCCGAGCAAAGATCTGGCGTTATGTGGTGGCAAACAGTTTGCCTATACCGTACAGGTGCAGACTCCGGTAACCGATAACGCGGATTCAGAGATCGCTTTTAGCATTCAGTTTACGTTACGTAAACATGAGGAAAAAAGTGGCGACAGTACGGAACTGACAATCCTCACCAAAGACGAGATGATTAAACTTTGCGACGCTATCATCAAGATGACGCAGAGTAACGATGCTCTGTGTCGTGACGTTGAAAAAGCCAACAAGGAAGTTGCCTCTCTCGTGAGCGTGATGGAGAGGATGGCCGCTGATGGTTACAAGAACGATCAGTCCAGTGACAAAGAAGACACCGCCAAGAAGATTCGTCGCGCCATGCTCTACCAGCGTCGTGTGGTCTCCACGATCGGTGCTAAGACTGGCGCATTTAGCGGTACGGTAACGGGTTTGAATGTCAAACTCTGCCAAGCTGCTGCTAAGTATGTCAAAGAGTGTATGGCTCGATACAAATAACATAAGCTAGCGGTGCCACATCTTGTGCGCGCCAAACACAACTGGGAGTTAGTGATGGGTAAATTCTTGAATCTTGCTGTGGAAGCTGAACCGGTCGTAGTCGACCATGACGTTGATCGTGACGGTATCGAACAGTCCGCTATCGAACTGCATGCCGATGTGTGTGACGTGCATGCCGAGACCGACGACATCATCGAGACTATGCAGTACACAGGTAGTCTTAGTAACATCGCCAACAACATGGCACAAGGCCCAGAAACGTTCTCGGTCGAATCGGTGCGCATCACGCACGTCATGGTTGACTCCATCCTCAATCGGCTCGGGATGCGGGATTCACGTCCCATTCCGGTGATGGAATGCTTCGAGAACCATTTCGAGCGCCGCATGGCTTATCAGATTGCCAGTGAAGGTCTGGTCGAATCGATCGTTTCGATCTGGCGTGCCATCAAGCGAGCGATCCTGTCAGTGTGGGAGCGTCTCAAGGCGTTTTTCCACCGTATGTTCGATGTTACGCGGAAGCTCGAAAAGTGGAACAACCAGCTCAAGGACCGTCTCAAAAATCCCGGCGCTTATCCGCTCGAAGATGAGTTCGAACATGAAGAGATCGCACGTGCTTTTGTCATCAATAACCGTGTGCGTAGCGACAACGTGTTGACTATTCTAAACAGCCACGCCGACATCACTAGCGATATCAAAGTTCTCGCTAACAATCTCGCTACTAGTTCGAGGTTGCTGAACGCCGTCAAAGACGATTACATCAATAAAATTACTGACCTCAAACTCCTCACTGCTCAAAACGGCGAGATCCCGCCTTCGGAGCATAATCTCGAACAGTTCGAGCTCGATCTGAACGAGAAGATCAAGATCTTTCGCACCGACATCATCAATGCGCTACATCTGCAACAAAGCGCCGAGGGTAACGAAGGACAGATTGCTGAGTCTACCACGGTACTTCTTGAAGGCAAAAAGATCTATCTTAACTCGACTAAAATCGGAAATAGTAACTATGAGCTCGATATTACATTTAGCGACCCCGAGTCGCCTGGTGAAATCAAGCTACGCGTATTGACTACCGAAGAACTACGCCAAGTGACGATTGCATGTGACCGGCTTTTGAAACTACAATCACTGGTTAACGATGCCGGCAATGAAGTCAACAAAGCCACTCGTAGCCTAATAAGCATTATCGAGTCGATCGAGCGTACCATTTTCGATCTTAATCGCACCCATAAAGACACCGCTACTATCTATATGAAATCCTTGGAACCGGTGCGTCAATATGTTAATTCGATGATCGCCGTCATCAATCGTGTCTATAGCACGGTACCGGCACTCAACATCAATGCAGTGAGACTCGCTCTGACCTACGCCGATGAGTCACTGACACGTTATCATTAACCCCCCGTCAAGAGCCCTGGGGTCATCCCTAGGGCTCTTGACAGAATAAATCGTAGCTACATATATAGTAAATGATCACTGCCTACCCCGGCACGACATTTACTAGAGGAGATACCATCTCATGACCATTCATTTGAACGGCGATATAGATACTATTTTCACTACATTCCCAGCAGCACCTGTAGCAGTAAAGAAAAACCGCCGTCTTGTCAACGCGGTTCTCGATCATGCCTCATCCAGTCATCCTCTTGCCGAAGACGAGCCCGAGTTAGTACAATCGGTGCATTCTGGCTGGCTTAATTCTGAGACCATTATTACACCCGTGATCACCGATCTCGAAAAACCTCTCGACACCCATACCGATGTTCCGAAAGAAACCTATCAGCAACCGGTCGATATGCTCACCCATGCACTCGGTATGTTGCCGAAAAAAGCTCGTCAGTGCGGTTTTTACAATCACGTTCTCGCTCACATGACTGAGACGTGCCCGATGCAAAGCCTGATCCGTGAGTATTTCGATAGCCATCTGAAAGAGCCGTTGGCTAAAACCATCGTTGCGGCGAGTAAAACCGGTTACAGTGCTGAGCGCATTCGCATCTGGCTCACCGCGATACGCTTGCAACTCGTGGAGAAGTTCGGCTTGCTGGAGTGCCTCGAAGACCATTGGTATGGCAGTACTTTTAAAATACTTTACACGAGCGAGCAGTTCTTCTAATGACACCTTTCGATGAGCGCATGCTCTCATACGCTTTGGTGAAAGCCTCCCATCATCAATCGGGAGGCCGACACCGGATGTTTGCAGTGGCGGTCAATAAGCGCAAAATCGTCGCCGAGGGTGGCAATCAGTATCACCAGACGCACCCATTGCAGGCACACTGGGGTAGACGCGCAGGTGATGCTGATAGCTTAAAAAGAATCTATCTGCATGCGGAGATTAATATTCTCGCCCAGCTTTATCGTCTGAGGAAAACTTGTACCGGTTTATATATCGCCGGCATAACCTCAAAGGGTGAAGTGATCCAAGCTACGCCATGTAAAATATGTAGTATGGCTTTAAGCGTAGCTGGTATCGAGAATATCTTCGCCACCGATAAATCTTTTTCCTTTTAGGATTAACGATGCGAACCTATAACGATTGGGTAGAGACGGTAAAACGCGGCACGTCCTTGCGCTTGGTACCGGCAAGTATGCGTGACGGCAGGCTTTGCAGCATCGCGATCTCAGTCAACGGCTTAAATCTACGCGATGTACCGGAGGAACTACGTACTCCTACGCATTGTCTTGATGCAGTGCAACGTTGCGGTATGGCTATTCGGTATGTTCCAACCTCGCTATTAACGGCTGAACTATGCGCTGCAGCAGTAGCTTCTCACGGACGGGCGATTCGTTACGTACCGGAAGAACTTCTCACTGAAGAGATGTGTTTAGAAGCTGTTTTAGATGCTGGGATGGGGCTGCACGATGTGCCGGTACATCAGCGTACTGCTCGGGTGTGTTGGGCTTCGGTGGAGAAATACGGTTGGACGCTAGAGTACGTACCCAACGCGCTGAAGACCCCTGAGATGTGCGATATCGCCGTACGGCGTTTTAGCTTCGCCATCTCGCATGTTCCCGAAGCTTTTCTTTAACAGTTTTTCATGACACTCTGCATACTTTGGATGGACAGATCATGACTAAAGTTACTCTTTTCGGAACTCTTAGTTTCCTCCATAATCACAGTAACCCAGAGTAAAAACAATGCAAAACTTTCGTACGGCGTGTAAGAAAATGTTCGATTCCCAAGATGAACATGGTTCATCAGGCAGCACCTATCGAACGCTCACTGAGGAGCAGTGTTTACAGATAGTGGAAAAAGATGCTCTTCATCTAGCCCTGATCCCTTTGGAAATGCGTACTGCTGCACTATGTATGGCAGCGGTAAAAAAATCTGGCATAGCTATCTATTATGTACCCGTGAAGCTGCGAAGTCGTGAACTTTGTTTGGAGGCAGTAAGCCGCAGTGGTCATATTCTCGATCACGTGCCACGTGAGCTACTAACACCCGAGATCTGTAAAGCAGCGTTGCAAAACTACGGCTGGAGTCTGCGTTATGTCCCTGAACATGACCGTACGCTAGATCTGTGCCTGATAGCGATTCAAGAAGACGGCCAGGCACTCAAATATGTGCCGCGGCGACTCATGAGTAACGAGCTCTGCCTGATCGCTATCCGGCAGACTTATCGTGCGCTACAACATATCCCGAGCGCCATGCGTACTCCTGAAATCATGGCGATCGCTTACTCGAAGGCTAGTGATTAGTCCCTAAAGCAAAAGGAGCTGTAGGTCCATGAATGCACGTGAACGGTGTTTGCAACTAGTAGTAGATGGCGAATTGAGTTTGGCAGATGTTATACCGGAATCTAAAACTCCGGAGATGTGTCTGGCAGCAGTCAAGAAGTTCGGTCTCAGTCTAGTGTCAGTACCGTTGGACATGCGTACGCCAGAAATATGTCGTGCTGCTGTCTACCAAGATGCATGGGCCTTACAGCATGTGCCTGATTTTCTACGCAGTGATCAGTTGCATCTCGCAGCGGTGCGAAGAAATGGGCTGGCATTATATCTCATCCCACCACGCCAAAGAACAGCCGAGATTTGCAGAGTCGCGGTGCATCAAAACGGCTGCGCGTTAAAATTCATCGCACCTAGTTTGCGTACCGATGAGCTTTGCCTAGCGGCCGTACAGCAAAACGTCATGGCTCTAGAATATTCCCCTAATCGTCAGCACATCCTAGAGCTCTATACCCAACAAAAAATCGGAGTTAAAAATGTTGATTAGTGCATTAACCGGAAAAGCAGTGAAGATCAGCTACCCTGGTCTGACTTCGCAGGATGTGGCTGATTTCTGTCGTAACGCCGAAGTGGATTTTCTCGCTCTCGGTACGTTAGGTGCTTGGGATGACGAGACCATGTTCTACGCAGCTCCGAGTAATCATGAGGGCAGAAACCGCACCTTTGAGTTCGCCGTGGTACTGAAATGGAAACAAGTACGCGACATGATCGCTGAAGCGCAGCTATCCCCCAATAGCCGCTTTCGTCACTACAAAGGCGGCATCTATACTGTCGTATGTAAGGCGAGCGATGAGCGTACGCAACAGCCAGTGATCGTCTATCGCGACGTGCAAGGTAAAACGTGGGTGCGTCCGCAAGAAGATTTTCGCAGTGTTGTTACCGTCGATGGTGAGATGATGCCTCGTTTCACCTATATTGGACCAGGCTACTAGTGTGTAGACACCTTCTTGCCAACGCCGGCAAGAAGGTGGTGTTTTTTTTTTTGTCTGGTTAACGTATCAAGTGGTTCCTTACATTTTAGAAGGTATGCAATATGCCTGTTGTCAGCATGACTTTACCCGATGTCGAGCAAGCGGTGGTTAGACCTGCGATCGTCGACATCATTCACCAGATCGAGAACATCGTCAAAATCCCAGCTACTACGCGCATCATGTTTCCAGGTGAGATGGGTACCAGCGCGACAAGTAGATCGACAATCGATGAAGAACAAGACCGGCGTGCGATCTTCACCAATGATCGTTATCTTTATGTCGAGGTAGAACAGTCGTATAACGAGGACATGATCTCTAGTACGGCAGTACATCAACGTGAACACAATCCTGTTTTTCTCGATCGAGAGATTCGTGTAGCATTATGGCCAGTGTATTTATCGACTAACTACACTATCAATTTTCGCTACTCGACACTAAGTAAAACCGAGGCAGTGAGATGGCGTGATGATATCTACGCCAAGATCACCCAGATGCGCGATCTGAACCTACATGACATCACTTATCATTATCAGCTACCCAATGAACTATGGGAGTTGATACGAGTCATTCACGAGCATAAAAGTCGGTTACAAACCACTCCGGAAACTTTCGAGCACTATGTCAAATCTCATGCTACCGATCGGCTCATGCTGCTAAGTGACATGACGAATAAGAACTATGCGCTGGCAGTAGCTGAAAAACAGACGCGTATTGTGGGACAATTCGACTTTAGCCCGGTACCCGAGAAGATCGAACGTGAAGATACTGGTGTGTGGATCTGTAGTTTTGGCTATAAACTCACATTTGAAAAGCCTGCGCTAATAGGCTGTCGATATCCTATTACGGTGTATAACCGTATCCTGCCAGCTGAATATGTGACGTTTCTAGCCGACGGGCGAGATGATGAGAACAAACATGATTATAGCCGATCGCTGTCGATGGAAGCGCTGTCGATGTTTGAAGCCACTCGTCAACTCGAAGCTGCGAATAACATCTATGTGCCATATCGTATCCCAGAATTCGATGAGATCAAAGTGCGTACTGGTCCGGCCGGCTACGCTTCAGCTCTGTCAGTGCTGACCGAAGTAGATGAGGATACTCGCCGTGGGTTATTTAACTTACGTGATCTAAGCCCGTATGCGTTGGACGAAGATCTACTAGATTTCATTGCTACTTCTGAGTACCCGTATATCCATCATGCGTATCATTCGGTACTGTATATTGGCCTATATAAAAATTACGGCTACGCTTCAGATCGAATGCTGCGTTGTAACCATGATTTAGAACTTACCGCTGCTGTCGATCTTAATCTTACTCAGCCCTATCACGTGATGTTTTCGCTTCTGGTAGATCTACCGTATCTGAAAGAAGCCGCAGTGGAACGACTTAAAAAACACCCGCGCGCCTTCGTTAAAATAGTGCAGTGTATCAATGAGGCTCTGCGGAATTTTCCTGAGTTGGAGATATTGGCGAAAAAACCGCGTGTCACCACGACTGATTTTAACCGCTTCTTCCGCCACATCGTCAGCTATAACACCAAAACTTTTCCTGGACCCAACAACGTTTACCAGTCTCCTACGACTATGGCTTATCTCAATGAGCTTGATAGTCACGGCAGACCAAAATTTACCCGTGAACAGCGTCCTACTTATCAAGATTCCCTATACGCTAACGATCCGATCCAGCCCTATCGTGGTGAGATCTGGGAACGCATCCGTGCTGACTCGATCGGTTTTAAGCGTCAGCAGCTCTCTAGCATTCTTACGATCCACCATCAACGTTAAAAGCCGTCATCCAGCAGAGGCCTAATGAGCCTCTGCTGGATGACGGCGATAAATAAAGCGTTGCTACGGATATCCTTTGGCTTAAAATTACCAGGAGATTTTTAATCATGGCTATTGCTCGTCTCAGACCCGATGCGGTTTCACCGGTGGTACCTAACCTACCCCGAGCACAACCGGCAGAATTTAAAAGTACTGTGGTAGAAAATATCCTTCAGCCGGTTAAGTCCCTTTTAGCATATGCTGAAGGTGCGCCGTGGACGGTTAATTACTATAGCCAGCTCCTCGGTAAAAACAATGATCTTAAAGATTATGACCCAGGTCAGCCAGAGCTCTATCAGCAGTATCTCAAAATCCATCACGTAGAACTGCGTGTCACAGCACCTCTGAGTAGTTCATATATCAATGAGACTGGAGTATCACAAGTACAAGGTTCAGCATACCTGCCCTCGTGCATCACTCCGAACGTCGGTGATGTATTTCTTACCTCGGTTGACAATGGCGACGATGCACTGTTCCGAGTGACCCTAGTAGAGCGTAAATCGCATAATCGCGAATCGCTCTACTATATCGAATATAGCCTCTATGGGTTGATCCCACAGCACCCTGAGTGGTTAGAACTCATCGAACAAAAAGTCCAGCGCGAGTATTACTTTCATAAAGATCGTCTCATCGATGGCTTAGATGCGTTGGTTACCCCACATCAACACGAGAGGATCAGTCAGGCTGAACAGCGTCTGCGTGATATTGTTACCTATTATTTCAAGACTTTCTTTAATCGTCTCTATTCGACTCTGGTACTGCCGAATCAGTCTACCACATTTTACGATCCGCTGCTAGTCCGGTATCTGTTACGTATGGTTGATAGTAACACTACTCCTGAGATCATTCATCTCAATAATCTCTCTATCGAAGATGACGCGTATCTCTCGCAACCTACCCTGTGGGATGCGATGCTAGAGCAGGACTATGGTCAGCTTGAATACATCAACCGTCAGATGGGATTTGTTACTAGCCGAGCATTTTTCCGCATGCCTTCGCTTGCTACGGCTCGATATCAACGCATGAACTACATTCTCTATCCGCTTGATGCTGATACGAGTGTGACGCTCGGCATTGACCCATTACCGAAAGAGGCGATTGAAGAGGATCTGGTGGCAGCCCCGTCGCATCACGGTCTTGCTGACATGCTCTATAACGAGTACATCTACGAGAACACCACGATTCGGCTACTACCGAGTCTGTTCGAAGAGAACTATTACGTGTTGTCGCCAGCTTTTTATACTGGTACTGGAACGAAAAGCCTGTTGGAAGTATTGGTGTTACGGTATCTGAAACATGAGGCTCTTGACCTACAGCAGCTACTTGTGCTCCTGAAGAACTACACCCAATGGAACCGTCTAGAACAGTTCTATTTTCTACCGCTGGTAATCGCCATGCTCAAGACCACTCTTGGTGGGGTACGGCCATGAGTGGTTATGATACGACCAAAGAGATTTGGGAGAAGCTCTATATGGTACGGCTACCGAGTCTGGATGCTACTTCGATGAGTTTTCTCAAACATCATGGCACTTACGTAACCGGCATTAAGGAAATTGATAATGCCAACGTGAATAACTGGATCACGACTTATATCACGATTGACAAAATGGTTGAGTTCTATAAGCAGGGTGTTACCGTATCTGTCATTCGACCCTCGGATACACAGCTCATCTATGAAGCGATTGAAAAGCATTTGGTGGGTTGGCGCACGATGCTAGAAAAAGGCATCAACATCGGTAACGCTCCGATTGAAGATCTAATCGAGATGGATAAATTCGCTAACGCCGTATATGAACATGCTCGCTACCACATCCCTGAAGAACTCATCGAGTCGCTCTTTAAGCTTAATATCGGTAAACGCATTCGAGCGATCCCTGGTCAGATGTTCCGGCCTGAACCTTCTGTCATAACCGAAGAGGAGAAACATCCGCAGCAACGCAACTCAATGGCGGAGTTTCTCAAATCGCGTGTGCACGGCATCAAGAGGTTTTAAATGCAAGCTTACTTACAAGAGTCGCCATTATGGGCAGATCTCGAAATTATTTTTAGCCGTGGTGGCGATGTGCCTGCTTTCATGTTCAAGGGCTATCTGCATACAGTAGACCATGACATCGAAGTGATGAATATTGCCAGTATCGATTTTGCGCGTGATTACGTTAACAAAATCGGTGATGAGATCGTTATCAAATTTCATATCCCCTTTGGCGATTATATGTTGGATGTTTATCCGCATCGTAACAATATGGAATTTACGCTGATTCGCACTACGCTTGTTGGTAATGGTTATCGTACCGATACCACGCAGATGCAACAGATCGAGCGTTATAAGGCAGTATTCATACCGGATGCCAATAACCACAGCAACTTGAGTTCATTTAACACCATCGATCGCTTCACGCTCAATAATCAAGCCCCGGTGGAATTATCAATGCAGCTCCTGAACCGTACGCTTGAACCATTGCGTATTAAGACTACACAGGGAGTATTTGGTAACGTGACTCGTGAGGATCTCATCCGCGGAATACTTGGAGGAGAAACAGCAAAAATATATGTCGATGGTAAACCCGGCATCGATGCATTTAACATCATCTCGCCTGACAATACCGAACATGTCAAGCAGATCATCTTCCCCAATAACACCCCAGTACTAGCCGTACCGACTTACATGCAAGAACGTCATACGGGTGTTTATACTGCCGGGATCGGTAACTATTTTCAAACTTACAATGACAAACGTACATGGTTTGTTTATCCATTATTTGATACTCGGCGTTTTTCTGAACCAGTGCCAAAACTTATTGTCTATGCAGTACCAAGTCAGCAATATAGCGGTATGGATCGCACCTATCGTGTAAACGATACGACATTACATGTAGTCGGTACTGGCGGGCAAAAGTATCAGGATGACGGCGAAGCTTCCCAGATGCAGCAAGGCATAGGTTTTCGTCAAGCGAGTGCTGATGCGATGATGGATAAACCCGTCAAGATGACCAAAGAAGGTCCAATCGGCGTGCGTAATAAAATCAACACCGAAGTATCGATGAAGTACCGTGATGACAATCTTAACTTTGCTGCCGTGTCATCGCGCGGTATTTCAGCTAACAACTTCGCTGAATATAGCCAACACCTTATTAACAATGGCGCACGCATTGACATCAGCTGGCATAACTCGGACCCCAGTCTGCTCTATCCTGGCATGCCTTGTAAGTATGTCTATATGGATGATAGCGAAATGCAAGAAGTGTGCGGAGTATTGATCGCTAACCATACTTTGATTACTACCGGCAATAAGCAAACCGGTATAAAAATGACAGACACAAACTATAGTGTGAGCACGATGCTAACCTTATTCGTAGAGAAATTTAACGAGGTAAAAGATGCGGCTTAGGATGATTAAGTGGTTTACACGACTACGCGTCAAGTTTCGTCTTTTATGCCGGGCACTAACGCTAGATGTAGATGAGGTTCTGCAAAAAGCTGAAGTGCCTCAGGTAAAGTATCGTGTTACCACGGATGACTCAGTATCATGGGAGCAAGATCCGACTGACCCAGATCCGAATGAGCTACGTTTTTATCGGCTCAAAGAGGATCTGGGAGCTTTCGAGATTCAACAGGTGGTATATCGACGTGGCACGCAAGAAGCCATGGTCGTTATCCATAACCCTGCTCATGAAGCAACCTTCGCTTTATCCAAAAAGTGGTTCGAATATCTGTTCGAACCCATCGTGTTACAACCTATAGTTATTCGTCATCAAGGAGATGCACATGACTAAGCAATGCGTTTATATCCGCCGTGAAGAATTCACCGAGCTGGTGCGTAAAGACGGCATCGAAAATCCGCACGAGAGTTTCGCCGTGATTCTTGCTGGTGATGCGGCTGCTGCTTTTAATCAACTGCCGATCTATATCGGTAATCCGCCGGTGCAAGGACAGCATGACCCAGCACTGCTGTGCGTGTTGCCGTTGGTCGTCACGTGCAACAACGATGCCCAAGTGCTCACACATATGCGCCACGTCGTCGGTGAAGCGGGTGAAGCCGATATCGTCTCGTGCGGCTTCGCTTCGTATCTGGACCAATGCCCGGCTCAAGCAACCGATCTGGTCGATTGCGTTACCGACAGTGTTAACGCAGGTGCTCGCGTAGCCCTTGGTGCTGAGCTCAATGAAGAAACCATCGCCGGCATGAAGGCAGTGCGCCATCAGCAAGCCACGCTCGTGTATTCTTCCCACTCACAGCTCGACGGTTACGTGGCGCTGGTGTATTTCCTCTGCATGGATGAGAAAGAACTACGGGAGATGCCGGGTACCCTCTCTCAAGGAGAGTTTCGCTACAATCACGAAGTGCTGGAAGAAACCGAACAAGGTAAGGTGCTGATGGAAGAATGGTCGTACTATGCGTTGAAGATTCTTCAGCAGCTCAATGAACAGCAAGCAGCGACTCAGCTTGGTGAGGCTACTGAAACGACCGCTACCGCGTGATAGAAGCTATCCCACCACAGTAACGGAGGTGGGATAGTTTAACAAAAGGGGTAGTTATAATGAGCGAGCCTAAGATCACTCATTTTTGTTTGGGTAACGGGGCATTAAAGTGTGATGGATGCCTGCAGGAGAAAAACTGGCAGACGCTTAACCAGTTGCCCGAAGCATTACGACTAGCGCTACAGACGCAAGCATTACGTATCGATGATACTGCTTGTATATTGGCAGGGCGGCCTTGGTATGTGGCTACACCATGATGCGCCCTACACCCACCGATGAAGAGCTGCGCGATGTCCGATTGCAGTACGTGAAACAGACAGCATACGATGCTATATGCCCGTCGATGAGCCGCGCCGAACGCAGGACTGCGAAAGGTCGGATGTTGCTGGCACAAGCAGAAGCTGCAGCACTGCGTGCAGAAGTCGAGTTTTTAAAGCAAGAACTAAACGATAGGGGTAATGCATGACCGATGAAGAAATCGAACAAGAACTGACGGTGAAAGGACTCAATGCACCACGGGTTTCACTAGCTGAGTTCGAAGCGAATATCGCCCACACGGAAATCGTAAAACACGTTTCGGTTTCCGGTCAAGTGTTACGCTGGGCGGTGCTTACAACTAAAAACGGCTACAGTCTAGCTGGCAGGCCATCGTGTTCTGCGTCTTCCGATAACGATAACCAAGAACTCGGCGAGTCGATTGCGATCGATAACGCTCGTAACGACCTGTGGCCATTGATGGGCTATGCGTTGAAAGAGCGAATCGCATTAGGTTAAGATAATCGACCCACTGCACCGAACAACTAGCCCTACACGAGAGGTGGCTTTGTGCCACCTCTCGTATCTCACGTAAATCGTCTGGATAGCTACAATAGGGGTAACGATTATGACGTGGGAACAAAACATCGAGACAGTGGTACGGCTAATAGTCGAGGCCTATGTACGGCATAGTAACGTGATGCGTTCGCCTAGTGATTATAGCTGGGAGTTAAAACCTCCCGGACTCAGCAGTGATTTCAGTCTTGATCTCAAAGCACGTAATGTCAATGACCAGCATCGACTACGCGCCTATGTAAAATTAACTCATAGCACCGGCATTAAGCCTTTTCGTCTCTATGAAAAAGCCAACTACGCTCGTGGTCCGCATGATGAAATCTACGTCACTGCAGTCAATCTCGACCAAGCAGTATTTTTTGACCTAGCTCTTTACATCCGTGGTCAGATTTTCGATACACCAATCACTGCTAGTCTCGTGAGTGAAGACGGAGTCACGCTGGTGTCAGAACACGGTTATCCGTTAGTAACTGAACTTTCTTTGAACTGAGGACAACAACATGAATCAACCTATTCTTAAGATCTCGCAGTTTCCACGCATGGATGCCTTATTGGGTGACGAATGGGTCGTCATGATCGCCAATGAAAAAAATAAACTCATGCGAGTATCGACCTTTATTAATGCGATTCCAAGTCTAGTTGTCACCGAACACTCACACCCGATCTCTAAGATTAGTGGTCTGACGGCAGCACTAGACAGTAAAGCATTAGTCGATCACACCCATCAGTTCACAGAAGTAGGTGGTCTAGAAACCATACTAGCAGCACTAGCATTGGCAGACCACACGCATCCTGCCGATGATATCGAAAATCTTGATCTCTATCTCAGTACTGCTGTAGCCGGTAAAGCCAATACAGCCCATAAGCACGGGGTTACGGATGTAACTAATCTTACCACCATGCTCGATGGTAAAGCTGATTCTAATCACCAGCATTATACTGGATCGATATTGGGTCTGAGTGAATTATTCGCCAATAAATCAGATGCGACACACACGCATGGTTTGGGTGATGTCAATGATCTTGATTTAGTACTGGCAGAAAAAGCAGAGGTAGTTCATACTCATACCTTAGCTGATGTTACCGGTGTTACTACCGCCCTAGCCACCAAAGCTGGGTTGCAGCATACTCACACGCAAAACAGTATCGCTAATCTCACAACCGATCTACAAAACATCAATCAAGCATTAGCTGGCAAGGCTGGTACGGATCACACACATGCTTTTGTCGGTACTGTGGACAATATCGCAGGTTTGCCTGAGGCACTTAACAAAAAAGCCGGCGTCACTCACACCCACGCTATCTCACAAGTAACTGGACTGCAAACCGAGCTAGATACCTTAACTAGACTGTTGGGTGAGACGGCTGATGAAGAACATACGCATACCATTACTCAAGTGGCAGATCTACAGCTCAATCTCGATAGCAAAGCCGGCATCGATCATACTCATGAATACTTAGCAACGATTGATAGTGTTGCTGGGCTGCGTGGTGCACTAGACAGTAAGGCGAGTCAATCCCACGCTCACGAAATCAGCAGTATCAATGGTCTTGGCGGTCAGTTAAATGTGATGTCAACCTCACTTAACAACTTAGGTGTTGCTCTCACTAATAAAGCTGAGACAGGACATCAGCATGTTTTCGCCGATCTAGGCAACCCGGAAGCTTTTTTGACCTATATGCAGATCATGCTGCGGCCATTACCAGCAATTAGTTCGGTGGCTAATGTCACGAGTACTGAGGCTGAAATTGCCTTTAACATTATCTCATCGGGATATTACTTCCTTACTGGGTTAGTGATCCGACTAGAATATCGCCGTGCTGGTGAGGAAGAATGGTCCTCAGCTACCGTCATCACTTTTAATGGCGTGACGCTTAGTTTTGGTTATATTTTGACTGGTCTCGCTCCAGCACAGAACTACGAGCTGCGGGTACGGCTTAACGATCGCTTTAACCCTGATCTTAATGAGTCTTCCAGCATCGTCGCTTTTGTCACTTTAGCTGCATAAACCCTACCGCAGAGGTAAGAACGCTATGGCTGCTTATTCCGCCATTAGAAGTTCGATACAATCGGGCGATCTACTCGTCTGGTCACGAACTAAACTCAGATCGTTAAACGATCTTAAACTCAAAGCCGTACAAATCATGACGCAATCCAGCTATGATCACGTTGGCATAGCATGGAATATCGGTAATCGCCTGATGGTAGTGGAAGCCCGTCCGCCAGAGATTCGCATTTACCCCCTCTCGCGCCTGACGCCATTTTACTATGTGCACATGGGTATTAAATGGCAAGATGAATATACCGAGTATCTGCTTAATCACATCGGTGATAAATATTCCCTTTGGGAAGTGTTAACCGCATATTTTAACCGTAACACGTCTGACAATGAATGGCAGTGTGCAGAGTTTGTTAAGGACTTTTACCAGCACGCCGGACTCAAGCTTGACTTTGGTTATACGCCTAAATCTATTGTCGAATCGGCTATCGAAGAGTCAGAATACGGCATCATCAAAGCAGTCTAGGCAATCCTCTGGAAACCAAGCTTTCGAATAAGGATTAGATGCCATGCCTGCGACTACTATCCGCTATGAACTAGATATTACCGGTGTCAATCCCGATAACCTAGTGATCGGCGAGCTACACAATCTCAATGACAGGGAAGTAAGAGCCATCACGCCGGTGCATGGCCCTTTTTTCACTAGCCAATTACAAGTCTACGATAACACCACCGGACGTATCCTCACCCGCGGACTGCATTACCAGTGCGTTGAGCTACTCCAAGACGCTACACTTAAATATGGTAAAGAGATCTGTAGCGTTATATTGATCATAGATAAGACCATCAGTCATGACGTTAAGATCACCTACCAGGCGCTAGGGGGGCATTTTAGCAACGATGCTACCGCGATAGCCAACTTGTATGAGACGGTGATGCAAGACGAGCGACCTGTGCAGTGGGTCAATCTGCTGAATAAGCCGGCTGAATACCCACCTGCACTACATCGTCACCTCCTGGAAGATCTATACGGTTTCGAACCGGTAGTGGCAGCACTAGAACGTATCCGTAATGCCATAGTGCTCTCGGACGTACCGGCGTTTGAAGCGCTGATCGATTATGTGCATCAGCGTGTGAGTATGCTCACATGTAAGGAAGCAACGACGATCCGCCCAGTGAGAAAAATTGTCACCTATGATCGACTGCTAGTGACGCTCTCTAAGCTAGGGATATTATCGGGATATAAGATTGCCTATCTGCCTGAACGTGTTCCTGAAGGCGGTAGCTTTAATGTACAGATCACAAGTAAAGACGTACCCGACGGTACGACGATCTATTGGGAGATTGTTCACAACACGACTGACGACGATGATTTTATCGCCAGTAGCGGTGAAATAGTCATCCGTGACAACCGTGGTAGTTTCACCATACAGCTAGTTGTCGATGCCTTAAGTGAACCGGCTGAACAGTTTTCATTGATGCTCAAAGAACGAGCCGATAGTGAAGACTGTTTATATGTGAGTTGCTCGATTCAGGTTCAGCAGATCAACCCGAGCATCGACGATATCGATATCTGGGATCTGTACCGCTATCCTGATACAGCGCTGGCAAGCACTAGCCTCATCACACCAGCTAAGCTCTTTATGTTCTCGAACAAGGGCTTTGATGATGTGCTGCGTAGGTCTGGTTATACGGGTGATCCGGAAAATATGTGGGATCTATTCCGTGATCCGGATATCTATCGCAGCGAAAAGAACTTCATCAACCCTAGTCGTCTCTATATGTCTAGCTCCAAAGAAACAGACAACCTCGTGTTCCTACCGAGTAGATATGTTTAACAAACTGTGAAAAAAGGATAGCCAGGGGATATCCCCTGGCTATCCTCTCTGCCGCATTGTCAATTATTGGAGTTTTTTATAGCTACATATATACTACATGGCACTAACGCCTACTCTTAAAAGAGGTTTTGTCATGCGCGATTATATCTTCTACAATGCTAGCGATATCGATTCCGTCATTACTGCTGCAGTACTACAACACAACGGTTACGGCAAAGCTATCCGGCACTTTGACCCGCTATTAAAGTGCGACAAGCTACACGTGCTCGGAGAGTTCGAAAAGCTGCCAGAGGCTCGGGAAGTTCTCAAATACGTCAAGTATGACATCGACCTTATCGACCTCGATAGCGAATATAAGGCTGAGCGGTGCACGTATCTGTTCGCCGTTGGTAACGATTTGCTCCCAGTGAATCAAATCTCGGAGCCGGCCTTGCGCCAGTATGCGATTCTTCTCACGCGGCTGCAAAAGTGCGACAGTTATCTCTCGAACGAGCAAATGGCCGTCATCCATCATCTCTTTGATCGGGCGCTTGACACCATTAACAAGAACGAGCCTTTTGAACTGTGTCTGACCTACCAAGACACGATGCTCAAAGGGTTCGTGACGTTTTTGACCGGTATCAAGAAACTCGTCAGCGAGAAGCTCCATCACCGCACAGTCGATATCAGTCGCAACGTGCTGGGTTTTCCAATTCGCAAACCGAAGAACGTTACACTCGGTCTTATTAACACCGATTTATCCATGACGCCCTGGATTATCAAACTCACCAGCTACTCGCTAGAAGGAGTGGTAGTGTATGAATACAACCGCGACGGCAGTATCCTTCACGCGCACCAAACGTTCACTGACCTAGGGTACCTAGCTTACAAGAAATTAATTACTGAGAAGGCAGACTATGTTTAAAATCCTCAAACACCAAGTAGGTTCGATGTTTAACCGCATCAATCCGCCTACTCCTACGAGTAAGCGAGACGAGATCTACAAAGCATTAACCAAGAGCATCAATCATCCGTCGATCAAAATCCTCGTAGTCAATGGACCCAACTTCTACACTGTCAAGATCCATAACTACGCTAATCTACGCACCTATCGCTTTGAGATAGATGCGCATGGCGATGGACCTATCGCAGTCTATCAACTCGAACGCACGCATAACATCGTGCATGATATCAATGAGTTTTATATTGGTACACGTAGCGAAGTCCGATATGATGACTTGCTATGGTTGTGTAAGAGTGGTAAGTACCTTGATGAGTGGCTCACTGCTACAGTGGATCGCTCCTGTGACATAGAGGTAGCAGCAGCTTATCGTGCTAAGGATATCACTCATCTACCAGAAAACGACGAGTATGTCAACTACGCCATCGTTGACAAAGTCAAACTACTACCGGCGATAGGCGATCGGCAAAAGATCGTTTTAACATTTGTTGACCTACCGGGTGAGATCACTGTTATTGTACCGCGACGTAACGTTGGGTTATATCAGCCTGATCGACTCTACATCACTAACACCTACGGTAAACACGCGGTATTCAAACTCACCAAAGCGCGTAAGTTCCTGAAGTTTAAAGCCGGTGATTGGAAAGAGCTGCAAAACATCAATGATCTTTGACTTATGGCCTCTCTCCCTGTAGCGGGAGAGAGGCTGTATTTTTTTTTTTCTGCATATCGAGTGGATCAGACAACCAGGAAAAACCATGGACGGGATATTGAGTGATTACCGCGCAATGGTGATTTACGCAGCAGCGCATCAGCTCGGTATTAAACTAGATCCCCTTACTTTTGATCTTAGAAAAGTGCAGTGGGATAATAGCCGTTATCGTCTGGCAATCGAGTTCTACAACCAAGCTCTGCCACCGATTCGGTTTCGTATCTATATTCGTATTGACACTGAACGCAGTTCGATGACAGCCTTCACGCTGTTCGAAGATCCTAATTACAATCTCACCCCGTATGACGAAGTCTATGTCGGGGATGGTTTTACGACTCCCGAACTCTACAGTGCGATCGTGGACTATCTGAGAAATGACTCCGAGGCAGCGAAGTATAGCAACTATGACATCATTCTAGTTGATGGCGAGAGTCCTCTCATTACCGCCGAGGGTGATTATGTGCTATATTAAAACATTTATCGATAGTACTGAAGTGACTGGGAGTTAAATATGGCCGCAAAAAAAATCCACGAGGTAACTAGACTAGGCGGGCTGAATGATGAAACCCTGCTACTGTGTTCTCTTAATGAAGCCACTTATGCGTTAAGACTAGGATTGATCAAGAGTTTATTTAACAAAAACTCGTTGGCTCTCGATTTAGTCGATAATACTTCCGATGAAGAAAAACCGCTCAGCCGTCTAGCACGGGCAGCACTAGAAGCCAAAGCGAATAGCGCTCACAAACATGCCGTCGAAAGCATCGACGGATTAGGTACATTATTTAATTCTAAAGCCAACACTACTCACTCCCATCCTTTGGAAGAAGTCGGTGGGCTCAGTGATACACTTAGCACCAAAGCCAACGTAGGACACTATCACACTACTGATGAGATCACTGATCTAGCTTATCTACTAGCCAATAAGCCAGACTTGAACCATCACCATGCGTTAAGTACTATCGATGGATTGATCGAGGCGCTAGCCAACAAAGCAGGGCTCGGTCACTTGCACCTCATGAGTGAGATTCAGGGTCTTGATCTGTATCTGGCCAATACCGCTAAGAAAGTTCATGGTCATGCCTTAATCGACATAGCTGGACTAGCTGAAGCTATAGCTGGTTTAGCTCCGACTATTCACCAACACACTATCATCGAGGTGACTGGTCTAGTTGAGGCGCTGGCAGGTAAGGCATCGTTGGTGCACATACATGAAATCAGTGATGTCAACCATTTATCAGAGACGCTAGCTAACAAAGCTGCTCTGAGTCACACCCATACTTTGGCTGATATCGCTGATCTTATCAGCGTCGAAGAAAGCGTCAAGTTAAGTGAAGTGAAGTGGTAAATAGTTGTCGTAGTAGAGGTAGGCATAGATGAAATAAAAAATCATCTATCCTGTGGAAGTACCGTTCTTAAAACTTGATCTATTCGATCTTTTTCACCAGGAGTCACTGCAATGTCCGTTCAAATGCAAATCCGTATCGTCAACGCTCTGCCGCAGACCTTCGAACCGACCACGATGTATATGGTCAAGGGTGGCGAAGCTGGCCTGTTCGAGATGTACATGTCGGCGGCTGATGGCCTGTCGGTTCGTCACATCATCAACAAGAGCGAAATCAACACGATGGTTGTCAACGCGCTGGCCGGTTTCAACACCGTCCAAGTGGCTGCCGACATCACCGCGCGTGACGCGCTGAGCCCGACCGTCAACACGCAAGTGCTGGTGCTCGACGCTTCCGCTGACGCGACCGTGGCTGCTGGCGCCGCGACCTACGTCTACGACGTCCCGACCACGACCTGGTACAAGATTTCGGAATCGGAATCGATGGACGTGGTCCTGCAGTGGGCGAACATCGTTGGTCGTCCGACCAGCTCTGTTGCCGATATCGACGACGCGGTTACCCGTCGCCACTCGCACGCCAACCTCGCCACGCTCGACAAGCTCGGCGAAACCGATGGCTTCCTGACGTTCGATGGTGACTTCGTCGGCGCTGTCACCACCGCTGCTGAGTGGTAATGTATCGCCCGGTCTGTTCGGACTGATATGACCTAGTCGATCAAGCGGGGCTCATCGCCCTGCTTGATCGACACATATCATCTGGACAGACATACGGAGGGCTGCGTTATGACTGAGAGGATAAACCTCCGAAAGCTCAATAGCCTGCCTGAAACCATAGAACCTTCTACTCTCTATTTCATCAGAAATGCCAGCAATGGGACGATGGACATTTATATGTCTGACATCGAAGGGACTGTGGTTTACAGAGCTATCACCGCGCCGGAAGACAATCTATCAGTATCGGCGATGGATCGCATCGAAAAGTTCATGGTTTTTAATGTTTTTGCTGCTGTTTAACTTTTGTTTTCAGGAGAAGTAAATGACGATTTATGCACGTGTTAACAACGGTCATGTGTTTGAGTATAACCTGACTGAAAAACAGATCACCGATCGTGGTGATCGTCTCGGTCAGTATCTGCCGGTGAAGTTTGGCTTCAAACCCACTCAAGCACCGAAGTACCACTGCATTGCTGAAGAGACGGAACTCTTTGACACCTACGTCAAAGTCAACTACGTCATTCGTCCGCTCGGTCTCGCATCGCTGCTAATTCGAGTGCATTGTCCTGATGGTGATCTGCAAAACGTCATCGAAGGCATGACGATTGGCAACGTCGATCCGGTTCTGGTGAACGCTATTTTCGCTGCTGCCCAGGGCGAAGTTCAAAAACTGCTGGATCGTTTTGCACGTCAGCGTAACTATGACGGCATCACCAGCACGATTACCTATCGCAATTCGCCGGTGCCGTCGTTCCAAGCTGAAGGTGTGCGTGCTAATGAAGTGCGCGATCTGAGCTGGGCGGCTCTGTATACGTATCTGGGTGAAGTCCAGGCTGGTATCAAGCCGCTGCCGCGACGCGTTGATGATATCTTGGCAGAACTGCCGGCTATGACTTGGTAACAAGTCGTTAGTACCAAACCCCACCACGCGGCCTTATGGCTAGCGTGGTGGGAGTAAATATTTTACGCTTACGTAATATCCAATGAAACCTCACACCTACATTAGCCAGGAGAAGTAAATGTACCAGATTCTGATCAATGCCAAACGTGATACCGCCATCACCATTAATCTAACACAGGGATTTCTCGCCCTACCGGCACATCTGCGCGTCGGTGTGGGTAAGCGTTCGAAAGCGTATCAGCAATGGCTAGAGAAGATGCTCGCGGAAAATACCGATTTCTCGATGATGCTAGCTGCCTTGCATCGCAGTGCTAGTGAAAAAGATTTATTGGTACTACTGGTACCTGAGCGCTATCGTTGGCAGGCTGAGACACTAGAGACTTTCCTGTGCGAGCACGACCACAGTCTCACAGCGATGATGAGCTACACCTCGCTCGGTCAACAGTCGGGTCTCGATATGGTGTCGCCTGAAGTGATGGCTAAGATCCGTGCACAGATGGCTAGCGGTGTTCTGAGTGACGGAGCGCGTGTAGCGACGATCGATCTTGATCCGGTAGTCGTAGCGGCTGAACCGGCCACTTCTGTCGCGCTCACCGAAACACCGACGACTCCGAGTCTGCCCATAACAGCCCTGCTCGATGAGGTGATCGAAGAACTGCAAGAAAACATTGATGCGAAAGCAGTACATGCAGCTGCTCTAGTACGAGCGATACTGCCACAAGCTATTCTCTAATACCGACTGTCGCTCTACAGTCCTCGTGGGGCTGTAGAGCGACATGAAGTCATCATATGGCAGGTTTATAACTAAGGGAGATAGAAGAATGATTTTGGCCGTAGAAGGACCAAATGCGTGTGGTAAGAGCACGTTCATCGATACACTCATAGCACGTTTGAAAAAAGATCACCCGCGTGGTCCACCGATTCATATGCTAGATATTCGGCAGCACACGCATTTAGGTAAGGACGTGGTCAAGACGATGAATGCACGCGATACATTTCATCTGTCTGAGTCGATATTGATGCGTATGGCAGCAGCACATATCGAACTCATCGAAAACGCAATGTGTCTAGAAAAGATCTCGCCGTGTCTGGTGATTTTAGCGCGCACGCTGCCGTCTTTCTACGTCTACCAATATGCACAGAGTTCGCTGTGCGACAAAGCCCTAGAGCTTTACCAGCGCTTTTTGTCGCCGTGGGAATATTCCAGCGAGATAGTCTATATGGCTACCGATTACGCCACAACGAAGCAACGATTGATTAGTCGCGGCGATGCTGAGCACCTCATGGAAGACTTGGGGTCGCTGTGGTGTGAGTATCAGGCATACTTTACAGGCGTGAGAAAGCCCAACTATACTGTGGCTGATCAGCATAGTAGCAACGCTACAGTTGAGCAGATCTCTCAAGCTTATCAGCAACTCGGGATAACTGAAGAATTCATTTAACTAACCAGGAGAATGTAATGCGGTTTCGTAATGTGTACATGGCTATCGGCAGTTTGGTGGTAGTACTGATAATGTTGAGTACTGATCCTGACACGGGATGGTTTGAAGGTTTGCCATTTGGTGCTTCGACTGTAGCGACTTTGGTGATCTTGCTACAAAGCATCTTGTATGTAGGGTTACTACACTACTCGCGTAAAGCGCTCTTTGACTATCTGGATTTCGGTGAAATCAGTCAGCGAGCGATGCGTTCTCCTGAAGGGGCGGGGTATCTAGCGATTGCAGTAGCAGTAGCAATGGTAGCGATTGCGTTAGTGATTACTGCAGCGGTAAATTGAATGCATTACCAGCAAGCCTACAGAGGGACTCTACCCTCTGTGGGTTTGTTTTGACTGAAGGAGAATTTACTATGTTGGCTAAGTATTTAGTGATGCTGGTTTTATGTTTTCTAAATAGTTCGGTATATGCCCAAAGTGTTAAGACATATATCCCCGAGCGTGCCCATCAGTATTTACCATTGCTCAAAGCAGAAACTCTTCGCCTAATGCCCGAGCTTTTGACGCCGCAGTATTTCGGTGCACTCATCGAACACGAGAGCTGCATCAGCCTTAAACATTCGCGTTGCTGGTCGCCAACTTCAGAGTTTAAAACTAAACGTGAGCAAGGAGTCGGGGTCGGAATGCTCACCCGTGCTTATCGTGCTGATGGTACTTTACGGTTCGATGCGCTACGCGATCTACGGGCTAATTATCTCAGTGAACTCCGAGAGCTAAGCTGGGTTAATATCAAAACCCGCCCCGACCTACAGATCCGTGCAGTGATCCTGCTCTATAAGGATAGCTATCGACGGCTCGGCATGGTGAATCAGCAGTCTGAACGTCTTAAGATGGCCGATGCGGCTTATAACGGAGGCATCGGTGGTCTGCAGCGTGAACGTCGCGCCTGTAGCCTCTCAGCCCGTTGTGACCCCGATATCTGGGACCTGAACGTAGAGAGGTACTGCCTCAAGAGTAAAAAAGCACTGTATGCTGGTCGCTCAGCTTGTGATATCAACCGTCACCACGTTCATGACACTTACTACACCCGCATGCCCAAGTATCAACCGTACTTCGAGCAAAAAATGTAATCACGTTATATGTAATGAGGCCGGATACAGCTACCCTCACGCGGGGTAGCTGTATCCGTCTATTAACGCCTATTCATCCAGCAAGAGGAAAACAACATGCAAAATTACCTACAGCTACTGAAAAAAATCGTCGATGAAGGTCATGCGCATCGTGATCGTACCGGTGTCGGACGTACGAGTCTCTATGGTGAGGTTTTGAGATTCGATATGCGTGAAGGTTTGCCTTTGATAACCACTCGTAAAGTTCCATATCGCGGCATCATTCTTGAGCTACTATGGTTTATCAGTGGTAGCACGACGGCTAAAGACCTGCACAATCAAGGCATCAAAATCTGGGATAGCTGGACTGTACAAGAGCAGCACATCGAGGCATTTCTCAATAAACACAGCGGCATCATCGCTAATGAACGCGAAGAACTTCGCCAAGCCTTGATGCAAAAATTCGACGGCAGTATCGGTAACATGTATGGACACGCATGGCGTAATGCTCCAGCCGAAGAGACCTCGGTGTTTCATCCGCTTATCAACGAGAATAATATCGCCAGCGACAAACTCGCGCTCTATCGTCAACAGTTTGACTTCATTCGTGAGCATAACTCTGACGTACTGGAGGAACAGTGGTCTGAGTATCTCATGTCAGCATGTTATAGTCACGTCGATCAGCTTCAATCACTGGTAGTTAATCTGCGTGAGAGACCGTACTCGTCGCGCCATGTCGTGAGCGCATGGATTCCTGGCTATATGCCGTTCGAAGATCTGAGCCCGCAGGAGAATGTCATCCTCGGTAAAGGTGCTCTCGCAGCATGTCACACCATGTTCCAGTGTTTTGTTATTCCGCCGACTTCAGAAGATGAAAAGCCCAAGCTCTCGATGATGCTCACGCAGCGCTCGGCTGATTTTCCAGTGGGAAGCTGTTTTAACATTGCGCAGTACAGTATCCTGCTATGTATGCTCGCTCAGATCAGCGGCTATGAGGCTTACGAGCTCATCTATAGCCTAGGGGATGTCCACTACTACGCAGACCAGCTAGAGGGCATTAAAGAACAGCTAACGCGTACTCCGCTACAAAAACCGCAACTACGGTTAAATCCACAAGTCACCGATCTATATAAGTTCACTAGCGACGATATATGCATCAGTGACTATGAGAGTCATCCAGCTATTTCCTACCCTGTAGCGATTTAACTCCTTTTTTGCCCTGTCCTGCTCGCTATGCGGGTGGGATAGGGCTAGTTTATCTTTATATCAAGTGGCTGTGTGGGTGACTCAGGTAAAAAAGAGTTTCCATTAGACGACTATATCTTTTCAGGAGATTCAGATGGCTCGTATCGTAGTTAATCCGGCACGTTATAACCAGATTGGCCTATCCGACGTGGTGCCTGTCAAACTCGGTGGTACCGGTGCAGACAGCGTTGAGGATGTTATTGAGACGCTAGGCGTCGTGCAAGATAGTGAAGTAGGTGTAGCCAACGGTGTTGCTAGCCTAGATGCAACAGGTATGGTGCCATCTAGTCAACTGCCTTCATTCGTTGATGATGTGATGGAATTTCCTGATCTGGCTTCGTTCCCGCCAGTCGGTGAAGCGAGCAAGATCTATGTCGCTAAAAACGACGGTAGTGATAGTGTTATTTATCGCTGGTCAGGTTCTACTTATATCGTCATCAGCAATAGTGCTGGTAGTGCCGATACCGCAGTGCGTCTGGCTACTGCTCGGACGATCTCACTTACCGGGGATGTAACCGGTTCGGGTAGTTTTGACGGTAGTACTAACTTGGCTATCGCTGCCACTATCGCCAACGATAGCCACACGCATGCTTTTACCAACCTTACGAGTCGTCCTACGACTATCGCAGGTTATGGTATCACCGATGCTGCGCCGTCTAGTCACGTAGGTAGCGGTGGTACTTCGCATGCGGATGCTACGACCACCGTAGCAGGTTTCATGTCGGCTGCCGATAAGGTCAAACTCAATACTATCGGTTCCAGCGCCAACGTCGCTTCAGTCGCTGGTAAAACCGGTGCAGTGACGCTCGTTAAAGCCGATGTGGGTCTGGCTAGTGTGGATAACACCGCTGATACGGCTAAAGCCGTCGCCAGTGCTGCTAAACTTACCACCGCGCGTA